TGGTCCAAGTGTTACATATACTGTAGGTCATGATAAACTTCCATTAAATAGAATGAATATTGTAGTAAAATTACGAATGAAATTAGATTCATTAGCTTCAGATAATCTTAAAGAAGTCATCATTACAGATATTAAATCTTATATAGAAGATATTAATGATATTAAAGATTTCCATTATTCATCATTAGATCAGTATTTAAGAAATAAATACCCATCAATAAAATGGATAGAATTCTTAGAGATTAATGACTATGGTTCAGAAAATCAATATATAAGAAAAGATAATGATATAATAGACTATGTTCCAGAATTCTTAAATATCAATATGGTCGATACTACTCCATCTATCGAAATTACTATAGTCTAACATGTAAGTAAATTTATAATATAGGAGGACATTCAAATGGATAAAGAATTGTTTGATTTAAATATCATTGAAAAATCTAGGCAGAAAGAAAAAAGATTACAAGAAATTCAAGAACAAGCATTAAAACAACATCTCAAAGAACAAGCTAGTGCAGATTTTAGAGAAAAATTATACGCACGAGAAAAGAGACAGGATTTAAGAATCAAAGCACCATCAGTTCTTAGAGAAGCATTACTATCAGCATTTATGGATAAACTGTATACAGTTACATTAGAACACTTAAATATTAATGATGAAAATGGTATTCGATACAGTATGATTAACAACTATATTCAAGAGAATGGAGCTAATAATATCGTTAAAAATTTCTCTAAAAATAGCGAATATTTATCAGAAGTTGCTTTTCAAATTAACAAAACTGTATCTAGTATTTTAGAAGCATGTGATAAAGGTGAATGTAATGAGATTATTAATATCAAAGTTGATGAAGAGAATAAGAATAAATTCTTAGATAGTGTAGACTTTGGTACTATTGATCAAATTGCAGATAAAATTGCTGATAGAGTACAACAGGCACAAGCAGAATTCATTGATCTAAATGAAAAAGATAGTCAGCATATTGAAGCTATTATTGCAGCAACACAAGAAAAGATTGATGGAACAGTGAAAGAATCTTTAATCAATTTATATGAAAACGATTGTAAATATGCTATCAATAAAGTTAAGAAAAGAGATAAATCAATCTATGAAGTTATGGTAAATAAAATTTGTGAATCTACTTATAAGAATGATCTTATTAAGGAGCAATTCTTAACAGAAGATAGTAAATTAGATTTACCATCAATTATCGAAACAGCAACTATTATGTACACATTTCTAGAAATGACTAATACTGCAAAGTTTGATAATGTAGATAAATCATATATAGAAACAGTATATAATGAATTAACACACTAAACAAAAAAAATATCCCTATAGACATTTTAGTCTATAGGGATATTTTTTATAATTTAATAATAATATTATTATTAAATGTGAGAATATTGATAAGATGACAATAGTTTTGTGTTGTACATAGTTCTTCTATGAAATCTATGTCATCTTTATTATATCCAAAAATTTCAATATACTTATTCTTGATATTTTCTATATTAGCACTAAGAAATCCAATGAAAATATCTGATAAGTAATTATAATAAAATAATGGGTTATGTACAAAATCTACAATCTTTTTAGTATTAATCTTCTTTATTCTTACATTTATCGACATATCATTCTGATAGAAATTGATAGAAGAAGATTCTAATCTTTCTTGAATACATTGCATAAGTAATGTAATGTTTTCTTTTGAATATATAAAATTAATCATAATAATCTTTAAGTTATAAATTGTATCTACTTTATTATTTGTATATAATTTGGCTAGCATCATTTATCCCTCCGTATTTAAAATAGTCCACATTACAATTATAATCCGAGAAATCTTTTCTTCCACTAACAGCTTTATATTGATAATTATTATAAAGCATATTAAGGAATCTTATATTTATTTCTATTCTTGGTAGAACGGAATAATATCTATTAACTGTTCCGCTCATAACCATCTGATCATCTAACCATATATTGTGGTTAGACATATCTGAATATTTTTTTGCTAGATTATCATAGTCTGGTTTGACTATCGGTCGTATTAACCCCATCTCTGCTAAAAACATATCATCTATATTAAAAGCTGATGGTGTCTTTAAAAATATATTAAATACAACATTAATAGGTGTACAAATAAGCTGTTCCAAACTTCTAATTTCAGTCTCTACCATTTTATTCATATATATACTATCATCTTTAGCATATAAATTATACACATGAACAAATTGACCATTTGTTAATGCAGAGTCTATCATATTAGTTCTATTAACTAGTCTAAATCTAGGTCTAGGTGTACCTTCTGGTAATTGGTATAAAACTAAATCTATATCATGATAGAATAAACTACAGAGCATTGCATCTCTTTTTTGTAATATCCTATTCGCTTTAATCTCATTTATATTATATTCATCATACATCCACTCTAATCTATCTCTATAATTTACAGGGATGTGCCCAAATTTTTGAGCATATTCAAATTGTTTTTGTTTTCTATTTTTGGCTTTCGTAATATCACCTCCATAAACAGAATTAGAATAATGTATCATTCGAGATACATTATTCTATTGTTATCGGTATATTCATTATTTACCATAATATCTTTAATTTGGATACTTGATTTGATAAGAAATTATTCATACTATTTCCAATATTATTTACAGCGTTATTAATTTTACTATCAATAGAGAAATTCTTATAATAATTTAAAGTACGACCTATCTCTGGCATATTTACATTTACTCCTACAGAATTAGATAAGAAATCTACAAATTGTGAATGTTTTAAGAATTTTGATACATTATCAGTGTTAGTCATATACATCGTTTTGTACATATCTTTTATTGTAAAACTTACAGTCATTTCCATTGGTAGATTATATTGATTCCATGTAGGACCTTTTGTTACATCAAGACTTGTAATCATTCCCATTTCACAATTAAATGCACCACCCATTGATGCTCTTACTAAGAATGGAGATGTATAATCATTTACTCCTAATGCTTGTGGAAGCATAAATCCTAATAAGTGATAATATGGAACTAATACATTTAAGAATTGACTATATGGATCTCCATCTGGAGATGCAAATTTTACTGTTATATTATATGATTGTGTGAAATCTGAGTCTTTCCAAATTTCAGGGAAAGCTATATGTCCACCTAATGCTAAAGTACTAACACCTTTAAACAATTTATTAGCAACAGATGCTACTCCACTTCCACCCCATTTATTAAAGAAATTTGTAAATGATTCTAAGTTTTCATTTAATCCAGATTTAATAGCAGCATCCAAATCAATACCAGCACCAGCTCCCATTAAAAATGCAGCTTCTTTACCTAAATCAGATAACTGGTTAATAGTACTTGCTATAGAACTATCTCCAGTAGTATTACCAAATGATTCATTTACTTGCGGCTCAAATTCTGTATAAAAACACACATACTCACTACCACTAATAAATGTCTTTAAATTATCATTTTTATAATTAGCCCAATTATATCGTTTTAATGGAACACCATCAAATTTCTCATCACCTATTCCAGCCATAACTGATGCTTTCTGTACCATTTGATTTACATATGTATAGTAATCATCATATGCAAATTCAAATGTATAATATCTACCATCACTTACATCAGATAATGCTTCATCATCATTTAATCCCATACCGTATAGCTTTTGTGCTATCTTTCTTTTATATTCATCAGAATATCCAGCCATAAAAGCTGGTCGTCCAGGAGTCATAAATAATAATGGAGCATTCATTACAATTTTTTCTGAGAATTTTCTACCATATTCCATTTCATCATTTTTTCCACTTAGTCTTCTATCTACACTTGTAGAATATTGATATGGCATACCAAATATACCTTTAATTGTTTTAAAATCTAACTGAGATTCTAAATCGCCACCAATATCATATTTATCAAGATCAGCTTCATATGTAAACTGAGATTGATCTAATGTTGATATATCATTTACACCAGTCCCTGTTACAGAAGTATCCATATCTCCTGTATATTGACCAGTGTCCATACTTACTCCGCCACCACCTTTAGTACTACTAGTAGAACCGTCATTTATATTCTTTACGGTATTATTTGTATATTGGTTTGTCTTAGTGGCTGGTTGATTTGTTGTAGTTTGTTTATTTTGATTTTCTGGTTTTAGATTCATTAATTCTTGAGTTGATCCTTTTGCAACTATAGTTACATCTCCGCCATATATCCATCCTGCAGGATTAGCTAAATAGAACCACATTCCATTAGTATCATCAGTTACAGAACAAATGTAATCTTTGGTGTTTTTAATAGTAGCTACAACTTTAGATTTTTTAGATAAATTTTCATATAAGTCACAAGTTGTATTTTTTAATCTTACTCTATAACTTACTTGTTCTTTAGCCATTATATCACCTACTTTCATATTAATTATAATAATGTTGTGGAATTGGGTTATTCCACAACATTATTATTTTTTTATTTAGCTATTTCTTTAAGTTTACTTAGAAGTTCCATATCGGCATTATGGGCATCTGATGATTGTGTATTATTTTGTGGAATAAAGAACGCATTATTGCTTCCTCCATCACATGATGATACACCAATAGCTTTAAGAATTTCAGCTAAGTTCTTAATATCTATACCATTATTTACTAATAATAATATTAAGTTATAAATACTCTCTACAGATTTAGCTATATTAGTTAATGCAGTCAATTGATTATCAACTTGAGTTTGTTTAGCTTCTACAGCTTTTTGTTGAGCCTCAATTTGCTGTTGTTCTTTTGTATTATTGTTTGTAGATGTCGTATTAGTTTGAGTAGTATTATTCTCAGCTTCTTTCTTCTTCAATTGTTGATCTGTTAATTGAGAAGCATTAGTAGGAATCTTAACCTCGATGTTGTTATTCTTCTCAACTTCATTCCAATCTATTTTATTACCTTCAGAATCAAGATCTTCTTTCTTAGCAGTATCTTGATTATTCCCTGTAAGTTTATTATAGATTGTATTTAATACTGTAGAGATAGGATTAGCTTCTCCAATAACTGGAGTATCATCCTGTTTTGTAACAACACCATTCTTCTCATTTACAGCATCCCAATCGATTAATTTCCCATCAGCATCAAATTCTCTTAAGTTTAATTTACCATCAACAATAGGAGTAGCATTATTGTTTCTTTCAAGTTCAACGAAATCAATGTAATTTCCTTCAGAATCTGTTACATCAGTAAATTTAGAAGCTTTAAGCTTAGCATATACTTTTGCTGCAGCTGTAGATACTGGAGTTTTTGACTTGTTCTTAACAGCTTTAGATAACTCTTCTGAAATTAATTTTTGAACTTTTGGTAATTTCTTAAGTTTTTCTAAGTTTACTTTTCCAATTCCTTTACCATAATTTATTTCTTCTAAATAATCATTATTACTAGACACAGTTCTATTAATTCTCTTAGATGGTTTCTTAATATCAGAGTTATATCTAATATCTTTTGATTTACCTTTTCCTGAAAGGGTATTATATGCATTGTAAGTTGCATTTTTTGAATTAATAGCGTTATTAGCATTTTTAAGTGGATCATTTGATTTAGTAGTAGTTGTTGCAGTTGTAGTATTTGCTTTTTTAGCAGTTTGTTGTGCTTGAGATGTCTTATACATAGCATTCTTGTCGACACATGCAGTATGACGTTTAATCATTAAGAAATATTTCTTACAATAGTTACTAGTATAATCACTTACACAAACACCCTTACTACTATTACATTCAATAAATTTTGTTCCTTCTCCAGTACAAATACCAACATGAGATACACCATAAATATATCCAGAATTGTAAGTGTTTTTGAAGAATATTAAATCACCAGGTTGAGCTTTAAAGTTGTATGAATCACTAACTTTTACAATATTTTTATTAGTAATTTGTGCTTCAGTATTTCTACCAATAGCAAGACCTACTTTTCTATATACAGCTTGAGTAAATCCAGAACAGTCAGATACACCTTTATCTGGAGTTTCTGCACCAAATACATATTTAACTTTGCCTATATATGATTTAGCTATTCGTACAATTTGTATTGCAACATTATTAGCTGTTCCCATATTACTAATAGCCATATTATCAGAAGTACCTAATAAACCTCCTGCAGCTATAGCTGCTTGTACTAACTGGTTATAGAATTTGGTTACTCCTCCAACCCAGTTTTTATTTAATCCATTAGGATCATCTGCAGCATCTACTGGGCAATAAATACTACCTAATCCAGCAATACTGCTATTACCATTAACTACCCATTCTCTATGGATAATCTTAGCAACAGCCATAATACCATCTTCAATTGTACTAAATACTTGTAATCCATTACTTCCCTTAACACCACCAGGGTTATTCTTGTTATTTAATGCATTAGAATTTCCTCCTGTTTCTTGCATCATAATAGCTGCAAGAATGAATGGATCAATACCAGGATTTTGTCCATTAGCACTTTTATGACAAGCTTGTTGAGCAATAGATACAATAGTAGCACCTTTTCCACTAAGTTTAGGACTATTTTTAAAGAAATCATTGATAACTTGAGCTGCAACGTTAGCATCAAAACATTGACCTGCCGTACCTACTTGTACAGAACCTCCCATAGAACCATAGGAACCAACATCTCTACTAGCAGTATTACTAGAAAACATATCAACACCAAAGAATTCACCGATAGCTTTAGTAAATGTGGTACCTAAATCTGTTACGAAATTAAGTGCACTTTTACCTTCTGTTAAAGATCCATCTGATGATGTTGCAAATCCACTAGCACTACTGAAGTTATTTGTTACCGTTCTAGCTACTGATGATGTACTAGATGTAGGCATAACTGCACCTGATACAGCTCCAGCAACATTCATTGTTGTGTCAAGCATAGCTTGCATATTTACTCTACCATATTTAGATTTCTTACCTCTGCCAGTTTTTACGCTTATAGTTGAAGATCTAAGTGTATCATTAGCATCGTATAATTCTCCACCATGATTAGAGTTGGGATCATTAATTTGAATCTTGTCGCCTCTCATTCCAGTAGCTACAACATAATGTGGATATTCTTTACCATATGGTGTATTACCACCTTTAGATTTACCCATTAATACAACAGGTTTATTCTTTCTAAGATTATTAATAATAGATAATTTCTTATCAGAATTAGTATCAATATCTGTATCAATATCACTATCAATACCTTTTTTATTGAAATAATCTTTAAAGAATCTAGGATCAGTACCACCATTTTGTTCTTTATATCCATTATTTAAAGCGAAAGCTGAAGCTTCTACTGGATTAGCTCTTCCGTATTGATCAGCTACCATAGCTGCGGCTGTTGGACCACAACCAGAATCTGCAATAGTTTGAGCTTCTGTATCATTTTCAGTATTAAATGGTAAATTACTCCATCTAGGATCATTTTGTGAGAAGAATGATTCACCTAGACCATATTTCTTTTTACCTTTGCCAAATATAGCTTTAGAAAAGAACTCACTATCTGACATTGTTTCTTCTTTGTTTTTATTAGTTTTTGTTGTTTCTGAATTTTTATGAGAAACATTTTCTATCTCTTTATCATCTATAGTTGTTGATAATACATTTGTTGAAAATAATCTAGCTCCTATTGAATTCTCACCGAATGTATCTTTTGCCCATGATTCTATTTTATTTCCAGCTATTTTATTCCAACCTTTTTCTATTAATGAACCAGTTGTGGTAGGTGTATATGATTGCATTATCCAATTACCATTTTTATCATAAACTCCATCATCAGTAATATAAGATCCATCACTGAGTTTAGCTTTCGCATTAGCTTTTGATAATTCATGATCTGGATTTGAATATTTTTGTGGATTTGTAACTCTATCTAATATCATTTCTGACAGAGAAAGTAATGCATCTGTTAATACTGGAATTGCTGTATTTATTGTAAAATCTACTATTTTTGGTAAAACTTTATCACTAAAGAAAGAAACAAATTTACCAACAAATGAATTTTCTCCATTCTTAGCTAGATCATATACAGCACCAGCCATTAAACCTGCACCAACAACTTTAAGAAGAGTACCACCCATTAATACACTACCAATATTTTTAGCAATCTTAGAAATCCAAGATTCTTTCTTAGTAGATTTACCGTCATCCTCTGCATCTCCAGTATTAAGAAGATTGAACATTTTTGAATTGTGTTCAGCAAGATTATCTTGATTTTCTTTATACTGAGTATACACTGAGTCTTGTACTGGTCTTAATTCACCAGAAGTATCTTTATCATATCTAATAACACCAAATTCAGTAGGCATATTAATTTGTTCTTCAGTTTGAACATTTAGTGGTTTATCATATGATGGTTTCATTCCTGCTCTATTATCATTGATAATATCATATAAAGATTTTTTCAATACATCTCCATTATTAGCAGGTTGTTCTGGTTTTTTAACAGTAGTCATTAGATTCTTTCTTGCGTCTGCATATCTTTCTAAATCATCAAGAGACATACTTTGACCAGATCTAATATAATCACTAAATGACATCTTTTGTAATTCTTCAGTAGATAATTTTGGTTTATCTTCTTCTATTTCTTCTTTATTAGTAATATTATTTGTAATAGATTTCTTTTTATTATCAGTTCCACTTAATAAATCAAATAATTTATTAAATTTATCATCAAAGAAAGATAATAATTTATCATGTCTATCTTGTTCACCACTAATATCGATAGGTTCTTTGATTTTATCTAAGAAACCACCTTCTATAATATGCTTGATTTCTTTCTTTTTATTTTTCTTATTTTTTCCTCTAAATATATCAATAATACCATTAGCCATCCATCTTATTGGAGCTGTTATAAGTTCTGCACCTTTCTTAACTAATTTGAATGCAAATTTACCAACTTCAATAGTCAGTTTACCAATATTAGTAATTAATGATGGAACTAAAGAAACAAGTTCAATAGTTTTTCCAGCAAGAATACCAATACCATTAGCTAATCCACCAAGCATATTACCAAGACCTGATATTGCACCTGATAATAAATCGATAGGTAACGTTAATACTTTAACTGCACCTTTTAATAAACTTCCAATAGCTGGAGCTATTGCAGCTAAACTTTCTTTAAAGATACCACCTAATATACCAAGTCCATGAACAATACCTGAACCAATATTTAGTATACCAGCTAATCCTTTTCCAATTAATGTTCCAATATTACCTATTTTTTCAAATCCTTTCTTAACCCATCTCATTGGAGTGCCTAATAAACCACCATTACCATCTTTACCCCAGAATAGATTATGAATACTATCTTTAACTTTTCTAACAGGATTAAGAATAAATCCAAACATTCTCTCAAACCATAATTTTCGTTTAAGATTTCCACGAGATACTTTAGCACCTGTAGCTTTAATCTTAGGCATACCGAATTGTTCTACTAGTATATTAGCAATCGTATGGATATTGTATCCAACTCCATCTAATTGCCCTCTAACCTCATCTCTTATATCTTTGATATATTCTGATGATTTGTCTGAAGATGTATCTTTATTTTCTTCTTTTTCTTTTTGCATTACTGCAAGCTCGGTGGTTAATTGTTTTACTTGTTGTTTCAAAGCATCAACTTCTGGATTTACTAAACTTACATTTTGTGTTTTTACAGATTTAATTTTAGGTGTTCTAGTTCTAAGATCAACACGCTTCTCTGAAGAACCAGTCGAGTCTCCCTCGCTTTCTGTTTCTGATTCCCTATAAGAAGAAACTTTAGAATACCTATTACCAGCTTCAATACTAGCTGATAATTTATCTGTTGCATTCATTGCAGCTTGATAAGCTTTTGTTTTAAGATTTTGTTTAGCATTTCTTAATTCTTCTTTAGTATTAGCATACCCAGATGATACTCTTTCTGTAATAGCTAATCTTTTAGCATTATAAGAATCTAAACCTTTAGCTACTATTCCTGATACTTTTTCTCTGAATGTAGGTTTCTTTTCTTTAACAGATTCCTCGTCAGTAACAACTTCATCTTTATCTCTAGTAAATAAATCTTTCATAGAACCAAATAAACCACGTTCATTAAGTGCATTTATGAAACGTTGTCCTGATGTAGCCATTAAATAATCAAATGGTTTCTTTTCTTTTAATTCACCTAATTCTTCATCAGACATATAATCAGCACGACCTTGTTTTAAATGTTTAATTCTTAAAGAGTCTGCAGCTCCTGACATGATTTTAGTAGGGAATTTAAGAATACCACCAACAATACCTCCTAAAAAGTTAAATACTTTCTTAAATAATCCTGTAATTGGTTTTACAATCTTATCTTCGATAAGTTCATTTAATGGTTTACCAACTGACTTTTCAAATACATTATTAATAGCTCCACTGATAGAATCTTTTATACCATCAAACAATCTCTTACCTTGGTATTTAAATTCTTCTATAAATGGACTCATTGCTTTATGAAATGGTTTTCTTATTTCTTCATCTACAAAAGTTTTAACTTTATCACCTAATGTAGAACCAAATTCTTTAATAGGGTTGATTACTCTATCCCTAATCATTGGTAAAAATCCACCAACTTTAATAGGGTTACCATCTTTATCTTTACCATCTTTACCAAACATAAATTCTTGGAATTTATTTGTTTGAGTAACAAATCCTGCACCAGCACCAAGCATAGCATTACCAAGTAAACCGAATGGACCAGTTAATGCTAAAGCAGCCGCACCTAGACCCATTTTAGGTAAAGCTTTCTTTAATTTCTCACCACTACCTTTAAGACCTTTTAATATGCCCATATCTCCAAATAAGAAGTCTTGTACTTTAGCGTTATTTTTAGCAAACCCAACACCTGCTCCTAATAATAATCCAGCAACAGGACCACCAGGAACAAAAGGTAAAATAGATGTAATTGCACCTGTAATACCGTACTTTTTCATATCTGGACCATATTTATTCATAGCATCTACAAATTTGGTTGGAAGTTTACCATTACCTATTCTCTTACCTTCTTCATCTAAATCTCCAAATAAATATGATTGAAGTTTATCTGATTTTCTAATAAGATTAATAGATGAACCCAATGCTGCACCAATCATAGGCATACCAACAACACCACCAGCTAGAGTACCAATTAATGCACCAGATATTCCAGATGGGAGATATTCTTTAAATTTACCCATAATATCTTTCATTGCAGCTTTTCCACGTTCTTTAAGATCATCAGCTTTTTCATCACCATTTTCATCTGTACCAAATAACACTGACATTACTTTATTTATTCCATCAGATGCAGTGTCTTTCATGGTTTCCATTAATGTAGGATCACCTTTTTTATGACCAACAGCTTCTATAATTTCCTGTCTTAAAGTTTCTACAGTAGTAGCTTTAAAATCTTTTCCTAAAGAATCTTTAATAGTTCCAAGGTTTTCTTCATTAATTCCAGATAAGAAATCTTTTATTTTTTGATCTTTTAAAGGTAAAGGCCCAACAAAATCTTCGCTCATTTCAGTATTTAGTTTATTTATGTTATTTTTAACTCTTAGATCATAAGCTCTTTCTCTATCTCTCTTACGTTTTTCTTCTTTGGTAATGATTTCTTCTCCATCATGAACCATAACAATTTTAGTTTTATGAATATTTCCACCTTTAGCATATTTTTCGATATTACCTTTATTGATTGCATCTGCAATATTTTCTACTGGAACATTCATATTATTTGCAGCTTCTTTTATAGCTTGTTGTTCGTCTTTTGGTAAGAAACTCATTTGTCCTTCCATAACAGATGAAGCTTCTTCTTGAGTGTTTAATCTTCCATCTTCTGTAACATTTGAAGGTTTAACTTTTTTTACTTGATTAAGTATATTAAGTTGTCCATCTGAATCTACAATAAACATACCTTGTGTATTTTTCTTACCATATTTAATAGTGTTCATTACACGATTGAATCTACTATTGTATCTATTTCCACCTAATTTATCATAGATTTCATTGTATGTGTTTTTTACAGCTCCTTTAGAATACTCATAAGCAGATTTAAAATTATCTTTAATAGATTGAACAGTTCTACCAAAAAGAGTATCTTTACCAAAGAATCTTTCTTTAATAGAATCAACATCTATTCCTAATGTGTTTTTAAGAATACCTTTAATTCCACCTTGTTCATCTAACTTTTCTTTCAATGGAGATAAGATCTTTTCATCTAAGAATGTATTGAACTTGGTGAATGATTCTTCGATATTTTCCATCATTACTCCTATAATACCATTTACATCCTTACCTTTATATTTTTTATTACCATACATAGCTTGATATATCTTAAGATTTACAGTATCTAAAAGTCCAGATATACCATTTCTAGCACCTTCTTTAGTAGATTTCATTCTTTTCATGAAAGCTTTAGCTTTCGCTGGTAAAGATGGTGAGTCTAATAAATCATCAATAATAGATGTTTTTTCTTCTTCCTCCAATTTTCTCTGTTCGTCAGCAATATCCAATCTATTATTAATAATACCAGATATAGTAGTACCCTCTGCTCTATTATATAATATAGATTCTGCAGTAAGAGCATCTGGACTAACATATCTCTTCCTATTTCCAGCAGAAGATGTTTTATCTGAAGATGGAACAATAGGAGTTGAAGTTATATTTTTAGTTCTTTTCTTTTTACGTTTCTTTCCATTTACATTATATTCAGAATCTGGATTTAAATCTCTAATAGATTTAAGAATATTATCCAAAAACCAGAATATGTCATGTCCTAATGAATCTTTAGATGCTGTTAATAACCCTCCAGATTTTCCATCTACAGATTTATCGACATCTGTTAATTTTGAATCATTATTAAGGATAGTATATACTGGACTATTCTGTCCTAATTTATCAATATAATCATTAATAGCACCTCTAGCTCTTATTTTTTTACTATCCATAGACATTTTTAATGATGGATCTAGTCTTTCAAACAATGTAGATATAATTTCAAAATTACCTCTATCAATACCAAGACCATCATAATCTTCATAGTTTTTCTTATTTGGATTAAATCTATTATTAGATTTAAAGAAATATTCAAAGAATCTATTATAATCTTTTTCAAATGATGCTTTAGTGTCTTCATCAGAAAAATCAAAATTAATAGATCTCATCATTTCGTCCATTTTATTTCTTATATCATAAAATGCACTATTCATTTCATTAGTAGTTCTATTTTTTACATCTTGTCTTAATTGTTTTACTGTAGTAAATTTACCATTATCGTAGTTATATGTCATCTCATTTGCTCCAGATACTACAGCTAAAATTTTAGAAATTAATGTAGGAATTACTTCAGTTAATGCTTTTTCGGCTTTACCATTCCATGATTTATTTCCTTTATCATAGTCTGTTCTTATACTACGTTCATCTTTTACAGTGTCATTTAAACCAAAGAATCGTCCTATCATTCCTTTTATTGACATATATCCAGAATTATCAGCCATATCATTCATAGCAGATATGAATGTACCAAATATATTTGATAATGTATTATCTAAAGCTTTTGCTGAATTTTGAACAGCTACTCCCATAACCTTCTTTACAACCATCTTAGGAAGAAATGCAAGTGGTGACATAGCAAATTGCATTGACATGTTTCCACCTTCGATACCCATTTCATTAAGACCTGTAATCATTGATAAATTATCATTTAATTTACTAGCTAATATATTACCATATGCTCTAAGATCAGGCATACCTTCATATGTAGTTATGTCATTATATGATTTAGGTCCACGAGATGTATCTTTCTTAGCATCTAATCCCATTTCAGATTTTTTCATATCTACTAACTCTTTAAGATATGATACCATATTAGCTTGCAAGTCAGTAGATTTTTCGTAATAAGTTTTTGCATTTTCAGCATTAGTTTGTTGAATAGATGACATAGTATTCCCTAATTCAGAAATAGCATTACCTATTCCACCAAGATTTGAATTTACTAATGTAAATCCTTCTTGTAATTGCATCATTGTCATCTGGCTTGATATTCTTTGTGATTGGATCTGATTAGATGATGTTTTTGCAATTGTATTAGCGATCATTTCTGATGTTGTTCTATTAGAATCATCAAAAGCATCAGCTAATTCGGCATTATCACTATCTTCAAATTCGAATGAATCATCCATTTCAAACTCAAAATCACTAAAATCATCAAATCCACCTAACATACTCTCCATACCAGATTTTTTATTAATACGTCTTTCTCTGATTGGATCTTTGTTATATAAATTACCAGATTTTATATCTTCTATGATATTTTTTCTAGCTTCATCTACAGTTTCATAGATTTTTGATTGAGTAACTTTATCGTTTACTCTTTTAAAAATAACACGTCTATTACGTATATTAGACGTAATATCTTTAAATAATTCATTATTTGTTTCCATAAAATCTGTTGCACTTGGCATTAATTCCTTTACAACATCAACAGTAGCATATTTAGTTGATTTTACTAAATTCTTTGCATATTTTGTTAAACTTGTTCTTTGTGCCATATAGATTACCTCCTTTCGATTACTATAGTGTTATTCCTAGTAAATGTGGAGTTTTGGACAAATAGTAAAAGAGTAGGGTAATACCCTACTCTTTTACTATTCATTTTATACATATTTCTATACAGACTTACATTCAGTACACTTACTTTTATATCGTTAATATATACAAAGAATTTGTCATCTTTATATTCTAGTTTTATATGTTTAATATGTTTTCTTATATCGTTAATATTGTCTATATTAATATCTAGTGTTATAGACTCTTTAGAAAATAAAGTATGCATAATAACTCTATTATGATTAATATGTACTGAGAATATAGATCGATTAGATACATTGTCTATTATATTATAGACTTTTAGAGTCTTATATAATAATTCTGATTGTTCTATCCTATAATCTCTAATTTCAACAACTCCATTAATCATAATAAACACATCCTCTCAAAAAATAAAATAAGTAGGTACATTTAAGTACCTACTTATTTGTTAGAATTTTGGATTGTGCACTTTGATTGTATCATGTGCTGGAACTGGTGCAAGACCTGTTGTGTAAATTGAATTACCTTGATCATCAACACCAACACGTTTTGGATATGGACGTTGTGTTTCTTCAATATGTTTTTGAGAAAGTGCTACATCCATTGTTCCACCTAATGGTAATTTACGACCTGTATTAAGATATAAGTTAATAAATGATTTTGATACATTGATCATATTTGTAGCTTCAGCATTTTTGAATTCATGAGCTTCTGCTAATTGTGCAGCTTCTGCTTGTGGAATTTTTGTAGCTGATGCGATAACACTTGTTAACATGTCTCTTGCTTCTTGAGCTGGGCAAATTTGTCCTACAACTTCACCTTTACTGTATTGGTCAACAACAAATTCTCGGTCATTTAGCATAGTTCTCATAAAACGTTGTTCATCTTTTACACTTGAGCTTGTTTGTGTTAATCCTTCTTTAATTTCTTGTGTTAATTTTAATACTTCTGACATAATTAATTCCTCCTTGATTTTCAATAATTTGATTACATTTAAGTTATATGTGTAATAAACTATTACTACATAATTTAACCTATTTTCGAACAATAAATGCTGGTTTAATAAGTTTTCTTGGTTTACCTTTAGATGATATTAATTCTTCTATATCATCTTTAGACATTTTCATTAACTCGTCTATAAATTTTGTCTTAGAATCGTTATTTTTGGTATTCATAAATAACTCCTCCTTTACACTTATGTTCTACATGTAATAAACTATTACAATTCAGAATTATAAAATATATTCACTTTTAATCAAATAATGAATAGTATAAGTTCTCATTAAAAGTCCTCACTTTCATCCCATAATACAATATCATCTACAGTAGATTTAGATACATCAATAATTCTTTGATTAGAACTTCCCCTATACAATAGATTAGGATCATTTAATTCTTTTACATATCTTCCATCTACTAATACATCAACTGATTTAACTAATTTAGATTTTACTGGATCTTTCATAAGATTTTCATATTTATCTCCAGTGTACATCCAAACATTTAAACCTAACTTCTTACAATCTTTTACTAAATCTAATAATGCTTCTGATTGTAACGTTGGTTCTCCACCACTTAATGTAACGCCATCTATAATTGGGATATTTGATTTAATTCTTTTTACAACTTCACCTACACTCACTTTATCTCCATAGGTCATAGATTGAGCTTCTTTATTTTGACAATCTGGGCAATTAAACTTGCATCCAGATACAAATAAAACAGATCTTAATCCAGGTCCATTAACTGAACTATTATCATAAAATCCTGCAACTTGTAATTTATATGAATTAGAAACATATCTCATAAGTTGTTCGTATACACTATCAGTTTGTCTAAATGAAATTATTCTTTCATTAGTTTGAAGTATAATATTATTTCTTTTTGTATTGATCGCAATACCAGTAATGAGTTTATCTATAGATGGTATATCTTCATCAAATACATATACACTAACATATTTATCTTCTGATAAATATACTCTAACTGTTCCTAATTTAGATTTATATAGAGTACATATTGTAATATCCTTTCTATTAAGAACATTATATGTCTCTCCATATGTGTCTTTTTCTACAAGTTTAATTGTGAATTGTGATATCTCTTTAATCATTATTTACACATCCTTTCTAATCTTTCATACATGTCTTCAAATGTTAATTTATTATGTTCTTTTGGTTTAATACAATATGTTTTAGTTTTTGTTTGTATTATAATTGTTTTATTCTTTGTATTTATAGCTATACCTTTAATAGAAATAATATTAGTTCCAGAACTTTTAATAGATAATAATGAAGGAATATCTTCAATATTTCTATACATAATAATCTTATTATAACGTTCTGAATCATCAAAGATATAACAAATATTATCACCATTAATATTTAAGATATAATACCCACATCTTGTTCTTCTAATTCCACCAATCTTAATCTCTTTAATCATATAAAACACTCTCCTTTATAAGTTTTTATTCATATATATAATATATGATTGAAAAAATGTTTAGAGATATGATTAGTACCATATCTCTTTTTCATTATTCAATATAAACTTTCCTTTACTAAGTGAACATATTAATTTTACTATATTATAATATAATCCACTAGTTATAACTTTATTCTTCTTATTATACTGATATCTAAATATATCACATATAGCATCTTCTATACTATCAAATGTACAAGATGATACATATAAATTTGTAAGATTTACAATTCTATATTTGCTAGTATGTTTTATTGGTAATATTAATAATGTATACATTCTATATGTATTATAACTATATACAACAAACACATTAGGCATTATATTTTACCCCCTTATAAAAATTAAAGAAAGAGATCTTAATGATCTCTTTCTTATTTGTTATTCTGTATATACATTTTTACCTGTAGTATGCGATACTCTCATTTTTCTTTCTGCAACTTTTCCTTGACCCCATCTTCCATCTAGGGCTAAATATCCAGTAATACGACTAATACCTTGGAAAGCTGTACTTCCACAATCACATACCATAACATTATTCGTTACACGTTTACCACATTTTTTACAATATCTAATATGGAAATTAATTCCCATATAACTAATATCACTTTGATCAAACGCATAATCTACAATTTTCTTAATTTGTTCTTTAGATGGATATCCATCAACTTCCACATAAAAGATATGACCACCATTTCCTAAATAATGATATTTAGATTCAATATCAATCTTATCTTTAATAGAGATATTATAATACACTGGAATATGAACAGAATTTGTATAGAAATCATGGTCAGTAACTCCTTTAATAATACCATATTTTTCTCTATCTGCATTTGCAAATGTTCCAGCTGTACTTTCAGCAGGTGAATAGTAACATGAGAAATTAAGATGTGTCTCTTCTTTAGTTTTATCACAATATTCTCTAATGTGACTTACAATTTTATATCCTAATTCGTCAGCTTCTTTAGATTCACCATGATGTTTACCAATTAATGCTACTAATGTTTCAGCTAAACCTACAAATCCAATTCCATATGTTCCGTTCTTAAGAATTGGTTCGATAGTATCATCAGGTCCAAGATTTTCTGAACCCATCATAATACCTTCTCCTGCAGCAAATGGTAAATCTTTTACTCTAAGTTTACATAATATACTATGTCTATGTAATAAAGATTCTTTACATAAATTAAGCATATCATCTAATAAACTCCAGAATTTATTTAAATCACCTTTAGCTTTAATACCTAATCTAGGTAAATTAATAGTAACAGGTGCATTATTTCCTCTTCTAGATGGTCCTTCTTGACCATTGATATTTGTACCTACATATGTTCTACACATTTCTTGTTATAAGATTATCGTTTCCATAATCTTTCCTATATCACTATAGGTGTCGGACTATATCTTCATAGATAATATAAATATCTAAGCCTATCTTTTCGAATACACTTGTATCCTACTCTACTTGATTCTATATAAAATAGTCTTTCGATAGTCTCTCGGCATTTATCTAGTACTATATACAATGTATAAATAATTATATATTCTATATAATATTAGAATTTAGCACAGGATTGACTCTTATGAGCTTTCCCTGTTTAGATAGGTTTTACATGAGCTGTAGAAACCGTGTAACATTTTCTGTTAACCCATGATTGCAGGTGTAATACCTTTTTTCCATAACTCCATATTAATTTTACTATCAATATTCATAAATGTTGGATTCATATGTCTACTTGCTACATCACAAGCTTTATCATATAAATAATAATATGGATCATTAGGATTTTTGTTAATACCTTTTTTACATCTAAAGATAATATTAGGAAAAATCATTTGTTCTCCTTTTCCCATACCTTTATCGTATTCTTCTAATAATGCCATACATACTCTAGCACCATTTTTATTTTTAGGAAGTCCAATATTTAAACTACTAAATGGAACTTGACTCGGACTGTTATTAACGTCTAGCTTTTTATCTAGACCTCTGGAGGTTTCCCTCATTTTCATCGATTGGTCATTTCCAATCCAGCCTAGCATATATATTCACCCTCGTTTAACGTTAGGTTTGGTGGTGAGCAATTTCCACCTCAAATATACCTATAGTATATTGTGTCGGAGACTCTTGGGAGTATTTTTACTATCATAACGTTCAACTCCTATGCGTTACAAAGACTTTCGATTAAAGCCCTCTCGGTATTTTCATATAAAATTATATCAATTATAGTATGATATTTTCTAAATAGATATATATTAGCACCTATGTATAAATAACTATATAATCTAATAATATCTCCAATAGAACACCACATTGTTTGGTATAATGGAGCTTCATTAATTGAGCTATAAGAATTTATAATATTCATATTTACTCGAGCATTTATTACTAATATATCCTGAATTGTTGAAGAAAATTTTCATTTCCACAAATACCAATAGCTATATGTTTCTTTCCATTTTTATCAAACGATTTTGATATCCAACCATCACCATCAAATATTCCTCTTATTAAATGAGGCATTAGCATTGGATGTATATTTGGTGGAACATAATTATTTAAAGTTTTATTAGGAACTACTCCATATTTAGATAAATCATAAAACATCTTTTCTGATTTTATACTAAATGCAATAGAACCATCTCGCTTATCAACAATAAGTTTATTGGAACAGTGAATCTGATTTTTAAAGAATTCTAAAATATAAGAATCTTCATATTTTAATTGTAATCTAATACGATATCCATCACCATAATAACAAACATTCCCGTCTGTTATCATAAGTCCCAATATATAAGCTTTTGCTTCTGTATCTATTATTTCAAAATAATTTTCATCTAATAATGGATTACTATATAGTGTTTGTGATTTCTTTTTATAGTTTGGATTTGATCTAATAATATTTCCTATAGTAGATTTACAACATCCTACAATTTCAGATATTTGATCATATGTCATATTTTCTTCAAAATATAATCTTTCAATTTCAGTTTTATTATAATTCATAAATATCATCATTTCTTTTTAATTGATAATCTTACTTAGACCTCTACCGAATTTCCCCGATAATCATATTAGATATTTCTATCTAACACGGCTAAGTCATCTTGACCTGCTCTACTATGCATAGTATTAAGATTATAACAAATATTCTGTGCTGCTTGATGAATTTGTTCATCTAACATTCTTTCAACTGTATCATTGAATACATCTTCTGGTACATATTTTCTTGTAGGTTCTAATCTTTCAATAATTTCTTGTCTTGTTGGTTCTACATATTCACCAAGGTCATTATCAATATCAACACAAGATTGCCCACCATAAAAATCATTCTGAAGTGATTGAATAATAATACATGTAAGGTTGGCAGCTGATTCGATTCTTTTAGGTGGTTTAATCCACCCATATCCAGTATTAAATCCTCTCTTTAATATAGCACCAGTGTCATTATGTAAACAATTTGTAGTAAGATTATAACTATCTAGATCATGAGTATGGTAATCATGATTTTCATGAGGTTTCGCTAAATGCTTAGGAATATTTAATGCTAGATTCGTACATTTATTTGTTTCGCTAGCAATACGTAATAACTTGGCACTGAAGTTATTACCAACATTCCCATTGTCTCTATCAGTTTCAACACCTAATGAATGAACCACTTTTAATAAATCAGATTTAGACTGTCTAATCTTTTCTCGTTCTTTCTTATATCTCTTATACTCATTTTGTTCGTTTTTATATCCTAATAGTCCTAACAGATGGATGATAATATCTTGAATTAGTTCAACATCAAATATACCTTGATGATCAACTGATTCATTTTCTATTAGTAGTCGTTTTTCAACTTCCAATGTAAATTCTTCTAATTTATCTTCATCTGTAAGACCACTATTTCTAACAACAGTTTTAATCTTATTTCTATCGTAATCTACAATTTTACCATTTCTTTTAATTACACTTTTAAATTCTTCCATAAATAAATTCCTCCTTAAAATATCTAGAATTACTATGATGTTATAGTGTTTATTAGACATTAAATATACGTATACTCATCAAATATAATGAGTATACGTATATTTCTATATGTATTTTAGATGTTTATTGCACTAATTATTGTTTAAAAAATTAGCCACTTCTTCTAAAGATTTGAAGAATTTGCCACCGTTTCTAACAACCATACTTCCTACCTGATTAAGTGATTTAATTTGACCTAAATCAAATACTAATTTACCATCAGTTTTTAGAAAGCAAAAGATAGTCTTATCTGGTTTTTTATTACTATCATCTATAACTTCAGCGATAGAATAAACACCAGTCATCTTAGGTGTAATTACATAAAGACAATAATCACAAATTTGTCTTTGTTTAATTTCTTCTTTCATACATTCTTCTGTTCAATCTTTTACTACTGGATTAAAATAATCAATCTTAAGTAATTTAATTAACTCGTCTCTCCATGTACTTTCGTTACATGTACCGCCTAAAAATACTTTCTTCATATTAATAAACATCCTTCCTATACTAAAATTACTTTATCATTACTAGAAAGCCTAATTTCTTCTTTAACACCTTTAGCAATATCAAAAGTCCCAAGTACATGAATTCTATATACATCTTTAGCAACTCTTTCTCTTGCTTCTGGTAAAGCTTCCATACATTCTTCAAATGTTTTACATTTTCCAATATAATTCAATTGCTTATCTCCAAGAACTTCATCTAAAAGATCTACAATACCAGTATCAAATCCTTTAGAAATAACAACTTCTCTTGGTAAGAAACAATGACAGAATTTAATATATGGTTCATTTTCATAAGCTTTAACAAGTTCTTGTAATTGATCTTTGATAACAGATAAATCTGAGTCTCCAGCAAATGAAATTTGAATTTTTGTTTCTTTTACTTTTATTTTAATATAATTGTATGTTTCTAATACCTCTTTTTTAAATCTATCTATACAACATCTAAAATACTTATTAATAATTCTATTTGTAATAGTATTTTGATCTTTAATAAGATCAATAGCCATTTTGCAAATATAATTATCATCAACACTAATATTTTCACCATAACGCATATTTACACTGAGTAAAGATGTTAACATAGCAACATCAACTTCACCAACAAATGCTTGATTTCTTTCTAAAAATTGTTCTATTTTTTCATAAACTTCATACCATTTCACAATTACATCTCTCCTTATTTATCAATAGTGTTTAAAGATTCCCAAATAAGATATGGGTTATATAATACTGTTCCTTCTTCTATAAGAACATTGTTTGTATATCTTTCAATTTTTGACACAAATTCCGTTTTTGTATTACTTATAGCTTCATCTATAGTAGTATCAGAAATTACATCTACACCTTTAGATGTTTTTCCTATAATAATACGAGGAATAGATATAGTATCGCTGTTTTGATTTGTGATTATATGCATATATCTTTCACTGTTTAATATAAAATCTTCTATTTTTGTTTTTGCTTTTTCATATATAAATTCAGCATCAAAATTTTGTTCTGGAGATATATATTTTGATATAATATTAATTATATCTTTAGATGCATATGTAGATTTAAGATTATTGAATTGATCTATCGTAAATTTATGAGTTGTACATTTACCGTTTGGTAAAATTCCAACAACAAGTTCGATGTAATCTTCTGTAACACTAACACATACATTATCTGTTTCTTTATTATGTGTCTTATTTAGTTTATTACTTCTATTGAAAATGTCATCTATAATTCTATCACACTTACTTCTAATATCATCTATATCATATTGATAGTGTGATTCACCAAGTGCTGTTAAAATCTCTCCTCTTAAGTTATCTAACATTTGAGGGGTTACGTTTTCTTTTTCAAATGAATCTTCAAAGAATAACTCACTATAAATATTCTTATTATACATAGTGAATAGTAATAATTTTTTCTTACTCATATAATTTAGCCTCCTTAAATAAAATATAAAGTACTGATTACTCAAATGTAATCAGTACTTTATATTCTTAATAATTAAGATGTTGTAGTTGTGCCTGAACCTTCTGGAAGTTGTTCTTGATCTGTAGAAGTTCCACCAGAATGAGTTGTATTATCTTCATCTTTAGCACCTAAATATGCATCAATTTGTGCAATGAGTTCGGTTTTTGTTTCTACAGCTTTTTGATAAGCTGTAAGCAATTCTGCCTCTTTAGCTCTTGCATATCTTACTAAAGCTTCTTTGAATTCTGCAATTCTAGCTTTTGAACAATTGATAGAATATTTAATATACTCACCATTGTCAATAACTTTTCTTTCAATAATATCTCTGTTATTGCATACAATCTGAACATTACATTCTCTATGTGGATCATATACACTAACAATTCCACTAGCACTTTGAGTTACTTTGCCAGGAATTAAATCTTGGTTATATGTAACTTGTTTCGTTTCTGAATCGATAAGAAGTTCAAGTCTGAAAATATCAACTTCAACTTGTCTTGAGCTTGTAATAAGATTATTATTAAAAGCCATTAGTATCACACCTTTCTTTTTGGTTTATATATATGTTTATCTTAATTCGGGTGGCATAATGTTAAAATAATAAAAACATGCAAGCTCTAATAATTTATGATTATTCTTAAAATCATTTTGTAATTGCATGAATTCATTATAACAATTTTCATTCATAAGAATAGATTTTCTCTTATATCTTATAATACAACCGTTATATTTCTTAATCATAAACAATAGATACTCTTTATTAATAAAGCTAATATAATTAGGATCATTATTATTTAATTTACAAGAGTATACAAATGATCGTATAATTTCATCATATAGAACATTCTTTCTTATATGTCTTATAGCCACCTCCCCATCAACTAATTGACTAAAGTGCAAACTGAGTTTACATTCTCGTCTCATATTGAACTCCTCCTTTGTAAAAAATATATGTATTTTCCTTTATTATTAAGTTATGTAACACTTAAATAATCCATATTAATAAGATTAGGAGGTATTATATATGATTTTATATAAAGATTTAAAGAATATGAAATTATACAATAAACCTGTTTATTTTCCGTTCAATACGAAAAATAAACTCAAAGATAGTATTATGTTTTTAATAACACCAAATATTGATGAATCTATAAAGATTATCAATACAAAAGATTGTAATAAACAATATGACTCATATTATATTGAGAAAGATATTTCGTTTATTATATCTCAAGAATCATTCTTATCAAACAGTGATGATATTATATTAGAAGAAGATAGTATAATCAACGAAACGGTATTAGATGTAGAGAAACATAGATATCTATATACTCAAACTAAAGAAGGTTTACTAGAAGCTATGAATGAATTTGGAATTGATTATATTATGGATGAATCTAGCATTACAATCATTAACAATGATAAACTAAATTCTTTACTAGAAGCAGAAGATAATAGTAATATTCTATCATCTTCAAAATACAATAAAATCTTAAAACAATTACTATATAGAGAAAGATTTAAAACACCAAAAGATGTAGTATTGGTATATGATAAGATTAAGAAAGAATGTAAATCTATCAAATACGCATATCTTTATATGGACAAATATAGAAGACGTAATATGTATGTAGACTTCTTTTATTATAATGAAAATTTCTTTAAAAATAATTATATGAGTAATATGAAAGGTATATATCTATACTTAGAACTACTTCATAGATTTATTAAAGATGAAAGATTTGATTCATATAATAAAGTGTCATATATACCTGTTGATGGTTGGTATAGGAATCTTCCAGAAGGTGTGAATTCTACATTAGATATGAAAAATATCAATCCTATATCATTATTCTCAAGATTATTAAGAAGAAATCCAGATAAGATTAAAGAACTTCTATCTGGTGAAGAATTTGTATTTACTAATGGTAATACTCAATTCAAATTAGTAGTAGATGATATCAACAATGAAACTTATATCAAATTTAATAAGTTTATTAATATCATTGAAAACAATTTGCCAATTCCACCAGAAGAACAAGATAGCATGGCTAATAATAATTCATCAACAAAATCTATTGTAATGGCTATTCTATCTAAACTAGAAACTGGTAAGGCTAAAATCAAGATCAATTCTCTTACTGGAGAAGATGGTTCTATAGATGAAAAAGAATTATTAAATAGAATTGAAAATGCTGCAGAAAAATCTTCAGATATAGAAGCTACTATGGAAGAATTAGAGAACGATCCAGAGTTTAAAGAATTAATATTGAAAATGGCAGCTGAGCAAGATAATAGTGGTAAAATAAGCAAACAACGATTAGACCGTTTAGAAAATCTTAATAAAGAACTAAGACAAAAAGAAATAAACAATATTAAACTAGATGATATTCTTGGTCCTGATACTGATAAAGAACTCACATCAACTAATTTATCAACAAGAATTGACACTGTAAATGAAGAGGAATGGTCTAATCTAAAATATATGAATATCGAAAACGATTATGATGTAAATAAAGATATAATTAACTGTATTACAGAACTTCTTACAAAATCATCTTATCCTGTTGCAGTAAGAGATATAAAAATTGAAGATTCATCAACGTCAGAAGATTATAAAGATACATATACTGTATTTTGCGAAGATTCGTTCGGTAAAAGATTTCAATTTAAATTCGACGTACCTAAGTTTAAAGATAATAAGTTTCTTATTATTAAAGGTAATGATAAGACTATTAATGGTCAATTATTATTGTTACCAATATCAAAAACAGACCCAGATACTGTTCAAATTGTATCAAACTACAATAAAATCTTCATTAAAAGATATGGACAAAAATCAGATTCTGTTACTGACAGATTGATAAAAACTATAAACAAAACAGATAAGATAAAATCTACTATAGGAGATTGTACATTAGCTAATAATATTTATGATGTACCATATACATATGAATATTTAGCTTCTCAGTACAATAAGTTAGAAACTAAAGATGTTATAGTATATCTTAATCAAAAAGAGATTAGAACTAAATATAATATAGAGAAAGTTCCACAAGGAAAAATTCCTATTGCATATCACAAAACGTCTAAAGAAGTTATCTATAGTTCATTTCCAGATGTCCCTAATAAAATATTGGACTTATTAATTGGAGACGATAATGAACTTAGAGAATTATACAATAATACAACTAAAGGTAAGAAGTATATTTATTCTAGAGCTAGTATTCTTAATACTCAAATTCCACTAGCTATCATCATATGCTATCAAATTGGTTTAACTGAAATGCTTAAAAAAGCTAATATTAAATATACTATAAAAGAAAAACTTGATCAAAGTGACAAAAAAGCAGATAATGCAGATTTTATAAGATTTTCAGATGGATATATAGTTTTTGAATGTACTAACAGTTCAAATCTATTACTAAATGGAATTAAAGATGTCACTACAGAAATATATTCTATTGGAGATATAGATTCAAAATCTATGTGGATAGAAATCTTAGATAATTATGGTCCTAGAGCTAAATTATCTGATGGTATAGAAAACTTCTATGATTGTATGATTGATTATATCACATTGCAATCATTGATTCATTACGGATTACCTACAGAATTTACAGACATATTGTTATATGCAAATGATTTACTAGCATCAACACAGTATAGTAATCATACTAACATGGATGCATATAGATATCGTAGTAATGAAATAGTGGCAGCTTATGCTTATAAGGAATTGGCATATGCTTATAATGATTATAAAAATAAAATTAAAAAAGGATTTAAGAATGCCACTATATCAATGAAACAATCTGCAGTAATAGATGAAGTATTAATGGCTAATACTGCTGGTGATTACTCATATACTACTCCTATTGGAGAGTTAGAAGCTATTAATGCATTATCAACTAAAGGTCATTCTGGTATGAATGCAGATAGAGCATATAAAGCTGATAAACGTTCATATGATCCTTCTATGATTAATATATTAGCATGTGCTACAAACTTCGCTGGTAACTCTGGTATTGTAAGGCAGGCTACAATAAATATGAATGTTGATACTATTAGGGGGTATATTAAAACCACTAAAAATAGAGATGATATGAATATTACTAGTTCATTTTCTATCCAAGAAGCATTAACTCCATATGGTGTAACACGTAATGATGCTATGCGTTCAGCAATGGACTTTATCCAAACATCAAAACATCAATTACCAACAAAAATATCATTCCCATCTTTAATTACAAACGGTGCAGATCAAGCTTTACCATATATGGTAACAAATAACTTTGCATTTAAAGCTAAAAAGAATGGTACAGTTGAGACTATTACAGATGACTATATGATTGTAACTTATTCTGATGGAACTCATGATTTTATAGATTTAAGAAACAATATTAGAAAAAATTCAGATGGTGGATTCTATATCACATTACAACTTAGTACAGAACTAAAAGTTGGAGATAAATTCAAAGCTAATGATATTATAGCCTATGATAAATTTAGTTTTGACCATGCTTATGGTGCTAATGATAATCTTACATACTCAATGGGATTATTAACTAAAGTAGCTATTATGTCTACAGAAGAAGGATTTGAAGATAGTACAATCGTTTCAGAATATTTATCAGATGCATTAACGTCATATATAGACGTTAAGAAAGATGTATCTATGGATAAAAATGCTATATTATTAGATATTGTAAAGAAAGGGGATTATGTGCAAGAAGGAGATACATTATTAGTATTTCAAGACGCATATGATGAAGAAGATGTTAATGCTTTAATGAAATCTTTATCTGGAGATGTCGAACTTGTATCTGATCTTGGAAGATTTACAATTAAAGCTAAAGCTAATGGTATCATAAGTGATATCAAAGTATATAGAACATGTGAAATAGATGAACTATCAGATTCTCTTAAGAAGTTTGTAACTGAAATTGAAAAACCTATTAAAAAAATAAAGTCTGCTCAAAAGAAATATGGAATAGATTATATTTATGGATTAGAATCTACAGAAGCATTGCCTGTTGTTGGAAAACTTAAAAATATTGAAAGCGGAATTCTTATAGAGATATATCTAGAATATGAAGACAAATTAGCAGTTGGTGATAAAATTGTAGATTATTCTGCTGTAAAGGGTGTATGTAGAACTGTATTAGAAAAAGGAAAAGAACCAACATCATCATATAGACCAGATGAAAAAATCCATACTATATTATGTGTTGCATCTACATTAGCACGTATGACAGGAGCACCTATTATTGTTGGTGCTATTAATAAAGCTATGATAGAATTAGACAGACATGCAAAAGATTTAGCGGGAATTAAATGGAAATATTTAGACCAAATGTAAAAAATAAAAGATATAACTATATTGTAATGCTATTATGCATTGGTCCCAAGTAAATTAATCGTTGTTTGTTAAAAAAAAGGCTATAAGAGAATTTAATCTCTTATAGCCTTTTTGTTGTTTATTATAATAGTTTTTCTTTATATTTGATAAAATTTACTAATATCTTTTCTTACTTTTCCATTTCTTATATTCCTTAAGAAATTTAAGAATGTCGCTCTTTGCATGAAATTGTATAATCTACATATTTCTTCATCATCACAATGACTTTCTATCATATTACATATATGATGTATATCTCTATCTGTTAATTTTGTTAATGATCTACTAGAAAACCCTATGTTGTGTACATAAGTATCATTATGATCATTATTAACAAAATAAAACTCTGTACTTGATTTTATATCTTTAGATATAAATGTATACACAACTAAAGATGTTACATTTCCGATAGTTAATGTTCCATCTTTCCTGCAAAGTTTAACTAATTTATGTTTACATTTAGCTTGTTTAAATGGAACTACAACTTTATTTAAAATATTATCAAAGATATCACCATTAGATGATATCTTATATCTTTTTTCTTCTAAATCTTCTCTATCTAAATATTTCCATATAGGATTTTCTCTAGTTAATCCTATTACATCATTAGAAAGGCATCTCACCATTTTCATCATCCTCCTCTAAAATTGTATCAGATTTTATAAATTTAGTATATTCTTCATCTTCATAATAGAATATACCATCTTTTGCTACTTTTCTAGCAACAAATGATGATGAATCATATGTTGCAGAATGCATTTCTGGATGAATAATATTACTTACATTAAAAATCTTTTTGATACTACATATTATGAAATATTTAAGCTGTAATTCACTTACAGCTGGTAATTTACCTTCAAAGTATATAATTCTATCTTTACTTATTTTACATTTACCACTAAATCCTCTTTCTTTGCATCTTTTACTCATTATTATTCATCATCCTTTCTATCATGATTCTATCTCTTTCTTTTTCTATTTCATGTTCTAGTTTAGAAATTTCTCTATCATTTTCTTCTATAAGAGAATATAGATCTATACGTTGTTTTTTGTTATCTATATATAGTGGAACTGTTCCACTATCTTCACTAGATTGTATACCATAATCCATATTATAATGAATACCTCTCCTTGGATATATTACACTATCATATGGATTATCATTATCATTATAAATGTATTTACCTTCAATACCATATGCTATTATTGGTATATATCCTTTTGGAACTATTGTTGCTGGTATTCTTTTAAAATTACTCATATCATATTACATACTACTGCATTTCTAAGTAATTTATTAACACTAAATTTCTTTCTTGTACTTTCATACATATTATTAGTATAAAGGTAAACGCTATTATCATTATAAGTCTTAATTTGTTTACAATAATACAAAGATGTACCATCATTGATGTTTCCACGTTCTAATACTGATATCCCATGTGTAAATTCATCAACCTTTATTGCATATCTTCCAGGTTCTAATTCATCCTCATTTATAATAGGATATACATTTTTATCTCTCTCTATCATTCCTACTCGTTTTAATCTCATAATACAATCTCCTTTCAATATTATTATATTCATATATATAATATATAATTGATTAAGATTTTGTTTACAGAAAAATATAAGTTCAATACTAACGTATATAGACAAAAAATAAAAGAGTACAATGTACTCTTTTATATTAATTCATTCTTTGTTCTTTTGGAATAATTCTTGCTGGTATTATCATTCCGTCTTCAGTTAAATAATTAGAAGCCATATTATCTAATCTATTGTTTATTGCTTCTAATGCTTTTTGATTTTGTAAATTTGTTTGTTGTATGTAATTTGCAATCTGTTGTTGATTTCTATATAATGGTTGAATATAATTAACTAATCGTTTTACTATATCTACTACTAAAGAATAATTATTGAATGATTCACCATTACTCATACATGTTTCTGATGAATTCATAAAGATATCATCTATATTATTTTGATTAAATTATGGATTACCTAATGGTAAATCTGGAATATAATCTTTAACTGTATACGTACCAAATTGATATAACTGTGGTAGTACATCTTCATTAATCCATCTTCTAAATTCTTCAGCTTCTTCTTTACATGATCCATATATTAATGAAAATACATCACATAATGGAATAAAATTGATACTAATTGTTTTATCTGGATTTTGTGGATGATGTACGTGTATTTTTGACACATATCTACAATGACTATTAATTGCATTTCTTATACTATTTTCAGTATACATTAATGCTCTTGCAACATCTAATGCACAAAATAATGTATTCATTACATTACCATCTTCACTTCTAATTACTCTTACTTCTCCTAATTTTTCATTAATCATTGATTAAATAATATTCATATTCAATTCCTCCTTATATTTAGTATATTTTATACTATTCATATACTGTCCATATTTAAATTTTATTAAAGTTCTAACAAAATACTAAGGGGCTTTTAAAGGCGTTGACTAGGAACCCTTAAAAGATAGATAAGAGGAAAACAATGATAAATACATAGATAATATACATATATAAATATTATAGAGATATAGATATACTTTAGATACAAATCTGAGATATCTATATCTCTATAATAAAATCATCTATATAAAAACATAGATATACAATATACACATAACTTTATTTACATATCATAACAATCTATATTACAATACATATTTATCAATATAAGATAGATATCAATATTGTAATACAGATTTCTCAATTTTTATATATAAATATAGATATTTTGATATAATAATTTATAAAATATATAACAAAAAAGTAATGGGGGGTAGGGGGGCTTTTAAAGGCGTTGACTAGGAACCCTGAAAAATTACAGAAGGAAATCAGGGAGATCTATAAAAATCTCCATAATATACAACAAAACAATAGATGAAAATATTGATATAATACATATATACTTTAATAAAGTATATATGTATATTTATAATCTATACAATAATATTATAGAGATATTTGAGATAATAATTTTTATATACCAATACAATTTTACAAAAAATAAAGATATAGATATCACAAAAGATATCTATATCAATTTAAGCTTTCTTAATATATTATTAAAATCTTTATCAGATATATATACTTTTAGAGAGATACATTTTAGATCTATAGTAATATTTAATAAATCCATATTATTGATAACTTTATAATACTTTATATAAATATCCAATATTTCCCCATTCAATACTGTTGATATTTCAAATTCTACATTATACATATAATCTTTCGTAATTTGAGATAACATGCTCATTATAGTACTATTTATACCAGACTTAAGTGCAATTTTCTTATTAGTATTACTATAATAATTAATCTTACATAGATCAACAGATCTATGTAAGACTTTATTTGCTAATGATGGTTGATAATATCTTGTTCTATATACCATAAAATTATCTCCCTATATATCAAATTCTTTTATTTGATCTTCTTGTACATAATCGGTAGTGCATAAAGCTATAATAAGTTCATAAAATCTCATTCTATTAAGTACTTTATAGTAGTTTAAATCTATTTCTATAGTAAAATCATCTACAAATTTTGTAGATACTTCGAATTCTATATAACTGCCAATACTACTTATTAATCTCAGTATATTTCTATATATAACATGATTAATTGCTTCATGTTTACTTTTATAACCTGAATATTTAATCTTACGTAGATTGATAGATTTATGTAAGACTTTATTTGCTAATGATGGTTGATAATATATTGTTCTATAATTCATTATGCTATTCTCTCCTTCTTTAAAGTTTCAATAATTTCTCTCATTTCTGTATTAGATAGATTAATATTTCCAAAGTATCTAATATCAAATCCTTCTAATAGACCATCAGTAATAGTAAGTATTTGTCTATTGTCATATGGTATAAATTTATCACAATAGATGAATTGATAAATATCAATATCATTTCTGGCTAATTCCTTAAGGCAATCCAGATAAGTTATACTTAAAAGTCCAATACCGTGATCTTCTAAAAATTCAATATCATACCCATAAGACCTAAGTTCAATATATGTTTCCATAAGATTCAATGGAATGCCTGGATTTTTAATATCACCAACTTCAATATTATTAGTAATTGCGTTTCTTAATGCATCTTTTTGTTGATCTGAATATACATAATCGAATTTTCCTAATACTAACATAAAATCATCTCCTATGAACTATATTATTTTTCAATTGTTACTGGAACGATTAATTGTTTGACTTTATTTACATCTTGTTGCATTTGATTGATTTGATTTTGTAATTGGTTAATTATATTTATTGTATACTCAAAATGTCTTTGTTGATATTCATTCATCATAAGATTTACACCATATAACATCATAGAATCATGTTTATTTAATTGAATATTTGGATTTTGTTGATATCTTCTCATACATTCTGGGAATTGGTTTAAAGTTTCTTCATTCCACGGAATTTCAAATTCACTATCTACATTTTGTGCTAGATCATATGTATCTGTTGCACTATTGTATATTGTATTTGGTAATTTGAAATTTGGATCATGATTTTGATCTGTATAGCTACCATTCATATAAATAGATGGTAATAATTCATAAGAGATCCAATCTTTAAACTCTTCAGCGAAAGGCATTTTAGATCCATAAATAAGATTGAATACATCTGGAAGTTTAATAAAGTTTGTTAATTGATTTCCTCCATTTGAAGGGAGGTCGTGTTTCACGACCCCCTTACAATGTCTTAAAATTGCATCTTTTGTGTTACTGTACCCTAAAATAGATGCTACATCTTTGGCACAGAATAGTGTGTCAATTTGGTTACCATTCTCGGATGGTATAATTCTAACGCTTCCTAGATTGTTGAAAATAAACTCTTGTACTTTATTCATAATAAGTACCTCCTCATAATATAATAGTATAGATATCTCATTTATCTATCATATTTATAATATATAATCGAAATAATATTTAATTATATAAAAAACACTATAATAACTAATATTAATATAAGGAGGAATGATTATCATGTCACAATCAGTATTAGTAGACAAGATGAAAATGCTTAAAGAACTTTATGTTCTAGCAGATAAAATCAATAAACGTCCAGAGTTTACATTTATTGGTAAACAAAGATATAGAACAGAGAATTTAAAAGGGATTGCACAAACAGATTCTAAATTCATTACTGCTATTATATATAATAGTAATCCGTTATACAACTTGTCTTTTATTACAGACAGAACAGGAGAAATTTTAAAAGGTGTACATATTGAATCTGATTTTACATGTACGGACGAAATTCAAAAGTATATTAATGAAAACTTTTATTTCAATAAAACAAAATCAATCAAGGATCAATTTAAAGTACTAGAAGATCTTAATACACTTATCAATACCAAGTTAGCAGTAAGTTTTGAAGCTGGTGGTGTATTTAGTTCTAATAAAGAATTGGTTGAATATATTGATAGATTTATCAAATATATCGAACCTTGTTATGAAGCTATTAAGAATATCGATTTTAATTCTAAAAAAACTATTCTAAGAATTGTAAAAGATAATATTCAATTAGCACATACAATCAAAGATACTATTGATAAACCAGTAGTAGAACAAAAACCATTCCCAGAATGGAATAGTTTAAAATATTAAAAATGGAAGTGATGTAAAATGGAGTTTAAAGAAGAGATAATCTTCTTATCAACAAATAAGAAGATCCATTGGTTATTACCAATAGTAAAGAAATATTGTGATTACTATAACGTAGATCCATATCTTATTATGGCTATATTTGAATTTGAGAATAGAAAACATCCAAAATTAATTTCTGATTATAGAAATCCAGGAAATATTAAATCTGAAGAAACACAATTTGTTATGCCTATTGAATATGATAGTGTAGAAACATCTATTGAACTTTATGTAAGAACAATGAATCAAATTGTTCAAAGAAACGAAATCATTACGACTAAAGATATACAAAAACTCATTAGACCATTAGAACCAGAGTGGGGAGATGAAGTATCAGAAGTCTATCAAAAAATGGTAGACTTATATAGGGGGAAATATAATGAAGAGATCTATTAAGAAAGTACTAAGCAATATCAAATCTTCAACTAAAAAAAGTGAAGAAATAGAACTTGGTAAAATTCATGATAATAGATCATTAATAACAATTAAGAACACATATCTTTTGTGTTCTTATTGTTCTTTTAATGATCAATCAAATAAACCAAATATGATATCTACAATAGAGAATAATGAAGATTTACTTGTTCATAGTAATGTCGTTATTGTAATAAAAGCTTTTGAAAATATAAAAGATTCATTAATAGAGTTTTTGTCTAATAAGAATGAACTTAAAACTGAAGTCGTTCTGAAAGATAATGAGTATACTATTATAATAGGTGGATCTATATTTGATTATAAAGATATGATAAAATCTATCCAAGATACAAATAATAATATACTACAGCTAGTAATTGATAGTCTATATCAATTAGATTATAGATTCTTTAAAGATTTAATTAACGATGAGATTATGATAAAAGATAGATTTGTTTATGAATGTGAAGATGAATATCTTAATAAGATTAATGATGATATTAGTATATTTCATATTGATAATATATTAGATCTATGGTCATCTGTAGATGGAATTATTCCAATGAGAAGATTACCAAAATTTATCAATGTCACATTACATTTAAAGAATATACCGTATATAGATATATGTAATATTAACAAATGTACTTATAGTTTTGATAATAGCTTTATTCCAATGATAAAGAAAAAAGTTGAATGGGCTGGAAATGAATGGGATTTAAATTCATTAGCTAAAGCTGTTATGTCTGTACAAGAATCTATATCAGATAATACTATAAGTGATTTATATAGACCTTTGGGTAATACAGTTGATTGTTATATAACATACACATTAGAAGAGATATTATTAAATATAGACTCATATTCAAGTATCAAAGAATCTATATTTAAATATATTACTGATAATTTTGGTGAAGATTTTGATATTGACAATCTATTATTACCTGAGTATAAACAAAAGATTGTATGTAATGATGAAAAGGAATTCATAGACGAAGTTGTAGATGAACATATTATGACAAATGAAGAATATTTAGAGCTATATTTAGAACAACAAGAAGATAAAGATTTACAAGACGAATAACATAAATATAAATCAGATATATCTGATTTAACATTCTATAAAATCCTCTTATTACTGTTTTATTGTTTAACAATATAAAGATATACATTATGGATGTCCATAATGTATATCTTTAAAATTTCAATTATATATTATATATATGAAGTTAATGATCGTAATGACCTTTATCTTGCTGTTAAATTGTTTCCTATTAGGTGTTAGCTCATATATTAAAAAATATATAACCACAACCATTTGTGGGTTTCTAACATATGAAAAGTATAGTGGGCAAATGCCCACTATACTTATTTTTTATCTTTTTTCTCTGTTTATGTATATTTTTCCTTTAAATGTTTCCGATTTATCTATATATACCGTACCTCCACAATATTCACATGTTGATGTATTGGAGTTTTTATATAAGTATATTGGAAAGAAATCTTCTTTATCACATTCCACACATCTTCCTATGTAAAATTTATATGTTCCTGGCATATTATCATCTCCCTTTTTATCTATATGTTCGGTAAACAGTATATTTCAACATATACGTAAGAAAGGAGCTGATATAATGCGAGATCCGAATAATTTAATACCTATTCAATTAAACGATAAAAGTACAATATTGCATATCAGAGAATTACCACCATTTGATATTCAAGATTATGACTTATTTGATGATAAATCATTCAAAAAATTTATGAAAGATTTAGAAAGAATGGTAAGACATTCTATAGAGTATCAAATGCTTATTCAGTATCTTAGAGAGAATATGGACATGAATAAATGTTGTTTTTATGAGAATGTGACCAATGAAGAGACTTCTAAGATTAAAATCCATTTACATCATGATCCATTATCATTATATGATATATGTCTAATAGTATTTAATAAAAGAGTTGCATATAATGAACCATTGGAAATAGAATTGGTAGCTAAAGAAGTTATGTATGTACACTATTATGGAATTATAGGATTAATATCTGTATCAGAAACACCACATCAATTAATTCATAATGGATATCTATTTGTACCGACAGACAAAGTATTGGGTAATTATAAGAAGTTTGTTGATTTATATAGACCATTTTTCCCACCAGAACAACTTGATATTTTACAGCGTATAGAAGAAATGACTTATAAAACTAAGATTAATTATGATATCTTAGAGAAGAGTGAATTGTATGTAGAATTTGGTGGTGGAAACAAATTACCGACAATGGACACTATACGAAATATTTTAAATGTTGACCAAAATCAACATACAAATAATATAGCTGGAAATGAGTATACTGAACAAGGTTTAGTTATACCAGCTGTAATAGTTAAAAAGGAGGAAAAGTAAATGAATTCTTATCTTAGAAGTATTTTAGAAAGTACAACAGTTTCAGATGAAGATCAAGAATTATATAATACTGATGATGTATATGCAACTGTTGAAGAAGAGGTATCATTAGAAGTAACACCAGAAACAGCAAGAGTTATTAGAACAGCACAGAATGAATATTGTATTGGGTTAGATGAATTAGTTGAAGTGACAAAATATTTATCAGAAAGTTACTCAGAATGTGATGAATATAAAGCTTTATGTAAAATTTGTGAAGCTAATGGAATCGATATGGATATTAATACTGTAGCTGTTGTTATCCCATCAAAAGCACAATTTGAAGCTTTTATTGAAGCTTGTGCAAAAGAAGCTAGTGGATGTCAATCTGAAGCAGGAAAATGCAAAGCTAAAAATAAAATCAAAAACGTGAAGAAAAAGATTAAGAACTTAGGTAAAAAAGTTAAACTTAAAAAATGTAAATAACATTTTTGTAATAGGTGATTATAATTAACTTTTTCCACTCGTAATAATCTCATTAAACTTAGATAACCTTTTTGGTTATCTAAGCTATTTTTCAATTATATATTATATATATGAAAAGGAGGTAAATATAATATGGATTATAGAGACATTTTCAATCCAGAAACATGTAATATATTTTGTGATGGTTCTATTCATAAGGTAGAATCAACAGGAGAGACTATAGGATGTCCAGGAGCTGTATGTGTTTTAACAGATGAATATGGAAATCGAAATGTAGTCGATTATAAGTCTTATATACTTAGGGATTGTACTAATAATATGACAGAAAATAGAGCATTATTACTTGCTGTATATAGAGCTATTGATTATTATAGAATTGGATATAAGATTAATATCTTTGGTGATAGTCAATATTGTATATATGGAATTACTAAATGGATATTTAGTTGGATAAATTGTATGTATAATGGTCATATGTATAATTCTAGTGGACAAGAAGTAAAGAATGAACAATTCATTATTGAGTTATTCTGTGCTATATACTATAATAATTTATATGCTAATTTTTACCATCAAAAAGGACATGTTAATCATTCACCAGCTTCACAAAAGAAAGCTAGTGAATGTTTTACAAAAAGCAATGGGATACGTATAGTAGATCCATTACTAATTCAAGTCATATCAGAATATAATGATATGGTAGATGTACAAACAAAACAAGATCTAGATAATTTTATTCTACAAGATTCTTATCATCAAAGATTTTGTAGAGAAGATTATCAAATTCCAGCTAATTTCTATATTGATAATACAACAGTCAATATGGATAATTATAAAACACAAATTAAGAGGAGGAGAAGATATGTATAATAGTATTTATGGTTATGGTAATAGTTCAGATTGTAGTGGTGATAGTTGTGGGGTATTAGTTATGAAAACTGATATCTCCGATTATCTTAATAAAATCTATACACTTAATGGTAAATATCCTAATGGTATTACTATTAATGCTGTATACAAATCAATAGTTGCTAATAATGTTGTTAGTAACCATCTCTATAGATTATTTAATCCGTTAGAATCTACTGTAGATAAATTCAACGTTGTTAATAATATTCTAGATAATCTATCAATCAAATCAGTTCAGATTGATGAAATTGGTATTGATCTGATTATGGTTATGCTAGAAAATGAGATTAAAAAGATACTGAAACATGTATTTAAATTTAACGACAATCAAATTAGTAGTTTAACCAAACTATCAATCATTCTTAATAGTATTAAGAATGATCTATTATTTATTAAATCTAATTTATAGGAGGAATGTAATATGAGTAAAAAGAACGAAGTAAAAGTAAATAAAAAAGAAATGGTAACACCAGCAGTAATTATTGCTCCACAAATAGGAACACCAGACAATAAATTGTTTGCTATAATGAGTCCATTTAGTGAATACGAAGATAATATATCAAATAATGATCCTATTATTACTGAAAACTATTCTTTGAAATCCTTACCAAATAATATATTTTCACATAAATTATTTAGTACTATAAAAATGCTATGTATTACAGCATTCAATTTAGTTAATAACCCTGTAGGTGATTGTGATAGAACTTTATACAATATCAATGGTCATAGTGTGTATGATTGTGATGATAATCCACTATATAATAGAGAACCATCAAGAAATCCACAAGAGTTATTTACTACAAGAGAAACTTTAGATATGATTCTTAATAATCTAGATCAATATATTTATAGACAATGTTGTATAGAACAAATTGATGAAACGTATATGTATGAATATAGTGTATATGTATTATCATGTATATATGATATGTGCCTTAATAGAATAGACTGTGAAAAGGATATTGTTAATTTTAATAGATTTATGAATAGTCTATCATATACATTACCAAAATCACTTGTAGCTATGGTAAAAGAATATAGTGAATTGTATAAAGACCGTATCATTTTTAGCAGTAAGTTTCAACAAATAGAATTTGAAGAAATGCCAGAATAAATTAATAAAAAACTAGAGAGTGTAAAATCTCTCTAGTTTTATTTTTTAAACCCCTCATAACTTATACTTATAGGAAATATTAATGCTCTATTTTTCATTGAGCATTAATTATTTTAATTATATATTATATATATGAGAGATATAATCTAAAGGAGGTTTAGATATAATGATTAATTATAATTCACCTATAATGAGTGCATTTCATCAACAAAATCAAATGAATATACCATATCAACACCCCATGATGCCTCAATCTATAGGCAATATGGTTAATATGGGAACGGGTTACAATCAACCACCAAATCAAATGATGGGAATGGGTCAGTATTATGGTGGTATGCATACTGGATTGTATAATCCTTATTTGGCTCAACAAAGACAGAGACAAATGGAAGCACAAATGAGGCAAGCACAAATCCAAAATGCAAATCAGTTTAAAGAAGTCAGTAAAAGAGTTAATAAGGCATTGGGGCTTCATAAAGATGATATGGAAGAACATCTAAAACAGTATGATCCTCAATTTATTCAAGAACAAAGAATGACAGATGATCAAAGAGAAGATCAAAATACTATGAGACTAATGAGTATTAGAACTATGAATGAACAATACCCTATACAACAACAAAATCAATATACGAATATGTGTAGAGAAAGAGAACGTATGGATAATCAATTAGGGGATTGTGGATTATCAGATTTCTTTGAATCATACGGAGAAGAAGCTATAAGACTAAACGAACAACAACTTCGTATGCAGCAAAGACAACTTAATAATCTATATAATAGAGAAGCATATAATAAATTACTTAATATGCATAATCAATCAAATTATTTCGGTAGTATTTACAATAAGAATAATACTATGCAAAATACTAGTATTGATGATATGGAAATAGCTCCACCAGCGTCAATACAAGAACAATTACAAAGAAAGAAAATGGCTTTCTTAAATTCTATACCAAGGGGATGATGAATAATGAAACTTAATCCTAGATCAATATTATATTCTAAAGAAATGTCCCCATTAGAATTTAATTTTGAAACATTGGCTGCACCGAGTCTATATAATTGGTTAGATTATAATGATATAGATTCATTACAATGGATAGTCAATTCTGTAAAATATGCATCTAAGATTGATCAAAAGAAGGATATGATTAATCAATTACTTATAAAAAGAGGATGTCATAAAATAGGTGGTGGTACTAATAGAGTAGTATATGCACCATATGAATGTAATGTAAATTGTTTTAAAATAGCTTTAGATAAAGTTGGTATTAAGGCTAACTATGCTGAAAACTATAATCAGAATTTTATTAAACCTTACGTATGTAAATCATTTGAGGTAGAGGCAAATACTGGTGTAGTTGGTAATTATGAACGAGTAAAAGCTGTTCAATCAAGAGAAGAGTATATATCTATAGCACCAGACATATATGATCTTATAACTACTAAGATATTGGGTAAGTATGTTATGGAAGATATAGGAACTAATTATATGTTTAACTATGGAGTAAGACCTGGTTTTGGAGTTGTCTTAATAGATTATGCAATGCTATTTGAATTAGATGGCTCTAAATTATATTGTAATAATATGATAAATGGATTTCCTTGTGGTGGTGAAATAGACTACGATGAAGGATTTAATCATTTATATTGCACAAAATGTGGAATGCATTATCAAGCTAGAAAATTAGCTAGTGCAATTCATAAGCAAGAAATAAAAATTATGAAGGAGGAGAATGATATGAGTTTAGTATCACAATTAGTTATTGGAGGAAAAGTTATGTCAGAATCTGATGGTTCTACAGAAACTATTCAAGAGAAAGAAGTTGCAGGTGTAATTAAAACAAGAAAAGTTAAGATGACACCTAAAGAAATTAAGAAATATGAACAAGAACAACGAAGAAAACAAAAAGAGGAACAAAGAAAGAAACAAGAAGAACGTGGTCCTATTGGAGTTATTGAAGATAATACACAACAAACTATTGGTGATGTTGTTGGAGATGCTCTTAAAGACTTTATAAAACAAGAAAATATTCAAACAACAATGCCATATTATACAGAACCAACCACATATGAATACCATGAAACACGAACTGATTATTCTGCTAGAGAGAAGAATGATTATTTCTATCAAGACGATAGAGAAACATATAGTGTAACAAAAGATGATGAAGATGATAATGTTTCTTTAGATCCAAAATCTATTCAAGATGCAATGATGGGTTCTGATGATGAAGAACCAGATTATTCTTCTTATGGATTAGAACCTACAGAAGAGATAGAACAAGATGAAGACGAACAAGATGAAGATGATACAAAATCTGATAAAGAGGATAGTCTTAAAAACTTTGTACCAAACAAAAAGAAAGTTAATCAAAGAAGATTAGAGAACTTATAAAAAGTTCTCTATTTTATATAAAAAATAAGGGGGGAATTGTATATGATTAAATATCGTCCAGTTAGGCATATGTTAGAAGAGTCAATGAAATGTGTTAAATACTTTAATACAATAGAAGAAATGAAACAATATATTGTAGACACATACTGGAGACCTAATAATGGTGATTTATTATTTGATATAGATGATATTGTGATTAAAGAAGACAGTTTTAGTGACGATAGAATTGGTTGGAAAAACGACCATTATGTGTGTATTAAAAGATTAGGTAAAGATGATTATATTAAAATGTATGGATGTCCACAATGTATTGGAACTTGTGATTTAGGAGAGGAGAATTAATATGATTACAGGAACACTTTATTTTACATCAGATACTAATGTAGTATTTGATTTCGTTAGACAAGATCCACAGAATAATGTGGTTGTGGCAATTAGTCAAAATGTAGATCCACAATTTGTAAATCAATGTGGAGCATTGGTAGCTAGTATATTAACACCAACTTACGAATGTTTTATGCACGAAGTTAATAATGATATGGACGGTTTTTGTACAATGTATTATGAGCATTTAAATAGAAAAGAGTGCATGGACTATATAGCTAGTATTCTTAAAGCATTAACTATAGGAAAGAATATTATATTATACGCAACACCAGATGAAGCACAGACGAATTATGTAAATGTATTTAAAGCATATTTAGCACAGACATTTGGTATCGTATGTGGAGATCAATATATTCAATTTAGTTGGATGCAAAATTACTTCATTAATATAGCAATGACATTATATATGTTTGATTTATATACAAGTCATGATTTATTTGAAGCTTGGAAGATGGTTCCTACTGTAGAATTTAATGATGGGCTAATTCTTAAACTTATTAGAGAATTAAATCCTCCAGTACCATCAAATTATACATTACAAGAGTATAATCAATACTTCTTAAGAATGGCTGTTGGTTATAATAATCAACAATTACAAATTCCAGCTATAATTCAACGATAAGGAGAGATTAATCATGAACATTATTGATTCTTTTAGAGGTGATTATTTATGATTTTCATAGGAGATCATACTACATTAGTTGATTTTCAAACTGGAGAACCATATGTAAAGAACCTTTTAGTATTCAATCTCTTAAGTCCTTTAGAAGGATTTGAGAGATTGAATATAATACCTACTGGTTCTTTTATATTAGAAGAAGGAAAAGAAAGAGAATTTGATATAAATTATGCAAACTATATTTTACAATCAAATGGTATAAATGAGTTAATGAAAGCGATGATGCCATTTTATGAAGGTAAAAATATATATCTTCTTGTCTATAGGGATAATGGTGGATATTTTGATGCTATTATAGAATCTGTATATAAATTTATACAACATAGATATGGAGTTATTCCCATTATGATCAATGATGTTGAAGATTATAACTTTACACCTACACAATATAATATGTCAATGTCTGTTAATGGGTTGTATAACTTTGATATTGATAAAGAAAATTACGTAAAGTATATAGCTAAGGAGGCATTGCATAATGGTGTCACGGAGCTACCTGAAGGACGTCTATATTAATAAAGATATAGATTTCCTTATATCTACTTATATAAGAGAATATGATATGAGGAAAGCTAATATCAGTATTCTCTTATCAAAAGGACTTATATCTCAAAGTGAGTACGATTATTATGCTTCTCTCAAAGATAGAAGTATTGTGATTGGAAAGCTACAAAGAGATAATGAAGTTATAAAGAAAGAACTTAATAATGGATTTAAGGAATATAGACAAATGTTTTTTGAAGCTAATGGTATTCAAGATGAAGAAGTATTAGCTATAAGAAAAGATGCTATATTTGTAATATCAAAAGAACCAAGATATACTACTTTTGATAAAGTGGAATTTGTATGTAAGAATATATACACATCATTTTACAGAATATTCAGATATGAATACTATTATTTTTGTGATAGAGTAAGAATGTTAGAGAATTTTGATGTGAAAGGTATATCTGATCAAATATTACCAGTACATGAAAATTACTTTATCGAATTACTCAAGTGTGTATTTGAAGCTGCTGAACTGAATATATTGGACGCAGTGCAAATTCTATCTAATTTTCTTAATGAATATATGAATTTTAGAGTAGAACCTGGTTTCTATAGAGAATTCAATGACTCTAGTTTATTTAGAATAAATAGTCCGTTTTATATGAATTATGGATTACAAGAGTTATATTCATTTGATCCAAATATAATGGATATATCATATAATAGAAGAATTATGGAAATGATTCTTTCATATTATATGAGAATACTAACAAATAAAGGTATATAGTCATTTTAGACTATATACCTTTATTTTTTATCTATTTTGTAGGTTTACTGTTTTCTAAGCTATAATTTAGAACAATAATATGGATTTTTTCGGCTATTACTTTATCAATACCAGATACTCCATCTTTATCTTTTTCAGGATTATAAAAACGTGATAATCTTGTCATTAATAATGGTGATATTGTACAACTTATAATAGTTGCCATATCTGATAACACTTTTTCTTGTTCTTTAGAATTAGGAGCATATGTTTCTTTCCATCCTAATTTACAAATAAAATATTCTTCCCATCTAGCTCTAATAAATCCATCCAATTCCTCTTCAACTTCTTGTTGTGTAACTTTACAGTTTATATCAATCTCATATTTTCTAATTTTGTTTTTATCGTTTACATATTTTAGCATGCAATTTAAAAAATGTATCATATATAGTGACATTATTATAGTTACAATATTAAGAATATTACTAAAATTCATTATGCTTGAAGGACTCATTATAAACACTCCAATCTTTTACATTTTTTCTAAGTTCAGAATACTTACCATCAATAGAACCTTCTAACTCTTCAGCTCTATCTATATATTTTATAACTTTTTTAGCTATATCTGGTGTTACACCATCTTTGTATAATTCTAAGAATTCCCACCAATTTCCAACACACATATTTGGATGAAAATATATTTCTCCAGTATTATGAAATAATTGGTGAGTCGTTAAATCAATCATGATAAGTTGTACTCTATGTTCGGTATGTTCTTTTCTAAGCATGTTTACTAAATCAAATGATGATATATATCCATATTGATTTAATGTATGCTCAGTAAGAATAATAGCTATATCAAATATTGTAAGAACATTATGATGCATTTCTAAATTAGCCATTTCTGAATTTATATTAGAATGCATTTGTGACTTATCTAATCCTAATCCCATCAAGAACGCTTTATAATGTTTATAAACTTCTGTTCCCCTGAATTGTTTTATAGCATTAGATAAAAATCGCTGATATAGATCTATATCAATCAATGTTTTTCTTGTTTGATAAAAAGACAATGAAAATGGGGAATAAGGCGAAGTTAATGTTGGATTTATACCTTCGAATATTTTTATTCCTGGAAATTCATTCATATTTTTTTTACACCTCTTTCTATATCAATTTACTATTATGTTGTAATATCATATGTTTAGAACATTTTTACATATAAGTAAATTGATAAATGAAATGGAGGTAAATATAATGTCATATAATAAAATAGAAACAGATTATCCTATGGTAGACACGTTAATACATGTAGGGAAAACATTAATGATGGATACTATATTAAAAGATGAAGATGAAGTCGGAAAATACGAAACATTAGACATATCAAGAATTGCAAATACATATATACAATGTAGAAGAGGTTTAGCATCATTTGATATGTTTAATTATACTGTAGCTCAGCTTAATGAGGTTGGACTAACAGCAGATGATCCATATGTATTCCATGCTAATATTCCAAAAGAATACCATGATAAATTATTAAAAATTGCTGTTAGAGATTTTATAAATAATTATGAAGAACAGAATGATTATTATAGAACATTTTGTGGATTACCACCGTTGGATGATGATGGTATAAAAATAACGGAACAAATAGCTGGTGTTAATAATAAAATACCATTACATAAAATGACTACTAGTGAATTAAATGTATTAGAAGGATTGGGTATATTAGATAAATATAGAGAATTATATCCTGATGCTGAATATCTTAATTATTTAGGATCATTAAGTATAGATCCATATCTATTAAGAACATTACCTAGATTTGGTATTATTTATATGCCACAAGTATCTATAACAGAAATAAAGAATAGATATAGGGAAAAAATAGAGAATGCAAGAACTTATGCTCTTACATGTTTATATAAAGATGCTATGCTTTATAAAAATGATTATTATAATAAATTTATAATAATCTTCATAAAGATTCAAGCTATGTGTGATTTATTAATGGATATACCAGATATGATTATTCGTAAAGATGTATTTGATCTTAGAACTGTAAAATATATATTTGAATCAAGTGGTATAACATATTTTGAGGAAATACCTATGAAATATCAATTAGCGATGTTAAAGAATATGAATACTCTTCTTACATTTAAATCTACTACAAAGAACATGGTTGATATATGTTCATTATTCGGATTTAAGAATGTAGAATTGTTTAAATATTATATTCTTAGAGCTAGAAAAGTTGATGAAAACGGTGAATATTTATTTGATACGGTTACAGAAATCAATCAAGAAACTGGTCAATATGAAACTGTTGATGATTATGTAAATAATTTTGAACTTAAATTTATCAAAGTTCCAATAGATGGTATACTTGATAACTATATCAGAGATGATAAATGTTATGTATCATATGAGGATATGACAAAGGATGATCCATTCTGGTGTGGAGGTAATGATAAAGATACTATATATAAACAAATCATATCTAGAGAATTTAATATAGAAAGAAGTAAATACTTATCTATAGATACTATATATGAAATGGATAAACTTACATTTGAAACATGTTATTTCTTTAATATGATTATGGATGATGTATTCTTAGAAGACAATCTAAATATTAAAGTGTATAAGATATCAGAAGCATCTATCAATATTAAACATGCTATAATGTATTTATATCTACTTAATTATGAACAATCAGGTTTACAAGATGATATTGTGTCTGATGCACCGTCTAAAGTATTATCTGTTATGGGATTTAATTTTCAATTAGATTTTACCAAATTATCAGAATATCTAATGAATAATCATGTAACTTTAGAACAACTAGGAATAGATGAATTTATTATACCAACAGAACAAATTCTTACATTCAATCAATTAACTAATATATTCCTTACTAATAAGAAGATTTATGATCATATTATATATCAAATGAAAAATGCTAACGATGCTGATATATACAGAATATATGAAGATATATATAATGCATTAATGGTAACAGACGTATCAAATAAAGTATATCAATTACCAGATGGTAGTATGGCTAAAACATATACAGAATACTTCTTATATAATAATATAGATATTTATAATCATATTAGTAATATAAGATTATTAGACGGAAAAGAAAAAGAGAATGCTATTTCTGATACTATGATTGAGATATTATCTTCATTAGAAGATTATATTAATTGTAGTGAATTTGATTATCTATTCATGAATATGCCAATGATAGGTAATGTAGTAAAACAATATATCTATACTGTAATAAACTTTTATAAATCTTATAAAATTCAATTAGACAAGATCAATACAGTGTATAGATTTGATGATGTTATTGGTAATAAAATAAAAGTTATTGATACCATGAGATGGATTAGTGCTTTTGATGTAAAAACATACACTGAGTTTGATGAAACTCCAATGTTTGAAGTATATAATACATTAGATGATAAAATTCCAATTAGAGATGAAATTAGTATTGGTTGGGGATTAGATCTTGGAGATAAACCAGATGATCCAGAATTTATTGGAATTAACAGAGAAGAAATATGGTTTAAAATATTCTATGAGTTTGATGATATAAACCATTTTATGTTCCAACATGAATTAGATATAAAAGTTATCAATACTTATAATGATAGTTGTATTCCAGAAGACATGATAGAGATAACTCGTATTTAAACGTCTAAACATCTATATAATATTATATTACTTATAAAGGAGGAATTATAATGGCTATTCCTACAGATGAACAACAAGAACAAATGCGAATTTTATCAGATGCTGTTCGTAATGCAGATAAAGCTAATATACAACGTCCTGGATCATTAATCACTATTAAAGATGGTTTAGGAAATGTATTACATCAAGGCTTACATAATAAAGTCATTGTATCAGGTTCAGCATTTACTATGATGAAACATTATAATATTGATGTGCCAACAAGAACACCATCGTATAATACGGTATTGGGATTAGAAAACACTTTAAATACTCCTAACCCAGAACCTGGAGTTAGAAGAGATGAAGTAGTTTGTCTATTTGCTGTTGGTGTCGGTGGATGTGGACAAGAACAACATCAAGTATATGATGTTGATTATTCAAAATGGATTAAACCTAGTGATTTAGTTCCATTTAGATATATTACTCCACCTAATGATCTATCAGATTTAGATAGAACTAGATATTTTGGTAGAGCACTTACTAATGGAAAAATTGCTTATTATTTTAAAGCATTTGATACAGAACCAGAACTTATTCAAAGATATGTTGACGGTACTCCTATTGATGCTAATGTATTTGATTCAACTAATACTTTAGAGATTGAATCATTTGTTCAATTGAAATTGAAAATTACAGTAGATGATTGTAGAGAATGGTTTGCATCTACAACTGGATTAGATACTGCAAAAATTAATGCTATTTCATTATTAACTGGGTATAAACACGAAATTAATGGGTATATATATTATGAATCCATCAGACCATTAACGGTTCTTCATTTTCCAAGCGAACCACTTAACGAATATACAAAGAGCCTTGATATAACTTATCTCTGCTTCTATTAGGAACTCTACTGGTTATAGTTTATTTTTTCGTTATTTTATTATATTAATGTTCTAAACATATTAAATTAGACCATACTTTTTATAGTATGGTCTAATTTTTTAATTATATATTATTCTGAAGATAAAAATATGATAATACAAGCTGAGATTATTAAGGTTTAAATTTTAATAAACATATAAATAATCCTTTATATATTAAATTAGCTGTTTTTTTAACTCTACAATTCTTTTGAAAAATAAGATAAGCTATTATGGCTTATCTTATTTTTTTATTATAAACATATATATATAATCCATCGGGATATAAGTCTTTTTGTATTAAGCAATCTCCTTTTAAATTTATTTGTAAAAACCTATACTATAATAGTATAGGTTTTTATCTTTTTATACAATATAACATATTAGTAAACCATATTAAAACTTTTTTTCTTTTTCTTCTTTCCTTTTTTGTGTGTATATCCACCATAGAGTAAAATCTATGGTGGATATTAAACTTTTAAAATATAATAACATATATTTGAGACAAGTATTTGTCTTAAGTCAAATCCCAAAATACAAAGTAATATCAAATATTGTCTTACTCCAAAAAAACACTATTTTTTTAGCAAACAATCCACTTTGCTTGCTTAACCATCAATCTACCAAATTAATAACACACTAAGCTCATCCCCTATGTGACTTAGTGTGTTATTATATTATGTAAAAGTCTAATATTTCACTTATATATTATAATAGTGTAAATAATACAATAATAATATTAAAGGAGTTGTTTAAAAATGATAGTAAAAGCATTCACACAAGAAGAAGTAGAATTATTAGGTGCAATTATGGAGGGTATTAGAATTATGGAAACAGAAAGAACAAATAAAAAGGTATCATTATTCAATCCAGAAGGATTTAAAGAAACAGAAGCAGAAAAGATTACAGAGGAATTATTTAGAACTAATCCTCTTAAAACACTTATCGATATTAAGAAATTGGTAAAACAATTACCAACAAATGGTAAAGTTGAAAATACAATTCAAAGACAAAAGATTGTAAAGATGATTGAATCTTACGATGATGGATATATTGCTAGAGAAAAGTATATACTTCCAGCAATCAAAGGAATCGTTACAGAATTATGTGGACCTGACTTTAGAGTATATGATGGTAAAGATATCTTACCGATGATTTTTAAAGATAAAGAATTAGCAATTACTATTGTTAAATCTAAATTAGTAATCGAATAATACATATAAAAGAGTAGATTAGTTTCTGCTCTTTTATTTTTTGTCTGTTTACATCTAATTAATATAAATTAGATGAAAGGAGATTATAATATGCCTAAAGTAAAAGATGGTGTGTTTATAACAAAACAAGAAGATATAGATTATCTATTATCTTTAGAAGAAAAAGATTTAACTATAAGTCTTATTATAGAATTACTTGGAAAGTTTAACAATAAAAGAAGATTTGAACCATTTAATTATATTAAAATTCCACCAAATTCTTATGGTCCTGAAGGAAAGAGAAATAAGAATGAATTTACAACTACTGTAGGGTTATGGATATTTAATAGACTATGTATAGAGAAAGAACTATTTGAATTAGAAAAGTATATAAATTATTCTGTAGATGATGATGTATTTAATGATATTGTATCTGATATTACATATGCTAGATTGGAAGATAAAGTACCATTAGATGCATTAAAACATTTCTTATTAAAGTCACAAATACTAATGAGATTAACTACAGTATTAGCAGCTCATTATGATGATGCTATATTATCTTTATCAGATAAACTTAAGCCATTAAAGACTAAACTTATTAAAGAGAATAAGAAAGCTCTTGAAGATGGTGATGAAGTTGTAGCAGAAGATATTTCTAATCAATTAATAGCACAAACAAAAGAAATATTAAAAGATGATGATGCGATGGAAATCTTTGATTGTAAAGCCAGAGGTAATATTGAAAATAACTTAAAGAATATGTGTATGATGAAAGGTGCTGTATATAATAACGTAACAGGTAAATATGATATAGCTACATCATGTTATATGGATGGTATATCTAAAGAGGATTATCATATATTTGCTAACTCTATTGCACCTGGAGCAACAGCGAGAGCTATCAAAACTCAAATTGGTGGATATTGGGAGAAATTATTATTCAGTGGATTTCAACATATTTCTATTTCTCCTAAGGGAAGTGATTGTAAAACGAAACGTACAATTAGAGTTAAATTAACAAAGAAGAATATTAAACAATATATGTATTGTTTTGTCCAACAAGGAGATAAAGTAATTGAAATTACTTCAGATACAAAGAATCAATTTATAGATAAAACTGTTAATCTTAGATTCGCTGCATTATGTGAAGGTGAAGATATATGTGAGGTATGTGGTAGTAGTCTATTTAGAAGAATAGGTATAGCCCATATAGGTATGGCTATGAGCAAAATCGCTTCAACAACCAAACAAAGAAGCTTAAAAGCGTTTCATAATAGTGTTGTTAAAACTACTGACATTACTGATATGTTAAATGATGCATTTGGAATATTAAATATAAACTAGGGTGTTCCTAGTTTATATTTATTTTTTAATATTACACTAACAAAAAAATAATCTAAAAATAGAAAGGATGATTTAAATGTATTACAAAAACAAAGAGTATAAAGAAGGACAAGAAATCAAAAATTTAATAATTCCAGCATATATTTCTAAGACTGGAAAAGAACTACCACCAAATTATATACCAGAACAATTTTCAAATTATCAACAAGAATATACATATATCCCACTTATGGCTCCAGATGAAATATTTGTATTTATAAATTCAGAAGAAATTGTTCCTGGAAGATATATGGTAAGTAATTACGGAAGAATATTCTCATTACTTAATAATGTATTCATGCAACAACAATCTACAGATAAAGGATATCTACGAGTTGGATTATCATGTCTTGATGGAAAGAAACATATATACTTTGTTCATAGATTAGTAATGATGACATTTCTTCCAATAGAAAATCCAGAACAATATCAAGTCAATCATATAAATGGTTGTACATGGTGTAATTGGTTATGTAATCTTGAATGGGCTACTCCATTAGAAAATGTTCATCATTCATATGAAGAATTAAGACCAGAAGTAGAAGCTATATGTATATCTAAAGAGAAAGCTTATGAAGTTGGTAATCTTATTAAGGATACAACATTATCTCTTAAAGAAATTGCAGAAAAAACTGGAGTTTCATATGTTAATGTAAGAAATATATCATGTGGTTCTAGCCATAAAGATGTATATGAAGAATTAGAATTAGATCAAGTTACAAGATTACTTCCAGAAGATACTTTACATGATATATTTAGATTATATTCTCAAGGGTATCAAGCATATCAGATTGCAGATGAATTAAATTTAAATAGAAAAACTGTAACTAATATTGTATATGGTGGAAAGAAACATTTAGATATTAGAAATCAATACGATTTATCTAATGCTTATGTTCCAACTAAGATTACAGATGAAGATGTGCATAATATAATGATATTGTTTTCCAATGGATATACTCCAACAATGATATCACATCATCTTGATATAAATAGAAAAACTATTGTGAATATTACTAGCGGTAGAGCACATAGAGATATATATGAACAATATGATTTATCCAATGCTCCTGGAAGAAGTATAACAGATGATATTGTAAGAGATATAAGAAGAATGTATGAACAAGAGGGTATGACACTAACTGAAATAAAATATAGTACTGGATATAATATTAGTACTATAAGTGATATTGTAAAATATAGAACACATAAAAATGTAGTATAGAATATATATATTCTATACTATCTATTAATTTGTCTAAATATAAAAAGTAATAGTTTATAATATATACAACATATTTGTAATGGGTTAGTTAAGTCCATTAAAAATCATCTCCTAAATATATATGCTGTTTGAACGAAAAGAATGAATATTAGAATACCAAAAAAGGTATTCTAATATTCATTTTGATTATATATTATATATGTGAGTATATATTTAATAATACTAAAGGAGAGTGTATTATAATGGGAAGAAGTGTAGTAGAGTATAACGATATCATTGGAAAAGAATTTGAAGGAAAATATGGAAGAAGATTTATTGTATTAAAACATCTTGGATGTATATATGATGGAAATAATAATCATTATTATAATATAAGATTTATAGAAACTGATTATGAAACCGAAGCATCAAGATATATAATAATGCATAATTTAGCAGTAGATAAGACATACAATAGACCATGTAACAAATCAAATATTATAGGTAAAATATTTAAAAATAATGACGGATTAGAATTTAAAGTATTGGATATGGATGAGAAATATAAGATGATACATAATACGCAAAGTAGTAATTACAAAATACAATTTATTGAATCTAAGAATATATATTATGTCACAAGAAGCAATATAACAAATGGTTCTATTTCAGATTCAAAACAAAGATTAAATACTGTTGAATCCACAATTCATACAAGTAAAGATGGATTAGAATTCATTGTAACTTCAACATATAGTACACGTAATAAAAATGGAACAAAAATAACAATGTGTAAAATAAAATTCTTAATATCTGGATATGAAACAGAATATAATATTGGATGTGTGGACAATGGAAAAGTTATAGATCATACTTATAAAAACATATGTGGTGGTATAGCATCTACAGGAAGAGTTATTAGTGATAAAAACAAAAATAGACTATATATAAAATGGTCAAGATTAATATATATGGTATATAATACTGAATGGTGTAGTGAACATACTATATGTGAAAGATGGTTAACATTTACTAACTTTGAAGAAGATATGAATTCTATCGGAATAACAGAAGAACTTTTACATAAGAAAAATATTAGATTGACTGTCGGTAAAAAATGCACAGAATATAATTTAGATACAATAAAAATTGGCAATTATTATAAAGGAAAGTATTTTGATAAAGGATGTGAATAGAAATGTTTTTAATAGATACAAAATTACAACATAGTATCACTGATATGAGTGGTGATGATTTTATTTTTATGAAGATGCAAGAAGAGTTATCAGAATTGATAAATTGCTTATCTGAACAAGAAATTGATATATATCATCTTTCTGAAGAAATATGTGATGTTTACACATGTTTATATAGACTTAGACATAAAATCGAAAAGAAAGCGAGAATAAGAATATCAAGACGTGAATATAGTCTTAAACAGTGTATTTATAATTTATCAAGATTTCAACAACTTGTTAGTAAATCTTATTTGTATAATAATTATAAATCTAGGTTTTTCTATTCAATGAATGACACATATAATGTAATCTGTTGTTTAGTGAACAAGTATAAAATAAAAGATAAAGTTCAAGAGTGGATAGAAAAGAAGCAAGAAAGAGATTCTAAGTCTATAGAATATAAATATAAATATAATAAGTTACATATACATTAGAAAATTAATGTATATGTAACTTATTATTAACTTATATATTATATTATTGAAGGAGATGATATAAATATGAATTATCCACATCTTGTAGATGAACTTGGAAATTTATTTAAAGTTGAAACATTACTAGAAAGAATTGACTTGGATAAAGAGAAAGATAATGATCTTCGTACTGGTAACGGGTTCATTATCTTTCAACATCAAAACATTAAGAAGGATTTAAAAGAACCAAATGGTATTTTTAGTACTAGATTTGGTTCTACATTAAATGACTCTAACCCGTTCATTAACAAATATAAATGTTCATGTGGTTACACTATGGGTAAAATTAATAATGGCATGACATGTCCTATATGTAATACTAAAGTAAAGTTTGTTGATGATAATTATGACTTATTTGGTTGGACAGTATTGAAAGATGAATATTGTATAATCCATCCTAATCTATATAAAGAATTAGAGACTATTATTGGAACAGAGAAACTTTATAATATCATAAAACCAATAGACAATAAGAATGAAGATGGATTTACAATAGAAGAAAATAAACAAGTTAAAGATGAACCATATAAAGGAAAAGGTATATTATGGTTAAGAGATAACTTTGAAACAGTTTTAGATTATTATTACAATAATTCTTCTAATAAGAAAGCTAAGACTGATACTTATCTTGATTTGTTAGAGAATAAAGATAAGATATTTACTCATTCTATACCAATATTTACGACACTATTAAGACCATTCAAACTTGATGGTGGAAACTTTGTATTCAACGATATTAATGGATTGTATAATATGATTGTAAAATTAGTTCATGATATCAATATGAATACATTACGTATTCATAGAAAGAAGAAACCTAAATTACAATTATTATACGATTTACAATATAAACTTAATAAAGTTTATGCTGAAGTTGAAAATATATTATCTGGAAAGAAAGGTATATTTAGAGGAGTATTCGGAGGAAGATTTAACTTCTCTTCTAGATGTGTAATCATTCCAGATGATACATTAAAAGTAGACCAAGTAAAATTATCATACTTTGCATTAGTAGGATTATTAGAACAGAGAATTATAAATGTTTTAGTAAAATCTTATAATATGTCTTATGATGAAGCACATAATATTTGGTATTATGCCACTATTCAAGAAGACCAAAGAGTTAGAAATATTATTCAATCTTTAATAGATGACGGTCAAGGTATACCTATTTTAATAAATCGACCTATTTGTGGATGGGTCCTCCCTACAGAAATGTACGGAGAAAAACCTTGTGAACTTGTCTGGGAAGGGCTAATGCTTAATGAGCTACAACGTAACTGTAACAGGTAAGCGTGAATGGCAGTCGAAAGACAGAAATAATCATTAAGATGATATATGGTGAGAGCCTAAGTATCGTGCCAAGTAACAAACAATGTCCAATCAGCAGCCAAGCTCTTATATAAATTATATAGGAGAAGGTTCAACGACTATCGAAAGCTAATATACTAGTAATCTAGTTAAAAATAAGGTATATCTAATAAATTAGATATAGACGAAGTGAGTAGAGTAGGATATAGTATATCCGAAGTGCAAGGCATCTGACTGCTAGTAGTATCTTATATTTGAAATAATATAAGAATAGTAAAAGATGAAGATATAGTCTCTCCTTATGAGTAATACTCATAGAAGTTCATAAGAGAACTGCATAGAAGTCACGACTCTATGTGAAGACGGAGCCTACAATTTCATATGGAAGTATTTTACAAATGCATGTAGTAGGAATATTAGACACATATACAATGGCATTACCATTACAGATCTTAAAGACTATGGCTGCAGATTTTGATGGTGATACGTTATCTATATTCCTAATTAATAACAAAGCATTCTATGAAGAAGCATTTAAAGTTCTTAATCCAAGAAATGCATTATATATCTCTAGAAATAATGGTATGTTTAATAAAGCAATGAACCACTCAAGAGATACTATTATTAATATTAATACACTTATTGGATTATCTAGAAAGAACTATTCTCAAGAACAATTAGAGAAGATTAAGAGAATAAAAGAACAGAAACACTTCTAATATAATAAAAAGCATTTACGTGGAACATTAACGTAAATGCTTTTATTTTTTATGATAAAGGAGTGATATAATGATTAATAGAAATCCTAATCTAAAGAAATGTAATCCTGCAGATATATTAAAAAAGAAACAAGAAGTAAATTTAAATATGAGTATGGCTTCACCATCATTAATCCACACAGAATCAATAGCAACTGAATATATTAAAGATTTCATATTAAGTGGATTACCAAAAGATTACTTTAAGACAGTATATATTAATGAAAAACATATATTGGATGAGTATAGAAAAATGGATAAATCTTATAATTTTATAAGTAAACCAACTCCAGCTATTGCTATTACACCAAGAATAAATTATGATTTCAATAATAATGATCATAATGATGTAAGATTTGGTGTAAATTTAGCAATGCAAATGGGAAGATTAGATACATCATTCATAAAAGATTATGATAGACATTTATTCTTAGCACTAGGACTTAAATTAGTAGAATTGAATTATAATGTAAAAATTAAAGTTGATACTAGATCAAAACAAGTAGATTTATTTGAAAGACTTGGTGTTGTATTACCTATTGGAACAAAGAGGAGATTCAAGATAGATTTAGATTTCCATATTCCATTACATGTAATGATTCAATTTGCTAAAGATGTAGGATTTAATATACAAAGTGGTGATGTATCAGAATGTGCTAAATTTGTAAGATACCTTAATTCCAAATCAGAATTACCGATATTATATAAATTTAGACGCACGAATGGTATTAATGAATTCTTTGTTAGAATGAGAAATTTTTCAATAGATATAGACCTAACAGAGAGAATGAGTCTTGATGATGGACAAACAAAAAATCATGTATCTGATTCATATATGATAGATTTTAATATAGGAGTCAAGATTCCAGCACCTAGATGGTATGCATATTATTCTAGAACAGAACATGAGATTATTCATAAATTATCTCAAGGTAGTGAAGAAACTGTTATTGTGGGAGAAATAACTACACTACATATACCTACAGTAAATGAAAAAGGATGGAATAATTATCTTAACGTAGATTATGCAGAATTTGATCAAGATGAGATACCAAAAATTCCGTTTATAGAATTATTTGATAGTATTCATGTAACTCCTCTTATAAGACAAGCATTAAAACTTGGTATAAGTCCTAGAGAGTTTATAGATATAAAAACATTTAATTCAGATAAAGAACTACAAGTATCTATGGACTGGGAAACATGCATTGGAACTTATTCTGAACCTTTTAAAGGTATAACTACATATATAGCTTTATATTTAGATACTGAATTTGTACATGAACAAACTATTATAATGGAAGAATTAAATAAAAACAGAATAACTACAGATAAACCATATTAGGGTTTATCTGTATTTTTCATCCACGATAATTTTTACAACTTCAGCAATATTATCATTTATAAGATCTTTTAAGTATTTACGTACTACACAAGAGAATATAATTTTATGTATGGAAGTTTTATATATATCATTAGGTAAATAAGATATCATTATATTATTTACTATATAATCAATCATATAATGTATTCCTTTAGTGTATCTGATTTCAGTTGGATTATCTCTAAGGAAATCTAATGTGCTAGCGATTATGTATTTTTCTTCTGTATATAAATATTCTAATATCTTTCTAAATTCATTTAGTAATACTAATACTATTATTGTAGATATAACAATTTCAATCATTTAAGCATACCTCCAAATGTTATATTTTAATATAAAGTTATTGATATAAAATTGAAACTTTATGGGTAACAAGTAATTAAAGGGGGTGTGGAGGTATTAGATCCGTTCATAATCCAAAATTTTATTATTCTAATACCCGTAAACATGATAGATTTTACAGATATTGCTTCCCAACTTGTTGCAGGAATGTTTTCTGTAATTGCAATTGTAGTGACATTTATTTGCAATAAGAAAATGAAGACTATTAAACAAAATGGAGTTGAGGAATCTTATCCATCATTAACTACACATCCTGTTCATGTAAATATTGATCATCATATGAGAAACGCACAGATAATTACAATGGATGGTGTTAGTAATGTGGGGAGATTAAAGTTAGCGTCAGATTTTTTGTCCTTTTCAATATCTTGTTGGAAAGAACCATGTATTAAATTTGCACAAGAAGCACAGGAATGTATAGATAATTGTGCATCAAATTGTAATGAATGCAATAGGCTATATACATTGGCAATGAATATGTTCTCTGAAGGAAGAATGGCATGTGAACAGCTTTCTGGTTGGAATATCGATTCTCAAGATTATGAAGCGGTCGTTATATTTAGAGACAAGTTCATTGATTGGAATCGAGATAGATTAGAGAGGTTGGCTAGAAAAATAAGTGATATAGCACTTATTAATGACACATATAAAACATGTGAAATTAAAGGAGCCAGAATTCTTGAATGTATGGATGATTATCTATTTGATATGAAAATGGATAGTTTGCATGTATTGTCTAAATTAAATGGGGAACTTAATGGTAAGTATTATCATTACCATGAGTTATAAAAAATTAGTATTACTCCAACAATGGAGTAATACTAATTTCAATTATATATTATATAATTGAATACATATATAAGGAGTGATTTTATTATGAAAGAATATTTTGATATAAGAGATGATTATATCAAGAAGTATATAACTATTAATGGTAAAATATTAAGTATTCAACGAATCAATGGTACTTACTGTTAATACAGAATTTGGTGCACAATCACTTTTTAATATTTCACTTATTATAGTTGATGATAGTGACAAACTTATCAGATATGATATTGTTACAGAATATGGTTATGATATTATAATTCATACTACAAGACAGATGACATTAGATTTAATGGGAGATAGCAAGTATATTATAGTAAAATTTATTAATGAATTATCTGAGGAGGATAAATAATATGAGTGATAAAAGAATTGCATTTATGTGTGAAACTGAAAAGGCTAAATTAGAAAGAATGGAAGATGGAAATATTAAATTAGAACTAGATACAATAGATACAGTAGATAGAATTATTATAGATAATAATATCATAGAAATTTATGATATCGACGAAGTGATATTTGATCAAGATAACGAAACATATCATGTATATTATGATAATGGAGAAGGAACTATTACATCATTAGATTTACAACTAAAAGATTCATTCTTATATGTATCTGAATATACAAATGATAATGGAGAATTAGAAGGTATTAGATTTGAAACTAGAAAACTTAATATCTTTGATTCATACCCACAATATAGATGTGAAATCAAAGATGGTATGATTAGAACATTCTGTATTCCAGGAATGTATATGAAAGAAATGTTATTATTAGAAACAAAATGTTGTATGGAAAGTATTGTTAAAAATCAACAGATACAATCTTTTATGTATGATATTATCAAGACTGTTTATAGTGATTATTATAATGGTCAAGATACTAGATTTTATATTTATCATAACGGATCAATATATCTTATTAATGATCTAAGAACTAATGTAGCATCAGTATCTACAACAAATATGTACAATGTAGATGGCTATGTTCCAACTAATATGATTATACCATACGAAGATTTAATGATGTCTAAAGCCATCTTACTTACAGACGAAATGTTGTTTATAAATAATGATTATATATATAAAGATGGAGAAGTAGTTGGTAATGTATCCCAATTAGATTTAGCTCCAATAGTTTATCCATTAAATGATTCAGATTTCCAAATTAAATCTGGAATAATATTTATGTATACATCTATGAATAGTATTAATACTATTATGGATATAGTAAATAAAAATGATTTTTATAGAGAAGATTTATTAAAACAGGCTAAAGATAATATATCAGAAATCATTAAACAATTTAACGAAATAGAAGAAGAAAAAGTTCTAGAAAAATATGGTGCTACGACGGTATTATTGTTATATAACGGAAACGTTTATGTATATAATTCATTATATATAAGAAATTATTTAGAACAATGTATTAGTATTCTTGATAATGTTAGTGATAGACTTTCTGATACATTTTCTAATTATGTAGGGTTAGATATATTAAAAAATGAAGAATAATAAAAAATACATAGAGAAGAAATTTAATCTTCTCTATGTATTTTATTTTTTATTTGATTATTAATAATACATGTCTTGTATATTCACTATTATCATTACATTTTATTTCTAATAACGCATATCCAGTAAGTTTAGGTGTTATAGCTATTCCACCTGATGTAATTTCTATATCCATTCTAGGAACTTGTGTATATGGATCATAACTATATCCAGCAAATACTCCTACAGTTACAATATCTTTTACACTCTTACCATTCCATGTACTTTGTGTTGTATCAAACCATTGTTCTGAAGATCCATTAACAGATCTCTTAACTTTGTAATTTAAAGTTGTAGTTTGACTAACTGGAATTTCTAATTCAGTTATAGCATTTCCATTATATTCTATAGAAGAAATACCTTTATCTGCAATATTTATAACTTTCTTACATGTTATAGGAGAACCAAAATATGGTGTTCCTTTAAATGTAATAGAGAATGTTCCAGGTTTCATAATAGCATCTAATAGAATAGGATGAGTTCTATCAGCGAAATCATCAGCATGTAGATAATAATCCTCTGTACGCACTATCATATTTTCAGCACTCTCTATTTGTACAAGATTGTTACTATTATAAGGAGTAGATGATTCTCCATATCCAGCAAAGTTCTTTACAAAGTTTCCAGATTCATCATATAATGGAATTATATGAATAAGTGGATTACCATACCATTGTTCTAGTTTATAGAAATCATCACCTGTAGGATTATCTGTAAATATATTATAATTTAATCCTACATTATATATCAATTCATCTTTAGTATATAATCTTGTTCCATTTATAGTAGTACTATGCGTTATACCATCAATTGTTGCTGTCAGTGTTATAGCACCACTCTTTAATACTTCTACAGTACATATATACATCAAGTTTTGAATTTCTGCATTAATATATGAAGTATCATATGATAATTTAGACAATTCTGTATTAAAATATTTATATTCTAGATCATAACCTGTAGCACCTTGGACATTTTTCTTATATAAATCTCCAAAGAAGCAAGAGTATGAACTTTGTGTTACAGCTCCAGTGACAGGAGATGTAAAGCTATATGAACTTACTTCATTATATACACCATCTGCAAAATACCAATCATTTGTAATAAATGGATATAAGTGCATTTCATCTTTAATGTTTTTATGATCTTCTCTATATGTATATTGTGATATAGAACTCATAATCCATCCAGAAAGAACTTTATATTGTTCTATTGGAGTATTTATAGATGTAGGAGGGGTTGCATCTTTACCATATTCGACTTCTTCTGTTTTTAATACATTTCTCTTATATTTTGCATCATAAGAATTATCATAAAAGTATACCATGAATCTTTTAATATCTATAATAGCATTAATATCTGTATCACTCTTGATGTGTGTATAATCTTTATCCCATCCTTTATGAATATATCCCTCTGGTATTGTTAGATTTGTTGGTGGATTTGCAGATTTATCATATTCTACATATTGTGTTGATAATAATATACCACTCATAAAGAATCTTACAGTGTAAGTTTTAATCTTTAATTTAGCATTTATAACCATATTGTTCATAATTCTATAATAATCTTTATCCCATCCTAAAAAATCATATCCTTCTATACTTACATTAGTTGGAGGTGTTGCAGGATCTCCTATTTCTACTTGTTCTTCTTTTAATACAACACCATTAGCTTTCCATGTTACTGTAAGCATAACAGGCTTTCTAGTATATATATTCATCTGTCTTCCTATCATTTATTTTTACCTCCTTTTAAGATATTATTAAAATGTACATGTGAGAATCAAATCCCACATGTGCATTTATTTTTTATAAAGTATAAATAGCATTATCTGTTATTGCATAAAGTTTGTTATCATATATAACCATACAATTCCAATCAAAATCAAAATTTAAATCTTTCTCTCTAGTCCACGAATTTCCATCATAACTATAATGACGACGTTTTCCACCTCCACCACCGAAGATATGAATCTTATCATTATAAACTACAGCATCACCACCATATAATTGATATGGTATATCTTCTAATTTATATAATGACCCATTATAATAATGACTCTTTGATGTGTCTTGACCTCCAAGAATATGAAGATCATCATTATAATATACAGAGCATGTTCTTTTAAAACTAACTGGATGTGTACGCACTTCGTATTTTCCACTATTATTATAATATGTTGTAAGTTTATTATTTGTATTATATTCTGTTCCTCCAACAAGATACATCATTGGTGTATTATAATAAGTATTATATGTACTAACTACACTACCATTAGTAAAATCGTATGGTAAATCATTCATCTTTTCCCATTTAGTACCGTCGAATGTATAATGTAGATTTTTACTATCTGTCACTGATCCACCTAGCATATGAATTTTACCATCATACCCAATAACACAACCGTCCATGAATGGATATGGCAATTCTATATTTGATTTTATTAAATTATTACCATCAAAAATATACATATCTCTTGGTTGTAATCCACCTATAATGTAAATTTTATCTCCCAATACACATGATCTACTAAACATTACATTAGTTGGTAGATCTAAAACTTTTCTCCAAGGATCTTCTCCACTAGATGTATTTGTGTTTCCACTATTGTTATTATTAGCAAACTTCTTCCATTCGGCTAATCTTATTTGATCATCTTTATTTCTATAACAGAAATAAACTGATTGGTTTAAACTACTTACTACTTGTAATCCTTCTGATATACCGCTATTATGTGCCCATACTAATGATCCATCAGTTTTATTAATACAATATACATATGGATTATATTCACACGTAAAAGCAAAACAATTATCATCAAACCAATCTATAGTATTGATCTTATAGTTATTATAGAATTGATCTGTATTATCAATAATTATCTTTTTAATATTAATTGAATAAATTACATCTAGTGTAGTATTATCAAGTACTAATATTAATCCATTATCATGACCAATATAAGTCACATTTTTTTCTACAATAGAATTGAAACATGAAGGATTTCCGAATTCTAATGAAGTTCTTAATTCAATTGCAGATTTCTTATATGAAGATCCTAATAATTCACTAGGATTAGATAATGAAGAATATAGTGTAGTATTTGAAATATCAGTATTACTACATTGATTTATATCTGCATATGCTTCTAATATTTGTAAGTATCCTGTTTGCATAGCATTTACGTACAGTAGGGCATTTCCAGATTTAATAATACCACCTAAACTCTTATTTGAACAATACTTAATATAATACACACTACCATTATTAGACAATAATTGTTTATTTTGTGATTGCGATATATCATAAGAACCGCTAGATGGATTGATAATATATTTGAGTTCAGCTTCGTCTTCTAATAATGTAGATATACTATCATACTGTTCATTCATAATTGTAAGTTTCTTTTGATCTGTTAATGGTAATCTGTCAGATGTACTATTCACAAGTTCATTAGTCTTTACAGTTACAGTATTATTTACGATATTATTGTTCATATGTCTTAGATTAGTAACCCTACAGTTTACATTATACATATCATCTATTTCTGTTCCACTATTAGCTTCTTTAATCCATCCAAAGAATCCATTATTACCTAAAGCATATCTACTATCACGATTTTTGATAGAATTTGTTTTAGCAGAATCAAATACATTACTAGTATCAAATATTCTACTAGTAAATGGTATTAGTTTATAGATATCATCACTATCTTTAACTAATGGTGTTTGTGCATTTGCATATGGTGTTAAGAAACTTACCATAGCAAATATACCATTTACATAATCTATTGTAGGAAATGCTACATATGAAAAATTACGTAATGATTCTCCAGATAATGAGAATGTTCCTCCAGTAAAATCAGAAGCTTTTAATATTACATATGATGAATATGTACTATCAAAATCTTCAAAACTATTATTAGTATCTGTAATAAGAATATCTTTAGATTTTAGTATATGGAGATTTGGTAAAGCATTTACATATTCTCCCATACCTTTTTCGACAACATTTTCTGAAATTTCATAATCCTTTAGAGAACCAGTTAAGTTACATCTTTGAACTGCTGTTAATACATCTCCAACTTTATCATCTTTTGGAGTTGATGGTGTTGTACTTGTTCCACCTCCAGTTCCTCCATTATCATCATCTAAATCAGATGCAGTTAAACCAGTATCTAGTAAAATAACCTGACTATCTAACGATACTGCATTATCTGTATATACTGTAACTTCACCTTTTTTAGTTTTTGTTATAGAGTAATTATTATCTAAGAATTTATTTATATTTGTTCTATCTAGTCTGAATAATGCTAGATGTGATGCTAATATTACATCATCTGCATACAAATATTCTTTAGATACATTATTTGCTTCCCAATTTGGTTCTTGGATAGATAATGGTATCTTAATATATTTGCTATATATTAATAATTTCAATATTAATCGTTGTGTAGGTTTTTTCTGAATGAATATTGGTACTGTATTACCAACAATATCTTCAGTTAAAGCCCATCTAATTTTATCATTTACTATTTTTTTCATGTTTTCTTTATCAGCTTGAACTTCTGTCATTAATTTATCGTTTAATATAGAATCTGTATAATCATATTCAAATGATCCATCTGGTTGTTCATTCCAATCATCTGGATTAACTTCTACTTCTACTACAGTAATTTCTGGTAATTTATTCTTCTCGTCTGTAATTTCTTTTATAATCTCTGTCAATGATTTATCACCATCATATACTGTTGATACATGAGTTAACGGTGAACATTTTTCACCTTGTGCTGTTTGAGCAAATCCTGGATGAAGAATATACCCAAACGTTTCTAAATCTTGATTAGCCATAATAATAAACCTCCTTAACATCTATGAATTATTAATATAACAGTTGCATCAAATGGAAATTCTGTATATATTGTTATTTCTCCATACGAATATGATGCTGTTATAAATCTATTATTACTTTGTAAAAACTTTTGCATATTATAATTGTCAAAAGTACATGTAACGAAATGATTTGTTGCTAAATCTAAATCACCAACATTTACTTTATACATACAATTTTCATCATCTAAAACAGTAAATTTGTTTTGTTTTAAATTTACTTTTAGATTTTTTGGTGTTCCTTGAAAATATAATGTATTCCCAGTCCATATAGTTAATATGTCTAATCGTATATTATGTTTAGGTTTCACATTAGTATATGTATAAACCTCACCATCTATACATTCAGATTTAATAAACTTGTATCTTTCATTTGCTAATAATATTAGCATATTAGAAATACTAACTTCAGTTTCACATATAATATTATACTTCATATATTCTCTATCTTTATAAGAGATTATATGATATTTATACATACCATCAGCAGCAATCCAATCATCTGGTGATATATTTACTGTCACCCTTTCCCATGTAGGTTTATTTCTTTCATAATATTTTCTATAAGTTTCATCAAGTATAGTTTTAAGTTTTGTATTCTTGTCTACTATTACTGTACTTGTATGAACATATGGAGATAATGCATCAGTTCCAATATGGATTATACCTGGTTTTATAGAATATTTTCCCATATATATCCTCCTTTCTATTGTCTATAAATATCCATATCTTGTTCATAATTATCATTGATACATGAACTAGATATAGCTTCATTATACATTCTTATACAACAGATATTTCCAATGAATGGGAAATATCCATCTTTTCTTGCGAAATTCATAGTCATATCATTTATATTTGATATATAATCTACATTCTCAAATAATTTAACTCTATTAGCATTATGATATAATATCAATTGTTGATTCTTTCTATCATATACTATACTAATAGAAGTTCTTTTATTTGTATAATTTATAGGATATAAATATTCTAATTGAGTTTTACCATGAATACGTAAGATTAACCCTCTTACATTAAGAGTTATTTCTATACCATATTCTCCTTTTTTATATTTACCCATTAAAAATACTTCTTCAGCAAACATGTATTTTATATGACTTATTACAAATTCTAGTGTGAATGAATCCATAAGTAAAGGTCTTCCAACTATATTCATACTATTTGTTCCAGTCATAGCATAAGATCTAGTTTTAGGAAAATGTGTATACCATTTGCTACATCTTAAGTGATTATGATGTATACTATTATCTCTAATACTAATAAATCCTCCGTATTTTAGCATAGAGTTATACCCTCTTACATCCATAACCATATTCTTATCGTAATATACTATATATCTTTTTTGTTCTAAATCACTTAACGTTTTTAATTCTTGTGCAGTTAATGCTTTGGAATAATATTGCACTGAATGTAACATAAATTCTCCATATGTAAAATCAACACTTCTACCTAAACAGAAATTAGTTACATATCCTTTATTCACATTACTATACACTCTACGTTTCTCTCCATTAAGATATACAGTAAATCTTCCAGCTTCATATGTCATAATGAGATTGTAGAATTTGTTTGGTTTTATTACACTATTTAATGATATTTTTGAACTACTTGACACATTGATATATAAAGTTCCATTATTAGTATATACTTTATTTATACCAGGAAATGATCCAGCAAAATTACCATTAGGTGGGACATGAAAAGATATAGATATAGTATATACATTTATAGTATTAAATGTATAATTCTCAATATATGTAGTTTCACCATTAAAATGAAGGTTATTTTCTAACCAACCATTTTCATCATTAAAATCGAAATTATATAGATTAAAATGATTATTATTTCCACTTATATCATAGAATTTATTTCTAGTCTCGAGTTTAGTATTCTCCATTCCTATACTATCTAAATGAAGTAATAATTTAGATTTAGGAATTCCAATACTAACACATTTATCTTGTCTAAACACTTTTAGAACTCTTTTATTTCCATATGATATTTCCATATATTTAACCTCCTTTTATAAAAATATATTAAGGTATAAGATACCTTAATATTGTATCCTATACCTTAATGTTCGGTTATTAATATATTGCGTATATTTTTGTAGTATCATTTTTATTTGCTGTTGATAACGCATTATACTCTGCTTCTGTAATAGGAACTAATGTTTTTCTAGATTCAAGTGCTGTTATTCTATTTGATAGAGCATTTATTTTATTATCAATTTCAGTTTTAGAATAATAACCAGATAGTTTATTATCTATCTCTGTCTTATTGTAATAATTATCAAGATCAGCCTTAGTTGCCATATTAGCAGCACTATTTATTGCATTATCTATAGTTTGAAACTTATTATCTATTTCTGTTTTAGTATAATAATTATCAAGATCAGTCTTAGTTGCCATATTAGCAGCACTATTTATTGCATTATCTATAGTTTGAAACTTATTATCTATTTCTGTTTTAGTATAAGTATCACCACTATTAGCTTTATTTAATAAAATTGTATCAATTTCTGATTTTGTATATACATTACTAGAACTTGTACTGTTATTTTTTAAATCATCAATTTGTCTTTGTAAATCATCTGTTATCGTAGTGCTTGCTAGTGAATTTATAAGAGTGTCTAATTCTGTTTTAGTATATACTTCTGTTTTATCAATCTTATTATTAATTGTATTCTTAACAGCTTGTGTTAATGAATCCCAAGCAACAGATCCAGCTGCTGAATTTTGAACTAGAATATTACCATCAATCCAGAATAATACTAATTTTATTTTATCAGTTAAATTACATGGTTCATTAAATTTCAATTTATAATCAGACAATACATAATCTGATGTAGCAGTAGAATTAAACATTACAAAATGACCATATTTTTCTTTAGCTAAATCATTCATATTTACACTAAATTCTGTTTGATTATCTCTTGTCGGAATAAGTTCTATAACTTTTGTCTTAAATAAAACATTGGACATATTGTTATAAATTTCATCCACTTTAGTTCTGAGATCATCATGAGATGTAGTATCTACATTATGGGCAGCAATAAGCATAGCTGCATCTATTCCGTTATTATTTCCACTACTAGTTGTTCCATTATTCCATCTATCAATCATAGCATCTGTTACAGTTCTATGTAATGGATCATCTATAAGATCTTTTAATTTGTGTTCATGATCAAGATCAGCTTTATTATCTAATAGATCATAAATATCTTGAGATATTGAACCAGAACCAGATCCTCCACCTAATACGTCGCCTTCTACCCATAAAACAACAAATGTAAATATAGTACCAGATGGAACAATTTCTTTAGTTAAATCAATACTTGTAGTTCCATTCATTGTATAATCTTCTATTGGATGATAATACGTACTATTTTTAAATACTAATAATGTATGAATATCTGGATCAAATCCAGTAAATCCAATAGGAACGTTAGTTGTATTATCCTGTGTTATAATTACATTACAAGCTTCTTTCATTAATTTTGCTGAATTTGTTACTGTTGGTAATTTTGTATATAATTCATTAATAGATTCTTTAATATTTAAATTAGAAGTTAAACTTGCAGAGCCTAACTCGTCTAAAATTTCTCTAATAGATTCTCTAATATCTGGATGTGCATTAGAATCGTTATTATGTGAGTCTAATTCAAGTTTAGATATTCCTCCAGTATTAGTACTAGTTCCATTAACCATTTGTTCCCATCTTGCAATTTGAGCATCGGTTACAGTTCTATGTAATGGATCACTAATCATATTTTTTAACCATAATTCCATTTTAGCACCAGTACTATCACCTTTAGTAAATAAATCTATAATATCGGCTACTTTATGTTTATGGTTTACTGGAGCTTTTGTAGATAATAAGAAATCTAATTCTTCTTTATCATAATATATTAAATTATGTGTATGGTCTATAGCAGCTTTACTGTCCAAAGCTTCTTTAAGACCTTCAACATCTGGTATAACATGAGTATGATATTTATCAGCTTTTTTCTTTAATTTAGCATCAAAGTCTATTTGTGAAACCATATCATCATGTTCATGATCTATTGGTGCAAATGCTTGATCTAATAATACACCGTTAATATAAATATTACCATACACTTTAAGATTTTGGTTTTTAACAGAAGAACCGACAATAAGATCTCCATTAACAATATCTCCCTCTTTACTTACTTTAGAAGATTGCATTAATTGAAGCATCATAATAATCTCTTCTACATTAGAACCCATAGAAAGTGCTGTATTTTCATTTACATAATCGGTTGACATGTATAAAGTAACGGGATCTTTTTCTAATAGATTATAATATTGAGATAATGTTCCCATCCATAATTTTGTATATGGAGTTCCATCCTCATTAGTATTTTGAAATAGATAGTTTAATAAATCGTATAATACTTTACCTTGTCCAGCAGCTAAAGCTTTAGTTGCAGAATCTGTAAGTAGGTCATTTACAATCTCTGTTTCTCCTTGTAATTGAATTTCTATCGGATCTTGTGATATAAATTCAATTTCTGACTTAATATTTAATTTCTCGTTTGTTTTTATTTCCAAATCTTCAATGGTTGGCATGAGAGAGTCAAGCATTTGTTTATCTTCTTTAGACGAAAAACCATGCTCATCTACAGTGACAATAGCATGTTGATCTCCACCAGAACCTATATGTGATAACGGAACAGCATCAGTGATACCATATTCAAATAATGTTGTAGGATTTTCCCATCCTACAATTCTACCATATTGGTCCCATCTTACTTTAGTTGCAGTTCCAGGAATAACACATTCCGCTAATGAAAATTCATTACCAGTTCTTACTAAACCAGTTCCAGCTAGAATGTCTTCTTGTCTAGAAAATATTTCAAACTCTAAATCAGAAGAATCAATAACTGGATTATCAGTTGTTAATAACCATCCAGTACTTTTATATTTATCCCCTTCATCAATAAAGAAGAATGCACTTCTAACAAGTTCTGTTTGAGAATTAAGATCATCTGATCTTTTCCAATCACCACTAGCATTTACTTTCCATTTACCATTTAATCTTTTATCATCTTGTGCAATAAGGAGAATATCATCTCCATCATTAACTGTTACATTATCAATATCTCCAGGTAATCCATTAAGTACAGCTATATTAGTATCACATAATAATCTAGCTGGTTTCTTAATACATAATCCTTCTACTGAAGCATTGACATAATTATATATATTCTTTAATACGTCGTTTAAAATTTGTGTTGTATTATCACTAGGATTTGTTACATTGATAATATTCCCACCATTGTTTATGATATTATCAATAGAATCTTGTAAATCTTTTGTGATACTAATAATTCTAGTACCAGTTTTATCTACTACATAGATATGACCATTATCATAATCAATAATTAACTCTTTAGCTACAGCCATGTCTTTTTTCTCATATGGTAATACTAATACTGAGAAACGTTTAGCTTTATTAGTAAAATTTGTAATAGCCATTCTTAATCACTCCTTTTTTAATATATTTACTTAATTATTAGCATGTTAAAATGACGTGAACTTACATATAAAATGATTTTCAATAATATATTATAAATATGAATAAAATTATAAAGGAGATGATTTTATGCTTACAAAATCTAGGAAAGGATATTTACTATCACAGATTCATATTCTACAAAAAATAAATGATAGAATATATGATAGAGTAGTTAAGTCTGTAAATTGTAAATTTAAAGATAAAGGGAGAGATATAAAAGAAATTATAATGTTTGAAAGATTAAATAAGTATTATGATGTAATTAGTGAAAGAACATTGATCATCGATGCAAAATTACCAAAATGATACAAAATAAATGAGCAATTAATAGAAGAGTATTTAAATGAACTTTATGAAGAAGGTTGTAGTTTTATACCAAAAATTAATACAAATACAATACCTTATACATTAGAATGGTATTAAAAGAAAGGAGTATACAATATAAACATGAATAAATTAATAGAACAGTTTATGAATGCTGATAAAGAAGTACTAGTAGGTATTAATTACCAATATAATCAAAATTCTTTATCAAGATTAGAAGCATTATTGAAGATAGATTGTGGATATTATTCATTCTATTTCAATAATGATCTTATATGTGATGGTGAAATTTATACAGATAAAGATATTAAAGACTATGTATCAATGTCACCATCAGAAGCTTATAATATTCTAAAAGATTATTCAGATATGATAAATATTCGTAATAAAATATTATCAGAAATGAATAATCATTTTAAAAATGTAAAAATAGATATCAATACATCTATAGGTTTAATTAATCTTGTAGATTGATAAAAAATATATAATAAAATAGAAGAGTGATATTTATGTTTATATTTGATGTAACAAGACGCACATTAAGTAATGATAGTAAATCCAATAAGTTAAAAAATAGAATTGGTCAATTAAATACTATCAATTCTAGAATAGTATATAGATTATATTTTAAAGCTGTATACAGATATAACTTACAAGATGTTGATTTCTTAGAAGATCTAAATTCTAAAGAAAATAAGTTAGTAGAAAATTATATCAAAGCTAACTTACCAAAAAGATTTCATGATAATAATAAAGAAATATCAAAATTAGAAAAAGAAATGGAGAGATTATAATGAGAAAAATTAAATGCTTTTATCACAATGATTTAGACGGAAATTTAGCAGGAGATATTGTAGCTTGGTTTTGTGATTACTATAACAAAGAAGACTTCTTTGAAGTAAATTATACAGATCCATTACCATTAGATACAGTAAAAGATGGTGATGAAGTTTGGTTTGTAGATTATTCCTTTACAGAAAATACATGTCATGTATTAAGAGATCTAATTGCTCGTGGATGTGTTGTGGTATGGATTGATCATCATAAATCTTCTATCGAGCTTATAGATAAATATCAAGATTTGAAAAATATAGCAGGTATTAGATCAAATCTAGGATGTGGTGCATTATTAACATACATCTACACTAATAAACTTCCTGTTACGATATTAGAGAATGAACAAGAATTAGAGAAAGTAGTTCCATATTTCATTAGACTCGTTGACGATTATGATAGATGGGTATTTAAGTATGGAGACAAAACAACTTATTTCAAACTTGGAATGGATTCTGTGGGTTATGAATGTAGTAAACCTATATGGAACAGAATATCAGAAGATAATCGTGGTATTATATTACAAGCTATTATCAACAATGGTCAAACTATTAAAAGGTATATTGATACTTCTAATGCTAAATATCTTAATGACTATGGATATGAAACTGAAATTAGAGGACTTAAATGTTTAGCTGTTAATAAGAAAACAAATAGTTGGATTTTTGGAGATAAAATCAAAGAATATCCAATTTGCATGGTTTATTGCTTTAATGGTGAAAAATACACATATAGTATATTCTCACAAGATCCAAATGTTGATTGTGCTTCTATTGCTGAATCATATGGGGGTGGAGGACATAAAAACGCAGCTGGATTTAGTAGTGATGAATTACTATTCAAAAGAGTATAAAATATATAGAGAGAAGTTAAACTTCTCTCTATTTTTTTAAGGAGGATAAATAAAATTATGGTAGAAATGTTATATGTATTAAATTATTCACTAGGCAAATTTATCATATCTGACGATTGTACATTTGATCCAGAAAGTGCTAAAGAAGTATATATTAAAGATTTTCCATTATCTTCTTCAATCAGAATTGAATTAGGAAATTCTATATTTGCAGAAAAACTATTGACAAATCTTAAAATGTTAGGATATGATATATCAGATAATTGTACTGTTGTATTTTGTGATAAAACTAGTTCAGTATTAACTGATGATGCAAATATTATTCCATGTAGTTATAAAGGAAGAATAGTTCAAGTACAACAATGTGATCTATATGGAAATCCATATCCATCAAAACCAGAACTATATGTTCAATGTGATTATGATTGTAAATGTGATTTAAGTAGACTATATCCGATAACAAACCCTATGGGGTCATTAGAAAATGTTGTTAATCAAATGGTAGATGGAGATGTTATAGATAGTGGATGTTCAAATATTAATTTTGCTGGTGTTGAGCAAGGACTTGGACAAGAATATTATGGCACACATTATGAGATTAGAAATAATGAAATGATCACACCAGCTGTTATTGTTCCTAGAAATGTAGCAAATGAACAACCTAATACTAATAATACTGAAAATAATAAACATTCTATGTTTGATCTTTTTAAACAGTCAAAAATAGAGGGTTCATTTAATATTGGACCGTTTAAAATTAATGGGACAATTGGATTTTAATAAAAAATAAAGAGATATCATTTAGATATCTCTTTTTATTACCTATATAAGGAGATGTATATTATGAATAAAATTTTTTATGTATTAGTATCAAAAGATGAAGTAGGAATGAGCACTTGTATTGTAAGTGATAATCCACTATTTCAATCATATCATACCGATAAAAATAGCACTTTATATATGGAATTTTATATTCAAGATGAAGTAAATATTATAGATAACACACAAGTTACAAATTATACCATTCAATATTTAAAAGAGCATAGTAATATTCAATGGGAAGATTTAGAAAATGCTAGATATGAAATATATAGTTGTATAGATAATGTTCAATATAATAATGGTAATATTATAAATAGAACATTTGAAGTATGTCCTATGTATATAGATAGTTGTAATCTAAATGGTTTTTCTACTAATTCATATGATTCTATGGTATATATGATAATAAAACCTAATGGTCAAGAACATATGGTATTTAATGATGATATATTAGCAACTCCAGAACAATTAGGAGAATATTTAATAGATAAATCTCTTATAGATCATAATTGTACTGTTATGATTAATAATGGTAGTGACGATTATGAAAATTTACCTAAGTATCCAATAGTCCAAGGTAAACTTATTGTTCCAGCAACGATAGAAGAAGAAAAATAAGTAATATTTTAAAATTTTGATTATATATATTATATAAGTGATTAGAATAAAAATATTCTAATTAAATTTAAAATAAATGGAGGAATCAAAAATGAATAAAGTACAAGAATTTATCTTTAACAATCTAGGAAGTGTAAGAATCATACCAGCAGAAAATGGTAACCAAACGGATACATTATTCTGTGCTAATGATGTATTAGATATTTTAGGGTATAGTAAGAATAGTTTTAGAAAGGTTATTAATGATCATTGTGATGACGTTACGAAACGTAACGTCACTGATTCTATCAGTAGAGAGCAAATGACGAACTTTATTAAACTTCCAGATGTATTCAATCTTATTTATGCTTCAAAGATGCCATGTGCTAAAGAATTTAAGAATTGGATATCTTATGAATTGTTACCATCTATCTATATGAATGGAAGTTATACAGATCAAAACCACGATCCAAATTTTCAATTACCAAATCCAATATATGATTCTAAAGAAATAATGGAATCTATTGATGATAAAACTAACGAAACATATATAAATGATTCTTTAGGAGAAACAGAATATCATTTCAATACGCAACAAATTGTATATGATATGGGTAGGTTATTCAGTGCAATGATTACACCTTTATATGAACAAAATAGATTTATGTACAATCAGATTAACCAATTACAACAAAAAGTTGATAGAATTGAACAATTAATTGTTCCAGCAACAATAGAACCAAAAGAAAAATAATCATTTAAAAGAGAGATTTTATATATATATCTCTTTTATTTTTTATACGAAAACATCTAAATAAACTAAATTAAAGGAGTGTGAATACTTATGGGAAGAATTAGTGAAGCCGAATTAAATGAAGAACTGGTTGAACTATTAAGAAAACTATCTCAACCACCTAAAGTATTAGACGATTATTATACAAAAGAAGAAATAGATTTATTAATTACAGAGATCAATAATTATCTTGATATTGTTCTTACTGTAGATAAAACTTATACAAAAGAAATCATTGATTTCAAATTAGGATTAATTCAAGAAAAGTTAGATAAAATAACATCTTTTGATAACTATACAAAAGAACAGATAGATCAGAGATTTGCTACATTAAGAAAATTAATTGCTGGTAAATTAGATGCTGGATCTGTGTATACTAAAGATGAAGTTAAACAATTAATTCAGGATGCCGTTAATGGAGCATTACCAGATGTAACTGGATTTTATACAAAAAAAGAAGTTGATAATAAACTAAATGAATTTTTAAGAACATCTGATATTGTAGACGGATTAACTACAGATACAGATAAACCAGTATCAGTTAATCAATACACAATATTAAATAGCAAAATAGAAAGTTTAAAACAATCTGCTAGTGATGGGAAATCAAAAACTGCCACCGCTATCACTGGCATTGGTATTCCTAGAGGTGGTAGTGAAAAATGGGAAGTGTATAGAGATGATATATTAGGATTTAATAAACCTATGTCAGAAGAAATGTACTATGCTCAAACTCCACAATCAATAGAGAAAGTAGTAGATTTTTCTTCTAGTGGAATTTCTACATTGACATATCCTGTAGCTAAAGTTGATCCATTTACAGGAAATTTATATATATTATCAAAAACTACAGTATTAGTATATGATACAGACTTTAATTTACTACAACAAGCTACAATAAGTTTACCAAGATTACAATATGATTATTCTGGTCATATTGTATTTTCATCTAGTCATATATATACAACAAGTCATATTGTAGATAAAAGTTCTCTCACATTATCATTAACAGACCAAGGTTTAGCACCAATAGGATTAATGAATGATGGTAAAATGTTATGTGGGTATAAAACTGGTGGTATCGGAATGAACCAAAGTGGAACTACTATATGGAATTATTCATATAATCTTTACACATATGATAATACATTAACATCAACTAAAATAAATGATAATACACTTCATGTATATAATAAACAATCATTTGATGCTGTGTTATTATATATGAATTCTAATCCTTATCTATTTAAATATACTGATAGATTAGATAAATTAGATTTAAAAGATCAATCTGCAAATTTAGAGAATGTAATAGATAAACTTAAAAGTGGAACTAGTTATAAAACAGATTTTGCCAATAATGCTCTTAAATATAATAAAGAAATAATATATGGTGCATATGATATGATTAATCTAACATCATTAGAACTGACAAAGTACCCTTTTACATTTGCTATAAGTCTTCATAATATGGCTACATTTGATGGTGTTAGTGATATGCTATATACTATATATTCAAGTAGTATATATGGATCTCATAATAATAAATTATTATGGAGATTTGATACTGGAAGTATAGGATCTTATCCAAGTATATACTTTGATACTTCTAAAAATATACTTGTTATTATTACTACTAGTGGGATTTATAAAGTTACATTTGCTATATAAAGTGAGGTGAGATTTAAATGGATATTCAAAAGGACGACTTCGTCGAACGTATAATAAAAATAATAGAAGATAAGAAAAATGAAAAACCCATAACTAGTTTAGATTGTTATACTAAGAAAGAAATAGACGAATACTATAACTATGTATTAGAAAAAACACTGAGATGTATAACTGATGATTATTACGATCAAGATTATATAGATTCTCATATAAAAGATGCAAAATATATTGTAGATAATATACAATATTTTGAGACTTATGATAAACCTACTATAGATTCAATGGTAAATGTATTAATGTTATTATTGAATCTTAAACAAGATCCTGGAGACAATATACCAGATAACGAATGGATAGAGAATGAATTATTAAATATCAAGTTTGATTCTATAAATGCTTATACTAAAACAGAATTTGATAATATAGTTAAGAGTAATATATTAACAAAATCTGATATTGGTGTTAAGATTTCATCTTGCAAACAAGCATACGATTTAAATGAATTACTTAAACAATTACAGCAACAATATAGAGATCATTTAGATATGTTATGTGAAGCACTTACTAGTAAAGGTGTAAGTACACCTAAAGGATCTACTATATATAATATATGTGTGAATATAGCTAAACTTAATACATTTGATACAGATATTCATGATAAATATAAACTTACTAAGCTTATAGATCTACCAGAAGAAAATAGTAAGGTTACAAGTAATGAAGATGCTAATTTCTATATATCATCAAGTAGTAATGTATATTATTATGATATCAATGGTAATATAGATAATACTGTATCTAAAGTTGCATCATCTTCTCCAGTAGGAATATTCTATAAAACGTATGATGTAGATAAAAAACCGTATATATTATTGATTAATTCTAATTCTATACAATTTATAGATTCATCTAAGAATGTAACAACTGTTAGTATTCCAAATGTTACATCGATACAAGACGTTGTATTTTCAGATAAGACTATACCAGAATTTATTAGTGGTTCTTCACCTAGTTACCACACAGATACACAATATATTTTACTAAAATCTAATTCATCAAATAACTTCAACTTATTTGCACTTAGTGACATAATTAACAATTCTGTATTAGATTATAAAGATACAAATAGATACTTTTCTGAAGGATGTAGTAGTGTTGAACCATTATATACATCTAATGCTAAAATGTATTCAAGTGGTGCTCAAGTGTTTATATATGAAGGAAATAAACTATCAACAATGCATCAAACAAGAACTATCACATATAGTGGTATAACGAGTATAAATTGTTTTGATTGCACTGGTAAATATATATTAATGGGTGCTGATAATAAAATATATAGACTTAATCCATTACTTGGTATAGAAGAGACTATATACACTGGCTCTTCTTCTATAAGAAAAATTGTTTCTATATCTAAATACAATATTCATATATTAGAAGGAAATGATAAAATTATATCTTTAGATATAAAATACAATAAAAAAGTAGAAACAAGTATATCTGATGTAGTATTAGATATGTATGTAGATAGTCTTAACAGAGTAATATGTGTATCTAAAAGTTCAGTATATAGATTAGATACAGTTACATCTTAATAAAAAGGAGTTGATTAATTATGGTAACAACAATAACACAAGATTTATTAACAAGTACTAGGAATAGACCTATGACTAAATGCACTATAAGAAAAGGTATAGTAATTCATTACACAGCTAATTATGGTAATCGTGCTAATGCTAGAGCTAATAGGAATTATTACGAAACTACTACGACTTATGCAAGTACACAGTATTTAGTAGATGATACAATCATATTACAAGCAATTCCAGATAATGAAGTAGCATGGTCAGTAGGAGCTAAATCATATACTGCTACTGGAAAGAAATTATTTCATAATGGATTACAACCAAACTATACTACAATTTCAATAGAGATGTGTGTTAATAAAGATTCAAACTTTAGTAAGGTTATGGAAAACACTGCTTGGTTAACTGCATATCTTCTAAAGAAATATCACCTTACAATTAATGATGTATATAGACATTATGATATTACTGGAAAGAATTGCCCAGCATTTTATATATCTGATATAAATGCTTGGAAAGAGTTTAAATTAAAAGTTCAAGATTTATATCAAGATATGATGAATGGAAGAAACGTAGCATTAGAAGATTCTATCGATAAGAGAATAAAATTGATAGATAATATGAATATAAGAAAAGGACCTAATCAAGTATATGATGTCATTAAATCTTTACCAACAGGAACAGAATTAAATGTATACGAAACTGTTGATGGGTGGTATAGAGTTAAAGTTGATAATGTATCTGGATTCATGTCTTCTAGTTCTAAGTATTCTAAAGATATAGCTTTAGATATAATGAATGATTCTAATACTAACAATTCAACATCATTAAATATCACAGGTGCAACAGGTAAAGTTATAGCCGCACCATCTTTAAATATAAGACAAACACCTTCAACAAACGCTACCATTGTAGGAACATATAAAAATGGTGAAGTTATTAGTCTTTTAGAAGAAAAAGGTGGATGGTATAAAACTGATAGAGGTTGGGTATATGCTCAATATGTAGAAAGAATAGATGAAAGATATAATGCTGTATTAGTAAACAGTGCTAATATAAGAGATAAAGATCTTAAAATTTTATGTACTGGTAAAAAAGGAGATACTATCCTTACATCTACTAAGAAACAAATTATAAATGGTATTTCTGTATACGCATGTAAATATAAAGATATACGTGGATATATTCAAGAAGGATCATTTAAACAATTATAATATATTAGAAGAGTATTTTTACTCTTCTAATATATTTTTCAATTATATATTATAAATATGAAAATAGTATAATATATTTTAAAGGAGAGATTCTATTATGAAAAAGAAAAGCACTTTAATCAAATCAGTAGCTAAGGATTTAACTAAAGAAACATGTAAGCATTTAATAAAAACGTTAAGTAAAAAAATCATTGAATCTTATTAAATCCAAATATCTAATTACTTGTAATATAGCAGGATGTAAACTTGACAGATATATCATATGGTGTATAAATAATACAAAGAATAATTTAGAAAAAGTTGGGTTTATATACGATAAAAAATACAATGTATAAATAATATAGTGAGCGGTATTCATATATGTATATATAAATCATCATATATTATATTTGATATAAAAAGTGAATTCAAAACTATAGGTACTGACAATAAGGTAATGAAAAATTTTAATACGTGTAAGTTTTATATTATAGGACATAATAAATTGGAAATTTTTAAAGAAATTGATGAATATCATCCACCTATTAAATCAAGACCAAATTCTGTATATGTTCAAGAATTTGATAGTAATACAAATACTATAAACGGTTTAATTAATCGTGTATATTGTAAATCTTTAGATGAATTATTCTTTGATGATATATCACCACTTATTAAATTTATAGACAAATTTAATTCAAATACAGATTTTTATAAAGAAAAACATATTATACATAAGACTGGAGTTTTATTATATGGCGAACCAGGTACAGGAAAAACTAGTCTTATCAAAGCTATAGCATATTATACAAATAGACGTATTATTACTGTAAATGATCCATTTAAATTAAAAACTCTCCCAAAATACGAAGAAACAATATATGTATTTGAAGATATAGATAGATATTTAGATAAGAAAACTAATAATGTTAATGATAATGGGGAAGTTGTAGAAGATAAAAATAATATCGCTGGATTGTTAAATGTAATGGATGGTATTAACTCTCAAGAAGAAGTTATGTTTATTGCTACTACGAATCATATAGAAAAATTAGATGAAGCTTTATTACGTAGTGGTAGATTTGATATGATCTTTGAAGTTAAACCAATACATAATAGAGAAGTTGCAGAAAATATGTGTAGATATTTTGGTGCCGATCCAGATAAGATTCTTAAAGATATGGAAGCACCATATAATCAAAGTGAATTACAATTAAAATTATTATGTGAAAGAAATTAAAGTATGGATTGTATATGAAAACAGAAAATAGAATTTTATTAAATTTCGGTATGACAATATTATACTTTATAGCAGTACAAGTATTACGTCAAGTTTGACAAGATAGTATTCCAGGAATCATTATATTGATAGCTGTTACAATAAGTTTTATCACTTGGTGTAAATTCACATTTTTTGATAATAAAAATAATTAATTATAAGGAGATTATAGATTATGAATAAAGAAGTTAAACAATTAATGAAATTAGCAGCAGTAGCAGGATTAACAAACTTAGGAAATAGTGTTGTAAGAACAGTTACACCATTAGTGAAGAAATCAATTGAACAAAAGATATGTTATAAGATACAAGTTGATGATATGTTTTGGTTAGAACCTTATAACAATACATGTAAAGTCTTGCATGAATTATTTCCAAATTTAAATAAATTTTATAAACCAAATAGATATTTAGATGAAAGTAAATCAACATCAAGTGACAATAATATACCTTCTAATCTACATTTCACTGGATGGCATAATAAGTGTTTATATACAATTAGTAATATTCCATTTGATGCTTCTGATTCTCGTAATCATATAATAAATATTTCTATATGTGGAGTCAATGCGAAGCAAGAATTTGAATATATTACTAATTATATAAACAAAGGAGGAGAAAGTGTAAATAAATTAGATGTTAGACAATATTCAGAAAATGGTAGTTTTTATCAATATGAATATGATAAATATTCAATGAATAATATATTCTCAGACAAAAAAGAACAGATTATAGATATACTTGAGAAGTTTAAGAAAGATGACTTTATCTATAAAAAGCATCAAATAAAACATAATATAGGTATTCTATTATATGGAGAACCTGGAACTGGTAAATCATCATTTGCTAAGGCTATTGCTAGTTATATGGGATATAGATTAGTAATTATAAAAGTTAATTATATTAATGATAATCTTATAAATAATATTTCAAGAATGACTAATTCTGTAATATTGTTTGAAGATATAGATTGTTCTACAGGAACAAGATCTGATAAAGATGATAATAAGAAAGATAAACAATATAATCCATTTGATAATTATATGAAGAGTATGAAATATGATACAATTGGTGATCTTCTTAATGTATTAGATGGTATTAACTCTCCAAATAATTGTATCTTTATTGGTACTACTAATTATAAAGATAAATTAGATGATGCTATACTTAGAAATGGTAGATTTGATTACCATATTGAAATTGGTAAGATTAATAAAGAAACTGCATCTGGTATGTGTAATAATTATGGAGTAAATATTGATAATGTTGTAAATATGAGAGGTGATGAATTAATTAATCCATCAACTTTACAATTTAAGATTTTAGAAGTTCTTAAGACAAGATTGTAAAGTTTTATTAAACTTCTAACAAGAAAGTAAGGGGCTTTTAAAGGCGTTGACTAAGAACCCTTAAAAGATAGATAAGAAAGGAGAAATCTATACTATAACATATATAGATTAAACTTTACTTATTATTATCCATTATATATAAATATATAGAGTAGATTATAATCTACTCTATATATAAATTTTATAAATAAAAAAGAGATATAAATATGAAAAAAGAAACTTTATACGATGCAACACAACGAGGATTATTTAAGATTGGAGAAGATCCACTACCAAATGTACTTTATAATTTCTCACTATCATTATCTTTACAAATTCCATCAGTAATATCAACATATAAATTATCAAGCGGTCATAATGACAATATCTTTATTCAAGTGTAAAAATTTACTGTTGATAACGGAATAAAATATGTTAATGTATTAATGTTTACAGATATAGTATTTAACAGTAACGTATTTATTGTTAAAGAATTTACTGATGATATAAAAGAGTTCTTAAAAGAGTATTATCCAGATCATGATATTCTTATAAATTGTTCAATTGTAGAAAATATCAATAATATAGAAATTGATAAAGTAAACATTGAAGTTCTTGAAACTATTCCAGATCATCAGTATTTTGTAGAATATGCAAAACCAAAGATTTTATATTGTAAAAGATTAAATCTAATTCAACGTATTTATGATGCATGTAGAACAAATTATAATAATATTCTAAATTCAGATCTATCATTATTGACTGATGAAGAAGTTCAATGGTTAGAAGATTATTTTAATTAAAGAGTAGGATATACTACTCTTTATTTTTTAACTTATAAGTAATCTATTTTAAAGGAGGTAGTCTAATGATTACTAAAATTAAAGCTAATAATGATCTTATTAATCATGTTTTAAAATCATCTACTCCTGTAGATGAACGTGTTGATGTCTTCTCTAGATTCGAGATGGATGCCGATGATATCAAAGTTATTTTTGATACTTTAGAAAATCCAGCTAATGAATATACAGAAGAATTCAAAGCTACTACATATAGACTAGTATCAAAATATCAAGTATTATCAACAAGTGATATCGATAGATACAAAGACAAATTAGATTGGCAATGTATCTGTAAATATCAAAAATTAGATTCTTATCTAATGAGAAACTTTAAGAATTTCTTAGATCTTAATCTTGTTGCAAGATTCCAAGTATTAGATCCAGAAATCATTAGAGAAATGAAAGATGAATTAGATTTTGATATTGTATGCAAATATCAAATCTTAGGTGAAGATCTTATGGAAGAATTAATCGATTATATTGATTATGAAACAGTATCAACATATCAAATTCTTTCTGTTGGATTCATCGAAAAATATCTAGATAGATTACATGTGCCATCTTTAGCAGTATCAGGTCAACTTACAGTTGCTTTATTGGATGCTCATGCCGAAGAATTAGAAGATAGTTTAAATACTATGGCATTCTATCATATCGCTAAGAAAGTAGCAGACTTAGATACATCTACAACATTCAAAACTATGTATTCTGCTCAATTAGCACCATTTAAATCTTAATTAACAAAAATATAATAGAGAGATATATCTCTCTATTATATTAAATTTAAAAAAGAGGTGATTAAATATGTCATGTTTTATTACACCTGGCATTATAGAAAATAATACACTATCTGTTACATCTGATGATTCTACTAGTATGAATATAAATATTATTGTAGATAGTACTAGTGTATATACTGGAACAATTTCGAGTTCAACACCAATAGAAGTAGATATATCTTCTATTACATTATCGGATAATACAATATACTCAGTAACATGTAATGTTACTGATAGTAGTACTACAACAACTACATCATATAATCTTATTGTATTAAATGATGGTACTAAAATATTATATAGTAAATCATTTAAGTATAATGATATAGATGAAAAATTTAAAATCAATGTAATAGAATATGAAGGTACTTTTTGCAAAGGTATATATACAAATGAAACAGAATATTCATTAGATGTTGATACTTTGACAGATAAAACTAATATATCATTATTAGTAGTAATGTCTACTGATGCTGTATGCGGAGGATTAGGATTACATGTATAAAAAGATAGAGAGATATGTATCTCTCTATCTATATTTTTTGTAAAGGTCTAAATTTTCAATTATATATTATTTAGGTGAGTATAGTATAAATAATATGTATTATACTCAAATAAAAACTATATTATATATTAAAGGAGTTGTTTAATTATAAAAACAGTAGCAAAATTATTATCAGGTGTAGCAGCAGAACAATCAACTAGAAAAGAATTCACAGAAGAACAATATGAAGAAAAATTCGTCCAACTTCATAATGAATTAAAAGGTTTCATTGCAAAGAATGAAGACATTATTACTGGAATGGGATTAGAATTAATGAAAATTGTCTATGATACTAGAAGGATTGATGATACCAAAGTAATGGCAAGCACATCATTACGTGATGCTGAAGAGGCAAGAGTAGAATCTAAATTAATGAAACATGATTCTATTATTGCAAGAGGTACAACACTAAAACTTACACTTCAACTTAGAAATATTGTTAGATCTCATGGTCATAATATGAATATTGCTAAACGTGAAGTTATTGCATTTATCTATCTAGCATGATAGAAGAATCAACATCATTCGAATCAGTAAAAAAAATAATAGTTACAAATTAGCAAGACAACTATATTCTAAATTAAAATAATTTAAAAATGAGAGGGAGTTGGTTATTTATGATGAGTAATATTTATGGGATGGCATTAATGATAATCGCATCTGCAATGCTTAGTAATTCTAGATTAGCATTAAGTATAATTCGTAGTAGCATCAATGGGGAAAATGTTGACGTCGATAATTTAATAAAGACACGAAAATTTGTAGATAAATCATTAATATTTGCAATCATAACTGCTATTGTCGGAACGGTTATGTTTGTGATGCATTAATATAGATATAACACTATGGTAAAAACCTAGTGTTATATTTTTCATCTAAATAATTAATTCAAGGAGGTTATTTAAAATGAGTTGTAAATGGGCAAAACGATATGATATGTCTCATGCTGAATGCGAAGTTAGTGGCGAAGATTGTATGTATATGAGACCTAATTCATTAGCTTGTAGAAGTGAGTATTTAGAAGGACCCTATGTTACTGGAAATGAGCATTATTATACTATAATATATGAGGAATATGAACCATATGTAGGAAAATGGTTTAAAAATAAAACTCGTATATGGGCTGATACAAAGAAAGAAGCTGTAAAAAACCTGAAGAAACTTGCTACTTATAAAGTGAGAAACTTTAAAGTATTACCATTGTTTAGAGAGATTAAAGATTATATAATGAGTGATAGTGAACATCCCACTTATAAAAATATTATAAAAACACAAAGTGGGTATAGTATAGGTTTTATTCTAAAAAATGAGAAATTATCAGGGGTAGCATTAACAGAAAAGTCTATTATAATTCAATATTATAATGAATATGGTAAATTGCAACAAGATGTAATACCAATTACAGAAGAATTAAAAGAATTATTATAATACATATAGAGAATACTCTTAAGAGTATTCTCTATTTATTTTAAGGAGGAGTATTTATTATGGTAAAATCAAAAGAAATGAAATTCACATTAAAAGGAAGATGTAATAATATTAATTTAGAACTAAAGGATAGAGAACCAAGAGGTTTATATTATAAATTGTATGTATCAGATGGTTCATTAGGTGATATTAAAGAATCTAAAGAAGAGAAAATATTATGTAATAATTGTAGTTATAAAGATGGTAAATGTGATGAGACACTTGATATTGTTGTTAATATTAATAAGACTAAATATACATGCGTCATTTTAGAAAAGTATATGCAAATTGCAGGTGATGAATGGATCGCTAAGAGAGAATTAATCGTCGGACGGTATAGAGGTCAAAAGATGATTGATGTTAGAGAAGAATATAATAAAAGAAAGATAGGTTAGTACCTATCTTTCTTTTTATTTTTTATTCTTTATCAAATTCACTTCCATATGGAAGTTTAACTCCTGTAATAACAGATGGATCTATGATGATAGATTCTATATTTCTATTAGAAAATTCATGTTCTTCTAAGAATATACCATCTTCAAATTTAACAAATTCTTCACTATTTTTAAAATTACATACTACTCTAAGATTATTAAAGTCTGATGTAATTGGTATATTATCTAGATATAATCTAAGCATATATACTTTTGGTACTTGAGATATATCTAAAGAAGTTTCTTGGTTATAGCATAATGGAATTTGTTTAGTACCACCACTTCCATATAATTCACAATAAAATCTATCTGTTGGTTGAGATAAATTTAAATATAAAGATACACTCATAGAGATAGAATATTTCTTATTAGGATCTAAATTTTCATGTTTTCCAAATTTTAGTGCAGTTGGTGATTTACATATAAACTTATGATACTTATGATAATCTTGATCATATAATTTATATTCTATATTAGAGTTATCTTCATAATCTGTAGATTCTATATAATCATGTAAGAATTTTGTCTTTCTTAATACTCTTGGATCATCATTGTATTGGAATAACATTTCAGCATCGATAACTCCAAATCTATCTATCCAGAATTTCTTAATAATTGCCCATATTAAATCTACACATGGTGGTTTGAAATAATCTGGTTCTTCATCGATAATATCTTCATAATCACCAAGATATTTATTTTTTACTTCTAGTGACATTCCATTTGTTACTTCTGTCCATACATCATTTGAATATTCAAATATTGCGTCTGTATATCCATCATACATATTAGTCTTTAATACGCATACTGAAGATTTAGTGTGAATATTAGATTTGATTTTCATAGTATTAGTATTTAGATTAATCATGTGCTTAGGATTAATAAGTTTACCATTGACATATACATTACACAATTCTGGATGATTTGTATTAAGCATATTATCTTTGTCTACAGTAATATATCCATCTTCCGGTAATCTATCTTCTCTATACACTTCTAGAATTATATCTGGAACATAGAAAATATCAATAAAATCTCCTTCTGGAATTGGTTTTGATATTATTATATATGATTGATCATATACTTGGTCTATACCATGTAATTTTACATAAGCCTCATTATCATATAATCTTCTTCCATCATTGAACATGATAAAATGACCAAAATTTAAACAGTATTTAAAATCTGTTTCATTTAATTTAAGAATATAATAGTCTGGTAATTCTTGATATAAGAAATCTCCATTCATCATAGAATAGTATTGTTCTGTAGATCCTTTCCATGCTAATTGTAATAATGGATGTTCTACATTATTGACATAATCTATCTTTATATTATGATATCCTCTATCTAATAATATATTACATCTATTAGGACCATTATCTACATCTCCTACATTAAATCTACCATTTATATCTACAGTCATAAGTTGATCATCTATATATAATCTAGATCCAGCATTAGATAATAGCACTATATTATATATATCTTCTTTTTCTACCCAGAAACATCCTTCTAATTCTATAGCAAATGTATCTGTAGAATATTCTGGTGGGAATTCGTCTACTCCTATAAAATTTAATTCATTAGGTATATCTATAATACTTTCTAATGTAGCTGTCATATTACTAAATAAAGCATTAAATTCATCTATATTATTTGGAATATTGTTTCTATATGTAGATAATATAGTACTTATAGAATATGCTTTATATCTTAATTTATTTCTATATTTAATTGGTATTTGCATCTTTTGATGTCTAAACTGTCTTTTATTCACTATTGCTAATTCTTTACCATATAGATATGGATTTTCTAATTCAACTTCCATATCTTTTCCATTCATAGTATACTCATAATCGACTTTTAATGGTCTTGTATCATCTACTGGCAAATCATAAAGATGTTTTCCTTCAAACTCTGGAGAATATAATTCTATATTAGCTGGATTGGTAGTAATATATCTAAAATTTATAGTATTTGTTGCACCTTTAGTAAAAGTCGTATTATAAGTATTATTACCACAATCTAAAAAGAATTGTATTAAAATCTCGTCTTCATGATTGATTTCTTTTAATGGTATTTTAATATTGGTAATATTATATTCTATCTCATCATGATATTTATATAATAATCCATTTACATACATAATTATATAATTATATTGTTTTCCATTTCTTCTTCTTGGGAGATAAGCACAAATATCTCCAGGTTTAGTTAAAGATATCATATACTTTCCAGTATATTCTTCTATAATAGAAGTCTTATTCTCTAGATATAATTGTAATAAACCTTCATGATTATAATTTGAAATATAATTCAATATATCATGAAGATTTTCTTTATATGATTTATTTGGATCTATTCTATAGTCAAAATCATCACTCATTTTTTCTATATAGTTTGGGAGTTCTTGAAACATTCCATCTAAAATTCTAATTTTACTTTCTAATTTATTTACATTATCTATACATTCTTCATCTTTGTAGTATATAATATAAACAAACCAGTTATCCGTATCGGTAAAATCATTAATTTTGAATACATTTCCATATACATGAGTTACATCGTGAGATAAAAACTTACCATTCTTTACTACATATATATTTTCTTTAAATACTTTATATCTAGCATTAAGTTGTTTAGGTTCTATTAACCCATCTGTTGTAAACACTGCTTCCATAAATAGATTCTTAGACGATATACATTCATTAGTACCAATACCACCAACAAACATACCATTTGTTATACCGAATATAACAGACGATTTATCATATACTATATCTTCCATAAATACTATACAATATTTTAATTCAGCATATGGATCTGTTGAATTTATAAAGAACGTTCTTTCATCTATTATTATATTTATAGTAGAATCATTCACTTTATAACCATTTTGATCTACACAAATAATCTTTCTTACTTTACCATTTTTATACAAATCATTAGCATTCATAAATTTAGAATCATCTAATCCTGTTCTAACAAAGTCTTGTTTAAGAACTCTATAAGAATTAGAATCTCTTAATTCATGTCTATATTTAATATTGCTTGGAAATTTCTCTTTCTGTAATTCATATACTAATGGAATATGTCCCAATTGAGTTTCCATAAGAGCACTATCTGTGCTCTTATGTAATTTACTCATTAAATCAAATACTTTCATCTAGATCAATCCTCCTCCTAAAGCTATAAGCTTAGATGAATATAAAGATAAATCTTTTCCTACAATCTTTTCTATAGTCTTTTGGTTATTGATATATGATAAACAATAAGCATTAGTAAACATATCTGACAATGATGGGAAATATTCTAATGCAAATTGAGTACCAGAACCACATAAGTCTAACCATTTTTTCATAAAAACATCTATAGTTAGTTTTTGTACTTTAAGTAATTCATTTAATGTTTCTACAAATGTTTTAATATTATCAAATGTATCATCTTCTGTATAGATTTCTAATACATCCAACTGTCTATTAGATAATCCAGATATTTTTAATGCAGCTGCATCTATACTATCTTTTGATATATTATAATCTCTTTTAAGAATATTAATATCAAAATACATTGAAGCCATATGTTTAATCATATCTCTCATACCGTCAAGATTACTAGTCTTATATAGATAATCTATTATGTATGATACCAATTGAGCAAACCCACTTCTAAGTGGAGCAATTAATGTTGTATTACTAATAAGTCTATTAGGCTCTGAATTGTAGATTAATTGCATCATTGCTGATGTGAGATAAGCGATTAATTTATCTACAGAAGCGATTTTAAATTCACCATCTTTTTCATAGATAATTTCTGATATATCTATGAATACTTTTAATGGGTTACCAGGAGTTTTAATATCCTTTACAGTAAATACTTTTAATGCTCTTGGTAATGGAATACTAGGTTTAATAAATACAACATCTGGAGATTTCATAGTTCTACTAATAACTGAGTTTACTTGTCTTCTACTAACAGAAGCTCTAATATCTTCAAATTTGTCATCTCTGATATTCAATCTATCAGATTCAACTACAGCCTTAGTCATCATAATTCTATAATTGTCTGTGACATTAAATAAATATGTTTCATTAAGTTTCTTTAAAAACTGAGTTTCATTCATATTACAATTCCTCCTTAACAAGTTATTATGTAAATGTTCAAGTAATAATATTTTCAATTATATATTATATATATGAATATAGATTATTAAAGGAGGATTTAGTTATGAGAAATAATGCACGTATTAAACAAAGGATTTTAGATGAAGCGGATTATTATGTAAAAAACAAATCTACTCTAAGAGAAACAGCAGAAGTATTCGGCGTTAGTAAATCTACAGTACATCTGGACTTAACTGTAAGATTACGTAAACTAAGTAAGAAAAGGTATCAAAAAGTTGTAAAAGTAATTAAGAAAAATAAAAGAGAATGTTTAATAAGAGCTACTATTGCTCGTAAACAAAATATGAAAAATAAAAGGAGTGAATTATCATGTTAATAAATCTCGAATTAGATGTAAATAAATTAAAAGATAGTTTAGAAAGAACAGTATATATGAATCAAGATAGAGCATTGTATATTCATTATTTAGATAAGTTACTCAAAGAGAATGGTCCTATATTAGAAACATTAGACGATAGTAAAATTTATTATAATATATATAGTATTAATCAATATACATTAGATAACTGTACTTGTAAAGTGAAAAAACATAAGGTGATAGTACCAAGTACAAATAAAGATAATTATGATAGTACATGTATATCTTTTGGAGTTGGTAATATAATTAATATAGTACCAAAAGAGATACAAAAACTTATAGATGATCCTGATAGAAAATATGTAATAGGGTTTGATTATAATATCTCACATGCACAATATGATGTGTATGAAGTAGAATAAAAGATAGAGGAAACCCTCTATCTTTTTTATTTTTTACTTAATTTAGAACACTATAATAATCTTATATGAAAGGAGAACGTTAAATGAATAACATTTTATCTTATATGAATTTCTCTCCATATATATCTTGTGATAGATATCAATGTAATGGAAGAAATGTACCAAGAGTAACAGAAATATTATCATTGATGCATGATGATTATATTACTAATTGGGCAAATAGTCTTGGTTTTAGACATAAAAATTATGAAGAAGAACTAGACTTTTATGCTAATATTGGAACAATAGTTCATGATCTTTGTGATAAGATCATGATTGATAGTAATTATGAAGTCGATTATTCTATATATCCAAGAAATATATCTAATCAAATTTTCAATTGTATTTCTGGATTTAAAACATGGTGGAATCAACTTAATAGAGATTATAACGTAGAAGTATTTGCTATAGAAAGACCTACTGTATGTGAATATTATGGTGGGACTATAGATGTAATACTAAAGATTAATGGAAGATTATATGTAGGGGATTTTAAGACATCTAATCATATTGGTTATAAGTATTGGTGTCAATTAGCTGCATATATGGATATGCTTATAAAAGAAGGATATGAAATTGCTGGATGTTTTATCTTACAATTATCTAAGACAAAACCTTTAGCAAATAATCATATAGTAGATTTATCTATTAATGAAAATATTGAGTTTATGAATCTTGCATATCAGACATTTAGTGGAGCTGTATATACTTATTATGCTAGATTGCAATTTACTCAAAATTTAAATCCAATATATAATTCAAATTATTAAAAAGGAGAGATGTAATTATGGAACAATTATTAAATTTTATTGGTAGAGGAAGTTGTTTTAATGAAGATCAACACAACAATTCAGCATTTTTCGTGTTACCAGAATATAATGTATTTACACTTATAGACTGTGGTGGTGATATTTTTAAACAGATTCTTAGACTTAAACTTATAGATGATAATATTAAAACAGTTAATATTATTATTACTCATCTTCATTCAGATCATGTAGGCAGTTTAGGTTCTTTAATTGAATATTGTAATTATATAAAAGGTATTAAGCCAACCGTATATTTTCCAGATAAAGGTTCAATTGTAGCATATCTTGGAATGTGCAAAGTTGATCCGTTAATGTATGAAGTAAAAGATTATTACAATGATATTATGGACACAGAAATTTTATTTGTTCCAGTAGAACATGGGGAATATAAAAACTGTTATGCATTAGCTATAAATCACTATAATGGTTATATATACTATTCTGGTGATTCATCTGATATTGAATTTGATAAATCTGTCAAATTTGTTGGATTAGCCAAACATATAGCAGAATTTGACCAATTCTATCAAGATTTAACTTTACAAAGTTATCCTGATAATCCACATATGAATATTGATAAATTTATTTATAGAGTAACATCATTATTTAATGGTGATGAAGAAAAAGTTAAAAAATTTATGTCAAATGTATATGCTATTCATTCAGACGGTAATGATATTGACATAGAAGTATTAAAACGTGGTATGAATATTCCAGATGTAATTTATAATAAAGAACATATTATTCATACTACATTAAATGAGGCTGGAACTATATCTGATAATTTTATAACAGTTCCAAATATATTTAAAAAGGGGGAAGAGTAATATGATATTACAAACAGTAAAATCTTTAACAAAACTAAACAATACTAAATTAAAAATATTTGTTCCTATAATGAAAGCTTTCATTATATGGAGATGTATACGAAAGTATGTAAAGAACTTAAATTCATTAAACTTATCAACAGTATTAACAGATCTTGTGTATGCATGTTCGGCATTTGATATTGATAAAGTAGAAGATGAAGATTTTAGTTTCTCATATAATATTGAGAATGCAGAAAAGAATTCATTCTTTATTAATATCAGACTTAATGCCATCACATTAAAAATCTCCCACGCAAATAATTATTTTAAGTTTGAATTTAAGAATAATCAATTTACATATAATGGATATTATGATCAACAATCTAAGTTCGGATCTTGTAATGATAATATCCAATATGAAATATATGCAACATTGATCACAACAATCTATAATGTTTTAAGTTATATATTCACTTTAACACCTAAATATAAATATACAATTTAAAGGAGTTTGATATTATGATTATTCCTGCAGTGTTTACAAGACCAGAAGATGAAAATTTAAATGTAAGACCAAATAATATATTAACTATAGTATCTACTGCAGACTTACATATTGGTAGGATGGATTTATCCTACCAATATTCTGTTATCAGAGATCAGATGCTATCACCATTAGAAAATATAAACTATGATATATTTGTTATTGCTGGAGATTATTTTCATAAAAAAGAAATGGCAAATTCTCAGACTATAATGTATGGATTATTGTTGATGAAAGATATAGTAGAACAAGTAAAAAGAAAAAATGCTACTTTATTAATCATAGATGGTACTAAAGAACATGATTCTGGACAATTGAAGTTATTCTATTCTTATTTAAGTGATCCAGAATTAGATATCCGTATAGTAGAACAAGCTAGATTTGAAATCATTAAAGGTATTAGAGTATTATGTTTACCAGAAGAATATAATAAACCACAAGAATATTATGATAATATAATGAAAGAAAGTGGTTTATATGATATTGCTGTTGTTCATGGTATGTATAAAGGTGCAGTATATCAAGATAAAGTAATTACATTAGATAATACTAATCCACGAAATAAAGTATTTACTATGAATGATTTCTGTAATTGTAAAGGTTATATATTATCAGGACATGTTCATACAACAGGATGTTTTGATAAATATTTCTATTACTGTGGTTCACCGTATAGATGGTCATTTGGCGATGAAGGGGCAAAAGGTTTCTTTATATCATTCTATAATTGTAATACAAGTGAACATTATTGTTATTTCCAGCAAATAGAATGTAGAAAATATATAACTCTTAATCTGGATGATATGATAGATAGATCTCCAGATGAGATTATTTTTTATGTCAATTCTATTTTAGAAGATATAGAATTTCTAAGATTAGAATTCCTAATTGTACCAAATCAGGAACAATTAAGCAAAATCGAGATTATAAAAAAGTATTATAGTAATAACAATAGAGTAAAAATAAAACAAAGTGATTCTAAAAAGAGAAAGATTGTTGAACAAGTAAAAGAACAGCATAAAGAATTAGAACAATATTTATTTTTACTTGACGGACAATTAGATAAATATGAAAAAATAGCAATCTATATCAATCTTAAAGAAGGGTATGATTGTATAACATCAGAAGAGGTTAAACAGATAATAGAAGACCTCTAATGAATAAATGGAGGGGATTATTAATGAGTGTAGGAAGTATGTCACTTACAAGAAGAAAAAGAATAACAGGACAAGGACATAATGTAGTAAAAGATAAATCTAAAGTAAATTTAATAGATGTCAATTTTGATTTGACATCTTTAAATCTTATGTGTTTCTATACACTATCATTAAATTTATCAGTAAAGAGATCTCACCTAATTAGTTTAAGAAACTTATTTGAAATTATAAATATGGATATTTATAAATCTGATCCTGAGAAGATGAAGAGGATTAGATTTATTAAAAAAGCTCTAGAAGCAAGATTAGATAAAAATTTAAGACAACCAGACGTTATCATTAAATATATAAACGATGGGTTTATGGACGACAATGTTTTAGATATAAATTATGAAGACTTTATTTTATCTACAGAAGAATTGGAATTTGTAAATGGTACAGTATCAGAAACTTTAAAATACTCATTTATCTACAATGATGTAGATGATTTTATTGATGTATTGACTAGATTTAAGTCAAGTAATTATCTATCTAAAGGTGCAATTGTTAAAGAAATTGAAACTATGGTAGATAAAATCAAATCTAATTTTAGAAGAGTTGCAACACAATCTATGACAGATCAAATCTTTTCATTGAAAGATGGTATATTTCAAAATGTTGTAACTGATGCTTATGATAGATTATCATCAAATAATAATAGATTATTATGTGGAATGCAGGGTATGAATGAACTTACATATGGTGGATTTGAAAGTGGACGTTTATATATGTACTTTGCATGTCCAAATACTGGTAAATCATTATTAGCGACAAATTTATTACTACAAATGAAAAAAGCTAATAGATATTATCAACCAAAAGATGCAACAAAAAGACCAGCTGTTGTATTACTTACAATGGAAAATCAAATTACTGAAACTATTGAACGTATATTCGATATAGCATTAACGCCAGACTCAGAATTACAAAATTATAGTCTTGATGAAGTAATTAGAATGCTTAGAGAAGATGGAGAATTATGTTTAACTGACGAATCTCCAATAGATATCATTGTAAAATATGTACCAAATGGTTCAGTTGATACAGGATATTTTTATACATTGGCAGAAGATTTAGAAGATGAAGGAGTTGAAATGGTAGCTCTTATCTTTGATTATATTAACTGTATTAGATCTACGTATAAATGTCCTGATATGAGAGTTGAATTAGGAAAAGTCGCAGAAGAAATGAAAACATTTGCTATATTAAAAGATATCCCTGTAATTTCATTCGGACAATTAAATCGTGATGCTACAGCTAAAACTGATAATGCTAGATTGAATAATGTACAAGATGTAGCTAGAGTATTAGGAAGAGCACAAATAGCAGAGTCAATTTTAATTCTTAATGTAATTGATTGGGGAGCTATTATTGATGTAGAATATGATAGTAAAGGTGATAAATATATGTCATTTAATAGATTTAAATGTAGAGGTAAATGTACTCCTAGATATTATATTTGCCAACCATTTACATCACCAAATCATATTAGACTTGATGTTGATATAGATAAATTTGTTCCAGTATTTAAAGAAACTCTTAAAGATGATATTGCTAATTTAGGTCTTACTTCTTCTAGCAGTAGAATGAGAACAAGAGCCGAAGTTATGCAACAACAAGAAGAGAATCTTAATGATGAAAGTGTAAGTTTACCATTAGAAGATAAACTTCATAATAGAGATAATATTTACTTATTATCACAATATAGAAATCAAACTAATGGTTCTGTAAGTATAGTTCAAGAACCAACTGAGGAAGAAGAACATAATGGTTCAGTTGCAATGATAATTCCAGCAACAATTGAACCAAGAGTAAAAGAAGTAGCACTATAAAGTGCTACTTCTTTTTTTATACTCTCTGAATATATATAGGATTAGATGTGATATATAAACCAGACTTTGTTTTATAAAAATCACCAACTAATTCTACTACAGTACATTGACTGCCATACATAATAGGTCCATTGACATTATCTATTGATGAATCTTTATAATCTGGATTTTTTCTTACATTTACACCATCCTTTCCACTATATACAACTTTAACTTTAAATGGAAATTCTAATGGTTCATCGTATTGAGTAAGATTATATTTAGTTATAATTTTCATAAGTCTTGTTTCATATCCATCATCTGGACAATATCCACATAATCTTAATTGTAAACATGCTTCTTGATAAGATTTAGCATTTCTTACTGGAGTATATCTACTAGCTTGTAAGAATTTATCATGATCTATTACAGAGTCTTTTATATAATTATAAGCTCTATATAAAGTTCCTCCAACTTTTTTAGCTTCATCATAAGAACTATATACTTGTTTAGTTGCAGTTGAATATACTTTACCTGACCATGTTGATGTCGCTTTAATACCATATGAAGCATTAGCTAACACATATAAATTTGATGTTCCGCTACCAGATTCTTCTATAGCTTGTGCAATAGAAACAGATTTAAAAGTTGATTTACAATCTTTATTATATTCTACCATCATTTTAATAAAATCTGAATTATTCATAATTTATATTCCTCCTTAAATATTTAACATGTAATGAGAACTTGCTAGTACATCATTCTTACCAATAATATGAATTTTATTATTATATAATACAGTTAATGCTTTCTGCATACTATATGGTGTTCTACCTATAAATTCTAAATTGGAACCATCGTATCTAAATATAGCATTAAATAGACCTATAGTTCCACTGGCTAAATCATCAGCAAATATATACAAATATCCATTGTATATTATATCATTATAACATGATGATCTAATTAAATGGTCGCCTAATACAGTAATGCGTGTTCCGTCCCATTCCATATTTCCATAATATATCTTACCTTTATATTTAACTATATTTCCTCCACCAGTATTTTGTCCTGGTAGCCAATATGTGTCCTCTGACCAAGATGATCCATCATATTTATAATGTTTCTTGCCATATTCAGAAGTTATACTACCCATTATATGGATCTCATTATCATAAACTCCAATTGCAGCTTGACTACATGGATATGGTACACTTCCTTCACTAGACCATGAAGATCCATCATAACTATACCACCCATATCCATTCATATTATGAATCTTACCGTTATACACTGCAGCAACACCAGGTCCATAATTAAAATTAGTACCATAGCTCCAACTAGTTCCATCAAATATTGTATGTTGTGTTACATATGAATTTTTTCCTATTAAATGTATTTGATCATTATACACTACAGCACTATAATATTTAAGTTCAATATCAGTATCAAGTCTATCTGTATTATACTCTGTGTATTTTACATTTTCTGTTTTTCTTTCCCATAATGTATTACCACAATATAATAATTTTTGTATATCTTTTTCATTCCATTTTACATCAGTAATACTACTTAAATTCATTCATATTACCTCCTTTCTATTTTATTATAATGTAAGTGTGCAGTATTTTAACTGCACACTTACTAATTATTCTTCTACTTTATATAATAGCTCACTATGACTTAAATCTTCTGGAGTTGGAATTTCAATTCCAGGAGTTAAATCTATTCCCTGATCTAAGAAAGCTTCTCTGACCAACATAGAACATATATATTTACCATCATCATCTGGTGTGTTTATTTTAAATACAATTTTAAAGATTTCACCTAAATCATATTTATTTTTTAGATGTTCTTTCATAAACTTATTGAGTTTCTCTGTATCTAATTTTGATGTATCTTTAAGTCTATATATGTCATACATATTAGTTGGAAAATCTATAATCTTTATATGTGAATTAGTATCATAATTTGTTTCATACATATGTAAATCATCCACTGCTAATGCTACATGTGAATATTCACTTTTAGTCCACCATTTAATAATCTTACTAATTAACTTATTATTTTTTACTAAGATTATATCACCAGTATTCATGATAAACTCCTCCTTTTTATAAAGTATTATTAAAATGTAAAAACCCATAGTGACATTTTTATCACTATGGGTTTCATCTTATTATTCTCCATCTTCTGTAGAAGTGCTGTCTTGCTCTTTTTCAAGAGCTTCTTTTTCAGCAATTAAATCGTTCATCTGTTGCTCTGTAATCATACCAGCAGTAACAAATACGATTAAATTTGCATCTGTATACATTCCTTGTAAATAATATCTTCTAATAACAGGATACCACATTCTTTTCACCATCCTTTCAAAAATATTATTTATATAAAAGTTAATATTAGTTAGTAGAATTATTAGACTCAATCTCAACTTTTGCTTTGATAATTTCATTATTTTCACTCTCCGTTATCATACCAGCTTTTACGAATGTGTCTAAATCATTTTCTGTATATCGTCCTTGTAAATAATATCTTTTAATTTGATTGTAAAATGAAATCATGATTAACAACTCCTTTAATTTATAATTGTATTATTTTGTTGTAGTAGTATCTGTTGTTGAAGAAGACATTTCTTCATTATGATATTGTGCTATTTGTAATAATAGCATACTACATGTTTTGTCTAATTCTGAAATTTGTGATTCTAATTGCATATTAGTTGTTTTAAGTTGTTCTAATTCTGTTTCATCTTTAGAAACTGCTGTACAGGTTTCTTTAATCTGATTTAAGCAATTTTCTTCATATGATAATGATGGATTTGGAATATATGGTTCTTTTTGTGATATCCATAATCTTCCACTTAAATAAATTTCATATCCATTACTTAAGATTTCATATGATACTTCTTGATTATTGTACTTATAGTCTGTCGTTGTCATAAAATATTCCTCCTTTTTTTATTCTATAATACATGCTGTTGTAGGATAATCCACTACTCCGTATGTTGTTATTTCTGTTCCATTAATTTTTGTTCCTTTTGGTAAATAACACTTATTAGTAGTATCATTCTTACACACATATATTAATTTGTTGTTATTAGCAATAGTTAAATATTCACCTTTTATAAAAGATATAAGATTATAATCATCATTTATTTTAGTTATAGTAGGAGATGTAGTTTCGTGGTATATTGTTGATGTACTAGGAATTATCATTGTACAATTTATAGAAAGTTCATTATAATCTATAATATATCTATACATTTTAGAATATCCACCTATAGTATTAATTTTATCATTATATATAACTATACCACTGGAAGCATATCCATCGTATGTATAATTAGATACATATGTCCACGATGTCCCGTCAAATATATAATATCTATTATTAAACTCACTAAATAAGTGCAATTTATTATCATATAATATCATTTTTGTGTATTCTGGTCTATTAATTTCGTCTGAAGTAAATGTGTGAATAAGAGTCCATGTCGTTCCATCATATTTATAATGGTGCACATCATATCCTCTATCAACACTTGTTACTATATGAATTTCATTATTATATATAACACATGTTCCTGATTTGGAATCGAACGGTAAATTTGTAAGTTGTGTCCATGAAGTTCCGTCCCACTTATAATGTATTGTAGTGTATCCATCCCCACCAATAAGATGAAGTTCTCCATTATACGATATAGCATTAGCGTATACTGATCTTATTGGTAAAGATGATACACTAGTCCATGATGTACCATCATATGAATAATGACCAGCTCTATCTTCAGCATAACCGCCACCCAATATATGAATTTTATTATCATATATTGCTACCGCACACCTCATAATATTTGCATATAAGTTAGGTATATCTGATATTTTAGTCCATGATGTACCATCATATTCATATCTATATTCATTAGCAAATGAATATATTTTACCTTTATAATATATACTATCAAATATATCATCATCACTTGATATATTATCTACAATTGTACTAGATATATTTGAAGGTATTGTATTATTAGAAAATTCCAATTTTACATGTGTTAAATTAGTATTACTGCCTCCCAATGAATGTATTTTATTATTATATATAACAATTGCACTATATGTGCCATATGGGTAATTTCCAATAGAAGTCCATGATGTACCATCATATGTATTATAATATGAATCGTACGCATTGAATACATGTATCTTATTATTATAAACAACTGCTATTGAATAACAAGATCTATCATTATTTGTTTTTACAGGTTCAAATGTAGTAACTAAACTCCATGATGTCCCATCATATTTATAATGATTCCCTTTTGAAGCATTTGTTGAATTTGCAGAAATAACATGTATTTCATTATTATACACTACAGCTGTACCGTACACTGAAGCGAATGGTAACACTGCCACTTTTGTCCAAGAATTTCCATCATATTTATAATGATAATTATTAGAAGAATATCCACCTATCAGATGTATCTCATTATTATACACAATACATATTCCTCTATAAAATTGATATGGTATAGTTGACACTGTGGTCCACAAATCACCATCGTATTTATAGTGTTTTGTTCTATTAGATCCAGTACCGCCTCCTAATACATGAAGTTCATTATTATAATTTATAACACACATATCAATTCCACATGAGTATGGAATATCAGTAAATTTAGTCCATGAAGATCCATCATATTCTAGTCTATAATTAGCATTCAAACATTCTATTTTATTATCAATAACTTCAGCTTTCATCTTATATATACTATCTGGTAATGTTGATACATTTTTCCATACCCCATTTATGTAATCTTCATTATATGCACATGTTGAAAATTCAGTTACTGATGATGAAATATCTTGTATTTTTTCTGATATCTCTTGAAAACCAGAATCATAATCAATTGTAATATTCTTATTTTTTAATTCTTTTATAAATGCATCCTTATATAGTTTTATACTATCTGTAATGTCGTTTATTTGATTAACTAAAGACATATTTATCACCCCCAATTCCTGTTTATAAAAAATATTAACTTATGTTACTCGATAATACATGGATAATTTGGGTAATCAATTACACCATATATATCTTGTATATTACCGTTTATCTTACTTCCTTTTGGTAAATAACACTTATTATCTTTATTAGAATGAATAAATGTTATTTTATCATTATCTTTAATGGTTAAATATTCATCTTTAACATACGTAATACAATCATATTCATCATTTATCTTTGTTATTGTAGGTTCTGTAGATTCATGATAAATAGTTGAAGTATTTTTTACTATTATTGTATTATTTACTGTTATATTAGATAAAACATAGTGTTTATTTTCTGTACCAGTTCCACCTAATATATGAAATTGTTCATTCCAAATAACACATGCACCATAATATAATAAATTTTCATGTGTAGTTTCTAAAGTCCATTTAGATCCATTAAATGAATAATGTCTTTTCGTTTCTGAACCACCAAGTAAATGTAGACTATTATTATATACAACAGCATATGCATTTGTATAAGAAGCCGATAATGTTTTTATATCATCCCAACTAGAAGTTTCATCTGACCATCTAGACCATCTGTTTTTACTAGATGATATACTACTCCCAATTGCATATATGTGATTATTATAACTTACACCACAACCATATCTTGTATCAAAAGGTACAGATTTTATAGATGTCCATTTTGATCCGTTCCATGTATAATGTCTATCGTTATAAGTATAAGTTCCACCAATAGAATGAATTTTATCGTTATGATTAACTGCATATCCTCCATATGGGTATGATGCTGGTGAATTTGTTAATTTTGTCCATGAAGTTCCGTTATATCTATAATGATATGGTCTTACTGTCGAATTGTATGAAGATCCTATTATATGTATACAATCTCTATACACTACAGCCTGACCATCTATAAATACAAATGGTAATGTTGATACTTTTGTCCATGAAGTTCCATCATATTTATAATGAAGAGTGGAATTTTTAGTTCCATCTCCCCCTAATATATGAATATCTCCATTGTATACTACAGATTTATGTTTTATAAAATCTGATGGTAGAGAACTAAGCTCTACCCATTCAGAATTTATAAATGATGTTGAAATACCATTTAGATGAATATTATTATTAGTAATATCTATTTTGTTTATATAATTAGATATATCTTTGTATGTTGCATTATCATCAATATCAAATCCTTTATTTTGTAATTCTTTTATAAATGTATTTTTATTAATTTTAGATATTTCTGTTATGTCATTAATTTTAGTAACTAAGTTCATTGTTATTTCTCCTATAATATTACACATGGTCGAGGCAATACTTTTAATCCAGATAATCCAGTAGTTTGGTTTCCAGAACTATCTATAACTATCATATACGATAACATGTAATACATATTACTGTCATTTGGTTTCATAAAAACTGGTTTATTTGTTTCATCTAGAACAGTAATATACCCTAAACATGATACTGTTGTATAATCGTTGTCTATAGTTATACTACCATTTCCATTATCAGTATATACAGAGTCTACATTATATATAGTTTCTGCATATACTGTGTATTTTTCTTTTGTCATGATTTGCGTATAATTATTAGAATTCTCACTTAATATAGAAGTGACAATTGCTTTATTATTATTTCCAGATTTAATACTATATAGATTTCCTAGCATAGTATTAAATTCATCATCTTTGCTAGTAGTAACTCCTTTGTCGGTAATGGCACTAGCCAATAAAGTCTTCCCATTATCGACTTCTAGAAAAACCTCGTTAATTGCATTAACAATAGAAGTTTTATCTACAGTTTGTAATGCTGATAAATCTCCTATAGATGTCTGTATATCGGATTGATTTTGATCTATCTTTGTTTTTAATGTAATACCAGTTTCGTAATTTACATTATTAGAATCTAATGTAATATCTCCTGTAAGATTATTTACTGATGTTACATTTCCTAATTGTCCAGTATCAACCCAATCTGTACTGTATGTCCAAACAGTATAGTTAGTTCCATTATAACAAACGCAATAATCTCCACTAGATGCTGTTGGATATGCTGCACGTAATAATGTCTCTGATTCAAATGTACCTTTATTATGGTTTAATGCTGTAAGCAAATTTCTATCTGAACTAGAAACATGTAGATCTGTATTTGATGTGTGTGAATCTATAGTAGTTTTATTAGTGGATATTAATGATCTAATATCACTATGAGCTGTTGTTGAAGAGTCATGATCTTCTCCAATTAAATTGTAATCTGATGATGATTTATTACCAGATATTTCTACACCATTTAATGTAGGTTTATTTGATAAACTTGTATAATCAGTAGATATATTTAAATTTGATAACTTTGTATCTACTCTGGTGTCGTACTTTTTAAGTACATCTCTTATGAAATTTTTGATATTTAGTTCCATATAAGTCTCCTCCTTTTTATGATATTTAATTAGATGTTTTAAATATACAAGTACCTATATAGATACTTGTATATTTATCATAATGAATTAATTACATCATCAACATCCGTATCAGTATATGATGTATCAATACTGCTTCCAGAAGAAGAAATTGTAATTTGACCAGTAGAAGAATCCAAAGTCAACGTAATTCCACTACCAGCAATTAAATTATCAGATTTAAGATAATCTTCTAAATCTGTCTTTAATGTTAGATTTGTTGTATCGATATTAGTTAATGGTAATACTCCTGTAACTTCTTTAGTTAGATCAATAGGGTTAGTTGTAAAGTCTCGTAATACTACATTTGATTCAGAAACAGGTTTCCATGATGATAGAGAATCAATGTATATATAAGTCCATTGTTTTCCTGAATTATTTTCATCGGCTATTATTATAGCTGTTGATCCATCTGTAGGTGTAGTTGTTGCACTAGCAGTTAATAAATCTGCATGTGTATTATATACACCATACATTGTCATTGGTTTTGATAATGCATTAATTTGATCTTGTATACTAGATGTAACACCTTTAACAAAATTTAATTCAGCTATAGTCACATTTAACCCATCAAGTGTTTTAGCTATAATCTTTTCATTTTCTACTACTAATGTAATACCATCTATCAATTGATCTAGATAATGTGAATCTGTAGATGTTGATGATAATTTTACTTTACCATCTGATGATGGTGGTGCACTATATCCACCAGCATTATTAAAATATAATGATCCATCTCCAGTATTTTGTATTAGGTCAACTTTAGATTTATCATTATTTGTATAATCATTTGTAGATAAATCTTTATCAATTACAGTGTCTACTTTATTTAATAATAATGTATCTACTTCTATTTTTGTATACACATTTGTAGGTGCTGAACTTTTTATTGAGTCTAATTCAGCGTTTAATTCTTTAGAAAGATTGTTTCTAGTTATCCCTCTTTGTTGCATAGTTATCACACTCCTTTTAATATAATGTGAAATATATATGATAACCAAATTTAATTGGTTATCATATATTTTTTTTATTCACCGAATTGTAAAATATATAAATCTGCTAAACCTTGAGCGATTTTATTAGTAAGCTCAATACAACTATCTAAATCTGTACATTTACTTCCCATCTTTGGTCTTTCATAAATCTTAGGAATTGTACACCAAGATGTCCATCCATGATATTGGATATACATTCTTTTGAAAATAGTAATCTTTTCATTATTTTTATTTTCTGTAAATTCTTGAATTATATATCCATCGATTGTTTTTACATTTAATACACCAATATTATATCCAGTTGATCTTGGTGAATGCACACAATTTGTTGCACAAACATTATAATCTCCTTCTATAATAAGTGTATTAAAGTCTACACTATAATTCACTACTTGTTTATTATGTACAGTTTCTCCAATAATATTATCGATTAATTCTTGGCTACAATATTCCATACTAGATGGATAATCTAATGTATTAGAATATAGTCTAACAGGATAATTATGTAAGAATTTTGCTCTACCACTACACATTTCTAGAATAGAGTTTTCATCATCAAGATAATTTCTTGAAGAATCATCATGTTTAGCATCTCCGCCTGAATAACCAAACCATGCACCTTCTACACTTCCAGTAGAACTTGTAACAGAAATATCATATACACATACTACATTCTGAATATCATCCCACTTATATTGACATTTTTCTTTTACATGAATTACATCACCCCAGAAATGAAGTCCTAATTCGCCTCTAGTTTCTTTATCGTATTCTACAAGTCCATTACCAAATTTATCAAATTTAATATCTAAGTTTCCTACATAATTGTTCCCTCTAGCCCAATATCCTCCAGCTACTCTACTTGTACCAAGCATAACCCATTTTTGTAATGATTTGATATATCCAAGAGTATGCATATGTCCAATTTTAAATGTAGCTTTATCTGGGACTTTATTAATATCACACACTCTAACAACGCCCCAAGTATTAACACGTTGTCTTGATGTATATTTATAAGATTTGAATGAAAAATCATCTAATTGCCATGCTCCACAATTTCTTTTTCTTTTATCAATCTTTTCTATACATCCAACTTCATTTGGAACTTGCATAGCCATATTAACTTCATCATGAAGATCTTTAATTTTAATTTTCTTTCCTTGTGAATGAGATTTAAAAGGTTCAATTACCATACCATTAAATGTAATAGTACCTTCACCAACAAAGTTTTTAAATTCTACATCATAATCTACAATATAATCTCCTTTAGGAAAATATATTTTATCATCACCGTTTTCTTCCATAGTTTTTAATGCTTCTTTAATAGCTTCTGTGTCATTATCAACACCATTTCCAGATGCACCAAAATCTTTTACATTTAAAATATTTTCCATTATAAACAACTCCTTCGTATTATTTATTTTCTTATGAAACTGTTAATTTTTCTTCTAGTTCTTTTACCCTATTTTCTAAAGCTGTTATCTTATTTGTAATACCGCTCATATAAGCGACGTTAGGATAGTAGCATTTAATATATCTTTCTTTATCATTTTTCTTTTCACTTGTTATCGTATCAGTCCATTCATGTTCTTTTATATAGTCTACTCTATAAAAATCAATACATGAAATATTTCCAATACTTAATCTACTTAATAATCTAGTACCATTTACTCTATTAAGTCCATAGAAATCTACTTTATTATCATCTGTTCTTAAAGCTATAATATCAATAAATGGTTTTTTTTATTTGTACAAGCATAAGTACAATGGAAATTATTTGGATTTGTATTAATATTTATAATTATCTTAAAATCTTCAATACCAGTATATGGTATTTTATTTAATTCATACCCATTTGCTTTGTATCTATAATTGATAAAATCTACAACAAATAATTGTTCTCAAGGATCAATATCATTATGGTCATTATTATGAGTTTGAATTGTAAAAAGTTTAGTATATAAATCATCTTTGATAGTTACAGAAGTAAAAGGCTCAGTTACTCCATCGAAAATATTTGATACTGTCATTCCTTTGATAAAATCTAAATCATCACTATTAATTGTAGTCATTTTAATTTACTCCTAATAATTTTTTAGTTTCTTCACATTCCATTTTCCACCACCAACAAATTCTTTCAAATTTGTTTACATATAGTGTAAATAATGCATCTAAATAATTTGCTTGTATTTTACCATTAGCCTCTTTATTTCCATCTGCAATATTTGGATCAGAAAGAGCTGGTAATAACACATGCTTACTAGAATCAAAAGTTCCACTTTCTGTTATCCATACTTTTTTGTTAGGATAATTCTTTTTACACCAATTATATACTGTTAATGGATCAAACTCATAATTTCTAAATGCTTGAGCCGTATCTTTTGGTGTACATTTTTTTACCTTTTACTGAACCGTGAGGATAATTATTACAACTAAAGAAATCAAGTTTATCTAATATTTCTTTATCAATTTCTACAAGTTCAGTAAAGCCCATCGTACTCATTGTGACTTTATATCCTAATTTATGTAAATCATCAATTGTATCTTTAATAAATGGGATATAATTTCCTCTACTACCCCATCCTGTTTCATTCCAAGGGCATATATTTTCTATTCTACCTTTATATCTTTCAGCAATTTCAATTACTTTATCGTGGTAGTAATTAGAAAATTCCTTTAAAGAACCTAATGTATTAGAAATCCATTTATCACAATCCTTCACTCCAGTATAATTAAAATGGATTTTTAATAATTATATGCTTATATTTTCTTCTTCCAATCTTTTAAATAAATAATCTGATGTGTCATAATTTTTAGGACCAGCGATATACAATCCTTTATGTTTACTTGTTTCGCCATCATCTAGTCCTAAAGTAAGCACAATTTGTGCTTTATTTATATTATGATCTTTAATCATTTTAATCTGCTTATCTATATCGTCAGGTTCGTTCTCTACGGCTACATTCTCCATGTGGACCATAAATTAGACCAAGTATAAGCACGCTGCAACTAAATTATCATATTTAGTCATAAAAGATCAACTCCCTTATTTAGTATATTCTTGAATTGGATTAATGAGTTTATTATAACCCATATACCACCAATAGCATACACCTTCGATATAATCTAAGTTTAATGCCTTAAACATCATGTTTAAGTAAATATTTTCAGTCTCTCCATATGAAGGTGTTACATTTGTAAATCCATATCTAGTTGGGCAATGAAGATATTCCCAATCATCTAATACTCCTGTTTCACTAATAAACACTTTCTTATTATATTTCTTCGTAAATTCTTCAAGAATCTTTATTTCTCTTGAATTTCTTACATTTTCTACAACTTTATCAATATCAACTACATGATTATTATCTTGAATTTTAATATACCAGTTGATATAGAATTTAGATGAAGCTTCTTTCAATCTTTCATCATTGTTCTTGAAATTAAGAGGGCTTGCATTTGATACACCTGAATTATATCCTAATGCTTTTATCTTATTAACAGAATCAATAACATAGTCTGTAAGTTCATCATCATGGAATAAAGCATCTAATTCGTTAAATAAGATAATATCTTTGATATATTTATTTCCATCTTTGTCTCTTAGATTATCTGCGATATAAATTACATCGTCAAGAATCTTATCATATTTTTCTTTAAATTTATCTCTACCAATTACTTGTCTTATATATTCTGAATTTCCTAATCCTCCATTATAGAAGAATGTATGTAACTTAATTTTGTCTATATTAATTCCATTATCAATATATTTACTTGCATAATTTGTTACATACCAATCTTTATCTTTTAATAGATACATCTCATCTGTCTCTTCGTTGTAATAACAGTCTACAACAAGAATAGATGGATCATCTGTTATTTTAAGAGAATTAAATACTTCAATATCTTCATTATATAATGTCTCTTGACAATATCTCATACCACCCTTAGCATCTGCTGGTGTGGCTACGAAATCTAATACGCTACAAAATCTAGGTTTAAATATTTTTTCTTCTGGCTCTACAGTTGAAACATATTCGATTTCAATTCCATTTTCTTCTGTACCGTTAATAGATATTTCGTTTTCTCCATCTACTAAATTTATATCTTCTATATCTAAATCATATTCTTTATAAACTTTATTAATGTAGTATATAACAAGATTATTTTCTTTTAAGAAAGATTTTACTCCATTCTCTGTATATTCAGAAAGAACATCTTTTGATAAAGTAATATTGAAATCTCTATTATAAACAGATACTTCTTTTACTCCGTTGATTTTACTATACATTATAGTCCTTTCTTCATTTCTTGAAATATAATTTGTAGTTGGATCTAGTTTGATACAAATTTTTACAACAGTACTGCATACCTGAATTGAAAAGATATTTTCTGATCCATTAATAATTCTTTTAGATACCTTTTTATATAATTTTTTATTAATTATATCTACATAGTCCCTAAATAATTCAATACCATACATAGGGACTGGAAGTTGAATATTGTATTCTTTATCATTTACAGATAATACAATATTCTTTTCAAAATCATTATGTAATGTTTTTCTGTTTGTTTGTGCATAAATATTTAATTTAGACAAACTATTATGTACAACATTAGTGAGTTTTAGTTTATTGCTTATAATGTTCTTTGAAACTTTGTAATTTTTAGTCATGAAAGACCAACTCCTTTGTATATGAAATAAAAATAAGAGTGGGATTATTCTCACTCTTATTTTAATGTTTTGTATGACATTTTAAGATTCTGCTACTGGATATGAGAATGTAGTAAATACACATCCACCATTGGCTGCAGCATTTGCATGAAGAATCAATTGTTTTTCAGCAGTAACAAATAATATTACTTGTGCATTTATATTGCTCCAAAGATTGTATGTGTGTGTAATTTGACTTAACGATGGTTTTGGCAATCCTGAAGCTAATGTAACTCCATCTAATTGTGAAGGTATTATATAATTGCCTGATATCATATTTATATAACATATACCATTTTTTACTTCATAATAACACATAGGATTTGATATATATGCCGTATTAATATTAATCTTTGTAGGGCTTACATCATCAACTTTTGTAGTACAAACTCTTTCCCATCCACTATCTGAATTTATTTCGCCACCAGTAGAACCACTATTAAAAGATCTTATATACATATATCCAGAATTTGTGCAAATATATCTTAAAACTATATTTCTGTAACACCAAGGACTTGTTATATTTCTATGTGGTGTTATTGATGATATATCTATTGTACATGCAGTTTTTGAATTTGATGGCAAATCTGTCATTTTCATATATATTTCAACAGTAGGAATATACCATCTTCCTATTGGGTATTTATAAATTTCTGTTCCGTATTTTGAAATAATATCATCGTTTATTTCTTTACCACAATTTATTTCATCATATGTTACTTTAGCACTAGGTACTTGTTCATCGGTACTAGAACTATCAATAGTAGTAATAATTTTTGATTTATCAATCTTAGTATCTATTGAATCTTTTACTTCATTAATACCACCAATTAATGTTTTATCAGTAGTATTTAAAGTATCAGTACCAATAGTATTTTTAATTTCATTAACAGCAGTAACTACATCTGCTAAATCTGTTTTTAATGCAAATTTACCATCACATTGATCAATAGTATAATATCCATCTAATGTAATAGTAGTACTACCCATATCTACTAATTCTGTATCTGAAAGCTTTAACCATTGTTCAAATGGAGCATTTCCATCTGCAGAATATAAATAGATTACATTTGTTTCTGAATTATCTAATGTAGGTTGTACTGTAGTTTTCTTACATGTAAGTTTAATTAATGCACTACATACCTGATCAGAGTATTCATTACATTCTTGTTTTGCTAATTTGATTAAGTTATCAATCTTAACAGATGAGAAAGTCCCATCTGATCTAAGATTAATATCATCAATTGCTTCAGAAACAGTTACAACTTTACGTATTAATCCACATAAATATTGAACTTCTTCTTTAGTTAATATGTCAAACTTTTGACTCATCTAAAACACATCCTTTCTTTTTATTTATTTTAAGGTTCTTCTACTTTATATGACAATGATGCAAATGCACGTAATCCTGCTTTATATACATGACATCTAGGTATAGAACCATACTGACTATCTATATAGAACATTCCTACTACTGTACCACTAAGATCATCTATTAATGGTACTGTTATAAGTCCATTAACTGGTGCAGGAAATGCAGAACTTGATAATCCAACAGATGAACCTAAAGCACTTGTAAAAGCAGAAAATGTAAAATTACACCATCCATTATTTACACAGTATGTAATTACACCTTCACTAAATATAGAAGTTCCACTAAGTTGCAATTGTGTATATGGAATATCATTAACTTTTGTCATTGCACATCTACCTAGATAATTCCAATTTGTACCGTCGTGATTAAACATCTCTATTATATTATTAGATGCTTCTTTATTAAATTGAACTCTTTTTGTTGTTCCATCTGCACCTGTTAAATCTAAACCAAAATATCCTTCGTCATTATCACCTTTCCATGTATATATTAATCCTCGTGTACCGTTTCCTAAATCTCCTAATTCTATAACTCTATTCCGTGTTAATATTTCTTTAGGATTACTCCATGTTCCATTAAAACAACTTCTTAAATACATTCTACTTTGTCCAGAGCATGTAATTAAAATTTCTGTAGGATATGACATATCCCAAGGTAAATATATTACATGGAAGAAATCTGTAGCGTCTGTTATACCTATTGATACAGCTGTTGTAGTTTCTATATACCCGTACGCAACTTCTGTTCTATCTGTTCTATTAAGAGCATCTTCATCCCATAAATTGTGTTTTAAAATTGGTTGTTTTCCAGAAAGCATATCAAATACATCTTTAGCATTTGCCATTTGTGATGTGGTTGATGTTTTACTAGGAGTAACAATATCTGTTTTATCAGCTTTACCATTTACATTATCAATAGTAGCATATGTAGAAGCAGCATCAGTTTTCTTTAAGAAATCCGCATCTACTTCATCTTTAGTATAATAATTACTAAGATCGATAGTTGTACTTCCAATAGGTGTAGCTGTTCCGTCTATTAAAGCATAAATATCATAATTAGTATCTCCACTAGCACTATATAAATATAAGATATTAGTTTCTGTCATTTCATCTAAAGAATTAGCCACTTTGTATGAAGCTTTATTTGCTTTAGCAAATTGTGCTAAAGTAAATGTTTTTGAATCTGATAAACACTGTTGTATATCTGTATAAATTTTTGAAGAACTATAAGTTTTATCTAGTCGTACTTCACTATCTAAGATAATACTTGATAATGTATTAATTTCATCTTGTGATAATCCAAGCCAAGCATCAATATCATCTTTAGTAATAGGATTTAGATCATCACCTACTTTTTTCCATCTGGATGAATTCCATTCACCTTTTGTTGTTGCTAATGCTTCCTGTAAATAATTGTCATAATAACAGTGATTACCAGCAACATAAGGTGTATCTGGATCATATTGTTCAATACATGCTGCTTCTATGGTATTAAGTTTTTCACCGAAATTGATACCTATCTGAACAATCTTTTTAAGATTATCCGTAGTAATACCTTTTTCTTTACGTAATGTGATATCCATAAAATACACATCCTTTCTTTTTAATTTAATATAATGTGATTGTAAACTGTACTAATTGTAATAGTATAGTTTGATTATATTTATTATAGTGTTAAAATAATACATTTGACGCTATAGATGTATTTTAGTATATAAAAAATAATACTATGATAACCGATTAAGGTTATCATAGTATTTTAAGATTCTGCTACTGGATAAGAAAATGTTTGCCATACACCAGTATTTGCAGTAAAGCAGTGTACTTTAGAATATCCAGAACCATCAATAAAGAACGTTCCAACTCTTATATCAACACTATCATTAAATAAAGAAAATGTTGCAAATCCTTGACTTGGCTTTGGTAATAGTGTTGATGAAATAATTTGATTAGTTCCAGTAGTCGCAAGTTTTACAGATATGAATGAAATGTAGCAAATACCATTTCTAACTTCATATGAAATAGTTCCTTCTGAAACAACAGATGTATCATATGTTAATGTTGTTGGATTTATATTTTCTATAGAAGTTGTATTAACTACTCTCCATTTTGTAAATACTGAATAATCACCTTCAGTATATGTATATGTGTCTTTATCATATCCCCATACAACTCTATACCAGAAACTATTTATAAATCTTGGTGAAAATAGTAGTTGACACCCATATTCTAATGTAGGTGTAGCAAAATTATTATTTTCAGTAAGCATCCAAGGAATATTAAATAATGTATAATCTTGTAAATTATTCTCTGGGACACCTTTAGTTGGAGAACCAATTTTATACATTCCGGCATTAGGTAGAAAAATATTTAATGTATCTGAATTCATATACTCAGTATTGTATTTTAAGCATCCTAATTTTCCATTAATAATACTATTATAAATAGCTTTAGCTGTAGAAATCTGTTCATCTGTACTAGAATCAGTAATACTCGTAACAATACTTGTTTTATCTATCTTTTTATCCAATTCTTCTACAGTAGTAGTAGCACTTAATACATTAGCAGTAGTTGCTAATGATTTATCTACAATAACTCCATCTTGAGATAGTACTTCAGTTTTATTAGCTTTTAAATCAAGTTTAGTATCAATTTCACTTTTAGTATAAAATTGAGAAAAATCTATATCTAAATTTCCAAATGTGACCCAATCAGAACTAGTAGTACTCCAAATATTTAGAGTGTTTACAGTATTACCATCAGTGGTTTTTGGAAATATATAAATCTTGTTTGTTTCTCCAGTAACTGGAAGAGAAGTTTCACACCATTCTAAAGAAATGCTACTGATATTAGAAAGCATTTTATCAGTATATTCATTACATTCCAATTTAGCATCTGTAATAGAGCTATCAACTTTTTTACTAGACCAAAGTTTATATTGAGAAATAATATCATCTCTGATTAATTCGCTTAATTGTTGAACTTCTTCTGGAGTAAGATTATAAAGTTCGGCAATCTCATCGTCAGTATAAGGTTCATATTCTACAATATGACTACCTAATGATCTGATAATATCTTCGGCTGCCTGTTTAAGAACTTCTTCTGTCACATATTTACTCATTGTATTCACTCCTTTCTAAAATAAAACACCTTCTAATTGGAAGAGCTAACATCAACTGTTAGCCCTCCAAAGAAGGTGTTCCAATCATCTGTTGACATCATTTCAATACTTCCAGATGCAGTTTTTAATGCGTCAACCGTAGTCTGAAGATCAGTACCATCATCCATCTCTACATCAACTGAATCTACAAGTTTGAAGTTAGCATTGTTTAATTGTTTAATTTTATCTGCTAATCTTACATATGCCATGATTGTTCACCTCCAAAAAATAATTTTTATTATTCGACAACCATAGAGATTGCACCTAAGTTAGCATTACCTGTTTTGAATACATTATAAGATTGTTGATATCCACTAGCATTTGTATGATCAAATGTAGCAGCTAAATCTAATTCTGTATCAAATCCACCGATTTTAACTTTTGGTGTTCCAAATGAAGCTGGAAGTGCTAAATATCCAAATTCATCTACACCTAAAGTCATATCATAACTACCTTTAGCATTTGATTTAAATGCTTTTTGTGGTAAACCTAATACGAATGTATCATCATAGTTTGTTGTAACCCCATCTGGAGCTGCAGCTTTTCCATAATATACATATGGTAAGAATTTAACATTCTTCTTAGCAGTAGCTGTTTCTTTTCCATCAGTAACAGTAAGAACGAATTCTTTATCTGTTGTTAATGGAGTAGCATATTGAGCAGTTGTATCTGCTGGATCAGCAATTGTACAATCTGTCAATGTAACACTAGTTACTTCTTTATTAAGTGCCCATGTGAAATCGATAGTATTTACTGTAGAACCAATTTCGAATGTTAATGAAGTTGGTGTAGTAGTAAATGATGTGATTTCTGGAGCTAAGTAATAGAGATCTTCAAATAATTGATCTAAAGCATCTTTTACTGTTGCAATAGTAGGAAAATCTGCTTGAGTATAAAGAATTTTGTCTACATCACAAACATTAGTATCCATAGCTTTCTTAAGATCAGCGATATCCTTTTTGATACCTGTTGCTGGTGAAGTTTCTACAGGATTATCTGGGTCACTATCATCAATAACAGCATCAACACCAATCGTAGCTTGAATATCTTCTACATCTTTTACCATACCTGTTGAAGGAACATCAACAGGACTATCTGGAACTGTATTATCTGTATACGCTTTTTTACCAACTAAAGTTTTGAGTTCTTCAATGTCTTCAACTGCCCCACCAGATAAATCATCAAGGAATGTTTGTAGGTCGGTTCCACCTTTAGTTTCAATATCTTTTGCATCCATTAAGAAGAAGGATGCATCGTTTAATTGTTTGATTTTTGCTGCAACTCTAACTGCTGCCATAAATACCACTCTCCCTTTTTAATATTATTTCACTTCCATATCAAAGACCCCTAAGCCTTGATATGCTTGATACACATTATAAGACTGTTTGTGTCCACTAGCATTAGTATGATCAAATGTAGCAACTAAGTCAAGGTCTGTATCGAACCCACTAATTTGTACTGCTGGTTTACCAAGTGACGCTGGTACTACTAGATACCCGTACTTCGTGCCACTGGCATCGACTGTGTAAGTTCCAGTCAATTTTGATGCTAATTTACTATTAGAAAGACCTAATACAAAAGCATCATCATAGCTTGCTGGTTGTTCAGCTCCACCCCAATAAATTTTAGGTAAGAAGCTAATTGTTTTTGATGAACTAGCAGAATTTTTACCATCACTAACAGTAAGAGTGAATGTTTTTGTTGAAGTTAGTGGGGTAGAATATGTTGCTGTTCTATCAGTTATAGTTACAGTACAATCTGTTAAAGATTGACTGGTAACATCTTTATTCAAAGCCCAATCGAATTGAACACTTGGAACAGATTTACCAATTTCATATTCGGTTGCACTAGGTGTAATAGATAATGATGTAATTGTTGGTTTAACATAGTTAATTTTATCTAGAATATCATTAAGTGCATCTTCTACAGAAGTATATCCATATGTATTATCATATGTGACTTTTTCTGCATCGCTTGCACCAGAAGCATTCTTAACTTGTTCTTTTAGATCATCAATATCTTTTTTAATACCTGTTGCTGGTGTAACAATTACAGGATTATCTGGATCACTGTCATCAATAACAGCATCTTCTCCAATAGTATTTTCTAATTCTGTAATATTAGTTCCAATTTGACCACTGGATGGATCTTTTCCTAGAATAGCATCCAGTTCGGCTTTAGTATAAGTATTACTAGAGCTTCCACCTAAACCACCTTCACGCCACTTATTTAACTCTGGTCTATCTACATTAGGTGTATTGTATACACAATATGTATAGATTTCACCAGTAGCTTTAATAGTGGAAGTAATTAAAGGTGGTAATGAAGTTTCTGGAAAATCAAGCATGTCTTGTAAGGTGTCAAATTCTTCTCTATCGTCCAAACTAGCAGTTGAACGTAGAGAGAAAGGAGCACCAATCTGCATACCTTTAGCTCCCTTCATAGTATTTCACTCCTTTCTTTAGAAACTAAATATATATTTGAAGTTAGATAGAGTTGCACTTCCACTTGTGTAGACATTATATGTAACTCCACTAATAACTTCCGTTGTTTTTGTAAATGCACCAATGTTTTCAAAGTTGTTAGAGTCTTTAATTGATGCTAAATTACCATATGATGCATCATATTTAAATACTACTTGATCATTTGTACAAGTAATATTGCTAAATGTATATGTTCCTTTAGCTTGTAAAACTTTATTAATAGTTCCATTAACAGTACCAACATACATTGGATTGATAAATGAAATAGCTAATTGTTTAGATACAGTTTCTTTACCATCAGTAGCAGTAACTTTTAATGTTTTATTAGCATTAATAGTACTTCTATAAGTATAAGTAAATGTACCACCATTAGACACATTAGAGAAAGTTGTTACTAATGTAGACCCATCATATAATGAAATATTTGTGATAGCATCTGACTTTTTAGTAACTTTAATAGTTAAGTCAATAGAAGTAATAGTTGTTCCAGCTTCATATAACGTTTTCGTTGTTGAGAATTGTGTGATCTCTGGTTTCTGATATGGATTAGTTGCAAGTAGAAGTGTTTCTACTACAGTTTTACCACTTAAATCAGTTCCAGGTGCAATCCCACCAAATTGAATTGTTGTTGGTGGAGAATTTTGTGGAATAATACATTGTCCTCCAACAATATTATCTAATTCTGCAAGTAATTCTGGTGATAAATTGGCTCTTGTAATTCCTTTATCTGCCATAATATTTCACCTCCTTTCCTAATTAGAATGTGTATTCTAAATTAACAACTACTAACGATAATTGTGAACCTAATGGTACATCAAATAAAGTAGTTAGAGTTGATCCAGTAATAGTATAGTCAGTTCTGACTGTAGTATTAAAGATTAAGAAAGTTGCAATTGGTGCATTAATATTAGGAATACTAAACACCGTTTGTTTATCTGTCGCAACATTTAATGTATGAATTGTTGTTTGTGGTTTCATTGACTTGATAATATCTTGTACTTGATCTTTAGTATAATAATTAGTCATACTGATAGTACCACCATTATTAATCATATCCTCTAATAATTTATTGAGTTTTGTATCAATAGTTTTATCTACATTACTCATATAATTACCAAGGATTTCATCTAAATCTTTTTTACTGTAATAAATAGGTATTTCTTTTTTGATATCTTCGGCTTTAATAATATCACCCATTGTAGATGTATATCCCATGATATTATACCTCCTTTTTTATTTTATTTACTCAATTGTTCCTAAATCTGAATTGAAAGAACAACCGTTGTAATCTGATATTTTTGAATCATATTTTAAAGTATCTATTATATATGATGATGTAATTTCTGCATCTAAATTGAATAATCTATTATATTTTAATTTAGAAGCCAGAATTTCATTTACTAATTCAGCATCATTACTAGAATTATTAGATAATAGATTATCAACTTGTGTTTTAGTATACACATCACTAGAATTAGCTTTATTATCTAGCAATGTATCTGTTTGTGTTTTTGTGTAATAATCTGTCAAAGATATATTTGCTATAAGATCATCTATTTCATCTTTAGTATAATCTTCAGACAGTTTTTCATATAATGTAGTAGATAGTAATCCACTTGATAATGTTGAAGCGTCTTTAATTAATGCTACCCAAGCAGAACCATCATATCTATAAATCATATTATCATTAATTACTGGAACTACCCATCCTGATTTCGGAGATGGATAGAATGAAGATAAATTAGAAAAATCTGTAACTGGATCTTTCCAGCATAAATTACCAAATTTATCATCTATTTCTTTTTTTGTATATGATCCACTAGACGTTGATATAAGTGAATCAACTTCAGTTTTAGTATACACATCACTAGAATTAGCTTTATTATCTAGTAATGTATCAGTTTCTGTTTTTGTATAAATATCATTAGATGAAACTTTTGAATCTATTTCATCTGCTAATTCTTTGGATAGATTAAACTTCTGAATTTGACCATTCATTACATTCTAACCTCCTTTTCTAAAGTAATATAAAATTTATATAGATGTTAAATTATATACGTCTACGGTGTAAAAATTGTAGACGTATATAATTTTTATAAAGTATTTCTATTTGCTCTTATATATTTTTTCTCCGCATTATATATTTTATTGATTAACTCTAAACCACTAGGTTTTATAACAGTAAGTTTATTCTTAGTAAAATCTTTTGGGGAAATCATATTATTAAGACGTAATATAAGAAAATCTAAATCTGTAGTATTGTATATATGATAAGATAACAACCAAGGTTTGTATTTATATGTCATCATCTCTGTATTAGTTAGTTGTAATACAACACATTCTTCAAGTATTTCATCAAGATAGTCATCTATTATACTATGTATTCCGTATTGTACAGTGGACTCTGAAGCTTGTGCTAATATAATACTATTCTGGAAAGTCATTTTTTCTATACTTCCCACAGATATAAATTCAGTCATAGATGATGTTTTCTCTGGTGTCATTTTAAATCACTCCTTCTATAGAGAATACTACTAATGTAAGATTAGATCCTAAATTGATACCGCTAGAGAATGTTAATATTCTTCCATTTATAGTATAATCTGTTAATACTATAGTATTCCATACTACAATACTTCCAATATTAATTCCAGGTGTAAATGATGTATCAGATATAGTAAACTCAGTTTGCATATCTTGTGTTACATCAAGTTTATATGCTCTAGTAGATATAGATAAATTACTTAGCATCTTCGTAATATCTGAAACTTTTGTACTAATACCATTATGAGATTTCGTATCTGTATTATGCTCTACAATAGCTGTAGATATGAGTTTACTTACAAATACTTCAGCTTCACTTTTAGTATAATAATTACTAAGATCTATTTGTGATGGGTCTACTGTAATATTTTGAATCATTTCTTTAACTTCATCTATCTTTGTGTCAATTTCAGATTTACTATAACTATTATTTGTAGAAGTAGATGATGATTCTATTTTCTGTTTCAAATAGTCTGACAATTCATTAATAGTAATCTTATCTCTTGCCACTTCTATCACTCTCCTTTCGTCATTATTTATATGTTTCAGGCAAAAAATAAAACAGGAATGGGTTATCCATTCCTGTTTATGTTTTATCTAATACTTGTTCTGATAAGAATATCTCCTTTAAGAGAAATCATATTCTTACCACCAGAAATACTACTTCCATCTGGTATATCTTGTACTGGAATATCAAATTTATCATTTGTTGTATTTACGTGAAGTACATTATGATCATTGCACATATGTACATTGAAAATACTATCTCCTTGTTTAAGTTTAATAATTCTAGTACTCTTCTTATTACGTTCACTTTGTGGTAATGCAACAATACTAAGTTTGTTAATCTTACCACTATTAGTGATGACTAATACATTAGTTGTATCTGGAGTTACAATTCCAAATCCATCAATAACAGATGTGTTATTCATAGACTTAACACCTTTTGTATTTCTCTTCTGTAATGGAATTTCACTCATTGGAATTCTTAATGCTTCTCCAGATGAATATACTACTATGTCTAGTCTATCATGAACAATCTTTACATCTCTGATAGCATCACTATCTAGTTTAAAGAAGATGATACCACTTAATGGTACACTAATTAAATCTTGAAGTTCAAGTTTCTTAATATTACCATTTGCTGTAACTGCAGTAAGATAATATGGCTCTACAGATTGTGCCAGTTCTTGTACTTTTGGTGTATACATAACAGTCACAATATTTGACGTAAGATTCTTACATAGTAATCTAACATCCGTTCCGTTAGTAGATTTATCTGATACTGGAATTTTGTGTACTGGTAATCTGTATACCTTACCAATTTCATCGAATAATAAGATATCTTTATCATTTTCTACTTTGATTATAGTTTTAATCTTATCACCCTTAAGACTTCCTACTCCATTCATATTAAGTGGAAGTTTCTTAATGAAGTTATTTTGTGTAATGATAATCTTAAATTCTCCTTTTGGAATTGTATCCGTTTGAGCATCAATGACAATAGTATTTCTAGGTTTACCATACTTATTCTTGAACTGAATTAACTCTTGTTCAATTTCACTTAGTATCAAATCATCACTTTCTACTACAGACATATATTTATCAATATCTGCTTGTAAAGAAGCATATTCTTCTTGATATCCTTGTAAATATACTGGACTAAGTTTCTTGATATTAGCATCAATAATAAACTTAGCTTGCAAATCTGTAATATCTAGAAGCTGAATAAGATATTCAATAAGCTCTACATCATTCTTTGTAGTAGATTGTCTTACTCTATGAATAATCTCATCAATTTGACCAGATGTCATAGCTTTAATAAATGCTTCTATTTGATGTTGTCTTGTTAGAGACCATTGTAATTTAGAATATATTACTCTAAACTTAGTAAGCATTCTAAACTGAATAAATGTTTGTAAATAAGATTTATAAGAATATCTTACTGGTTTATATTCATCATCAAGAGATTCAAAAGAAATAGCAACAGTATGTTCTAATTCTGTTTTCTTATATAAGATATCTCTTGTATAATATGGGTCTGCACCTTTCTTTAATTCACATACATACCATGAATATTTTTCACCATCACCATTCCATGCATCTTCTTCATACCAATCTGCTAATTGAATTTGTTTGGCTTCTGCCAATTCTTCAATTTTATCATGAACAGTATTTATATATACCATATCTGGTGCTGATTTAATAATCAATGCATCTCTTCCATTTCTCTTTTCAATATCAACTATTCCTCTAAAAGTTACAGAACCATGTCCTTTATTTGAAATAAGTTGAAAGTCTGTATCAAAAACATAACATGGCATACATTGATCTGGTATAAGCATAATTTTTGCATCTGGATTATGAAGCAGAGTTAATGTTGCATCTATTACCTCCACTAAATTATGCGGTGGTAATTCTGTTTTTAACCCCATACCAATACCAAAACACCCTTCGATCAATAATAATGGAATTGCTGCTGGAAAATATTCTGGTTCAACATTATCATTATTATATGTCGTTAACCAATCTGTTATACTTTCAAAATCTTTTAAGTCATATAGACCTAACGCTTCTTTTGCAAATTGTGAAATTTTTGCTTCCGTATAACGTGGTGCAGCTGCAGGGTCTCCATATTTTGTACCAAAAGATCCTTGTTTTGTAATAAGCGGATGAAGTTCTTCAAACCAGTTTGTTAATGGTTTCATTGCTTCATATACCCCACCACCATGAGGGTGGGATATTTCCATTGTTCTACCTACAATAGATTGGCTTTTTACAGTCTTATTGAAGCAATTTAAAAATCTTGTCATAGTATCTAGTATTCTTCTTTGAACAAATTTTAATCCATCTCTACTTGATGGTATCTGTCTCTTTCTATTAACTTCAATCATATAATCAATAGTATCGTTTTCGAATTGTTCACTAGCTGGAACTGATATAATTCTAGTTGCCATTTCTGTTTCCTCCTAACCTAATAACTCGTATCTAGATACATTAATCTTAGATAACAATTGATCTTTGTTATTATTAATCCAATGTATACGATCTATTTCTTTTTTAGCATCTTCGAAAGTATATTGAATTAATGTTCTATTTCCATATGGATCCATTGTGCTCTCTTGTAGTTGATCTTCATTCATTTCACCTAACCCTTTGTATCTTACTAGTCCTTTTGGTTCTGAACTCTTATAGATACACATAAGTGTATACATAGAAACTATTTGACCATCTACAGAATAATGAAGATTATTATTATTTACATTATGGATCAAATCTATAATATGTTTAGCATCTTCAATAAGTTTATCATTAAGAATGAGTAATTGATATACTTTGTTTACTAAACCAGTAATCTCATACATATTTCCTTTTCTATTAACTTTCATGAATCTAAACTTATCTTCTACTCTTTGTTTCATAACTTCAAATGGTTCATAAATATTTGACAATACTGTTTCTAATAAGATAGGATCAAGTGCATATCGTTTACATACTAAATCCATCTCGTATGTGTACATAATATTCTTATAGATTAAAGCTAATGCTTCATTATCTGTTAATTGTACACCTGTTGTTGTTGATAATTTATGATTCTTTGCAAACTCTTTTTGTACATATTCAGAATACTCTAATCTATTTGTAAAGTATTTGAAATTTGGTTTTTGAACAGTACCAAAATTAATACCAAATAATGGTGGTACTGATTTATATAATCTTCCATCTATTACTAATGGCGTCATATAAGTCATAAAGAATATAAGAATAAGGTTTGCTATATGTTTACCATCCTCGTCTGCGTCAGCTCCAATTATAATTTTATCCCATATGCATTTGTTTAGATCAAAGTTTCTTCCATAATTTCTATCATCACCGTTAGACACAATTGTTATGATAGATGAAACTTCTTGATTAGATAAAAATTTACTTCTTTCTGTAGTTAAGGCATTAGGCATCTTCCCCCTTATAGGAAAAGTTCCTTGGAGTTCTTTGTTTCTTGCTACTTTAGCATGACCATTAGCAGAATCACCTTCAACAATCCATAACTCTAAATTTTTCTTTCCAGAAGGTTTAGTGTATTTCTTTGGCATACCTGTAATACTAGAAGATTTAAAGTTATTACTTAATTTAACTTTACCTTGTTCATGTTTTGTTCTTAAGTCTGCTACCTCTTTTAAATATTTACAGACTTTATTAAGATCTGATGGTTTTTGTTTACTCCATTCTTCTAGTCCGTTATAGACTAAATCTTGCATATATTTAATCATATCAGCATTAGCCAATGAATTCTTTGATTGACCATCAAATGTTGGCTCTAGTACAAATACAGACATTGCACAAATTAGCCCCTCTTTAATATCATTAGCGATAATCTGTGTTTTCGATTTACTATTCTTTAAATATACATTATTCATATATTTTCTAAACCATCCAACCAAACCATTCTCAAATCCAATTACATGTTTAGAATCATTTGATACTGGACATGTATTGGCAAATGAAATGATGTATGGTGAAATATTAGAAGTTGGGTCAAATGTAAATATAATTTCAGCCTTATGCTCACCATCTGTATTATCAAAAATATGAATAGGTTCAATAAGGCTATTTTGTGTTGCTGCATAAATATGTGTAAAAATTCCATCTTCATTAACAAGAACTTCATGAATTTGTGAACCATCTGGTCTTATTGCATTAAATATTACTTTAGCACCAATATTAAGCTGTGGAACTAAAGATTGTATAAATGCTAATAATTCTTCTGAACTTAAATGTTCTTCTATACCATTCTTTCTTCCAGCTTCCCATATAAATTCTGATGGTGAAAATGTTACTACAGTGCCTTGCTTTCCTTCTGGATTTTCAATTTCATGTTCGTCTTCTACACAAACACCTTCTTCAAATCTTACCTCATGACCTATCTTATCTTTACTAGAAAATGATTGCACAACAAAGAATTTAGATAACATATTCGTTACTTTTGAACCAATACCATGTCTGCCAGAAGTAAACTTAAATGGAGTCTTTTCATAATTCGAGCTTACATGTTGTTCACTAAATAATTTTACCATAATACCAAATGGAATACCAAAACCATTATCTTCGATTATAATAGTACATGTAGCTTCATCAAAAGATACAATAATATGATCACATGGTGAATCTTCACGCATTAATTGATCTCCACTATTTTGAAAGATTTCTCTTATCATATTAATAAGACCTTTTAATCCAACATCACCAATATACATACCAGGCATCTGTCTTACGATATCTACAAGTCTTGTTAATTGTTTAATCTCATTCTTGTAATTATCGATGTTTTCTTGATAATTCTTCTGTAATGTTTTTGACATTTCATTACACCTCTTTCTAATAAATTTAATGTCTATAATTATGTGTTAATTTAATATTAGTATCATAAATAATTTGCCTTTGTATCTACACAGAAAAAAATAAAGTATAACTAGGAAAATTCTAGTTATACTTTATTTATTAAGTTATACCTAGTATGTACTAGGCATTAATTACATTTTTAACTTCTGGTTTTCCAGCTTGTGGTGCTGGAGCATTTTGTTGAGGTGGTACAGGTTGATTTGGTGCAACCTGACCTTGTTGTTGCATTACAGTTGTTGCTGCTTGTAATGGATTAGGTTGTTGTTGATAGAAGTAGTTTTGTTGTGGAGCTTGTTGTCCACACATTGGTTGTTGATACATAGGTTGTTGACCATACATTGGTTGACCTCCCATTTGTTGTCCGTACATTGGTTGTTGATACATAGGTTGTTGTCCATAACCCATGCCCATACCAGGAGATGTTAATGCTGAGAACATATTGAAGAAGTTGTTATTTCCATTTTGTTGATATTGCATACCATTGTCATATTTGTTAAAGTTGTTTAAACTTTGTGCATATAATTTTGGTAATCTGCTAAGAAGTGGAATCATTTGGAAATATTCAACAACTGCTGTTGGACTCATGTCAATGAAATTCATTTTAGCTGTTTGAGCAATATCGATTGTTTCATTAACGACTTCTGTTGCTTGTTGTTCTGTCATTTCTACTGGTCTAAATTTTGCACCACAAATAGTACATACTACATAACCTTCTTCATTAGCTGGAACTGTTGCAAAGCAATTCTTTTGTGGATCTCTATGTGTACATTTTGCAGCTAACATTTCTGCTCTTGTTACTTGTGGAATAGCAGATGTTGAACCTGCTTTTCTAAGTTCTTTAATTTCTTCTTGAGATACTGCATTTGTCATAACTGGACCTTGATATTGTCCATTGTATCCCATACCCATATTTCCTTGTCCATTGTAACTACCATTATAATTGTTGTACATAATTAATTCCTCCTTGAAATTTTAAATTATTTTTATACAATGTAGTTGATTAACTACTTGTTTACACGTTAATAATATATAATTGAAATTTTGTTTACTATCACTTTTTTATTAACTGCAAACTATAATTACTGTATAGTTTGCAGTTGTTTTAAATCTTAACCTTTTACATTTTCATTCTCATTGATATAAGTACCATGATTATCACTTAATGCTTTCTTAACACGGTCTAAATCACTTCCAGTAATACCTTTAGCCTGTGCAACTTTAATGATATCATCTACATCTTGAATGAGAATAATACTTTCAATTTGTTCATATTCAAATATTTGCATTTCTCTAAATCTTTTATTACCGTTATGTGTATTATTTGTTCTATGATTAGAGATAGAAAAATAATATATTCTTTGTTTAGCGTCATCAAAGATAACTGGTGTTGATGGTGTATTGATAATAGAATATTGACTTCCAGTAATGATTACAAATATGTCATCTTCTTTCATATACGGTTTGAATTCAGTGATATCTGATTGTGTCATTATTTTTCCTCCTTTTTTAATAGATTATTAATAAGTTAAATTATATACTTATAGCTACTAAGTTGTGCAGCTAATGTATATAACCATGCAGGGTCATTAGTAAATTGCACTTGTTCAAGCATATTACAAATAATTGTATATACTTCTACTAATGCCATTTGATTTTGTAATACAGTTTCTACCATACTAGTATCTTGAATCATTGGATTTCTTAATTGTTCTGAGTATAGCATAGAAACACCATCACGTTTAATTGTCTCTGCTGTAAGTTTTCCTTTTGCTGCTATGATCATATTTGTCAACATTGTCTGGTCCATCATATATTGAGCCATCTTTTCTAAATCGATATTACCTCTAGCAATATCTCTAAAGATTCTAATAGCATCTCTTTGTAATTCTTGTGGAGATTTCGTTTGAATAAATCCTTCTCCTTTTTGTTGAATTGATTTGCTAAAATAGTCTTGATTTTGTTTTTTGTTTTTATTATTTGGTTTTGCCATCTTGATTCACTCCTTTTTTATTCTTCTGGTAATATGTTAGCCTCTTCAATATCGTATTCTTCTGGTTCAACATAGTTGTCAATATTAAATTCATTATCTTTAAATCTTAATTGCATAATGCTCATAAATTTAGCAACACATAATTCGTCTCCTAATGTATTTCCATTAACAAGAATTTTTGATGCAATAGAATCAAAATATTGATCATTTTGAATGTAATCTTTTAATAGATCATATGCTTCTTTACGACCTCTTTTTACAACCCAATCTCTTTCTTCTCCTTGATCTGTATTAAATACTAATAAGACAAGATAATACTTATCAAAATTATCATAATTAGCATTCCTTTCTTCTGCTGACACTATAACTGCTGGTGATACTAGTTGTTTTGTTTCCATAATAAAACACTCTCCTTTAATATTATATTCATATATATAATATATAATTGAATAAGAGATTAGTCATTCATTTTTATGAATGACTATTCTCTTATTAAAAAAACTTACGTTTTTGTTTTACATAAATTAAACCTTGACTTGCTCTTGTAATAGCAGTATAGTTAAGGTTATTTTGAATATCTCTATTCAGATATTCTTCCAAATATACAACTCTAGGAATTGTCATACCTTGTGCTTTATGGCATGTACTTGCATAAGCATACTCGAACAATTCCCCATTAGAGTAGTTTCTATTTTTCAATTTCTTTCTTTGATCAGATAATGAAGTAATATACTCATAATCTATTGGTAAGTTTACAAATGGTCCATTACCATAATCAGGCATAAAATCCATTCTAAATGATTTACCATCAAAATTAGAAACATCAGGATTATTTAGTACTATTCCAGTAAGACCATTTACTAAATTAATTCCATCAACTTCTTCATTCCAATCATTTTTAACACACATAACTCGTTCTCCACAAATAGGTATCTCCGAATGAATACCTAGTATCTCTTTTCTAACTTTATTATTTATGAAATCTCTAGTATTATTTTTTCCACAAATAACCATATTAGAACTCATTATCATTTCAGAAGTTAAGTCATCATAATCGATTACTAATACATCATTAGGATAATATCCTGTATGAATAGGTAATCCATTAATTGCTCTTTGTGACAATTCAATAATAGAAGAGTTTACTCCTTGTCTCATAATTTCTGTAAGGAAATGAACTTCTCCTGTATATAAGAATGCTGGAGATCCATCTATGCTAGGAAGTTGATTAAGATCTCCAACAGCAAGTACTTTAATATTATGATGAAGTATATCTTTTCTCATATAACTAGGAACCATGCCAGCTTCATCAACAATAAGAAGTGAATAATTATTAATCAATTCTCTAGGTCTAAATACTTGTGTAAGTATAGGTCTGTTTAAATATTTATCCATAATAACGTTACCTAAAGAATCTGTTTTGATTATATCTACTAATTCATATAATGCTGAATGAATAGTTTTTGCATTATACAATCCTTTTAGTCTCATGTTCAAGGCTGCTGCTCCTACATAACTCATAGGAAGAACATGACTCATAGGGATTCCAATACGTTGGATAATAGCTAGTAATACAGTACTCTTTCCCGAGCCTGCTGGACCAGAAATTTGAAATACTTGTTCTGATGAATTGAAATACCAATCCACTGCTTCTTGTACTATCTTTTCTTGTCCACTGTTTAGTTTTAGCTTTCTCATTTTGTAATCTCCTTTCTAATATAATTATACACATATTAGTGATAATTATTGAAGATATCATAAATATAGATAAGTTATATAAGAAATTAATATCAATATTCATACATACAACACATAGACATATAATTCCAATTTCAAACCATTTCTTTAGATTTGATAAATTATTCTTGTCTAATATTGTATATAGTGTATTTATATTATAAATTAAGAATACTAATGCTATTAATAAACTAATCATATTAAATCACCCTTTCTATTTTTCAAATTGAGTTAAATCTATATGAACATTGTGTAACTGTAATAGAATATCTATATAAGCTAAACAATGATTACTAAAAGGTTTTGACTCTATTGTCATAGAATCTGTTCGTATATATACTATACATTTCTTATTTATAATCTCTGTATAGTAAGCATAAACTTTTATATTAGAATTAAATATTGAATATTCAAATATAGGTAATATACTATGCAAATCATATAATATATTCAATAGTCTTCTATTATTAGGTGTTATATTAGAAACACCATCTTCAACATAAACATTCATACCATCAATTACTACATGATCGTCATTTTGATATAATACGTTCATGTATTGATCTGTATGATATCCTAATAAATATAAAATCATAAGTTGTAATTGTTGTACTGTCATCATAATATAAGTCTCCTTTTGATGTCTTAAAATTATATATGTGTTAAAATCTGTTTAATTTTTTAGAATATAACCTAATAATAAATAAGGAGGTGAGATATATGTTATTTAAAGAAATTAAACCTTATAATTTTAGAAATGAATTATCGAATAATATGACTGCAGTAATGATGGAAGATATGAACTGTCAATCAACACAAGGAATTAAGTTTAAAATTCCATTATTAATGCCAGAAATTCCAGAAATGGAACCGATGGAGTCTAAACAAAAAGTATCAACTTCTCATATAGTAAATAAAAATAAAGTAGAACCAGAAGAATATGAGACAAGTAATTATGTATTATTAAATGTAGCTCAAGAATTTGCGTTTATGTGTCCTCGTGATGAAGGTGATACTATTAGTAAAGGTCAAGAATTTATAATAACATGTATGGATGGTGAATTGGCTAATATACGTGTAATAGGTAGAAATTTTTAGGAGGTGAATTAATATGGCTGATGAAGATCAAAATGGACAACCACAAACATGTCCACCAGATTGCAAGTGTCATGATTGTGATTATGATTCTGAAGATAAACCGTTTGTTGCAACTACAGTAGAACCATTCGATAGGTTTAATTCAAAATCAGTTGCAATGGATTGTGGAGGTAAACGTGGTATACAAAACTTATGTATACCTAGATATTTAGCAATGAATTTCCATTTTGAAAAAGATAATATGGTTCCTGAAGGGAAACAGTTTGTTATCAATGTATTAAAAAATGGAGGATTAGCTGTTGTGGCAATATACGAAGGTTAATTCCTTCGTATATTTTATGTGTCAGAACATCTAAGTAATTCTATAAGGAGGTGTAAACTTTATGGATACTTACGCTATCAAAAATGAAATATATCCATATATAAAATCTAAATATGATCCAACAAAATTTAAACAGATTATGTCTAGATTTATGAATAAACGATCTACTATGTTATATGATACATGTCCATGTGATAGAATATCATTTATGGCAGAAGATCGTGATGATTTCTTTAATACATTCGATATCGATATCAATAAAGTAAGAGAAATGTTATCACACACATATTATTGGGAAGATGCTAAATTTAGAGCTATGGCTGCTAAAGATGAATTCACAGTATGTGTAATATGTTTAGTGAAACTTCTCTATGATACTAAGCATGGAAAAGACTTAGATTTAGCATGTGTATATTTATCATTTAGTGGTAAATTTTATCCATCCATGCATTATGTTTGTTTCCCAATTGCTCCAACACAATATAGGTATATTATGGAATATGTAGTAAATAATAAACTATCATCTAAATTCGATATAAAGAAAGAAGGCAGTGTAATCAAAGCTGTTAATAGTTTAACAGAAACATGGTTATCTACTTATAAAGATGAAATTAAAGAATTTTCAGATGAAGATGTTGCATATATTATACTGCAATTACGTGATAGAATAAAAGCTATGCTTAAAAATGTTGCCTCTATGTATTATGATGCTTTTGAAAAGAGAGAATATATCACATATGATACAGACTCTGATGATGAAGATAATTTTCATAGAGCAGATAGTAAAACTTTACAAATTAATCAAACATCACAAAAAGTTATATCAAATATGACTACTAAAAACGTAGATTATAGATTATGTAAATATGTATCCAATAGTGATGTAAAAACAGATGAAATAAAGAGTATTATGGAATCTATATTAGATAATAAACAAAATCTACCAATGATAGAAGAGTTAATTGGTATTCTTTTGACAGAATACTTAGATACATATCCAAATGGTAGAGCTTCTGATATTAGATTCGTATCATTCTCTAATACTGCTAAACCAAACTCGAAGAATCCTAATATCGCTAGACAAAAAGAGATATTAGAAATATTCTTATCAGAGAACAGTCCAGCATATAATAAGAGAAAATCGAGAATAGCAACAAAAAATTCATACAATAGAGCTATACTGTCATATTTTATACTGTATACTCATAATTGTAGTAGATAGGAGAGATATTATGGCAATTAGTAAAGAAGTAAGAAATAAAATAGAAAGACTAGTATATGATGTAATGTCTAAACTAGATAGAAGTAATACAAATTTAGAATACTATAAGAAATTATTCTCAAAAATGTCAGATAAAGAATTTGAAATTTTTATCAATAGACCATTATGTTTTAGATTTCATCATAAACCATTTGTAGTTGAGCCTACATATGGAGATATAAAAAATGCATTAGATGTAATGGGAGTTCCTATATGTGAAACTATATACAATCCATCAGTGTATACTAAAGATGGATATCCATTAGAAACAAGACCAGCTCCAGTTGTATATTTTCATCTAAAAAGAATGAAACAAATTCTATCTAAGAAGAACAGTAACCCAACTAATATAGATAAACGTGATGGTAAAACTGGTAGATTAACACATGAAGATAAAGGAAGTTTAACTTCTGATAATGAATTAAATGCATTAGTGGTTATGGGTCTTGATAAAGTAGCTACAGAATTTTATAAACCTAAAGCTGATGCTATGGTAGCTAAAGGACAAATGTATAATGATATTAGAACTACAGGTATGGTAAGATTGGAAGATTTAGATATAGATGAAGAAGATAGTATTGCAAAAAATACTGTAAATGCATATATGATAGCTTCACATTTATATTCAAATCTTATTAATGAAGATTACATGTTGCCATTTACAATGAAAAATTCTAAAGTAAAGCAAATAAAAACTATGTAAGTTTTTATTAAACTTCTAACAAAAAACTAAGGGGCTTTTAAAGGCGTTGACTAGGAACCCTTAAAAGATAGATAAGAGAGGAGAGATTAATATATGGGAAATAATGATGAACAATTAGTAATGATACAAGAACAAGGTGATTTAGGTTTAGGTATTACTGAAGTTAGTGAAGAAGATGCTAAAAAAGTTAAAGATAATCAAAAACAGAATAAATAGATATGTATAAATTATCTATAAAATCTTACATATTAATTGGGTTAATAGTATTCACAATAATTTTAGAAATAGGATACATAACTCAACTTAATAAAAAGATAAAAGAACAAAATCAAACAATTATAGATTTACAAATTCAAAATGATTATCTTAACGAAGAAATAATTCAGTATAAAGAAAACCTAGATTATATGTCAAAAATTGTAAACAAATAAAATTATAATTATATATTATAATAGTGAATGAAGATTAGATAATAGAGCTTAATCTATTATCTAATCTTATCATGTGTTAAATTTCAAAATATATTATAACACATGATTATATAATATATAATATTTTAGGAGGGATTTTTATTATGAAAACAAAATTATTCGGTGTTGGTGCAGCAGGAAACAAAGCAAGTATTGATGCAATTGAAAAAGGTGCAATATCTAGAGAATATGTTAAACTTATCAATAGCACTGACAAAGACATCCCAGTAGAGTATAGAGATATTTCAATCATCATTGGAGACATTAATGGTGCAGGTAAAGAAACAAAACTTGGTGCTGATATGATGGAGCAATCTCTTAATGGTGGAGAATTAGAAGAATTATTACCAGAATTCTTAGAAGAAGATGACGATGCAGTTGTAATTGTATTTGGTGCTGAAGGTGGAACTGGATGTGGTGGTGCTCCTGTATTAGGAAACTACATTACAGAAAATACAGGCATCACAGTACATCAATTCCCATTAATGGGATTCCATGCAGATGCAAGAGGATTAGGAAATACAGTTAATCTATTTAAACAATTCTTACCACAATACGTAGTTCATACTATTAGTAATGCAAAATTCTTATCAGATGCTAAAGGTAATAAAGTTGCAGCTGAAAAGATGGCTAATGAATTATTCGTAGAAGAGCTTAAAGTTATTACTGGTTCAGTATTAAGAGAAGGAAGTCAAAATATTGATGATACAGACCACTTTAAACTTATCAACAATCCTGGATATAGTTTAATTGAAAAAGTATCTATCGGAAGAGATATTAAAACTCAAGAACAGTTAGATGACTTATTAGTTAAAGCTATCCAAAATACAAAATCAATTGATATTGAACAACCATCATGCAAACGTATTGGTGTTGTATGGAATATCAATGAAGAAACAAAGAATATCATTGATTACTCTTATAGAGCAATTAAAGATGTTGTTGGAGAACCATATGAAGCATACGATCATATTCAACCAGTATTAGATGGCGAAGATCAATATGCTATTATTATTATCGCTGGATTAAAATTACCAGTAAAAGAACTTCAAGATATTTATACAAAATATCAAGAAGTTGCAAGTAGAGTTAATAAAACTCAAGATTCATTCTATAGTGATATTAACAAAATGGAAATTGAAGAAGATGAGTTTAATGTAAGAACAACTAAACCTGGTTTCTTTAAGAATAAAAAGAAATCAAGTGAACCAAATAAAACTCAAACAATTAACAATGAACAATCAAGTCCAAAATCAATCCTAGTTAATACTTCAACTGGAAAAGAACTATAGAATTTTAATAAAGAGCATACATGTAAGTATGCTCTTTTATTTTTTTATATTAAACTAAATTTTAATCATATATTATATTATTGAATATAAATATTTAGAAAGGAGATTTTATATATGGAAGATTTTCAAGTTTATGAGAACTTAGAATTAAAGAAGCCACAAAAACCAAATTTTAATAAATTCTTTGAGGCTTCTGTTAAAAAAGCTGAAGAGGAGGCGAAGAAAACTGTGTATGTAAACGTGAATTTAACAACACCAGAAGATATGTTGACTATTGATTTTGATACAATATCTGATGAAGAGTTATTTAAACAAATTAAGATGTACTATTCAGATATCTTATATTCTATAATGAGTTACAATGATTGTAGATATATTAGTTTATTTATGAATAGTAAATTCTTAATGGTGCTCAATCAAGTATTATCTCAAGAACAGTATATTGATCATTCAAATATCTGTTATTTGAACAAATTAGTTTATGATTATGCAGTATTAGAAGACAAAGATCAATATACAATGAATGCACTTATGACTATTGCTAGAACAATTAACAGAACAATTATTAGTAAACTTATAGGTATTGGTTTACCAGATCATATTGCAACAGATATTGCTATTTGTAGATATTCAAATAGTGATGATGTAATATGTACAAAAAGACTTACTAATAAACTTATACAACAGTCTAGAGAATTAATGACAGAACAAATGATAGTAAATATCTATCAAGAGTTATATTCTCATATGACTCCTTTGTTTATTGGAGTTATGTATGATATTTATACAGAGAATGAACTTGCTGCATTTGGTCCTGATGCAAGTTTCATTAATTCAACAATCAATCTTGCTATATTAGATCTATTAGATAGTATGACATCAGATAATATTAGAAAAGTATTAATAGTATATTCACAAGATTATAAGCTTAATAGTAATTTCGATAGAGTAAGATTTGATATTTCTGCATGTCCAGATTATCCTAGAATATTAGAAGTTGTTCACAACTTACAAACATTCGAGAATATTATTATGCCTTAAAAAATAAAACGTAGAGTTGCCTAAATGGTAGCCTACGTTTTATTTTTTACATTATATATAACTTATAAATAACTTAAATAAAGAAAGGGGTTTATTTTTTATGAGCTTATTGGTAGATATGTTTAGAAAATCTGTAGAAAAATCTAAAGATTATAGAATGAAAGTTGAAACAGAAACACCTGTTGGATATTCAACTGGATTTCTTACATTTGATTTTAGAAATGGTACTGTAGCTATTGGAAAAACTCCAGACGGTCAGCAATATCAATATTATTCTATTGGAATTGCAGATGGATCAATGGTAATGATTATTGGTAGATCTGGATGTGGTAAAACTACATGGACTATTCAAGCAGCTGGAAATATTGTTAAACCATTTCCTAATGCTGCTATATATCATGAAGATATTGAGGGTGGTATTAGTAATAGTAGACTATTTAAACTTGCTAAAATGACACCTGAAGAGGCTAAAGATAAATATATTCATAGAAATACTGGTATCACATGTGAAAACTTCTTCCAAAGAATCAAGATGATTAGTGATATCAAACTTGCTAATAGAAGTGAGTTTGAATATGATACTGGTTTATATGATGAATTTGGTAATAGGCTATACAAATTACAGCCTACAGTAGTTATTTTAGATTCATTAGCATTATTAATGCCTGAGAAATTTTCTGACGAAGAAGAAATGTCAGGACAGATGAGTACAACAGCAACAGCTAAAGCTAATGCTAAGATCTTTAGAACTATTATTCCATTATTAAAAGCTGCTAATATTATCTTATTTGTAATCAATCATATTACACAAGCAGTTGCTATTACACCTGCTCAACGTAAGAAAGCACAAGTATCATATTTGAAGGTTGACGAATCACTCCCTAAACGTATTGCATAACTGGGGAGAATGTTCAGTAATGAGCATTTAGGAAACACTCTTAATTGCTGGGAACTCCTAAAGACTAACCCACCACAACGTAATCTGTAAAGATAAGCGTGATGGTTACGAAAGTAGAAAAAAGCGGTTAGTATGAGATATGGACAAAATCCTAAGTCTTATTTGTAATGGACAATCAGCAGCGAAGCTTCTTATATGAGAAGAACGTTCAACGACTATCTAGAAATAGAGTAGAATACAAGCGTATTCGAAATGGAGTGCTCCTTAATAATAAGGATGAAGATATAGTCTAATCTATAATGAAAATTATAGAATACGAGTAGCGATCGTATGTAATATAAAATTATGGGCGGCAATACACCTATATACTTAGCAAATAATATTATTAGATTTGATGATGGATCTAAGTTAAAAGAAGGAGAAGTATTCGACTTAGACGGAAACATTACAGAGGTAACACTTGTTAAATCAAGAACAAATAAAGCTGGTCAATCTGTTCCATTAGTATTTAGTCAAAGTGATGGATTTGATGCAGATTTATCAATGTTTATGTTCTTAAAACAACGTGGAGTTCTTAATGGTGCAGGTGCATATTTGTACCTAGGTGATAGAAGTGATATGAAATTCTCTCAAAAACAATTTAAGAATAAACTTAATACAGACTCAGAGTTTAGATCAGTATTTAATACAATTGTCTTAGAAGAGATGAAATCTATGCTATCTGATACTTATGAAGAACCAGAAGAAGATGAAGTAGGGTTAACATCATCTACAGATGACATATTATCTATGATCCAAAACGTCGCATAATTATATATTATATATATGATAGATATAATGAACTTTTTCTTATATCTATCATATATTAAACATTCAAGGAGGAGAAGAAACATGGCAATAATAACAGATCCACTAACAAGAATAGATCAATACGTTCCAAAGAAATTAGATTACGTATTGTCTAAAGGATTGAAAGAACCGTTCAATAATCATAATGCAGCATCAAGAAAGAAGATGTATAATGTTCATAATGATCATAGAACAGATCTTATTAATTCAGAAATCGCATTCTGTGATACTGGATATGCTAATGAATATGGTAGATATAATAGTGCTGTATTGTTAGCTGATATGGAATATGAGATAGTTGCTAAGATATCAAAATTTGAACATTTACCAGAACATGATTATATTCTTATATTACGCAATCCAACTAATAATTCTTATACTATATATCATAGAGTAGATTATAATTATCTTACAGAAACAAATGGATATAAGTATAATAATAAATATATGGATAGTAAAAAAGTTGGTGATGTAATTAAACAAGGTGATGTAATAAGAAAAAGCTCATCTTATGATGATTATGGTAATAAGATGGATGGTATAAATCTTAATGGAGTATTTATGAATATAGCTAAGACTTGCGAAGATGGTATTATTCTAAGCGAAGCTGTTCGTCCAAAATTTGATACTCCAGTATTCAAACCAAAACGTATAAGTATAAATACTAATAACGTTCCATTGAATCTTTATGGTAAAGATGGTAGTTATAAAGTATGTCCTTTTGTAGGAGAAGAGGTAAAAGATGGTATTCTTATGGGTACTCGTCTAAAGAAAAATGAAGAACAATTTTATTCTGCAAGCCAAGATAGATTAAGAAAAATAATGACTTCTGATGTTAAAGTTACAATAGGGTCAGGTGTACTAATAGATTGTGATATATATTGTAACGATCCAGAATTACTATTTACAGATTCTAAATACTCTCAATTAGCTATGATTTATATGAATCAACAAAGATTCTCTAGAGAAATAGTTAATGTATTAGAACCAATTGTAAATGATAAAAGTATTAAAAAATCATATGACTTAGAAGAGTTATATCTATTTCATAAGAGAATATTAGACGGACAACATTTCTTGAATGAAAAAGATAATGAATTCTCTTTCTTAGTAATTGATTTCATGGTATATGAAGTTAGTCGTATACAAATTGGTGATAAGATTACTAATAGATATGGAGGTAAAGGTGTTATTGCTGGATTCTTACCAGAAGAATTAATGCCTTTATTTGACAATGGAAAACATGCAGACGCAATATGGAATTCTGCAGGTATAGTAGGACGTCTTAATCCTGGACAACATATTGAAATGGAATCTAATTTTATAAGTTCTAGAATTATAGAAAGAATGAGATCTCCATTATGCACAGATGAAGAAGCGTTTCAAATGTACTTTGATTTCTTATCTTTTGTAAGTCCTAATATGTACAGATATACAAAAAATATAGTAGACAATATGTCAGAACAAGATAAGAAATTATTCTTAGACAGTATCAAGTCTTATGATTGTATTCATTTCCAAATAGAACCTATAACAGAATCATATGGTATAGATTTATTAGATCAAATGTATAAACATTTTGATTGGATCGAACCTTATACAGTTATGATTCAACAAAAAGATTCTATGGGTAATTATAGAGCCATACCTACTAGAAGAAAACTTATTGCTGGTCATATATATTATTACAGATTAAAACAAGTTGCAGAAGAGAAATTCTCAACAACATCTTTATCAGCAACTAATGTAAGAGGGCAAAATACAAGATCTCGTGCAAGTAAATTATACGAGTCACCATACAGTCGTACACCAGTTGCATAGACATACATGTGCCTTTTATCTTGAAAAAGATAGAAGTAAAAACCTCTTTAATTTGTCTGGGAAGTAGTTATTCAGAATCAAACTACAACATGATCCGTAAGGATGGGTGTGAATGTCGTCGAAAGACAGAAAAAATTGATTCTGTGTTGATATGCTGAGATAAAAGCCTATTCAATAATAGGTGCTAAGTTAACGTAACAGATCTACAATCAGCAGCTAAGAATCTTTGAATAATATCAAATATAATATATAAATATAAAACTATATTCAAAGATTAAAGTTCAACGACTATCGAAAGCTAATATACTAGTAATCTAGTTAAAAATAAGGTATATCTAATAAATTAGATATAGACGAAGTGAGTAGAGTAGGATATAGTATATCCGAAATGGGAGGCACCTAAGTACTTTTTTAAAGTATATGGTGGTGATATAGTCTGCTACACAATTTGTGTAGTGGTGGGTCTATGGAAGCTTCAAATTTAATGCACGTAGATGCTGAGTTATTATTAGTAATGCTACTTATCAATAGTGCTAGTACACATGGTAGAAGATTAGCTAAGAATATTCTTACTGATGATCCATATAACGTGGATGTACAAATAGATAATGAAACTAATAATATAACTGCACAAATTATGCATACTTATCTTAAAGCTATAGGCTTAAGAATGGTATTTAAGAAGACATTAGTTCAGAGAATAAGACCAGCATATTTTGTTCCAGCTATAGATACAAATAATATAGCTCCTAATAAGGAAGGAATGTACACTCCAGCTCAAATAATGTTGGAGCAAGAAAGAGCATTATATAATAATTGTCTTGTACCAGCAGAAATAAAACCAAATAATATTCCAGCTACATTTATTCCTGGATATATTGTTAAAGATTGGAGAGATTATAATGATTAATATGATTGTTGCTATATCTAGAAATATGATAATAGGTAGAGATAATGAATTACCTTGGGGAATAGTTAGAGAAGATAGAAAACATTTTAAAGACATCACTACAGGTCATACTGTAGTGATGGGAAGAAAGACTTATGAAAGTATTGGTAGACCATTGCCAGATAGAAGAAATATAGTATTAAGTCATAAAGATATAAAGATTCCTGGTGTAGAAGTTGTTCATTCTGTAAATGATATATTGTTATTAGATTGTGAAAATCCTGATGATGATATTTTTATTATTGGAGGAGGATGGGTATATAGAGAATTCTTAGATTATACTAAGAGAATTTTCGTAACAAAATTTGATGAATTCTTTGATGGCGATACTTACTTTCCAGCAGATAGATTAACTAGAGATAAGTGGGTTATAACAGACGAAACTTATCATGTAACACAGGATAAACATTATAGTATGTATTTTTCTACACTAGAAAGGATTGATATCTAATGTATACTAATAATGAATATTATAATAATATAGGTCAGATTTGTTCTGACCTATATCTTAATGGAAGTATAAATCCATTAGCAAAAAGAATATTAAATGATGCAGTAATGTATTTATTAAATAATGCATGGGAAAATGATGATGCATCTATATCACAAACTATATTAGAGTATTGTAATACTGTATGGGAAAACTATGGTGAAGGATTAGTATTAGAAGATGGAATGTATGATTTATTAAGAGAATCATATGTCAATCATGGATATATTGCACCTGTTGGAGGAAAACCTATACAAACAAAAGATGAGAACTTTGTTAAAAATGATATAGTTGATATGATTACTCCAGCTGTATTTGTAAATGATATTCTTAATGATGAAGATTTATTATATACTGATATGCTATTATTTCAACCACCAATAACAAGACGAGAATGTATGAGAGTTCCAGCTATATTTGCTAATAATATAGATAAAAGAAAGAGAAATACAGCTCATCAATATCCAAATCTTGTTGGTACTCTTGAAAAATGTAAACATGTAATGAATTATCAAGCAAAAGAACTAGGAGTATTTGATGATTCTAATGTAAGAGTATTAGAAAGGGATTTCTTTGGAGAACATGTTAAACGTGGTATACTAGATCCTAATAGAATTATTAATGTATTACTTATGCTTAAATTTGATGGAGTATCTGTCGAAGGTTCTATGGTAAGTAGATTATTCACATCAAGAGGGGATGCCATAGGTGGCGAAGCTGCAGATTTAACTCCTATTATGAGAAATTATATATTTCCTAATGCACCACAAAATATTCCATTAGAAGAAGATTTTGGTGTACAGTTTGAGGCTATTATGACATATAGTAATCTATATAGATTCAATCAAGCTAAAGGATATAATTATAAGAACTGCAGATCTGCTATTAGTGGTCTATTTTCATCTTCAGATGCATGGAAATATATGGAATATGTAACATTAGTACCATTAGCGTGTTCATTAGATATACCTAAAAATGAACAGTTAGAATTTCTTAATAAGTATTATACTAGAGGTGTATATAATACCTATACTATCATTAGTGGAAATCTTACTTCTATCTTATATCAAATTAAGAAGTTTGTTGAAGAAGCTGAAATGATGAGAGATTATATCGATTTCCAATATGATGGTGTAGTTATAGAATATATGGATGAAGATATCAAACATGCATTGGGTAGAGAAAATGCTGTTAATAAATATGCTCAAGCTGTTAAGTTTAATCCATTAAAGAAATCTACTATATTTAAAGGATATACTTATACAGTTGGACAAGATGGATATATTACACCTATGATACATTACGAACCAGTTGAATTTATGGGAACTATTCATCCTAAATCATCTGGTCATTCTTATGAAAGATTTATGGAATTGGGATTAAGAGAGGGTAATATTATAGATGTAGAGTATGTAAATGATGTTATGCCATATGTAACTAAGCCTAATAATAGTTATAATGATGAAATAGATAGTGTAACTCCACCTATTCCATTTCCAACACACTGTCCAGTATGTGGTTCTCCATTAGAGATATCAAAATCTGGTGCATCTGCATATTGTAAAAATTTAGCATGTAAAGGAAGAATAGTTGCAAGAACTGTTAATATGCTAGATAAGTTAGGAATAGATCAATTTGCAGAAGCAAGTGTATTGAAAACTAATGTATTCTCTTTCAATAAATTAATGGAACTCGATAGAGATATTATAGTAAATGCTCTTAATAGTTCTATAATGGCGGATAAATTCATAGCTCAAAGAGAAGCATTAAAAGAATCTAATATATGGGACTATCAGATTGTAGGAGCTATAGGATTTGATAGTATGGCTGAAGAAACATGGAAGCTTATACTTAATAAGATAACATTACACGATATAATAAATCTTCCAGATGATATCTTATATAATAGATTAGTCAATATCAAAGGTATTGGAAAAGTAAAAGCAAAAACTGTAATTGATAGACGTATATTCTTTATAGAAGATTTAATGTATATAGAGAAAACGTTTGTTAATATGAGATCTTCTTTTGGATATGCATGTGGTGGAAAGAAGATTAGATTTACTGGCTTTAGAGATAAAGAATTAGTTGATCTAGTAACATCATTAGGACACGATATAAGTGATAAATCTGTAACTAGAGATACTGATTTACTTATCGTAGTTAATATTGATGCATTTAACAATCCATCTACAAAAATAATATCAGCACAGAAATATGGCATTCCTATTATAACTCTAGAAGAATTTCTTGCAAATATGAATAGTATACTTTCTTAGTATACTATTCTTTATATTAAAACTTTAACTGCAAGTAAACTATATTGTAATTAGAAAAAATACCAGAGTAATATAAATTTCAATTATATATTATTAAGGTGTATAAGTAATGAATATTACTTAAAAAAATATAATCTTTTATAAATAGGAGGAATTTATTATGAAACAAACATTAGCAGAAAGTACATTAGGAATGAATTACGTAAAGGCTTTAGAAACAAAGAATTTATCTTGGGAAGCTCAGGCATGTCCACCTGTAGCACAATCATTCATTGTATCTATTGCAGACTTTTTAGCTATGGTAAAATCAAAAGATAATAAAGTAGCATTAGCTATTCAAAACTATGAAAATGTAACAAAATTTGCAGGTATTGTAAGTTATACTCCAGCAGAAACAGAAGATGCTCCTGGAGAATGGTCTTTAACATTTACATTTGATCCTAAAGATATTGAAGATTGTCAAGTGTATACAATCCATGACTCATTCTTCCAAAATGTAGCATTATCTTCTTCATTCAAAGAAACAGGATTAAAATTCAATCAAACATGCTTCTTAGTAGATATGTTTAGTGTATTTGCAGATGAACTATATAAATGGCTTGATGTAAATGCAAAAGATTCAGAAGTTGTTGAACTTGAATGTGATGGATATTTCACAGCACAAGTTGCATTTGAAGAAGGACATAAAGTATTCAGTGTAATTCCAGATGAAGAAATTCGTCAAAAAGTAAAATCTGATGCATCAGAAAAAGTTGCTTAATCAGGTTTTATAAACATATTATCTCGCATATAATCTTAGTTATTATATGCGAGATTTATTTTTTCAAGGAGGATTTTATAATGAAAAAGATAAAATTGAACAATAGGATTTATGATGTAGTTACTAACAATAACAATATCCATAATCAATATCAACGTGGTGATGTGGCTGTACAATGTGGAGATTATATATTACCATATTTAGGTGCAGGTGGAGTATTACCTGGATTCTATTCTAATCCAGTTGGTTCTTATTATATTAAACCACAAGAACAAAATCAAGAACCATATATGTCATCAAATATATTAAATTTTGATGATTGTGAAAATATGAAAGAACTTATTCAAATGAATCATATGTTAAAAGAACTAGAGAGTGAAGTTATAAGTTCTTCTACAGAAGCCTATGTTCCTAAGATTAATCAAGACGATACACCAGAGATGGCAGGTTTAAGACAGGCTATTATTGAGAAGCATATTGATATAGACAAATATCAAGATAGATTTGGTGCTTCTTTTAATAATGATAAACGTATTATATCAAACTCTAATAGTATTACATTTCCTAAATTAAAGAGTATATCTGATAATTTAGATATGAATGTAACACTTATTATAGAAGATAAACCTGGTGCACCAAATCCAATTGGAAGAGAGATAAAAATTCCATTGAATTATATTGGAGAGGATGAAGAATAGATGAACATTCCTGAACTTTTATACAATTACTCATTTGATGAAAGGGAAAGATTCAATCCGCAACTATTTCAAAGAAATGATGATAATATAGTAAGAGAATTACAGAATGTAATTCTCACTTGTCAACGTGATAAATATTTCACTATTAAAGTAAATTCATTTGAAGTCATCGATAGTCCAATAGAAATCTATAATACTATGAGAAAATATGAACAAGATAGGATTGATAGGATATCTAAACCTATTGAAAATATCTATGATTATATTCCAATTAGAAATTCTAAGACTAGACTTATGATTGTGCACTATACAATTGGTATTAGAGATAAGTATGAAGATTTGGATGTACTTATTAATTTACCAAGATATACAGATAAATATTACTTTGAATTACAAGGAAATTACTATTTACCAATGTTTCAGATAGTAGATGGTAGCACATATAATAATGCTAATACTAATGCCAAATGTGCTTCAACAACACAAAAGACTATATTTATGCCTATTAAGATATTTAGATTCCATAATAAATTGACTACTATTGATGGTGAAGAACTTCCTATTGTATTATATTCATCTAATATATTCAATAGGAATATTATAGTATTCAAATATCTATTAGCTAAGTTTGGTTTGATGGGTACTTTTATGCAATCTGGTATTGGTTGCATAAAGGTATTAAAAGACAAACCAGATGATAATTCTAATATGTATATATTTGAAAAACATGAGATTTATATTCAAGTTCCAAAAATGATATTCGATAGTGATTATGTAACACAATCTCTTATATATACAATCTTAAAAGTGATTAACAAAGATGTAGTATATGAAGATCTGTTTACTATAGATTACTGGATAGATCGTTTGGATAATGATGTAACTCTCACTAAATACAGTCATGAAAAAGGTGTTAAACTGTTAGAATCTCTAGAAGGTATTTACGATCCATCTACAAAAGCTGCTATTAAATTACCTTTAGAGTATAAAGATGATATTTATAAAGTATTACTATGGATGATTAGAAACTTCTCTGATCTTATGATGAAAGATAACCAAGATTCATCATTAAAGAGAGTAAGATTAGATGAATATCTAGCATCTTTATATGCTATAAAATTATCTAATGGTATTAAGCGTATTTCAGTAAGTGGTAAACGTGCAACTATTTCTACTATAAGAAAAGCTATCAATATTTCTCCAAACTATCTATTATCACAGATTACAAAATGTAGTTTAGTAAATTATCGAAATAGTGTTAACGAAGATGATGCTATATTCTGTACTAAATTTAGTTATAAAGGTATATCTGGTATTGGAGAAAAGACTGGCTCTAATGTATCTGAAATTCAAAGGCGTATGGATGTATCTAACTTATGTAATATTGATACATGTTCAAGTAGTGATTCTAATCCAGGATTAACTGGAAATATTACTCCATATTCTAATCTAAGAGAAGATGGATTCTTTAAAGATTTTGAAGAACCAAATTCTTGGGAAGAAAAATTTAGTGAATTAATGAATCTATATAAAGAATCTGTAGGGCTTGTTGAAGGTGCAACATTTAAGAAGAAAGTTCTTGGGCAAGGTGATGATGAAGAAATTGAAATTCTGAAAGAAGCTGCATGTTGTCTACAGAATACTGTAGATTATGTGAGGAAGGTAGAAGAAAATTCTTTAATTATCCCAGGAACATTCGTACCAGCATATATAGAAAAATAGTAAAAGGATAAGTATCTATATAGATACTTATCCAATCTATAACAATTATATAATTTCTAATCTTAAAGGAGGAATTTATATGATTAAGTATTTTCTATATTCAAAAGAGCAACATAAGAAAAGACTAGAATTAGAAAAGAAAATAGGAAGAAAATATATTCCTGGAACTGTAATGGTTGGTGGAGAAGCTAGATTATTTACAGAGATATCAAACAAATACAATGATAGATTTAAAGATACTATCATTGTTTATCAAGGTGAAGAATCAGAAGTTAAGTTTACAAAACCAAAAGTAACAAATCTAAGGGGGTAATTGATATGTTAATTATCCCAGCATTTTTGACAGATGTAACAAGATGTCCACATTGTGGAAGTATTCATTTTAGAATAATAGAAACAATGACTGAGGAGACATATATCGACGTTAATGGTAAACCATTCCAGACATGTGAATATGGAGAAAGTTATATTGAATGTTTGAAATGCCATAGTAAATATCCATATACAGGAAATAGTATAGATGGATATTTCATTGATGATGGTTCTGGAGAACACGAACCAGAATTTGAACAACAAAAAGTTCAATTCAATCCATTTTATAGATATAGTGATTATGAAAGGGGAATTATATAATGTATAATGAATTATTTTTATCACAAAAAGAAGTAAATGAACTTGCATATGAACCAAAAATAATATCTATTTATAGAGCAGTAAAAGGTATTATAAATACACCACAATCATGTTGGAAACCTCTTCCTAAATGGATGAGTATTCCTGTGGCATACTTTGATAAAAAACATGATGTAAATAATTGTATATGTACAAAATTTTATGAATTAAACAATACAGAATATTATGCAATCATGGGTGATGTTGATGATGGTAATATTATACTATCACATATGAACAACCCAATGGATAATAAAGTTAAATGTATGACTTTAAATTATAAATATGGTTTACAAGAACTATCTTATTATTCATATATCAGAACAACAGGAGCAATTTTTAAATTGATTATATCAGATATTGGATTATATGAAGGATATGTATATGAAAATTATATTCCATATATAATGGTAATACAACTGGTTAAAGATACATGTAGTAGCGTAGCAGATATTGATAAATTATTAGAAGATGCTAAAATTAAAGATATATTTAAATCTTTATCAGAAGAGAAAGGATTAGACATATATGAATTATCTAAACAACTAGATGATCCTATTAATGAACTAATTGTTAATAATGGAATATATGCTATTCTATAAGGAGGATCATTTATGGGTTCATTAGAGATACCAGCAATAATAGTACCATACTCTGTATGTAGAAATTGTTTATCTGAACATTCTATTGAATTGTATGATATTAATGGAAGACCTATGAATTATCAATTAATGCTTAGGATGAATAATTTTTCATCTATAGATAAAGCTGCTAATTATATAAGTTATTTTAAGTGTAATAAGTGTAGAATGAAATATCTTATATTATGGGAAAATGGTATACCAATTCCTTTACAAACAAATACACGTATAAATAACTTTATTATAAAATTTACAAAAGAAGAGGACTAATCCTCTTCTTTTTTATTTTTTTATATCATACAGTACATAAATATAATAATTTAAGGAGGTTATATAATTATGTGTATGAATATAAAAAATAAAAGAATTATAGAAAATATAATAGATAAAATAGAAAAATGCAAAAAGACATATAACTTTGTAAATACGAATGAAGCACATATAGATAAATATAAAAAAGATATAGAGTAGTGTTATCCTGGATGTTATATTACTGAAATAGCATACAATAATGATGAGCATATATTGGATTTTAAAATCAAACTAGATATAGAAAAATATCCAGAATTAATAGAATTACTTGAAAATAAGGAGGAAGAATAATATGAAAACTATAATTTTTATCTTAGGAAAAACAGGAAGCGGAAAGACAACTATTACAAATAAATTGGTAGAAGAACTTGATATAAAAAGAATTAAACTTGATACTGATCGCCCTAGAAGAGATGGAGAAGATGACAGTGAATATAGATTCTTAGAAAATATGAAATGTTATGAATATGAATATTTTGAAAAGAGAACATATAATACTACTAATGGTGAATGGAATTATGCTACACACAAGTCAGAACTTGATGATGGTAGTCTATTTATTGTTCAAGGACCAGTAGATATGTATGAAAACTATAGAAAATATTGTCTAGAAAACAATATTAGATTACTACCAATATACATAAAAGTTGATGAATATGATAGAATTAATCATCTGATAAATAGAGAGAATGAGAAACAAAATCCTGATTGGGTTGAATTATTTAGACGAGAATATGAAGACGAAAAACAGTTTAAAAATCTTAATATTATTGCTAATAATTTATATACAGTAGATCATAAGTATGATATCAATAATACTGTAGGTATTATTAAATGCTACATTTTTATGATTGAATATACTTCTAATACCAGAGGTAATATTATATTAGATTATGATATTAAACCAAGTAAAGGTATTCCTGTAAATTATATTGATACAATACGACAACTTGTAAAAGATGAGATTAAAAAAGCTCTAGAAGAATATGACAAGTCTAAATCAAATATAGAATGCGGAGATTCGTATATTTGTAAAGATTTAGATGAATTATCAAGAACTGCAAAATTGATGAAAAATACATTAGATGATCGTTATAATAATACTTACAAAAAATTGGTAGATGAAACTGTTGAAAACTTACATATTGAAGCTGATAAATTAAGGCATAAAACATCAACAAACATATATGAATCAGAATATAATCTTAAAGAAACAGACAGAATCTTAGATGATTATCGCAGAAGAGTATATACAGAAAGATTTACAAAACAACAAGACTATAACCTATTAAACGTTCCAGAAATTAAAAATGAAGTAGAATTAATTGGAGTTGATGTTGCATCAGATGATAGTTCTAAAACATTTTTAAATCTGCAAGAAATTAATGTTACTAATGTTCAAAATGTAACAGATTCTCATATTATTGTAACTTTGTCCATTGATAAAGGTAAAATTTCAAAGAAAAATTTAGACTTATTAATGAAAAAATATAAAGAGAGTTAATCTCTCTTTATATTTTTATTGTATCGTTAACTTATCTATAATAACGAAAAGAGGTGCTTATAATGAGATATACACGAGTTAAATTAACTGGTTTTATAGGTATAAAGAACGGACTTAATTTAGATGAAATTGAAATAGATTTATCGAAATCTATAAACAAAATAATTGTTATAGCTGGTATGAATGGAACTGGTAAATCATCATTACTAAATGCTATTAATCCTTTGCCAGATGATAGTAGTAGTTTAATTCCAGAAATTCCAGCATGTAAAGAGATCGATATAGATAATCAATATTTCATAAAGATATTATACAATGTAAAGAGCAATGGATTAAGGGATACAACAAAGATTCATTTTCATAAACTAAATGATGATGGTGAACTAATAGATCTTAATCCAAACCTTAATGTCAATTCATATAAAGAAGCTTTATATAATGAACTTGGTTTAGATGCTAACTTTCTTATATTAAGTAAATTAGGACAAAGATGTAGAAGTATAGTTAGTATGACTCCAAGTGAAAGAAAGAAATTCATGAACTCTATTATTACAGAGCTTACAGATTATAATGATATGTATAAAGTTCTAGTAAAGAGATCTTCTATATTTAAATCGTTTATAAATTCTACAACAGCTAAAATCTCTTCTATTGGAGATAGAGAATATCTTACTAACTCTTTAACTGGAGTTGAAGAAAGATTAAATAAAGCTATGTACGAGAAAGATCTTATTGTAGAAGAATTAGCAAAATATAAAAGTATTATTCAATTGAATGATCCAGATGGGTCCATACAAGAAACATATAATTCTTTATGTACATCATTGATGGAAATTACTAATAATAAGAAATCTGTTGCTAATCAGATTGTTTCTATATGTAAATCATACAACTTCGATCTTAAAGGTATAAGTAATTTATATTCAAACACATCAAATGAAATAACAAATCTTAATACAGAAATTAAAATATTAGAGAATAATAATATGTCTTTATTATCTAATAGAGAATCTAAAAGTAATGAATTACAGAAACATCAAACAGAAATTGCATCTTTACAATCTGAATATGATTATAATCAATTAGAAAATGAGATTAAAACATTAACAGAAGAAGTTAAACAATATGATGATATTATAAAAGAGAAGTCTATTGTTGATAGAGGATTTACAATAGAATTCTTACAATCTGTTCTTAGTATATTATCAGATATTGTTAATAATATATCTATGGTAAGAGATAAATATACAGTTGATGTTATACAATCTATAGATAATATATCCAATATAGATTATGATAAAGATATATCTAATATTGAAAGTAGACTAGTATTCATATCAAATGAAATTACAAGATACAATACATTATTGGATATCATAAAAGTATTAGATAATAGACCATCTAATTGTAATATAGATTCTTGCCCATTTATTAAGAGTGCTATAGATGCTCTAAATCAAAATCCACAAGAAAATATAGATAGATTAGAATTAGAGAAAAAAGAACTTGATATCAAACTACAATCTCTATACTCAGATAAAGTTAAGAATATAGAGATTATCAAATGTAAGAATGATATAGATATATGTAATAGAATGGTTAATAATTATAAAACCATTCTAGATCAAGTTAATATATCTATAGATGTAATATCATGTATACAGAATTATTATTATCTGAATAAAGAAGTAGATCTTATTCATAAATATATGGAAGATAGTAGTATTCTTCTATTGTATACAAATACTAAATCTAGATTAGATAATCTTAATGTTCAATATCAACAATTATCTTCAAAGAAAGATATGATATTATATATAGAGAAATCTATATCTATATTATTTGAAGATATTAATGGAATTGATATAAAGATAAGTGATAATAATGATAAACTTAACGAATTAAGATCAAATTACAATACAAAGACTACGTTATTAGAACAAATTCAAAAAGTGTTATCATATAAACAAGAATACGATAATATAGAAAATCAAATATCAGATTTAAATTCAAAAGTGTATACTTTACAATCATCTATGCAAATTATTCAACAAAATTTAAATCTTATAGAACAAACTAAGATAAAACTAGATCAGATTAATAATGTCATAAAACCTCTTATAGATGATAGAGATACATTAAGACATAGTCTTAAATTATTAGAAGGATATTTAGTAGAATTAGAAGAATATAATACTAAATATGCTAAGATAGAACTCATAAAGAAACATTGTTCTCCAACTAAAGGAATAGGGTTAGTGTTTATGGCTTTATATTCAAATTCTACATTAAATATAGCTAATAGTCTAATGGATATAGTATTTGATGGAGAATATTCATTATTACCATTTAATATAGATGAAAATGAATTCAAAATACCATGTATTGGTGGTACATTGCCACATGATGATGTAAGTTCTATGTCATCTGGACAAGAAGCTATTGTATCTATGATATTGTCATTCAGCATATTATATCAATCATCAACTAAGTATAATATATTTGAATTGGATGAAGCTGATGGACAATTAGATAGTCATAATAGGCGAAGATTTATAGATGTAATGTATAAAATGATCGATGAATTAGGATTAGAACAAGTTATTATGATTTCTCATAATCAAGAAATTCCATACAATAATATTGATCTTATTTTACTTAAATCTGATGATGAATATCCTGAAAGTAACATTATATATAAATACTAAAAACATGAGTACATAATTACTTCTAACTAGAAAATAAAGAGTAATTATGTACTCTAATTTATTTTATGAGGGGGATATTTTTATGAAGGGGAAATTTATAAAAGATATAGTTTCTATATCTAAAATGGAAAAAGATGACATGTGTAATACAACAGAATTATTCTATCCAGATGTGAGTAAGTTAAGAGAAATATTAGAAAAGATGCTTTTTGTTAATAATTTTAAAGCTAATGTAACATTATCATCTAAGGGGACTATTGTATCACAACAACATGATATCTATATTAAACCATTTAACGTTGACAATAAGACTATAATAGATATTTATATATCCATGCCAAAGATTGACAATAAAGATGATATTAATGGAATGGTGATATGGATAAATGAGGGAAGTTCTAATGGTCTATTACCATTATTATTTACTAACAGTTTTAATATCAATACTGTAAATGAATTATCTATTATAACAAAATCTGTTATATTTGATATGGGGAATATAGAAGACATTATAAGCAATCAGAATAAGTTATTGAATTCTATATACTCAAAGACTATTAATATTGACAATAAAGTAGATTATGAAATCGGAGATATTGTATATATCAATGGAAACAAGACTCAATATATTATTGTGGATATTATAAACGATTCTAATATTACTGGAGTATTTGCTATTAATAAACTTAATATATTTAGATATATATCTTCTAATGATAGTATGTATATAGAATATTTTATAGATCCTACTGTAGAAATTGTAAGTAAATCTAGATTTAAGATTAGTCAAAAATCTATATATCAATTTGAACAGATTTAAAAAAAATAAAGATTAGTATACATTTTAGTATACTAATCTTTATTTCAGTTATATTATATATATGAATAAAATAATATAAAAGGAGATGCTTTATGATGAATAATAATTTTTACAAACAAATGAAAGAAATGAGTAAAAAATATGATACTGTATATCGTACACTTATCTACCCAGAAGCAAAACAAGATATCTTAAACATGATACGAAACAGAGAAACATTATTATCATTATATGATTTTAAAATAATTGTATATGATGATTATCTTAATAGTATATATACTTTTATTAACGTATATTGTTATATTGTTAATAATCATGATGAAAATTATACATTAAGTTTCTATGTTAAACAAAAAGTAGACACAATCTATGCTAATTTACATAATTATATAGTAGCATACAAGACAAAACAAGAGAATAGTTATAAAATATTATTCTATTGTAACGCTGAAGAAGACATTGACGATTATGAAGGAGTAGTCACTGTAAACTCTTTTAATGATTTCGCATTTAATATAAATGATATTGATAATATAGTATCAAAACAAGATAAATTATTGAATCATGATTATGAAGTTATACGAATTACTGGAACAGGCACTTTGGCGAAATTCTTAAAATTATCAACTTGTCACAAAAGACCTACTAATATGTGTTTTGTTAACCCAGATATTAATAATACATCATATTGCTATTTGATAGAGAAAGATTATAATGATGTGATGATTAAATTATGTATTGATGACAAAATGTATACAGATACCTAGAAAGGATATCTATATATCATATAAAATCGAGAATGATGATATGTTATTAGCTATTTCTTCTGATAAATGTATGAAGAAATTAAAAGATATTGGTATAGAATATATAAATGGAATTATGCTATGTATGTCAGATAATACTCCATTATTATATATACCAACATACAAAACTAAAATAACACAATTCTTAAACTACTTCAATACTATTAAATTAGAATGTATGGAAAATAATGATCAGTATGTGGAACAAATTAATACCTTATTAGAATATCTTATGAAAGAAGAAAAGAGTGATAATAATGAACATTAATCCATTTTCAATAGGAGATCTTGTTAAAGATTGTTATGGAGAATTATATGTAGTTTTGAATGTTATAGAAGATAAAGACGAAGAAGGATATTTTGCTATATATTGTATTAGAGAAAATGATTTGTGTAATTTGACTTTAGATAATTTAGCATCTATTGCTTTTATGTATAGGTTTAATTCTGAACCTAAATTCTTTAGAATAATAGAAAGACAAAAATACATGTTTTTTAAGGAGGATAAATAATTATGGAGAGATTTAATATTGGTGATGTAATATCAGATGATTATACAAATTATGTAGTATTAAGATCTGATTTGTGTGAAAATGGGTATTATGATTCTATATTAATAGTAAAAGAAACTAAACTTAAAGAATTTATCCGAACACAAAATAAAGATTTAACAAAACGGATATATGCTAGCGAAGATATATATTATGATTATTATGTAGTAGAAAAATCTAAATATAAGATTAAAACTATATATACGCTTGAATAACAATTAACATATATGTACAGATTACCTATGTTCCAGAGATATATCTCTGATAATATAGATGTGAGTTAAGAAATAATAAGAAGATCTTTAATTAGATCTTCTTATTATTTTTTCTACTTGTTCATCACTATTAGATATTCTATATAGACTTTCTATAAAATGTTTATTTTTTAATAATCGTTTATGTTTTTTATTTTTTATACGTTTTTCTATTAATATAAATATCATTAACTTTCCATATTCTAAATTATTTATATGAGTATGACCATGTTTAAAATCTTTTTTAGTATTTACTACCATATACTTATCTTCATATTGTTTTACTATAATAAATTCTCTGGCTCTAAATACAACATTACGCATAAACATCAACTCACTTCTCTTTTTTACTAAAAAGTTAAGACTGATATCATTTACAAGATATCAGTCTTTTTTATTAATAATTCCCAATAGAACTATTAGCATTTAATAAAATCAACTTATATGTTCTATCAAGATTAGTATCTCTTGCAACCATATTACGTTGATCTAATGTAAGATTTTCCAAAAACATAGCATCAGGTTTTGGTACATTAGGAATACTTTGACCTGTTGTTATGTCAATTACATCAAAATACATATTTCTTGGATTTGCAACATCGTATACAACAACAGTTTGAACATTTGGATTATGTTCATAATTCATTAAGTTTTGTTCTGGTGTAATATTACCCATATACTGACTATATCCATCATTAGAATTTCCAATAGCAGCTCTAACAATCTGATCACCTGCAGTTGTCATGTTGACCATTGATGGAGGTAATGCCATTGGTTGTGCACCTACTGGTGCAGAAATATATGCATTATAAGCATTCATAATAAATTCTTCATCAGACATTTCACTTTGTGTTGCATTTGTTTCTTTCATACGTTTAAGTTCAAGATCAAATGCATCTTTTGTTGTTTTATTAATACTATTACCAGCACTAATCTTACTATTGATAATAGAACTAATAGCCGATGCTAATTGTGGAAGAACAACATATTTAGATTTCATTTGAGAATTCTTTACTTTGTTGAACTCTTCCATAACTTGATATCCAAGTTCATCTAATTGTGCAATAGATTGTCTGATTACACTATTACCTAATTCAAATCCATTCATATAATCTTCATTAGAGTATACTGTTGGTAAATGTTCAGATTTGTTATCATCTGCAACAACAATAACTGTACCGTCAGCAGTCTCTTTTGTTTCTACACTATCTTCTTTCTTTTTCTTATTAGTACTTCCTGCTGGTCTTCCTCTTTTTTTCTTTTCTGATGTAACCATTGGTTCTATATCACATGTAGCTATTTCATTTTCACCATTAAAGAAATCTAAATTAAGAGAAATACCATTCATAAAACTACTGTCATTTTTATCTTCTATAGTAGCTGGGATTACTAAGTTATTCATAATAACTCCTCCTTTATCCAATTTTAATCATTTTACAAAAATGTTACAGATTTAAGGTTTTATATATTTTTATATATCATGAAACATTATAATAATGACGTAAACATATTAAAATAGGAGGAATTAGGAATGATTAAAGGATATGATAAAGGATCAAACTTAACAATTCTTGATACAATCTACGGTCAGTACGATGATAAAGATGTAATGACTGTTATATATCGAGATAATGATACTGGATTGAAACATCATCAAGATATTGTAAATCCAACTTATACTTATTTTATGGCTAATGATAATGAAATATTAGATTATCATCATCTATTCATAGAAAAAGAAAGAGTACGTCCAGTTACTTGTAAATATAAAGATTTATTAAAAAGTATAGCTAAAGAAACTGGAAATTTAGAATACTTTTATGAAAATATGAAGAATAAAAATTTTAGTGCAAATAAGAGATTATTTACACTTAACGAAGTATTCTTAGCTGATATGGATATAAATGATTACTATAGATTTGTATTCAGTCAGAATTATCAAAATCAATTATTTGATTTATCAAAAGCATATCTAGATATTGAGGTTAGAGTTAAAGATATGCCTGGAGATGAAGATTTATCAGATCACTATGGAGATTATCCAATAAACTTAATCACATTAGTAAATGATAAAATGAAAATTGTTACTACTTTGATACTTAGAGATCCAACTAATCCACAAGTTGCTCAATTAGAACAAGAAGTTATGAGAGGAGAATTTCAAAAAGCTGCTTATGACTTTGTTGTTAAATCTGTAGGTGGTTGGAAACAAGCTACTCGATTAGGAGTAATAGATTATGTTTATGATCAAGTATTTTATGATGACGAAATAACTTTACTTCAAGATTTATTTATGTATATAAATTCAACACAACCAGATTTTGTATTGGCATGGAACATGGCATTTGATATTCCATATATCATGGAAAGAATTAAAAAATTAGGATATGATCCAATGGATATCATGTGTCATCCAGATTTTAAATACAAACAATGTAAATATTATATAGACGAACAACACAAAAATGAATTTGAACTTAAAGGTGATTATTCTGCTATAAGTGGATATACTATTTACATGGACCAATTGCAACATTTTGCAAGTAGACGTAAAGGTCAATCAAAGTTTCCTAACTATAAATTGGATACCATAGGTAAAATGATAGCTAAGATTGGTAAATATGAAGCATTTCCACCTAATCTTAGATTTGCAGATAGAGAATATTATAATTTTAGAGATTTTACTTTATATAACATCATGGATACAATAGTACAAAAAGTAGTTGAACAAAGATGTGATGATGTAGGATATATTTTCAATAAAGCTTTACTTAATAATACTCGTATTCCAAAATCACATAGGCAAACTGTATATCTTTCTAATAGAGGAACAAAAGAGTTTTATGAAGATGGATTAATAATGGGATGTAATGCTAACAAGTTCGGTGAAAAACCCGAAAATAAATATGCAGGTGCATTAGTAGGAGATCCAACTCATGTTGTTAGAGATGGATTTGTTAAAATTAATGGAAAACCTACATGGTTATTTGATAATGGCGATGATTTTGACTTTAAAGCCCTGTACCCAAGTGAAATAGATCAACATAATATTGCACCTAATACTATTATCGCTAGAGTTATTGCACATAACGCGATTTATGATAAAGAAAATCCATTTGATAATGAGAAATATGATAGAGCTGGAGATATGTTTGAATGTCTTCAATCTGAAAGTATTGTCGAATTTTGTCATAGATATCTTCATCTTGCAGATTACAAAGAAATGCTTCATGATATTGAAGAATTCTTTACAACACAAATGATCTGTAGTAACTATGAATATGTAGATAAACATACAGGTATGTTTATTCCTGCTAGAATTGTAAATAATAATTTATTAATGAGACCTGCAGAATTTTCTAAAGAATTATATAAACCTGCTATATTCATATCAACGTATAATAATATGAATAAAGCTATGGAAGGAGTTCAATATGAATACTACGATGAAAACTTTGCAAAATCAAACCGTTAATTCAATTATAGATATTCTAAAAATTCTTAAATCAGATGATATATTGATGATCCACGGATCATCTTTAGTATCATCAAATAAGTTATTTTCATATGCAAAAACAACTGAATTTATCTTAGATGAATTTAATAATGGATTGATATATTGTTATTTCATACCTGATATATATGCAATATGTGATAAGAACTTATTTAGTGTAGATATGGATATGTATGGTAATTTGTATATATGGTTAAATGGAGAGAGTCAACCTATTATTATAATGAATATAGTTGTTCCTCCAGATGGAATAAATCTAATATATAAATTATCTAATTTTGTAAAATATGATCATTTTTATGATGACATAACAGATGATCCTGATATTGTTAGATTATCATCAATGCTTGCTAAAGATGGAGTAGTTATGTATAGAAAGAATGGATACATCATGTCATTATATAAAGGATTATTACCAATAAATAAAGGAGATAAACTATCATTAAGTATATATAATGATAAATCTACAGATAAATTGAAATATTTCACTAGTAAGTTTACTGTATATAAAAAGAAGAAAATTGTAATAGATGTATATATAACATATAGATTTCTATAGATACGGAATAGTATTAGACTAATAAAAGTCTAATACTATTCTATTTTGGCAACATCTAGTTAATTATAATACAATGAAAGGAGATATTACAATGGCTAAGAAAAAGGATGATAATCAAGAAAAACATGTATCAAATAATGTAATAAACAAATTAGCAAGTAATATTCAAAATTTATTAAATAGGTCTTATATGTCAAATTATTTTAATAGTACAATAAATAGAGATGAGTTAAATGATTTGCATACAGGTCTTACAAATGCTATCAATAGTATCGTTCAAAGAAATACAGATGATAGTGGATTGTCCTCATTAACTATTCTCTATAATAATATTCGTAAAGATGAAAAAGATATAGAAGGTGGATTAAAGAAGATATTTGAAAATGATGCTAATATAGAAAATCTTATTAATGTATATTCAGAGAATAAATATATTAAAGATATGGATGATGAAATTGATACTATATGTACATATATGCCTCAGTTAGAAGAAGCTCTAGATATACTTAAAGAGAATGTATTATCATCAGAGCAATTCAATAAAGAGTTTATGTATATGAATAATGTATCTGCAGTGGATAGTGTTCAGTTTAGATCCAATATAGAAAAACTAAAAAATGAGTATAATCTAGAAGAAAAAGTAGATGATATTTATTACAAAACTGCTAAATATGGAGAAGTATATTACTATGTGAAACCATATAAACAGGCATTTAGTGATATCTTTAATGGAAGAAATCAAAAAATAGAAGGAACTAAGAAACTTACTATTACAGAAAACACATTAGTATATGAGAATTCTACTAGTCAAAATGTAGAATTGGATTTGACAAAAGAAGAATTAGAAAGTATTAGTGAATTAGACATTAATATTAGTATGGATAGAGACATGTTTATTAGAGAAGCTGCTGTAGAAAGAAAGAAATTAAAAACAATAATGGATTATAATTCAAAAGACATAAAAGATATGTACGATGATCTTAAACCAGATAATAAGTTTGAAACTACAGATGGTTTATCAGATACTAGTAAAAATAGTAAAGTTACAGCTAATAGTTTCAATGTAAGAGGTTCTATTGTAAAAGAACTTGCAAGAGAAAAAATAGTCCCATTATACATTGGAGATTTATGTGCTGGATATTATTATATCGATTGTGATGATTCAAAACTAGAATCATTATCAAAGAGTGCAACAGATTTAACTTCACATATTAGAAGAACTACTACAATGGAAGAGTTAAATCAATCATCTACAACACGAGATAATGCTATTAGAGTATTATCAAAACAATTATCAGATGCTATAGATGTAAACTTCATTAATTCACATCAAGATTTTAAAGAAGAATTATACAATATTCTAAAATATGGTGTAGATCATGGTGATAATTTATCTAATGTAAAAGTTACATATATTCCACCAGAAGATGTAGTACATTTTTATTTTAGAAAAGATCCAAAAACACATAGAGGTATATCAGATCTTAAAAAATCAATAATACCAGCTAAACTATATACAAGTTTATATATCAGTACAGTATTAGGTATTATTACAAGAGGACAAGATAAAAGAGCTTACTATGTAAGATCAACAATCGATACGAATATAGCTGCTGTTATGATGAACACTATCAACCAAATTAAAAAAGGAAACTTTGGTATGAGAGATATCAATAACTTAAATAACTTCCTTAATGTAACAGGAAGATTTAATGATATGATTATACCAGAAGGAAATGATGGACCGCCTGTAAGATTTGAAATTATGCAGGGACAAGATATTCCAGTAAAAACAGAATTAATGGAAATGCTAGAGAATATGGCTATAAGTCCTACAGGAGTTCCATTAGAAGCTGTTCAAACCAGATTACAACAAGTGGATTTTGCCACACAATTAACAATGAATAATAGCAAAATGTTAAAAAAGGCTTATAAGAGACAGACGAAAACTGAAAATATGTTTAATCCATTTTTAACCAAGTTGTATAATAACGAGTTTGGTGGTAATGATGTTATTGAAATGGTATTACCAGCACCAAAATATCAAAATAATCAACAAGTAGATATGACTATAGAAAATGCATTAAATACAAAAAGTAAATATGTCGAATTAGCATACGGAGAAAATAGAGAAGGAATAAGTCCAGAAGAAATAGATATCTTTGGTAATACTATGATGAGAATTGAATATGCTGGAATATTACCTTGGGATAAAATTGATAAAGCTAAAGCTAGAGCACATATTCAATATGCAGCATTAAAAGATAAACAAAATGAAGAAATGTAATAAATATACAGACTAGATTAATTTCTAGTCTGTATATTTATATTAAATATTATCATATGTTTCGATTGGTCCATTATATCCGACAGCACCATTACTAGAAGCATTAGTACCAGCCATACCTTCTGTACCAGTCCAAACATAGTTAGCTGAATTACGAATAATAGTCATGTTCTTTAAGTGATCAGCTGCAGCTTTGTTAACGTAATCATTACGAACAGGGAAACAGTTCATCTCTACAGAGATTTCTTTGAAGTTGTATTCACCTTTTTGTGTGTTTGCAAATTGATTAGCGTTTGTTAATTGGCAGCATGATAATAAGTAAGCAGCTTCAAGGTCAAGACCAGTTGAATCTGTTACAAAGTACATGATTTGGAAGATTTCATTAGCATAACCTTTCTTAAGGATACCTTTTTGAATTAATCCGTGATAATGTTTAAATCCAGAACCAGGATCAACAATACCTCTTAAGAACATATCATGATATCTCCACATTAAACCACCAGAACGTTCATGATATCCATTAAGTGCGATAGTAGCAGATGCTTGTTCAGTAGTTTTATTGATTAATTGTAGAGTACGAAGACCATCATTGATATCTTGAGTTTCAGAAGTAATATCTTCTAATCCTTCAAGACCTAAGAATTCATATTCAAGAAGATGTACATAGTTATTAACTACAGCAGCAACTTCCGTGTCTTTTGATGTTAAAGCATACTCTGTTAAGAATCTAGGAGATGAAATAACTTTAATGAATGAACGACCACCTTCAAATGCCATGAACTGGTTTACGTTACCAAAGTCAGTTACACCTCTAAATATATTATAATTTGTAATATCGGTTGTTTTGACGAGTCCTTTATACATTTAGTATACCTCCTCTATTAGTTTGATGTATTGATTGCGAATAAGTTGAAGTGTTCGCTCTCAATGAAGTTTCTGAATGCAAACTTAATAGTTGCATAGAAGATTTTATTTTGTACTTGTGTTTCGTCATATTGCCATTCGAATTCGAGTGATGTGAAGTTTCCTTTGTACTCATTGAGTCTTTCTTCAACACTCTTCTTATAGTTATCAAATGCTTGTGTATCACCATTACCATCACCATCAATAAATGTATATCTGGTTCTTGGACAGTATTCTCTAAGCATTTTTACAATTTCTTGTACTAAGATAACATTGTTTAACCAAGACAGTTGAGTATATTGTAAATCTGCTGTGAATTGAGTTTCAATTACGAATGTATCTCCGTAATATGAAGCATAGTTTACATTAATATCAACCAAAGCTTGTTTTTGATCAGAAGATTTAAGTTTTCTTGGTAAATAATTTACTGTTCCTTCAATAGCATCAGATAAAATAATATTATATCTGATACCTTCAAATGGATTAGCTTTACCACTTGTAAAGTGATTTATAAATAGTTTAGCTAATGAATAAGTTACAGTAACAGGAATTTGTTTCTTTGTATACGGATCGATAATATCATATGAGTTATGATACATAGCAACAAAGTAAGTTGGTGTTACTTGATCTGCTTTTGCTTTAATTTGGTCATATGTATATACGAATCCAAGATCTCTAAAGAACATAAAGTCTGTACGGTAAACTGCTAATTCCTCGATAGCTTTCTTAACTTCATCTGGATAATTAGCATCGAATACAGCATCAATTTGATATTTATCAACATCAAATAATTCATTATCTTCTTCTTTTGCAAATACATCAACTAATGCTTCTGTGTATGGATCACCACCATTAAGAATAGGTTTATCTGTGAAAGATCCATTATCTCCACTAAGTAAGCTTACACCTAGAGTATTATTAAGGTTAATAGAATCAACATCAATTTCAATCTCTGGATTAGCGATACCATTACGAGAAGTACCTCCTAAGATATCTGTTAACAGCATTGTGTCTTTATCTGTATCTAAAATTTGAGCTACATATTCAGCTAAAGCTTCAATGTTGTCTTCATATACATAAGCTTTAAGTTGGGTACTATTTGTTCTAACAACTGAATTTAATCCGAAATTTTCACCATTATATTCAATATTTGGATCTAAAGAGAATTGCATTTCTTCAAGTTTTGTTGTACCTTCTAATACTGTGAAAGAATATCTCATGAAAGTTAATTCTCTAGCAGATGAATAATCTGGTGTAATTCTAAATCTCTTGTCTGATGCACCTCTACCTGTATCACAGAATACAAATAAAGGATAAGTTTTCTCATTATCAGATGCTGTTGATTCTAAAGTAGCAGCATGAGCTTTTACTTCATTCATTGTAGTAGCATCTGTTAATGTATCAACTTGAATTTTTAAAGTTACATGAGGTGTTCCAGGTGCTGGTGGAATTGAAGGATCTCCAGGATTCTGACCAGGAGTATCTGGAACTTTTGTAGCTTTAACACTTACAATGGCATTAGCCAATTTAGAATCTTCTGCAACAATACGTTTGAATAAAATTTTTCCACCAGCTTCAGCAACAGCAGCTGCTTGAAGTAATGGTTGACCGTGTCGTGTATACATAGATTTCTTATCTGATACATATTCTTTGAAGAACGCTGAACCGCTAACAAGTTTCAGATCTTCAGTACCTTTATCAGATGTAGATGCAACAAGAATAATTGGTGCGTCTTCTGATACAGATGTCATAGTAGAAATCTGAGAATTATTGGTCCAGCTAAATGTAGTCTTTGGAGCTATTTTAGCCATAATTGATTCCTCCTTTATTGATAGAGTCTTGCTCTAATTATTTACATGTTAGGAAAACAAGAACTACATCATCATGATTTTCTCTAGAGGGATTTCTTTCTTATTATTATTCATACTAGCATATACCATAGATTCATCCCAGTTTTCACTTATAAATGCTGTAAATGGTGTTACTAAATTAGGTATCATCTTAATAGAAATCATTTGATATCTAGTCATATCTTTTTCTCCAGATAATCTAAATGGAATAGTTTTATCATCAATCTTTCTAAATACTTCTGATGAAAATATTCCAAATATTTGTTGTGATATACCATACTTAGTTCCATTTAATGCCATAGACAATTCCCAATAGTCATGTATCTTATCATATGGAATAGTATTAGGCATATCAGCAGTAATCATCATTTTAAATAACATTTCAGCATTGTCAATAGATTGTGGAAGTTTACAAGATACAAATACTAAATCTCCTTGTTTATATTTAAGAAGTCTATAATCTTGAGGTTTAGTGTTTTTTGTAAGTTTTACATCTTTTTTTGTTTCCATATTACTTGGTCTTGTTAAGAAAACAGTAGGTAGTTTAAAATTAGTAAGTGATTTAGATATATTACCTTTTTCATCATATATTGCATAATCAAATACACCAAATAAACTAATATTTTCTCCTATAGATTCAGCATATCCTTTAGAAAAAAAGAATGTTGGTATAAAGAAAACTAATGTTCCTTTACCATTATAAATTATACTATGTCCTTCTTTCTTTAAAAAACTAGGCATTCCCATTTTATCAGTCCTTTCGTTTTAATCTATTACATTGTAGTTAAAGAAATTAAAAAGAAGAGAATCATTTAAGATTCTCTTCTTTTTCTATTTAATAACTTCATCTATAACTTTCTTAATATTCTCTAAGATCTCTCTTGACAATCCAATAGATTTATCTGGAATAGCATCAAGAGAAATAATATCATGAATTGTATAATACATGAAAATATGATCTTCATATTTATTTACGTCTAGTAATGAAGAATACATACAAAATAAAATTACAAATTTCTTAAGATCCTGCTCTGACTCATTTGGTAGGCATCTCTTTAATGTATGTAAAATAAGTCCAGAACTATGAATGTTTTTATTACTTTGTCTATATCTATTATCAAATTTCATAATATGTTGTCTATAGTTAGGTAATTCCGCTTCTAGATACTTTTTAATAGAAACTCTTTTACCTTTAATCTTTAATGTTTTCCAATCTCTAAATAATGGTTCAAAAGTATAAGAGTCAACAAAACCTTTAATGCATCTTCTTAATTGTGCAGCTTTTTTCTTTAATCCCTCTTGTTCAGCTTTATCTGCAATTTTTGAAAGCTCTTTTTCTAATACAGTTCTATTATGTTCTAATGCTTCTGACATAATTTTGTTAGATTCAGATTTATATTTAGAAATCTCTTTATCAAGATCAACAGTTGCAGCTTTGTTAGCGACAATATCGGTTTTCATATTGTTTAATAGATATTTTGTAAATTCGTCAATAATTTTATTATCAATTTCTTGACCTTGAATAGCTCCCATAACCATACCTTTGATTTTGGATGGGAGATCATCGAATTTTACATTATCTACATCCATAATAGCATCAAATAAGACTTTTTGTTCTTCTTTATCTGTAATGCCGTAGATATTAACGAATGTTTCTTTACATAGATCAAATGTAATTTCTTCTTTTTCTTTATCGAATATTTTTACCAAATCAATTTCTTCTGTTGGTTTATCTATGTATCCTATTTCATCTTCATCATGAGTAGCTAATACTAATGCACCGCCATTAATAGGATTAACAGCTACTGTAGCTAAATGTTCTTTTTGCTCTGAAGATTGTAATTGTTTTACATATTCTTTATACTCTTCTGATTCAAAATCCATTCTATCATTTAATACTTCTGGTTTATTATCTGCTAATACATTACATATAGCATCTAGTTGCTCATCTGTCATTTTAGCATGTTGAATATCTTGATCATCCATTTTCATTCCAATACTATCTGCTATTTTTTTGATTTTTTCTTCTTCTGGTAATTTATCTATTTCTTCTCTCATTTTTAATAATTCTTCATTCATATTAATGTCCTCCTAAAAAGTTAGTTAATAGCAGCATTATGTAAGGCAAATCTAATATTAGATACAATAGATTGTCTTAATAATGGAGTATTCACTAATGAAATATAATTATCTGTGTAAAAATTATTAATAGGATGTATATTTCCTAATAATGTAATGATCGAATTGTTTGGATATACATTAGACAGTATAGTTTCCAAATCAATATCAAATGTACTCATATTGTTTATTACCAAATCTAAATAAGCCGAAATGATAGCTAATTTAGTATTAGTATACATAGATTTTCCATATTTAGTAGAAGAGTTCTTTTCTTTCTTATACATAGATAAGTTCATATTAATATAGATATTATTCTTTTCTTTTATGATAAAATTAGTAAAGAAAGAAATAAGATATGGTTTGAAGTTACTAATAAGAAAATCATAAGCGTAATATGTAAATGAATATAATGATGAATCATCAACTTCATCAAATACTACATTACATAATTGAGCAACATTATCTAATATCACTCTATACAATTCATTTTTTCTATTTTCTAAATCTTGAACACTTTCTGGATAAGTATCTTCTGTTTGTTTGAAAGTTTGTTCAATAATAGAAGGCAAATTATTAATAGGTAATACTAAACTAAAATCATATCTTTGCATAAAATCTTGTTTTACAATATCAATAATTGACATCTCATTCAAATGAGATACAACTTTTAATGCTTCATTTTCTTGATGAATAGTATAATTACTCATATTTTGAGTTGCAAATGACATTATATATTCCTCCTTTATAAGTTTTCAATTATAATTAAGTTAAGGATAAGATAAAAAATAAATAGAAGAGGTAATATACCTCTTCTATATTGTTATATAGATTTCCTTATTAGGAAATAGTTTTAATATTTCATCATATGGAACATCAAATAGTCCATATAATTGTTCAATCTTATACTTCATACATTTATTCTTAACAAGGTGATGATTCATAATATATTTCTCTATTTTCATAGATTGATCAAATTTTAATTTAGCCGTATAATTATGCCATTCATATTTCAAAGTATACTTTGAAATATACTCTTTGAGTTTGCTAATATCTTTTACATATTTTGATATAGTAGGTATAATACTTACACAATTGTCGGTTAGATTTGAATATGATATTCCATATAAATTATTATTTCCAAATAAATGATCATATATCATAAGATTTGATATTAGATTATTTATATCTCGTGATATCATGTTATCATATTCATGTACAGTAATTGAAAAGTCTAATGAATATAAAAATAATAGTAATACTTCATATTCCGTTAGGTCATGTTTAAGAACACGTTTAAAGAAATAAAATACATTCTTTTTACACTCTTCTATAGATCTTTCTAAGTCATATGTTTCTAATAGTGTTTTATCATAAATGACTTGATGTAATTCATAATTTAAAACACCTTTAGATTTAAAATTATTTGACAATTTATCATCAGTATTAGTGTCATAGTATTTATACCCTTTTTTACTCTTTTCTGATAACTCTTTATAAGATATATAATCTTTGTTTATAGATTTTTCTTTAGTGTATTCTAAATCTTTTTTAGTTAATGATATTCTATCTATAACTAAACTACCGTATACTGATTCCATAATAGAATCAGATACAAGAAGATCTTTTAATGTACTCATCTCATTAATAGCTTTATATAAAGCTAATGAATATTCACTTGGATTAAGTACTATAAGTCTTATATACTGTTTACATTCGGTAAGCATCTTGGTTACACCATATTTAAATGATTCATTAATGAAAGATACAACTACACTTTTATCCATTCCTAATATAGTACAACTATAGTCTGTTTTATTGTATGTGATAGAAAATATATATTTCTTTCCTTCTTCTAATAGTTTTCTAATCTTCATATAATCCATATCATATTTCATAACTAATCCTCCTTAAGTTTTTCTATAACTTCTTCTAATATAGGATGTGATTCTTCTATCCAGTAAGCTAAATATTTAGCATTACATAAGATTTCATCAACAATATTTTCTTTATCTTCATCACATAATGTGTCAACTAATGTTGGATTGTTAAGAATCGTTTTCAAATCAAGATTATGTTTTGGTTCTGTATCTTTACATTCCGATTTCAATTTACTGTATATATAATCAACAGTATTCTCATAGTTAGAAAAACTACTATCTTTACTAATAGAATAATGAACAAATGTTTCTTTCTTGAAATTTATATTAAAACTTTCTTCAGTCTTATATATAAGTTTTCTTGTGTTGTCATTAAGATCATTTATAAATTTTTCAAGATTACTCTTATCTTCATCAAATATACCTATAGATTTTATATTAAATAAATCACATATCCACATCAAAATCTTAGCATTATCATATATTGTATCTTCTTTATTATATGATATATGAGCTTCTATATTATCATTCATAATGTATATACTATAATTCTTATGATGCTTCATATAATACAACATGATATAATAACTTTCATTTTTTGGTAACATCATCTCTAATTCTTTCCATGTATTACCATATATATATTCTTTCATAAAAATCCCTCCATATTTTATAATTTGATTATGTATAAGTTCTATATGTATTAAAAACGTAAAAATAAAAGACTAGCTTAGCTAGTCTTTTATTCATCATCTATATGACTCATATCATATACAGATGCTGGCACAACAAATACTCCAGTATTAGTTTGTATCTTTAATTCTTCTGGATCTAATGCATTTAATCTTGCATATTCTTGTAATGCTCTTGGATTTGTTCTAATGAGTTGTTGTAAAGCTTTTTGATCTTCTTCATATTCTTTCTGTCTATATTGTTCATATGTTATAGACTTATCGAGTTTATCCAATTGAGATTTAACAACTTCATTATCAACTAGACCTAGTTCTTTCATGATATTATATTCTTTTTCACTAATATCATTAATAACTTCATCACTTTCTTCATCTGTTAATAATTCTCTCTTGTCTAATCCCCAAGTTTCTTTCATACTCTTACCATCATACCACATATATAGTGCTAATAGATAAGAAAATACTTGGTCATCATGAGTTTCTGTAGAGTGATCTATTCTTCCATCTTTTGTTACAATAAGTCCTTCCAGTTCTCTATATATAATAGGAGATATAAACTTATCTTTATGATTATCCATTCTGTTTCTAAGAATATCCATCAATCTATTACGACTATTCTTAGTATTATCGAATCCATAACATTTCACTTTCTTTTTAATTTTATTTACAGATCCATTAACTACACGTTCTTCTATTACTCTATCTTTAATCTCATAATATAAATTTCGTTTAATCTTAGTTTTTACAAGTTTAGATAATACAGAAGCACCAAATCCACCATTTCGTTCAATGTTTACAATTGCAGTTGGCATATAAAGCGTAACTAGATCATATATAACTGCAGCTAAATCGTCTTGTTTAATATAGTTATAATTTAAATCTCCTACTACTTTTGTATCTTTTGAATCTACTATAGTAATAGCAGATGAATCTCGTTGATATCCACCAGATACATCGACACCTATTAATGGTGGATATTGGAACATGGATACACTTGGATCCATTTGAGAATAAATATTTACAAAGAATCCTCTAATCATCATAGTATGAATAGGTTCTTGAACTATCCATTGTTTTACTTTATTTAAATCTTCTTTTGTAAATGGAGAATTATCAGATGCAGTAGACCATTCAAGTAATACTTCACGTCTAATAGCACTCCAGTCTTTTTGCATAAGAATACAAATTTCTCTAAACCAATCTTCTCCTCTACCAAGTTGTTGATATGTGTATCTAATATATACAAATGGAGAATCTGTATTTCTTGAAATAATCTCTTGTAATTCATTTAATGGTAAATCGTAGAATTTCTCATTAAATGGAGTAGCTGCTAATCTAACAGCATTAGATGCTTTACCAGATTTAGTTGTCAAATCACCAGGTGTTGTTGTAATAAGAATACCATAGTTTTTACCATTAGTACGAGCATTTTGAGATGCTGTTTTGTATGCAGGCGTAGCTGATTTATATACTAAATCAACATGAGGTATGAATGCATGTTCATCATACCATTGACAAGGTTGAGTACATCCACGTCCTCTAGTATTAGCAACAGATTCACTTGTTGCTGATGCAAGAGTTTTAATTTTATTACCATTAGTAATATGCTCTAATGTTTCTACCCTAGATACTGGTTTAATAAGCTTACCGTCTCTATCTCTAATAGGTTGATCCATTCTTAGATAATCAGGAAGTGCTTCTCTAATATCTTTAAGACGTTCAAGGTTAAGTTTAGAGTCAGAGAATGATTTATTAATAAACATAATTTCAGAGTTAGTTGTTCCGAAATTAAATAACCACAAATACCAACATACAGCACTAATCGTTTTACCATTCTGTCGAGGAAACTCTACAAACATACACCAGTTAAGTATAAATCCAAAGTTCATAGCCATATTTCCACGATGAAGTTCATATTGTTTACCGCTACCTATAGCACCACCTTGGTCAGGTATCCTAATAACTTCTCTTATGAAATACCAGAAATTTACTTTAACTTCTTTAAAAATTTTAAGTTTCATAATCTTATTTAATCTTGGATCTCTAGGATTAATACCTATAAGATCTGGATCAAATATAGACAGCATAAACATATTATTTGTTCTACCAGATTGTTTTAAATAATAATGCATCCGTATAAATGATGCATTAGTTGTAGAAGTATCATAGTATACTTTCTGTTGATACGTAAATTGTTGTTGAACCATTTTCTACGTCTCCTTTCTATGTAAATTATTACATAGAAGTTAACATTAATAATTCTTCCATTTACGTATAATCGCAAAAAATAAAGAGAGACTTATAGTCTCTCTTTACATATGTAATGCTATATACGCTATTAGAATTATTATTATCAATATTAAAAACCAATCAAATAATGTAGTTCTACGTGTTACAAAACATACACCTATCTTTTTGTTTCTTGAAATTACAAATCCCTCATTATGTAGTCTTAATTGTAATTCTTTAAAGAATTCATCATCTTCCATTTCTACTGTACAATCATAATAAATATGATTATTACCATCCATTCCCATAATAATATCGTCAATAATAGTTTTGTATTTATCCATTAATATACCTCCTTAAATGAATATATCTAAAATATGAAACTGTAATACAATCAATATAATTATAAGTATAGACAATAAAGATATACTCACACATTTAAATGCTTTCTTAATCTTATAAGTCCTATTATCAACTACTCTAAACAATCCATCTTTACATTCAATGATCTTAATCTTTTCTTGTTCAAGTGTATCTTTTATATAATGATAATCATTCTTAAGAAATCTGCATGCCATACCATATCTTTCTGAATAAAGATCTGGATTAATAAGGATATCAATAGAACCATCATTGATGTACAATTGTTTTGTTAAACTAATAAATCTTTTCAAATTTGATTGATGTGGTGAATTCATTCATTCCACCTCCACTTGTTCTAATTCTATACCGCATTCTTTAGCAATAATCTTAGCTGCAATTGTAAAGTCTTTATCTGCATATTTATCACACATATAATACACTTTCTTAATCCCAGCATTTGCTAAAGCAAGCATACAATTATTACATGGGAATAGTGTCACGTAAATACTTGCACATTCTAATAAATTTCTATGATAAACTTTATTTAAAGCATCGATTTCACTATGAAGTACATATGGATATTTTGTATTTAACCATTCTCCATCTCTACCTTTTGGTAGTGTATCTTTAATGATACGATTATGACCTCTAGATACAATATATCCTTCTTTTGATACAATAATACATCCGACTTTAGTGTGTTCATCGTTACTATTTTGTGAAGCTTTAATAGCCATTTCCATATATTCTTTGTTTGTTTTCATAATCAATCTCTCCTTTTTTATAAGTGTTTTATAATAAATATATATCTTATAATATCTGGTGCTAGAAATACACCGAGTATTATTAGAATTATAAGTATGAATATTAGATTAATTATAAGATTACTAATTTTCATCTTAAGTATATTAAATCTGTTAGAAATTACGATATAGTTATATCTTAAATCACCTTTAAATTCTCCATATATTGAGAGATGATATTTTGATAATGCAGATGACATGTTCTCTAAATCATTTTTACACACATTACATATATAGATTTTTTTATCATCTAATTCTAAAAAGCTGCCACTTCTTATATATAATGGAACTTTTTTGATTTTATTGTAATTATTAGAGCAATATTCTAATACTTTACTTATATCTTCTCTATCCATATAACAACTCCTTTACATTAATAGATATATTTTAGTATGGTCATCTTCAACAATTTCTTGTTCTTGACCATTAATAATAGCATATGTTCTCCAACCATTACTAAAAGTAATATGGAATTCACTAAATGCAATAATCTTATTATCTTGAATGATAATAAGAATCGTATTATTTATAGTATCAGATAAGGATATAGTTTTATAACTACAATTCTTATCTGATACTAATACAGGATTGAGTCTTCCGTCTAAGACTTTATAAATATTGTTTATATCTTCATCATCTATACCATCAAGTAGACCTTTAATAAGGTCTACTTTGTTGGCATATTTGAATCGTTTTACTATCCATTCTATGAGTCGTTTTATCATAAATTCTCACCTTCATATGTCTGCATATTAAATATATTGAATATGTGCATTGCATTGATAGAATTTAAGTTAGTATACACATTACTATATGGATTTCCATATTTATTTCTAAGCCCATATCCATATTTATCGCTATAATATACATATTCCCCTGTATTAATAATCACATATGATTCATATTCCTCAGAGCCATATATTTCTGAACGTAATGTATATCTAGCATCATTATACATATGATGCAATAATACAGATACATCAATTTCACCAGTTGTAACTATTTTAAATGCTGCAAATTGTAAATAATCAATATAGTATGTTTCGTCTTTACAAATCTCATAAATTCTATTATACATTTCCACAGCTTCATCAACTGTATTTACTGTATGAAATAAGGTTACTATTCTATACTTGAAACATAACAAGATGTGTCTCCAGTTGTACTATTATACGTGATAGACACACTATTTAATAAATCTTTTCTTACTTTCTTATATGCAACATGTGCATCATGTATATTCTTTTGAATCTCTTCTTTACTTCTCATAATAAATTCCTCCTTATTGGTTAATCATCTCCTAATAAGTTTTAATTATATAAGTTCTGAACCGTCATAATCTACAATAAGAACTTCTCTATTAACAAATACTCTTTCAATAATATTATATACTACTTTCCAATCTCCTCCACCAATTCCACATCCAATATTCTTTGGAAGTAAAAATCTTGTTGTGCTTCTAGAACTCCATAATGCAATTTTCAATGATTGTTCTAAAGCTTCATAATTTGTTAAATGTCCATCATAATAAGTATGTAAATCTTGTGCAAAACAATTGCATATATTAAGATTTACACCTTTATATTTTGTGTCTAATGTTTGACATGCTCCTAACAGATTAAACTTGTTAGAAAATCTAACAAATGTTTCATATCTTTCATTTACATCTGGAAATAATTCTTTAATTTGTTTAGCTATTCCTCTTCTCATTACTCCTTCTGTATTTACTTGCTGAATTAAATAATCTCCTTCTTTGATAAAATTGAAAATATTTCCTTTAACTTCTGTGATCATACTAATTACCTACCTTTCATTTTATTTATTATCAATGATAACAGTACAACCATGTAGTTGTTCGTTTATTATCGTTAACACTGTTTCAAAATCTAATCTACATCCGATGTCATATGGGATTAAAAATTTAGTAGAATGTATAGATTTTCTTACATTATATAATGCATTTTCTAATACATCACTACGATTAGTTGTACCACTATCGTTATACATAGATTTATCTTTTACTACTATAAAACATAATGTGAAATTTTCACATCTATATGTCTTATCATATTTAGCAAAACTTCCTAAAACAAAAGTACCTTCATCTATTCCTTTTCTTACAATTGAATATTCTTCTTCAAATAGTATTCCAATAATTCTCCATAAATGTGAATCTATGAGACCATCAGTTCCAACTGGAACTAATAAACATTCTTCCCCATTGATATGAGTAAGTAATGATTTATCAGTATATTCAATAATAGTTTCTTTTGATTCTGTAGTCTTTGCTACTTCATTAAGAAGTACACAAATGTTTGGATTTCCAATAAATTCTTTCGATTCTGGTGAATGCACATTGAATGGGCAATCACCACAATCTGTACTTTCACATTCAGTAATACCACTACTTTTAATATAATCGATAATATCTTTTAAACCTGGTTTATTCATAAACTTTTTCCTCCTTTTAAAATTTATTATAGAGTTACGTTTATTGTAACTCTATAATTTTATTATTGTATTTGAATAATGTAGTATTGCTATAAATAGCAATACCATTTTCTTTAAGAGTATTTATCAATGTTCTAATAATAATCTGATTTATATAATATTTCGTAAGATTACTAACCTGTTGTGGAATTATATTATCTTCAGACATATATGGTTCAAATCCATTATCATCATTGTATTTATATAATACAATTATTTTACTATCTTTACTACATATCCCAACACAATCATTAAGTTGTGTAAAAGTTATTTCTTCATCATTATAATAAGCTTTGTGAATTGATGAAGATTCTGATAATGAATATAATATTTCAAACTTAAATATCTTTAAGAAAACTTCAAGATGTTTATAAAAGTATACATTTGTTATTGAAATATTTTTGGTTAAAGATTTATTCATATTTAAATCTGTCATTGTTTTGTAAAATTCGTTCATTAATTGTTGTTTAGTAAATGTCCCAAAGACAATTGTATCATCTTTAAGTGTATATTCATTATTTGAATTTTTAGAGATTGATATGTCTTTGGAACGTAGAAATTTTGTTAACTTCATAAATTGTAATTGCTGTTTGAATTTTTTAATCATGTTATTATCTCCTTTTATATATCTGTATTTGTATTAAAGTCTTATCTTTGTTCTTCCCTTATCTACCTTTTAAGGGTTCTTGGTCAACGCCTTTAAAAGCCCCTTACTTTCTTGTTAGAAGTTTAATAAAACTTTAATATAGTCACTACAATAATATATGATTAAAAAAAAATTTAATTATATATTATATAAGTGAATAATATTATTAGAAGGAGATGTTTTATTATGGAAAACAAAGAATTAACAATGCAAATTATTAAAGATTTAAAAAGTATTAAAGATAAGGAAGGATTTATTAATAAGTGTATCGAATTTGTAGAAACAGAAATTGAAAATGTTTATGCATACACAAAGAATAAATATTATAGACCTATTATAGCTATCACAAAAGAACCAGTAGGAAATGATAGATATAATTTAATGTCAAACACGTTAGATTATCTTGATGACGATAATATATTATACAAATATATTCCAAAAAAAACATGTTGCAAAAGATAAAGATCATTATCTCATTACAGAATTTACATTAAAGCTAAAAGATAGTAATGTACCATTCTTAGGAGGTATGTAGTATGAAATTCTTAAACAAGTTAATAGATACTCTAAAATATAAGTATTTTTATAAGATCGATCTAGAATTTCCAATAAACACTGATCAATTTAAAATTAAAGATTCTGTAGAATTCTTTAACACTACTACAGAATTTCTAAGTAAATATAGAGATTCTATGGTAAAATATTCTAAATGTCCAATGGAACCTATCATATGTATAAGCAATATATTACAAAATGATATAAATAATACATATGAGTATTGTATAGGTAAATTAGAAGATTTGTATAATGATGATAGTATTACATATTATGTGCATTCAATAGATCAAAAATCAACAAACAATACTATCATTATTAAATTATATATAAATAATTACAAAAAATATGGATATACTAGATTTGCATTGTATTTTATGGTATTAGACATATTACAAGCTATGATTAGTATGAGATATATGAATGATAATATCAAATGTAATGATATACTTGATATACTTGAAAAGACTATATATTATCTAGATAATTATATAGAGAAAGATTATACTCTATCATTCAAAATTCAACATGATACGGCAATAGAATCTTTACAAAAGATTCTAGATAGAGAAAGAAAAACTGTTAAAGAAAAGGGGATTAATTAATGAATAAGAATGAATTAAAATCAAAAATATCAGAACTATTAGAGCACCCAGAAACAATTGATATGTCTTTTGTTTCAGATATTAGATCTGGTTTATTAAGAAATCATATCTACAAACTACAAGAAAGACTTATCAATTATAACACAAAACTTAAAGAATTAGACCATGTCAAAACAGAGGATAACGTAAAAGCATTCTTCGGTAAATTAAGAAAAGGTATATATGGTTTATATACACGTATTAATAAAGTAATAAACTTTTTATACATAGAGAACAATGAAGATTGCTCTCTATGCTCTGAATGTAAAGGAAATTGTTGTAATTGTATGGGATGTGAGTTATCCCCATATGATGTACAAGATTTTAGTGTTAATGGAATATTGGAATTATTAAAGAAAGGTCTAGTTACATTAGATTATTGGGAAGGGGATGTTGATTGTGAGAAAGATGAATTAGACAAAGTTTATTATCTAAGAAGTAGAAACGATAATGATGATAATTATATTACAGCATCATGGGGAGGTAAATGTGCTAACTTAGTAGATGATAAATGTAGATTTACATTTGAAGAAAGACCTTCTGGAGGAAAATATTTAGTTCCACATGAGGGAAAATGTTCTTCCGCATATAGTAAGAGAGATGTGTGTATGGAATGGAGATATTTTCAAGATATGCTTTATAAAGTTATAAAAGAAATATCTAATGAAGAATATCCATATGGAGAAAAATAGTAAAGATATAAAATAAATAATAAAAGAAGAGTCATTAGACTCTTCTTTATTTTTTGTAAATATTCAAAATTTTAGTTATATATTATCAATATGAATATAGATTACAATTAGTCTATGTTATTAAAAATTAAAATGAGTTGTTTAGTTATGAAAAAAGAGTTAGTACAATTTGCAAATGATTACAAGAAAGCTTTAGACAAAGAAAATTGATAAGGACATCTTCACAGTAGTTGGAGAGATTATTGTTGGTGCAGTGATAGGTGCAGCATTCGTACTTAGTATATTCGTTATGATGACAAGTGGTGTAGATTTTATTAAGAAAGTTTTTACAAAAATATCATCTAAAATTAAAAGTGTATTAAAAAGAGAATCAGAAGAACAAATCGAAGAGTAGTAAATAATAAAAAAGGAGAGATAAGATATGAAAAAGTTTAATATGGAAAAAGTTATGACTGGATATAAATTTGTAGTAAAATTAGTTTGATATGTAGCAGTTACATATTATGTATCTAAGAAAATAAGTGAAGCTATTAGTAAAATTAGTATAAGATTAGTAGATAAAGTACTAAATACGGAAACTGTTCATACAAGTTCTATAGAAGATGAATATTATATAGATACTTATTCAAATGATGAAGATTAAAGATAAATCATTAATCTAAAATGCATAAATGATAATATAAATACTAGAGAGTAAAATCTCTAGTATTTATTTTTTTAACATGGTATTTATACTAAGTTAAAGATATCAATTATTACTATATAATATTTGATAAATATAGAGTGTCTAAGAAAACATAAAGAAATATGAAAGTGGGTAAATAAAAAATGAGAACTTTAGTAATTAGTGGATTTATCAAATTAATAGAAGCAGAAGATTTAGAATATGATTTATATATTGATGATCTAAATCTTTTAGAAGAAATAACAAATGACTACGGTATAGTTCATTGTGAATCTTCTGTTAAATACTTTATATCAGATAAAGAGTGTACACTAGAAGAAGCACAAAATCTTATATGTAATAGTATAAATGGTACATTAGATACACAATATAATATAAATTGGTCAGAAACATCTGATTATTTATATACAGATAGAAAGTTCAATATAGGTGGACATGATATACTAAAAGAACTATCATCATATGAAGGTAAATTTGTTATATTAATTATAGATTATGAAAGGAGATAATAATTATGGAAATTAATGAACAATTAAGGGGGTATGGTACCATCTATATCTGACAATGATATAGATTATTGTATGGGATATTTTAGAGGATACGTTTCATACAGATTAAATTATAAATGGAATGGATATCTTATTTTAAAACAAATAAGAACAAAGAGAAAGAAAAATCAACAAGCATGACAAAAGGTATGTTTGTTGAATATGATGGAAAGTTAATGATTATGGTTATGTGTGATTGGTTTGAAGATAACCGAACACATGCACCAAAAAGAGGAACATATCTTCTAGGAGATGAGGAGATTGAAATTGATGAGGTGTATAAATTAAGATATTATAATGCTTATGTCTTTAGTTTCAATTATAAATAGAATATAGTAAAACGATTTACAATTATATATTATTATAGTGAATATAGAATGATCTATATTCACTATAAATTTTAAACATTATGGAGGATAATATTATGGAACAAGATAAAAACAATGTAGTTCAAGAATTATTACAATGAACATTTGGAAATGTTAGAATTTATTATACCAGAAGGAGGAAACGAACAAGATGTATTATATTGTGGTAGAGATGTATGTGAGATTTTAGGATATTCAAGGACAAATGATGCAATACGTAAACATTGTAAAAAGGACGATACGTCGATTTGGAGTAGCGTCGATTCTTTAGGAAGACGAAATAATATGACATTTGTTTCTTTATCAGGTCTATTGGATTTAGTGAAAAGTTCTAGAATGCCAAAAGCTACAGAGTTCTTTAATTGGGTTACACATGAAGTTCTTATAGATATTTATCACACTGGACAATATACATCAAATCAACATAATCCAAATTATCATGTATCTAATCCTGTAGTTGATGCTGAAAATATAATGGAAGCGATATATGGTAATATGAATGAAACGTATATCAAAGATGATTTAGGTGAAACTAAATTCCATTTTAATTCACAACAGCTTACATATGATATAACTAGAGTAGTGTCTAGTATGTTAGGAAATGTTTGTGATCATATCGACAATAGAATAACTAATTTGGAACAAAATGTAAACAATCAAATACAGCAAATGCAACAACAACTTCTTAATAGTTCAAAAATATGTAGATGGTAAACATATGGTTGTTCCAGCAATACTTGTTCCGAAAGAAGAAAGATATAAATATCATTAACAGAAAATCTGTTAATAATAAATAATAATGTAAATTTTAAAGGAGATGTTTATAATGAAAGAATTCACAAATCAAGAAAAGATGCAAGTTTTAGTAAAGAAAATGAAAGAAGAAAAATATAATGATATATTTATTAACTTTATTAAACAATTTCAATTTGGAGAAGAATATAAAAATGATGAGCATAATGGATTTATCTCAGAATGTTTAACTTATGGTATTATTGATACTAAGCTAATTACTAGAGTAGGTTGCGATAAATTCAAACTTAATGATGAGTATGTAATGAATGATCTTAAGTTTAATTGGATTATGAAATTTAGTGATATTAAATCTGTTATATATAATTATCTTATCAGAAATAATATGCAAAGTGCAACCAATATTGATATGGAAAGTGAATGTCTTACACATATTGATAATAATTTACATATTATAACAGACAAAGGTTTAATGTACATAGGAAAGATTGATGATATTATTGACTATATGTATCATATGCAAGACATTCATAAGAAATATATTCAGTATATTGAAAAATATGGTCAAAATTTCATTATAAATAAACTTGTTACAAAAGATCTATTAGAACGATATGATAAGAGTGATGATATAAATGTTGTTATTGTAATGAATAGTGTATATTTATATGGTAATACTAATAATATTATATTATATAATATTACATTTGATAAAAATAATATTCTATATGATGTTTTATATAATAAATCTACATATACTTATGAGATTAATGAAGAATATATAGTTAAACTTGTAGAGAATTATGAAAAGAGTTCAAATATAGTAGAAGATGTATACCAATTTACTGTAGATAATAGCAAAGTTAATGTACAAAAACTTTTACAGGTACTTAGTTTATTGGGATATAAGCTTTCTTCTGAAACCATTAATGTTGGTGATTGTTGTATTATATCTATAAAAATGTATAATGTAGATATTACTAATAAATATTTAATACAACATATTATTATGATGTGTAAAAAGTAAGTTATAATAAAAGAGTACATGTGTACTCTTTTATTTTTCAAGTATAGAATGTAAGTTAACATAAATGTAAAAAATTGGTAATTATAGGAGGTGCTTATTATGATTATTTTAAACACTTTCAACTGGAGACTTACCAATGTTACTGAAAATATAGAATTCTTTAAATATCAAGGAGTTGACGCTATACAAACTTCACCAGTTACAGAATGTAAAAGTATAAATGAATACAATGCCGATAAAGAATGGTGGAAGCTATATCAAATACTAAATTTTAATATAGGAAATAGACTAGGAACTAAAGATGATTTAAGAGATTTATGTAAAGAATCACATAAATATGATATATTTGTATTTCCAGATGTAGTAATGAGACATGTTGCTGGAAATGATAATGGAAAACTAGAACCACATCAAGATGTAGATAAAGAATTGTTAAAGTATATAATAACACAAGATTATACCAATCCAGATAATAGATTTGATATAATAAACGGGTGTTGGGGAATGCCAAGATTAGATTATAAAAGTACAGAACTACAAGAAAAAGTCTATGTTCCATTCTTAGATGAATTATTTAGTCTAGGATGTGATGGATTTAGACTAGATATGTGTAAACATTATGCATTACCAGAAGAGGGATGTAATATATGGTATAATGTATTCTCTAGATATAAAGATAAGTTTATATATGGAGAATGTCTAAATTGCCCTACATATTTACTTAATAAATATACAAAACAGTGTAAAGTATTAGTTGATGAGTACGCTAATATGGATAGAGGATCAGTAAGGTTCTTTGAGTCACATGATACATATTATCATTCTTGGAGTAATACTAATGAACTCAATGATAATCAAAGATTAGAAAAATTATCTTATCTATGTAAACACTATCATAACGTAATGTTCTTTGTAAGACCTTGGGATAGATTGATATATAGTGATGATTTTAGAAAGGTTTGTACCGATTCTTTAAACATAGCTTAATATATAAAGACTAAGAGTATTATCTCTTAGTCTTTATTTTTTTGTAGTAAAATAGTTTTAATTATATATTATATAATTGAATAATAATATTAAAGGAGATGTTTTTTATTATGAAATATAATATGTTAAAATCAATGAAAAAAAGAAATTATGGTATCTTTAGCTACAGCAGCTACAGTAAGTTTAGGAAAGATTGTTTACAAGAAAGTAAATGATAGATACACTATTGAGTTCTGTAAACTTGCAAGTAGATATGGATTTAATTTTACATACGATTGGATATTTAAAAATACTCATAAATTTGATACTCTTAAATGTACATGTGATAATGGAAAAACTTACTTCTTACCAGATGGTAAATATTCTTTCAATGTATATAAATTTACCAGAATGGAATTTGAAGTGTGTGAAATAATGTGTAATAATAATAAAGATACAATGTCAGCTTTAAAGTGTAAACTAACTGGTATTAATTCTAGAAAATATATGAAAGAGATCCAGGATAATATAACTGTTGGGTGTAGAAAAGGTAAAATTAAAAGCACTGAGTTTAATGGTTTATTAGATTTACCAACTAAGACATTTGACGATATTGTAACTCCAAGTAAAGAAAAAAATAAAGATTATTTAGATATGTGGATCTCTAATAAAGATTATTATCGTAGACACAATATTTCATATAAAGGTGGTATAGTTTTATATGGTCCTAAAGGAGGTGGAAAGACATCATTAATCCAAGCAATTGCTAATTATTTAGAATACTCAGTAGTTATAACAACACCAATAACAATTAGTAACTTGAGAAATATGGGTTCTATAGAAAAATGTGTAATTGTATTAGAAGATATTGATTGTTACGTTGGTAGACGTGACGAATCAATTACAGATGATAATAAAGAAACAATGAATGTTATTGGTGATATACTTAATGTACTAGATGGTATTGCATCTATTAACGATGTAATATTTATAGCAACAACAAATTATATAGATAGAGTAGACGATGCTGTTACTAGAAGTGGTAGATTTGATCTTAAAGTTGAAGTTCCTTTACTAGAAAGAGAATATGCTATTGAGCTAATTGAGAAACTTGAAGCTAAACCAGAAGATATTTTACCAAAATTATCATTACCAGCAACCCCATCAGATATTCAAGCAGAAGTATTAAATCAATTAAAACATATGTAAAAAAAGGAGAGATTATAATGAGAAAATTTGTAGATAAAGAGAAAATGGAAGTATTAAAAGAGAAATTAACTAAAATGGGAAATCTGTACTATATGATTATATAGTTAATGAATTGAAAATGTCTTATGAAGAGACTATACAATTTGATACAGATACACATATAACACATGAACTTGTTGATTGTATAAAACTAAATGTTCTATATATAGAATATAAAGGTTCTATTAATTATATCATTCTAAATGAAGAATTCATCAAAAAAGAACTTAAAGAATTTGAAGATGAAAATACTGAATATTATATCAAGATAACTAAAAAAGAAGCTAAATTTTTAACAAATACTATAGATTATATTAGAGCACGTAGTCAGTATTGTTTAGATGTTTCTGACCTATATGAAAAATTATCAAATTGTATAAACAATAAAGAGTCTAAGAATATTGACATAAAATCTAGATATCATGTAACAACTAGATATTATGGTGATGAAGATAGATATATGCTTATTGATATTGATATCAATAAACCATTGAAACAGAATTTCACAATAAAAGATTTACTTATTAGATTAAATACTGAGTTTAATACTTTAAATATTTCTGCTTGTACTGATGATAATATTATTCACATAGAACAACGTATTAATGCTACCACATGCAATAGACGTGAAGTCATCGAAGCAGCTGAACATATCATATAACAATTTATAGAAGAGGATTAATCCTCTTCTTTTTTTTATTTTTTTAACCACCCATAAACTTATATATAATTACATTAGAAAAGAGAGGTTAATAGTTATGAAACAATATAAAGAAATGATTAAAACTATTTTAGAAACAGGTGAAGTTAGCACAGACCGAACTGGAGTAGGAACTATCCGTATTCCTGGTTATAGTATGAAATTTGATTTATCAGATGGTAGTGTTCCTATTGTTACTGGAAAAAGAACTGCTTATAGAACAGCTATTAAAGAACTTTTATGGTTCATTAATGGAGAACAAAACTTAAAGACATTATTAGAGCAAAATGTACATATCTGGACAGAATGGAAATTTAAAAGATATATTGAGGGAAAATGCCCAGAAAATGAAAAATATACAGGACCAGTATTCCCAGACAATTGGACTGTATTAAAAGATAAGGATGAAGAATTTGCTAAACTATATAGAGAACAACTCGATATCTTTGAACAAAAGATTCTTAATGATGAAATTACATCTAGAGAACTTACAGTATATGAAGATATCTATGGTAATGCTTGGAAGTATAATAAACATGTAGAAATGAATAATATGAATACTCAAGAACAAGAAGTCGTTGTGAACATTGTAGACCAATTAGATATTACACAAAAACTTATTAAGAGTAAATCAGATTCAAGAAGAATTATTCTTAATTCATGGAATACTGCTAGTGTTCCTTATGTAGATTTACCACCTTGTGTATTTTCTATCCAGTTTTTAGTAATCAATGATAAATTACATATGATTGTAAATCAACGTAGTGCTGACAGTATTCTAGGGGTTCCATTTGATTTAGCAGAATATGGAATCTTTTTACATATGATGGGTGCTATTAGTGGATTACAAGTTGGAACAATGACATATAATTTTGGCGATACACATATTTACCAAAATCATATTGATCAGGCAAAAGAATATCTATCTAGAGAATTATACGACTTACCTAAGATTGAATTTACTAAAGATCTATTAGGCGAAGATATTAGAAATATTAAACTAGAAGATATTAAGATTAATGGATATAAATGTGGTGATGCTATTAAAGCTTCAGTAGCAATTTAAATAATTATATAATAAAAGGAGAGAATTTAAGATGGATAAAGAAAGATATAATCAATTATAAAAAGAAATACAAGAAAGACAAAGAGAAATATTGGAAATGAAATTAGAAGACTTCAAAAATGAACCATTTAATATATACAGATACGATGATAACTTGTATATAATATTAGATGCAGAAATCAAATCTGATAGAATAGAAGCTCGTGCATTTTGTTTAACCCAGACTGATAATTGGAGTAAAGAACACTGGATTGTACTTGATAATCTCGAACCAATATTAGATCATGAAAATTTCTATTCTAAGTATAATATAGATATTGAAAGAGAATGTAAAGCAGATGATTATAAATCTGCAAGAGAACCTAATAACGTTGAAAAACTTCTTGCTAGCATTTCAAAAGATTGTATCTCAATAGAAGTGTCTTCATATCAATATAATTTTTCTAATGCTGAAATAAAAAGATTAGAGAAATTGGGATTTAAAGTTAACTCGTATAGTACACCATACGATACAACTTATAGAATAGAAAGTAAATAAAGAAGAGTCCATTTGGACTCTTCTTTTATTTTTTTTGTAAAAGTCTCATATTTCACTTATATATTATTAAGGTGAATATAGATGATTGTAAATAGTCTATGTTACTAAAAATTTAAAGGAGTTGTTTAGTTATGGAAAAGAAAGAATTAAGAGAAGAAGTAGAAGTTTTATTTAACGATCAGATTGAAGTATTACAAGAATCATTACATACACTAATTGTAGTAGATAATATTGACGATAAAAAATCAGTATTAGAGATTGTAAAATCATTAGTTCAAGATATGATTGACGAATGTGATATGATTAAGAATAATTTAAATTAAAAGGTATGGAGGAATTGGTATGAAAAATTACGAATTAAAAGAAGAAGTGCTAAAAATTAATACTCAACTTATGGAGTATGATAAACTATTAGATACTTATGAAATCAATTATCATAAGTATACTTGTGAGTTAGATAAATACAAAGATGCAAAAACAAAGTTAGTATTAATAGAAGCTCTTGATAGAGTTATGTCTAATATAGATAGAACTATGGAAGAAGTACAAAAACTTAACAGAAGATTAGAGCAACTTGTAAATCAAGTTGCTTAAAATATTAAATTTAAAGGAGTTGTTTTATTATGGTATTAAAAGTATATAGAAACGTTATAGGAATGGTATTAAGAAGTTTAGCAAGATCAATAGAAAGATTATCATTAGTACTGTATACATTAAAAAGTCATGATGGATTATCTATCATAGACAAGGTATTAATAAAAGCTATCTCTAATAGGATAGCTTTTACAAGATATTTATATTCTATGACTGAGAATTATTTTCTCAGTTTATGTGAAGTAATTAGAGTTAGATCAGATAGATAATACATCAATTTATAAAACATCAATTATATATTTTAGGGGGTTTATTATGGAACAAAAGATGAAACGTATTGAAGGGCTAATGTTATATTATAACAAGATGGATGAAATATATTCTAAACATTATAAGATATATAGTATGATGGAAAATACAAATAAGAATAAACACATATTACATGACGAGTTAGACAAATTATTATGTCAAATGGAAGAATGCCTTGATGAGATTAAAAAACTTACAGAAGAAATAAAATAATATTATAAATTAAAAGGAGAATGATAGATATGATGAAATTAAATAAAGAACAAAAAGAATTATTAAAGAAAGCAAACAAATCTCTTACTGAGATTTGTTTCTTATATTATCGTGATAAAGAAGGATGTGATATAATGGAAGAAGATTCATTAGAAGTCAAATACAAAAAATTATGCAATAAAAAAGAATACTTAGATAATGCAATATCTTTATTGCAATCTAAAGTTAGATCAACAGAATCTTTAACAGAATCAGAACAACAACTATTGCATAATGCTATTAATGAATTGAATAAAGTAGATTCAAAATTATTTGACATTGAATTTGACATGAGACGTACAATAAGATAAACATAATTTTAAGCTAAAATAAAGGAGATAAAAATATGAGAGTAAACAACAAAATGGAGAAAAAGCATATCTTGTCTATCTATAATAGATTGACAAGATATGTATACAATTCGTAAGTATAGAACTATAAATTCTATACTTATTTTTTAAGTAAAATCATTTTAGATTATATATTATATATGTGTAAAATAATATTATGAAAAGGTGGAATGTGTTATGTTAAAAAATTTATATGTATTATTAAACTATGAGACTAATTGTCTTATTGTATCTGATGACTGTAACCTAAATCCAGATACAAGCGAATTCTATGATGAAATTATGTTTAGAAACGATTTTGTATATAGAAACGATAGTAACACTACACAATGGATTATAGACTATATTAAATCTAACTACATAAACACAGATATATCAAATGATTGTGTTGTACATTTTTATACTCAAACTAATTGTTTTTATAATTATGATGGAATTATGAGACCTACAGTTGGAGTTGATATGAGATTATGTCAAGTTAGACAATGTGATTTATATGGTAATCCAATATCGGATGCTCCATATGAATATCATGTTCAATGGGGTGATAGTGATAAAGGAATTACTAATACATTAGAAATTGATAAAAATCAATTAGATGGATCATTAGAATCTATAGGAAATATTATAAGCAATAATAATTTAGTAGATTCTAACGAGTTTTTAAACTTTGCTGGAGTTGATAATAATCTTCCATATGATGAGTATGGCACACATGCAGAGATGAGATACAATAAATTAATTATTCCAGCAACAATAATAAAAGAAGAGTCTTAATTGACTCTTCTTTTATTTTTTTACATTTGCACCATATTTGAATAGTTTATATTGGAATTTCCAATAATTATATCTACACTTTCTAATGGCATTACTGATAAATTATCATTAATAATTGTATTATAATCGATAATTTGATATAACCACTCTGGTGTTTCTACTCCTAATGGTACAGATATACCATTAATTCCCCCTGCAAATGATGGATCGTTTAATAGCTTCACAGCTCTCTCATATACATCAGGAAAATCTTTTAATTTATCGACAGTTTTTGCATTTAAAACTACTTTGATAATATCAACAGCATTTCTAATATTAAGATCATGTTTTTCTGTATTAAGATCTGTTAACTCATTCCATACAACACATCCCTTAAATCCAGAAATTCTTAGTGGATTTTCATATGATCCCATAGCTTTAACTTGTGCTGGTCTAAAGTATTCTTTACTACCAGATGTAAGTGATTTATAAATTTGTTTTTCTAATAATATAATATCTTTGAGTATGCATCTTTGATCGAGATTATCTCCAGAGTTTAGTATATCTTCATATAATATACTTTGTAATTGATCTCTTGTTCTTTTTGGTAGTGTTGATTTTCTAATTTGTAATCCTTTCACGTCCAATGAACTGGAAGATGGTACTATATTTCCTTCCTGAACCTCTATGATGCTAGCGTAGCTTTTCTTTACATTTGTCAATAAAACTCTTTTAAATAAGAATTCATTCTTCATAATAAGACTACATGGTCTATCAGGACTATAAGAATTGTTCTGTTTTGTGTATAATACCATCTCTTCATTAATCATATTACCACATAAGTATGCTATAATATTTATTATAGAATATCTTAATGAGTCATTTGGTACTAATTTTGCAGGATTGATTAATCTTTCCATTTCTACTGTTTCATCTTCATAGAAATCATAATCATCTTCGATATCTACTATCTCTGCAGGCTTCATCATTTCTCTATCACCAAATTCATCAGCTTTAATGATTTCTGCAATGTCATACATTTCATGTTTAATTTTCATATCAATACCGATTACTTTATCTTTGATAAATCTATACCAAAAATCTAAGTTCAAAATATTCCTTTATGTTCACATAGAGTCGTTAATTCTATGCAGTTCTCTTATGAACTTCACTATGTTTCCATAGTGAGCAGACTATATCATGATCTTATATAAAATAAGACCCCCTCCATTTCCACTCACTTGAGTGTACTCTACTCAGTTCCATGTTTATATAAACATGTCTTTTCGATAGTCGTTGAACGTTCTTCTTATAACTTTATAAGAAACTTCGCTGCTGATTACCCATTGTTTGCAGTACTTAGGTTTACACCATATACTATCTCACCACTTGTTTCTACTTTCGTTCCTATATTCATTAAAATATAGGCAGGTGAGCTTTAAGGCTTCCCAGCAATTAAAAGGGTTTTCATTATATATTACTATATAATGCTCCTATTTACATAATAAAACAGTTTATTATGCAAAAGAGTCGGTGTCTATAATACATGTAATTTTTCTTGGAAGAAACTCTAATCTATCTTGTCTATCAATGATTTGATATTTATAAAATACATATTCACTTACTAAATCCCACATTGTATCCATTTCAAGTTCAATTTCTTTTGGAACTTTATTCGGATCCATCCAAGGTTTATTGAGTCTCTTTAATACTTCTATAACCATATTAGTCATTACTTTATTGTCAAAGAATTCTAATAGATTATTCTTATAGTATATTCTATTAAGATCTTCACTGTTAAGTTTACTAATAATATCCCATATGATTTCACAATCTTCCATAGAAGGAGTATAACCATGACCACATGTAGACATTACTTTTATAAAACATTCTTCTACTGTAATATCTCTATCTAGAATATCTTTATCATTGAATTTTCTATTTGGTTTTTCTTTAATGATATGATTAATAAATACTATAACTTCGTCTAACTTTCTAAATTTAACGTTATTTGCTAAGAACTGTTCAAATGCTAAACCTGCTGCTGAAATAGAAGATTTACCACATGCTGTAACTGAACTAGCAACATTTACGTTATAATATACAGCACTCCAATTACCTAAACAACCATATATACTATTAGCATCAATCTTGGAGAGAAGTTGAAGTAGGTTATATTTTTCAAATTCACGAGATCCTTTAGGATATTTAAACATTTCTTTTTTGTATTTAGCACGTGTTTTTAAGAATCCCTGTATCATTTTATTCACAGGATTAAGCTCTTCATTATGTTTTTTAAACATAACCCCATTGGGAGTTATAATTGGTTCATTAGCATAGAAGTATTCTAGCCATTCTAATACTGATGAATCTGCTCGTTTTTCCTTATAAGAATCATATAATTCTAATGATGAATTTTTGATTCTCTTCTGTATTGACCAATTCATTACATCTTCTAATTCTTGCTCAGATATGTTTGGTTTATTAAACCAAATCATCTCCTTAAAAAATTGCTTGTATCTTTTGATAACTTCCATATCATTTAAATTTTCTTCTAAGACCATCCTAATTCCTCCTTATTTAATCATTATAGATAAGTTAGAGACAATTTATACTTTCAAATATTATTGAAATTGATAAATATTATAATTATATATTATATAAATGAATATAATATTAAAAGGAGATGTTTATAATGAAAGTAATTTTATCAAATCAATTAAACAACATTCTTAGAGTGAAGACTGTATATGAGTACTTAAGACGTAAGTATAATACAGAGAGTATAGAAATATACTCTAAAAATGTACTCTTTAATAGAAACGAAAAATGTAAACTTAATGATGTAAAAAATATGATATGTATAGAGTATACATTCTATGTATGTAACGATATATTAGAAACAAATTATATAAGTATAAATGCTATTACAGATTATAACAGAACAGATGAATTATTTATATCTATTGTGGAAGAATATGAAAGTGATAAATTTAGAGTAGTTGAAATTCCTGATGGTAGTGATTATATAGTCAGAACAGATGATGATGGTATAGAATATGTATATTTTAAACAAGATTTGTAAAAAAAGCATTATTTCAATTATATATTATATAAATGAATAATAATATTATATCTAAAGGAGATGTTTAATTATGATTAAAGTATTAGATGAAAGATTCAATGAAAAAAGTGGTTTATTAGAAAAAGTAGTTTTATTCTTAGGACATAAAAATGAAGAATTGGAAGAATACTTTGAACAAGAAGCTGAAGTTAGTATTGAAAAACAATATTATCGTGGTAATGAGATGATATATTCAGATGAATTATATTCTTATTATAAACATGATAGTGATAAAGAAAATACGAAACAAATAGTAATTAATGATTGTTTTGGTAGGTTTGATTTAAGTGTGTTAGCATGTATTGAATATCTAAAACTTAGAACAAATTCAGATGTATACGCATATTTTAAGACTATAGATGACAATAAAGCTAAATTAGTTACAGAATTATTTTTGAGCATATCATATCGTATTAATTCAGATAGTATATTCTTTACTAATACTTATTATGATGAAGAAATCGAAGATGTTAAATTATGCGAAAAAATAGACTTTAATTTTGAAGATATAAAAAGAGATGATGAAAATTTAATAAGAGTAGTAGAAGAATTAGGTAGTAAAGCAGACACAAGTTGTTCAGATTTAATAATTGTAAATGTTAAAGAACCATACAATATTATAAATAATGATGGAAGAGAATCAGTAGAAGAATTATAATTAAAAAAAATGAGTGTATTTTATATGAAAAATAATAAGTTATAGATAGTATTAAAGATAGAACTTTAAATAATAAAAGGTAGTAGATATATAGTCTACTACCTTTTATTTTTTGTCATAATTGTCTCTTTATTAGTTTATATATGAAAACATTTAAATAAATCAATATAGTCTAATTAAGGAGGAATTAATATGTTTGGTGATGCATTATTTGAACATACAAGAATTCAAACAGAGGAAGATAATGAAAAAGCAATTAAAGAGGCTATGGTATGGGAAGAACTAGCTATGGCTATGCCTATTAAAGAAGAATTTGAGCAATTCTTAGAATCAGATGTAGCTAAAGCAATGTTCGATAAAGGTATTATTACAGAAGCTAACTCTGTAGTAGTTCTTTCAAAACTTGATGATTTATCAAGACGTACAAAATCTGCTGCTATCTATTTAGCACAACAAAAGAATGACCCATTATGGAAACAATGGAAGAAACATAAAGAGAAAGAAAAATCTCTTGAAGAAAAAATGGAAGCTAAGTATGGTACTTTAGCATCAAGAGCTGCGGTAAAAGCTCAAAAAGAATACATTAAAGAAGTACCAAATGCATTCAGAAGAAGAGTAACAATTGCACCTCTTAAAAAAGCATAATTAATATTGGATAGAGTTTTTATACTCTATCCAATATTATTTTCAATTATTATATTATACTATTGAATAAAAGAATAATAAAGGAGATGTTTAAGTTATGGTAAATCATGAATTATTTGTAAAATTATATAAGGAAAATTGTGCAAATCCAAGATTTGCATCTAAACCAGTTAGAGCGTTTAATGAAGACAGATCGTGGAATCCAGAAAATTGGAATGGTGGTGATGTGTCACTCATTAGAAACTTTATATATGATGAAGATCTAGATTTACATGATAGTATTTCTAGTTGTGGTTGCGAAATAGATGACAATAAAGGCGTACCTAAAGATTATACATTAATAGTATTTTCATCTACAAGAGTTGGTGATCAAAAAAAATATATATTACAATTACTATAATAGATGATATTGAGGAAATCATTACAGATCATTATGGTATTGTGTATTATAAAAATAGAGGAAAAACTGAACAATTTGCACACAATGGTAAACCTATTACTGAAAATGAGTATATTGAACTACTTACAGTAATAGAAAAAGTATATGGTGTAGATTTTAATAATTATTAAAAGGGGGATGATTAATTATGAATTTAAGTGATGATATATTAAAATCTATATGTATTAGAATGGCTGCTAGAAACAATGATAAATTATACACAAAGTATTCTAGAGTTAAGTGTATACATGAAAAGACTAAAATGGAATATCGGAAATATATATTAGAAAAATTATCATCTATAGGTATAAATCTAGATACTATTATGGATGTATTTGATTTAGAATATAAAAGAACAGAGTAATCCGTTCTTTTATTTTTTCTTAGTAATATGAAATGAAATCATATATTATATATTTGAAAGTTACACAAGAATTAACTTTAATATATTAAGAAAAATAGGAGGGATATTAATGTTTGATTATCCAGAAAACTATGGTCCTTTTGTAAGTTTTACAAGAGGCGAGAAAACAATAATCTACACAAAAGATATTACATCTGATAATGTAGATTATTACTTTAACTCTCTCTTAAATGTATTAAGAGATGGAATTAATAGTGATCAAGTAATGTCCAACTTTATCACTTATGTGTTTGACGATGGTACAGATGTTGATTTGTCAATACCAGATAGTTATACTAATATAGCATTATGGAAACTTGTAGTTATGACAGGAAATCATATCGAACCAAAACATCTAGTATTTGAAGATGATTTTGTAGCTGACATGATAGCAGACTTTATCAATAATTATCTTATTATTCCATATAGAAAAGATATGGATAATATTAGGTTAAATAATATCATAGATGATATCGAATATCAATTCAAATCTATAGATGAATTTAGTATGTTCTTGGCTAATACTGCTAATCTTAAAGATTATAGAGATCTTATGAATGAAAACCCGAGAGCATACGATATTATGCATTGTGATTTATCTGGATATCCTATAAATGAAGTTAATAATATAGCAAATCAACTTAATGATGAACTTGTTGATATTATTAAAAATTCAGAAGATCATTGTTATAAAGATTCATTTAAAGCTAGAGAAGCTATTAATAAGAAACAGCATAGAGAGTTTGCTGTAGCTGGTGGTGCTAAACCAAATGGAGTTGGTGGGATCTTTAGTAAGATTATTAATTCAAACTATATTGTTGGTGGATTAAGTAATGCTACAGAACACACTATTGAGGAATATAGTGGTCGTACTGCACAATTATTATCTAAGACTAATGTATCTGATAGTGGGCATTTAGCACGTTTATTAGGTTTAAATAATCAAGATACAGAGCTTAATGAAGATCCAAATTATGATTGTGGTACAAGAAATTTCGTTAAGATAACTATTACTAGTTATGAAATGCTGAAGAAATATATCTCTAGATATTATAGATTCTATCCAGATGGACAAGAGTTTATGATAACAGGAATGGAAATGGATCTTATTGGTAAAACTGTTTACTTTAGATCTCCTGCTAAATGTAAATCATTTTCAGAAGGTAATGGTATTTGTTATAAATGTTATGGGGATGTTGCATACACTAATAGGGATATCAATATTGGTAAGATTGCAGCTGAATTATTATCATCAGAATTGACTCAAAAACTTTTATCAGCAAAGCATCTATTAGAAGCGAAAATTAAAGAACTTAAATGGGTTAAACAATTTGGTGACTTCTTTATATTAGATGGAAATCTTATATCTATTAGAGATGATATAGAGATAAAAGACACTTTATTGATTATTGATAGTGAAATTCATATTGAAAATGAATATGAAAACTATGAGTATAATCAATCTGTATGTGAGATTAAAGTTAGAGATGAAGAAGGAAACTTATTCTCATTGTCAACAGAAGATGATGATGATATTTACTTTACACCAGAACTATCTGCTATGATAGATAAATATACTGATGTTGATGGTATTGTTACAATACCATTTGATGAGATTAATGAAATGAATATATTTATGATGCAGATTAGAAATAATGGTCTTGCTGATACTCTTAAGAGATTAACTAATCTTATCAATAAGAGCGAAGTTACATCTAAACATACTATAGATTCATTAATCCAAACATTTGTTGAAACATGTATTGAGGGTGATGTAAAGACAGATGCTATACACTGTGAAGTTATTATAGCAAATCAAATTAGACTTGGACTTGAATCTGATGAAATCTTAGAAAAACCAGATTGGTCTATTCCTAACAATAACAGATATACAATCTTGACATTAAGTAAAGCATTGAATAATCATCCTAGTGTAGCTATCTCATTATCATATGAAAGAACTAAGAGAGCTATTTATACAGCAGCAACATTTAAGAAGAGATCTCCAAGTTTTATGGATTTATTCTTTATGGTTAACTATTATGATTTTATTAATGCTCCTGGGGATTATTCTACAGAAGTTAAATATAATAATGATATGGTAGTTCCAGCAACGATAGTAAAAAGAGATGAAGAATAATCTTCATCTCTTTTAAAAAGGAGGATTATATATGATTATACCAGCAGAGATATGTAAAGAATATAATTTAATAGTACCAGCAGAAATACACAAAGAACATAAAAAACTAATATCACCAGCAACAATATATCAAGATAGAACTCGTATATTGAGAGACTTTCTATATAGGATAAAACCTATATTAGAATATGATCTAGATTTAAGCGATGTAGCTGATAGAATTGTGTTGGAGTTTGTGTATTCTAGCAATGAATATGAAATGGATATAGAATATCCATCAGACTTTAATATGAAAGACACATTCAGAATATATATAAATATGTATAGTATAGATAATAAATATAGTATGTTATCTGTAGAAGAATATCTTATCAAAATACTTCCATCATTTATAAAGATAATGAGGTCTATATATCAATTTACAAATATATTCGGATATGGATGGACTTGTTGTGAATATGTAGATGGTTATGATATTATAGAAGATGATGAATATAATGCTGATATAGAAAGTTATACAAATCAGATAATCAATAAACTATATTTAGATGGTATCATATATAGACTAATCCATTGTGTTATAATAAATAGTGTATATAACAATATACCAGAGTTCGATTTAATACATTGGATATATTATGTCTCTAATAATTCATATTACATTCAATCTATACTTGATGAAATGAATATAGACACAATGATATCTTATCAAAATTGGTATTTGGAAGATCAGAACGATGTCTATTATATAATAGACTATAATTTAAATAGAGATACATGCGTTATAAAATTCAATTGTAATATCAAGATAAATTATGATTTAGAGTCTATTATAAGCTATACTAAATCATTATTTGTTTCATCTATTATAGATATAGCATCTGAAATTATATACGATGAGGGAATTAGTAAAGATGATTCATTTGTATGTGTAGCTTTATTACAATCCATAGATTCGTTTATAGTATCATTTACAAGAGAATTATATATATTATTTGATCGTTATATTACAGATAGGAGATAGAGATTATGGATAGAATGCCAGTTATTCCAGCAACATTTGATAAAAATATACAAGTTACAAACGTTATTACAGATAGAAAGAAAATAATATATGACTTATGTATGATATTTATAGATGATCTAACTGCGGAATTGAATATAACAAAGAAGCCTATATGTATATACATTTTATATGATGAAGGGTTACAAATGAGTAATGGTGGTTTATTAGGAATGCTAACAAGTGAAGATGAAGATAGATATAATATAGATTGTTTTGTGAATAATATTATATATTTTCATAGAAGATTTAATATGCATATATTTATTAGAGGATTAGCTCATACATTAGCACATGAATGCAGACATATATGGCAAATGGAAAATAATAAATATGAAATAACTGGAATAGATGATAAAAATTATAGAGATAATTATGAAAATATAGACTATGAAATTGATGCGAATATGTTTGCAGATTATTATTTAGATTCAAGAACAAATTTTATTAGATCCGTAATTATACAATATATAGACAATAATATATGTAATGGTGTATTGACTACATTCAATATATATGATTTCTTTAATTATATGAATGATTGTTATAAGAGAGAATTAGATATTATGTTCTCTTCATTATTATTCGATACATCACTATATCCTATAATTATATTTGAACCATTATATAATAATGGTTCAAAACTTAATTTTATATCATTCACAACAGTAGATAACTCATATGGTATTAAAATCGAAACTAATTTACATGATAATATGTATATTAATAGTATTAATGATCTTGTTGAACATATATACAAATGTATTAATAGAATTGTTGCTACAATGTATTGCAGATGTATAAACTCAAATTATGACGAATCATTATTTGAATGTGGAAGTATTAAAGATTATATAAAACCAATTATATTAAGTATACTATATGATTATTTACTTGATAACTTATACTAAAAAAGAAGAGAGTACTACTCTCTTCTTTTTATTTTTTATATATTTTATAACAGATAAATAAAAACGGAGGTGTTTATATATGTCTAGCAAGATACAATTAAGACAATCAAGTATAGTTATAAATAAATATACACTTTGTGATATGCCACAACTTGAGTATATGTTCAGTCTCTGGAATGACATTACATTCTCTTCATATTTTAAAGGAATGGAATACAAAGAAGATACTCAACAGCTTATATTACCAAGAGGAATAGATGTTCCAATGTTAGAAAATATGTTTCAATCATATGCATCTATAGATAGAAATGTAGATAAATATGATCATATAGAACCATCTAAAATGAAATATATGCCAAGAGATGATATACAAAAAAGAGCTATAGCATTTATGTATGGTGTAAAGGAATATGATTTCACAAAGAAGTATTCTCAACTTGCATTAAATCTTAATACTGGTAAAGGTAAAACATATTGCTCTATAGCTGTTACCACTTTATATAAGATGAGAAGTATATTTATAATGAATTCTAGTGGATGGATAGAACAGTGGAAAAATTGTATAATGGAATATACAAATACATCATCTGATGAAATATATATTATAGAGGGTTCTGGTTCCATAGTAAGGTTATTACAAAAAGATATATCTCAATATAAATATATATTGGCTACACATGCAACATTAAGATCGTATGGTGAAAAGAATGGATGGGATAAGATAACAGAATTGTTTAAATTTATGAAGATAGGACTTAAATTTTATGATGAAGCACATTTAAACTTCGATAATATTTGTAAAATAGATTTCTATACAAATACTTATAAGACATTCTATATTACAGCTACTCCAGCAAGAAGTAGTAGAGATGAGAATGTAATATATAATTATTACTTTAAAAATGTCCCATCTATAGATTTGTTTGATGGAGATAATGATCCACATACCGATTATATAGCAATTAAATATAATTCTAGACCTACAGCAAGAGATATACAAAATTGCAGAACTAGAAAAGGATTTAGTTCTGTAAATTATGCCAATTATGTATGTAAACAACAGAATTTCATTCATATGCTCAGAATAGTAATTAATATAGCCATGAAACATGGAAAGACACTTATATATTTAGCCACTATAGATGCTATAGACTATGTATATAATTGGATATTAAATGAATATCCTAATCTGAGTGTTGGAAAATATCATTCCAAAGTTCAAGGTAATAAAGAAGACCAATTACAATGTGATATTATTCTTAGTACTACTAAAAGTTGTGGAGCTGCAACTGATATACGAGGATTACAAATGACAATTATGTTAGCCGAACCTTTTAGATCAGAAGTATTAGCGAGACAAACTTTAGGTAGAACAAGAGGCAATAATACAAAATATATAGATATAGTAGATATAGGATTTAAATCATGTAGAGATTTCTTTAATAGTAAAAAAGATATATTTAAAACATATGCTAAGAGCTATAATGTAATAACTTTAGATGATTTTACATTAGTAACAAAATCTAAAGAACTTACTCCTAAAAAGAATTTACAAATACCAGCATTTATAGATAATAGTGGAATATATAATGGATGTATGATTAAACCTGCTTATATAGTACCAGCATTTATAATAAAGAAACTATGACATATTTTTGTCATAGTTTCAATTTTCAATTATATATTATATATATGAAATAAACAATACATAATATATTCAAAGGAGATGTTTATAATGAAATTATTAGACAATGTAATGAAAGTAGTAAATGATACTTGTGAAGGTGCTTGCATAATTGCAGGTAAAGTTTCACACGAAGTACAAATTACAACAAGTGCAGCTACAATTAAAGGAAATTCTTTATTAGCAGATTTAACAACAGCAGTTGTATCAGGCTATAGAAGTTTTAGAAACTTTGCTATTAATGAATCATATGGATTTGTTCTTTGTAATGAATTAAAGAATAGAAACAAAGATAAAAATATTTCATTAAATAATGGTGTAGTATCAGTTAAATATGGAGATAATGATTTAAAATTATCAGTATCAAAAGACGGTAAGATTGTTAATGTTGAAATGTTAAATCAATCTGTAAATTTAAAATATGATTTTGAAAGATTAATCAATGGAATTACAAATGATAAACCTATTAAAGAATGGGGAGAACTTATTGAAGGAAAAGTAGAAGAACAACCTAAAGAACATAAAGAGGCTGCTAAAGTATTAACAAAAGAAGATTTACTTAAAGAATATGTATATGAAAACCCACAAGATGCAATTCAAGCAGTACAAACTGGAGAACAAACATTATGTTCATCATTGTTTGAAGATGGTAATGGTATTACTGTCGAAGTTATTGATGATTCTCCAATGCAAATTATTAGTCCAGAAGTAGAAGCTAGTGATCATCAATGTGAAGAGAATGTATTTATTCAATCACAAGAAATCATTAAACAACAAGAAGAACAAGCAACATATGAGGAACAAGTATTAATGCAACAACAAGCATTAAATCAACAATATCAACAACCATACTATGATGTGTATGGTTATTAGAATTTACAAATTATAAAAGTCTACTAAAAAGTAGACTTTTATTTTTAGCTTAACTTTGTACTAATTGTAATACTTAAGGGAGGAATTGTTATGGCTGAAATTCCAGCTGTATTTGTACATGATGATTATGAAAAAATAACAGATGATTTAATGTGGTTAGGATATAGTAAGACATCTAAATGTAGTTATTTATTAAGATTCAATGTTTCATTATCAAATATGAGTAATGATGGTAAAAAGATGCCATTTCATACAGAATATAGATATGAAACTAGAAAATATAGTAATGTATTTGCAGGAAATACTATTAGAAGACATATGACATATTATTTATCTATTGAGTCTTCTAGACAAGATGAATTTGGTAATAAAGATTTTATTATGATACGGGCATGTGATATATTATATATACGAAGTCAATTTGAAATAATATATCATTGGTTTATGGGTGATATTGTTGACGGTAAATATATACCAGGAATTTATGGTACGAGAGATAATAAAATGGTTATATTCGGTCAACATGAATTAATAATAAAAGGATTAAATCAAGGTAATTATATAATAATACATCCATGTGTAATGGATAATAAAGGAGAAATGGTTTCTGGTGTTGTATTTACAATCAATAATGGAAATAGTTTTGAAGTGAATATGGATTCATTTATGGAATTATATTATTTAATTGGATCTATAGATATGTACAATGCCGCTAGTACATTAATGGCATATTTCGGAAGACCACCATTCGGTACAAATATGTGGCAACCTAATGATCAAAATAAAATATATGAAAATCAAGAACCTGATATTGATAAGCTAGAAGGTAACAAAAGACGTCAACTTAAGAAAGGTTTCTTTGATTAACATGCTAACAATTATGTATTATTAATTTTGAGGGAGGAATTTATATGTATGCTGAAGAAGTTATTAATGAATGTCTTGTTACAGTTGAATAAAACTTTACATAGAGAGGATAAATTAAAATGAAAAATATGAACTTAGAAACAGCTATTAAAGAATGGGAAGATTTCGACGCTAAAGAACAAGATACATTTAGAACAAAAAGAAAAACAAAACAAAGAAAACCTGTAAACGAGCAATCTAAAAAGTATAATAAAGACTAAGAGAATTTTAATCTCTTAGTCTTTATTTTAATATAAATCTTAGTTATATATTATTATAGTGAATAGAATATTCTATTTTAAAATAAAAAATTTAAAATAAATGGAGGAATCAAAAATGAATAAAGTACAAGAGTTTATTTTCAACAATTTAGGAAGTGTAAGAATTATCCCAGCAGAGAGTGGTAACCAGATGGATACGTTATTCTGTGCTAATGATGTGTTAGATATTTTAGGTTATCATCCAAAGAGTCGTTCTTGCATTAAAGGCACATTGCGATTACCTGTCAAAACAACAGGTAATAGATTCAATGAATAGAGAGCGTTCTACAAATTTTATTAAACTACCAGATGTATTCAATTTAATTTATAGTTCTAAAATGCCATTCGCTGAAGAATTTAAGAATTGGATTTCTTATGAATTATTACCATCTATCTATATGAATGGTACATATACAGATCAAAATCATGATCCAAATTTCCAAATGAATAATCCAATATACGAAATAGATAAAGTTAAAGATACTTTTACAGATAATACTCAATATTATCCATTTACAACAATGATGGATATAAATGGTAATTCGTATGATATTGATAATCTTAACCAGTTATATAATATTGGTAAATTATTAAATGATATATTTATACCATCTGTTATAAGTAATCAACAAAAGATTATGAATGCTATATGTGGAATGAATATTAGAATTGATAATCTGGAAAATCAACTCAATAAAAGTGTAAATGAGATTAAACAACTGATTGTTCCAGCAACAATAGAACCAAAAGAATAAAAGATAATAAAGAAGAGTATTAGTACTCTTCTTTATTTTTTATACTGTCATAAATAATGGGTATGATCCGCCAGCAGAAATAAATCCATCTTTTAATTTTTGCATAACCTCATCTCTTTTATTCTTGTATTCTTCTATTGTCTCAAGTTTTAATTCTACATTACCAAATGAAGTTTCAAAATGATCAAAATACTTAAGTGTTGCATATAAGAATTTTGCTATATCACAAGCGGATAATTCTTCTAATAGTTCCATCTTAGTAGGAGATATAGTAAGAAGATTCTCTGCATGAGATAAGTAAATAGTAATAGGAAAAGTTGGTGCTGGATATTTAATAAAATCCCTAGTAGATGTTTTAAGTCTAATTCTATTAGGTTCTTTAAATTCTACATATATACCATTATTAAATATACTATTAGTATCAGCTAACATTTGAACATCCATTACATCTGTAAAACTATATATACTTTGTGTGTCATATACACCATAATATGATGAACCTACAATGGATGTAGAATCTCTAGATAACATTTCGAAATCCAAATCTCGTATTCCAAGAATTTTTACGTTTCCAGGAATAAATGATTCATCAATATAATACCAACCATCTTTATCCATAGTACTAGTATGAACTTGATATGGAACTTCATTTGGTACATATTTAGAAAAATCTAATAAGCTAGTACCAGTTACAACTTCTACCCATTTGTCTCTTTTAATTTCATCTGGAAAGAATTGTTCTATATATCCAACTTCTAACATAAGAGCAACTTTATTTAATAGTCTAGACATAGAGTTAGTAAACATATTATCACACTCCTTTATTTTTTAATTATTATAGTGTTTTTACTAAGCAAAATGAATTTCAACTATATATTATTATAGTGAATATGATAAATATTAAAGGAGATGTTCATAATGAAAGATTTAGCTTTAAGAGACAGAAAGATTTATAAATATAATAATGAAAGAAGACCTAAATTAGTATATCGTTTAAGAAAGATGCCTAATGGTAATCTTAAATCTTTATTTAAAGATAATATCCATTATAATGTAAGATATAGTAATAATAAACCAGTTAAAGCTGTATTATTAGATGATGAATTTGAAAAACCTATTGTAGAAATAAATATCAAATATACAAAACATACTGTAATTATAGATGCTATTATAAACTATAAGTATGGAGATTTTTATAGACTTGTAGATATAAAAGATTGTAAAGAATACGTTGCAAATCGTAATAATATTCATTTATATATAATGAAGACATTAAATCTAGGACATAAAAGAACTCAAATTACAGTTCATTCTAAATATAATAAACGCATATTAGATAAATCATATCTATTTGAATCACAAATAAAATCTTATAATGATTTAGTATGTTATAGTGTTTATTGTGAAGATTTATGTAGCGGTACAACTAAACTATTCCAAATAATAAATCCTAATACAAATTTAGTATTAGAAGAGCATATAGACAATGTCAAGTATAGATTTTCATATAATGATGATGGATTATTATGTTGTATATATAGTGGCATTGGTGATACATTCATCTCATATAATACTAAAGGACAAATTATAGAATATAGATCTTATATTGATAAAAAGACATATTATTATGATAATCATGATAACCTTAAATATATCTATGATAGTAATGGAAAGATGCAATTAAGATTTGTTCATTCAGATAAATATTACATATATTCAAATGATAGTAATACTTATATCAATAAAGAATTATATTATATATAAAGATAAGAGTCTATAGACTCTTATCTTTTATTTTTTAGTATTTAAATCCTCTACAATATGACATAATTTCATTACTTACATGATCTTCTAGTTTACAAACTACAACTTCACCACTATCAGCTACAAGTTGTACATGTTTAGGATCTATCATGGTAATATCTTTATATAAAAATTCAAAAGATTCTGTTATAGTTTTGAAATTACATGATGATTCTTTAATAAAGTTTATTACCTGTTTTGTATTAAATGGTGTAAATAATCCAGTAACACCATTTTGTTCATCATTCATTATAGATGATTCAGTAACAATACCAGTTTGATATGCACGTTTGTGCGATGGATAATACACCCAGTCCCATGTAATTACTTTAATATTTTTAACTTCTGCACCATTTTTTGTATTAACAACTGTACCTAGTGCTCTTAATGAGAATGCCATTTTAATGCCATCAAGAACTGTATCATTAAATAAATCACCAGCTTGACCTCTGGCTGCTCTAACATGACCTTTAATATCATTTCTATCATGCCATAATTTTGTTATATAATGGCTTACCCTCATTGGGTCTATAGATTGTTGACGTACTAAATCTTTTGCTAATGGATGACCAGCTTCACCAGGAATACCATTTGCATTAAGAAGTTCCATTGTTCTTTCACATGTTAATTGAGGTATTAGTTCTTCTGTTGAATAATATCTGCCATTTCTATTTTTAATATTAAGATCTTGTAAAATAGCTTCTATTACTACACGATCGTTTACCCTATCAACGATAACAGGTTTTCTAGCTTCTGAAGATGCTACTTCACAGATCATATATCCTATATTGTTTACCATTATAATGTCCTCCTTTTATTTTTTATAATTACCTATGTGTTAACTTATAGGGTTATGAGTTTAACACTATAGTAATTTGAAATAATGAGTATAGAAAGGAATGAATACTATGAAAACAATAAGTATAAAATCATTAATGAAAGTAAGATACAATAAGAAATATTCAATTATAAAACAAATAACAGAAAGTGTTAGTAATATAAAGAGAAAACTAACAGACTGTAAAACAGTTAATGATATTAAATATGTGATAGAAAATTGGACGGGAATATCACATAATCCTGACACTGTTACATGTCAAGTAATTCAGAAACTTTCAAGTTTTAATGAGACTGAACAAAAAACTATTATAAACTATATGGATAGAGAATTACTATATAGAATATCAGAAGACTGTTTATCAAATTTAGTAGAAGAAGTATCTACTGCAGAGGATGTAAACTATGATTTATTAGATACATTAGAAAAATATAAGTTATATAACAGAATTAATGAAAACTATGAAAAGATCAATAATAAATTAGATCTTAATAGAACTATTAGAAACTGTAAATTTAATATGTCCAATAATGATGAATATAGAAAACAAGTACTTACAGATATAACAGAATCTATGTTTGTAAACTATCCTAATGTAAAAGAATTATATAGATTTAATATTACATTAGAATCTATATTATTTGCATTTAATAGTGCAAAGATTGCTGTTAATGAATCTCTTATATTAAAAACTGTATCAGAATATTATGTGGATCATTCATCTTTAGACAAATCTGAAATTATGAATGTAATTTCAGAAATGAATTTGTATTCAGATGAATCAAAACAAGAAGTTCTTGCTATTTTTGAAGAAAAGAAAGAATTATCAAATGGTATCTTTAAGAAAAAGAACAAGATTAAAGATTCATGTGATGCTTATAAGGTATCTACAAAATCTGTAGATGGTTTAAAAGGTGTAATGACTAAAGTATATGCTAGATCTTTAGAAGAATGTGTTGAAGATTGTCCACATGTATTTGGTATCATTACTGGTACTATAACTTCTCTTGGTGTAGCATATATTCATCCAGTATTAGGTATTCTATCAGCATTTGTTCAATATGTAATTAGTAAAAATATGGATATAGAACAAACTGATAGATATTTAGATGCTCTTAAATCTGAAAAGAAAAAAGTGCAGAAAAAGATAGATAAGAAAGAAACAGAAGAACTAAAAAAATATCTAGATAAATTAAATGTATGTATTGAAAAGGTAGAAGATTATAAAAATAGTCTTAAGAGTGATATGGATGATGAACTTGATGATGATTGGGATGATGATTTCTTAGAGCAATCTAATGTTGTAAACTTTGCATTGTTATCTTGTATTAGTGAAGCTATAGAAAATGAAAATTATGATGATATTAATATAATTCATACAATGATTAATGAAAATAAACTTAATACTCTTATAGACGAGGGTGGTAATCTAATGAATACGGTAAAACTTGTAAAAGAAAAACTTAAAAATACAATGACCAAACTTACCACTAAAGAAAAAGCTATATGTTCCGAGATTGATAATAGATTTGATATATTTGTTAGAGATTTTCAACGTTCAATGTCTTTAGAAAAACGAGAAAATGTTATTAAAGGTAAAGTTGCTCCTTCTCTAACAAAGATGGTTAAATTGGCAGCTGCTGGAACTGTTGGTGCATTATTTGCTCCTGTTGCAACAGCACTTACAATACTAGTAGGATATGCTGTATCTAAGAAAGCTACTATTAAAGAAAAACAATATATCTTAGATGAACTTAAAGTTCAACAAAAGATTATTGAAAGAAAAATCAATCAAGCTGAAATGAAAGGTGATGATAAAGCATTAGAAGAACTATATAGATTACAAGCTAGATATGAAAAAGAATATAAGAGAATTAAGTATAATATTAGATTATATCATGAAAGTGGGTGTGTATTATGATATTTGGAAGAATAATTAATGAGGTGGATTATACTATTAAAAACACTAATCCACCTAAAGAAAAACCAGAAAATGATTATACATTAAATGCTGGAGATGGTGGTGTTGATAATACAGATGATCAACCAGAAGAAACTCCAGAAGAAGAACCAACAGATGACACTACTACAGATGATGGTGGGGATGATTACACTTTAGATGATGAAGAACCACCGACTAATAATGAAGATAATAGAGATGAACCAACAGATGACACTACTGATGATGGAGGAGATGACTATACTATGGATGGTGATACTCCTCCAGAAGATGGTGGAGATACAGATACTACTGGAGATGAAAATATGGATGATAATATATCAGATCCAAATACAAATCCACTAGTTGAGAAAGAGAAAAACTTATTTAAATTGTCAGATAAAGAAATGGAAATAAAGAATAAAGAACTTAAATCAAATTTTAAAAAACTTTATGATGTAATAGATGATGTAAAAACAAAATTACAAAGAATAAAACCAGAACCAAAAGTACAAAATGTTATAGAATTTATAAATAAGAAATTATCAGAAACACAAGATGAAGTTGAACATTATATGTATTATACATATGAAACACGTTCATATATACAAAATATAAAACAATATGAATTTTATCTTCTTATTCTCAAAGATATAGAAAAACTTTTTCAAGAAATAGCTCCTAAAAAACAGTGATTTAGAACTTCCAGAAATAACTATATAATAAATGCTTGAAATAAGTAAAAACCCTTAAAGGAGGAATTTCAGATGATCTTTGGTAAAAATAAAGATAACAAATTTAGTTTTTCTTCAACAGCATTACAACCATATGCACAAAAATTTGCACGTGTAATCGGTGATATCATGAATGAATCACAAGTTGATTTCTTTTCAGAAAGTGCAAAAATTTGTCAAAGGGAAGATGCTTATAGTGCTCTACGTGAATTCTTCGTTGAAGATTCTACAACAGAAGAATTAGATCCTGTTGCTATGAATGAACATGAAGAAGACATGAATCAATTATTTGAAAACGACCGTCAAGGTGTACTTGAAGCTGCTGGTAACTTAGCAACTTTCAACCCTGTTATTGGTATGGCTTTTCCAATGCATAAATATTTCATGATGAACAACGTATTTGATAATGGTGGTATTTCTCGTGGTGTAGCTAATACTCCTAAATTTACTATCACTATGGAAAAACGTTTCATGACAACACCAGATGGAAAAGAAATTGATTTATTCTATGAACAAAGTGCTATCAAAGATGCTTTCGATTCAACAGTTCCATTCAAAACTATCGAAATGACTTTACCAGAACAAGCAACAACAAATCTTATTGATGCTATTGGTGCTGGTGCTCAAGATCATATCGCTGTTGAATCATATATTTCTGGTATCTTAGCAACTGTTATTACAACACCACCTGTATATGACACTATGGGTAGTATTCTAACTCCAGCTGTTACTGCAGATGTTTGGATTGATGTAAATTATGGCTTTACACCAGGTTATGGTGATGGTGAAAAACGTTATGTTAATGAAACAATCAAAATCACAAACGACGTTTGTGCAGATCAACATCCAGATGCTGAACCAGTAGGAGATTACTTATCAGCTATGTTATACAATGACCAATTAGTTGCTCATTGTACTGGAGGAAATATTAAAGCTATTAGACTTACAGCTAGAAAAGATACTTCTAATGGCTTAGTAAATACATGTAGTGTAAAATGGAAAACAGAAGAAAGCTTAGTAGAAATTGGTACATCAATTCCTATTAACATTCCTGTATCTCCAGAAGAAATCAAAGACGTTCAAGCTCTTTATGGAGTAAACCAACTTACTAAACTTATGTCTATGATTAAAGACGTAATGGGTAACTGGAAAGATGACTCTATCAAACAAGAACTTGATAAATCATATGCAACATTACATAAATCACAAAAATTCAGTGATTCTATTGATTTTGCATTAAAAGGTGGATACTTATCTAGTTCTCCAGTTCAATGGAGACATGACTTATTCATGGATCAGTTAGATACATTAGCAACAGACATGATCCAGGTTTGGAACGATCCAAACGTGGATATCACTGTAATTGGTAGAACTGATTTAATTCGTAAAACAATGCCAATCACATATACAACAGGTTCTAATACTACTCAAGGTGGAGTTGCATTAGACTTCAAGAAAACTGTTGTTACAACAGATAACCGTAGATATGAATTCATCTCTACAGATAAAATTCGTAAAAACCTTAATACAGGTCATTGGTCAGGAAATGGAAATAATCCAGATGACCTTATTATCCTTCTTAAACCAAGAGGAACAAACAGAATTATGTACATGGTATACGATTACCAACTTTACATTGCAAATGATATTAGAAATGCTGCTAACCCAACATTACCAGCAATTCATGCATTTGATCGTTGGAAATTCTATGAATATCAACCAGTACAAGGACGTGTTACAATCCTTAATAGTAAAGGATTCTAATAAAATATATAATAGACATACAACTACAAATGGTTGTATGTCTATTTATTGTCAACTTATATATAATACGTAAATTGAACATATAAGGAGGAATTATAATGTATGATTTAACTATATTTGATAGAATATTTGCTGATATTCTGTCTAAAGGTAAACCTGGTTCTTACGAATTGGGATTAATTAAACAAGAACTCAATAAGTTCTATCATGGTAATAATATATGTAAAGATGTTATATATACTCTTAATACAGATAAAGCATTCTTTGGTATGAAAGTATACTTGAACTTAACTCCTACTACTGTAGCTAATACGTTTACATTAAAAGAGAACAATAATACACAAAATAATTATGTAATAGAATTTGATTCTAAATTATTTGATGAATTGAACGGATTTACTGCAAGAGAATTAACTACTATTCTTATGCATGAAGTTGGACATATTGCACAAAATGATAAAGCTAATAGTGAAATTATAAAAGATTCTATTATAGAATATCAAACTAAAAATAGAACTAATACAACTACATTAGATGTTCATAAATGTGTCAAGTTATTTGATTATGCACTTAGACATACTATAGAATCAATACAATCCATATTCCAGAAAGATCAAGAAGAATTTGAAGCTGATAGATTCTCTATAGAGATGGGCTATGGTCCAGATTTAGAATCAGCATTCACTAAAATTCTTAAAGCTAGAGGTACGTTTAGACCACAAGGAAAATTAAATACATTATTCTGGACATTAACAGTATATAAACAAATCTTCGAAAGAAGAAAGTTTATCACAAGATGTATGGATGATATTAATCAATATTCTGGTTCCAAATTAGAAAAACAAGATAACAAAGAACTTAAAGATAGTCTTATTAAATCATTTAAACAACCAATTAATGAGACTTATATAAGAGAAAGTGCTTTAAATTATATTGTAGAATCAGTATTTAGAGGATTGAAAAGATCTGGATTAAAAGCTATAGAAGACGATACTTATGTATATCAAATCAAGATCAAAAATGTTGATAACGAAATAGAAGCTATGGATATCATGAGAGATATTAATTCTAAGATTAATATTGTATCTGATTATTTATCATTAGAAAAAGGATTATCAGAATCAGAAATAAAAAGATGGGGTATGTTATTATCTAAATTAGAAGAACTTAGAGATTCATTAGCTAAATCAGATTCTTACAAACCTAAGTATCTGGGGTTATGGACAGTGCTACCAACTACACAAAGAAGATATTAAAAACGATATAGAAGTAGAATTTAATTCTACTTCTATATCTACTTATTAATAATAATTACAATCATATATTATAAATGTGAAAAGGAGGAATTATATATGAGTAATAAAGAAAAACAGAAAGAAGAAATAAAACTACCAGCAATCAGTGCATCTGAAAGATACACAATTAAAGGTAAGTATTATCCAATTCAAGGCAAAATTATAATAGAGGAGAGAAGTAATAATGAAGTTAATGAAAAGAATAAATAATATACTTAAAAAAATAGAAAAGAAAATCATGATTCGATCTATTAAAAACGCACCAATATTAAATTTTGATCTCCCTAAATTAAGAGGAAATTTATATAATATGGAGTTTGTTAATGAGCCACCATACACATTAATGAGTCCTATTAAGCGTATAAGAAGGGAGTGATATAGATTGAATTGGTATAAAATGATTTTTAAAATGCATGAATATATACCATATATTAGAACATAGACATTTAGTTGAACAGTTAGTACCACCAATAGTTTTTTATAACGAAACAAGTTATATGTATCATAATAATGAATACATTAAAATACTACTTAATCGATAACATCAGAATAATCGATTATAGATATTTAAGGAGGAATTATAAAATGGCATTAGGAAATGGAAGTAATCAAAACGATAATAAAATCGAAGCAAGAGAAGCAATTACAAGATTAAGGTTCTACAATCCAAATTCAACTGTAGATCCTTCAACATATCAAATCAAATATTTATTTGGTATGATGAAATTAGTATTTTCACCAATGCTTAAAAATTCTACACCAGATAATGCTAGATATGATTATGATAATAGTGGTGTTATTTACATTAATCATATGGATGCACTTATTCTTATCAAAGAAATTGAAACGTTCTTACAAGACCCTATGGCTTATAATAACGTTGGTTGTGTAAATAATTCTGGTTCATTATTATCTATTAGTAATGGTACAGAATTTGGTATTACTCAACCATTAATGTTTTTAAGAAAGATTGATGAAAATGGTGATATTGTATATACTTATGCATATGAGTTTGTAGGTGATAAATATGCCATTAGGAATTTCGATAAAAATACTAAAGAATATGACAAAGTATTCTATGGTATGGCAGAGTTAGAAATGTTTAAAATTACATTAGAAGAATATGTTAAAGCTTCTACTAATGCTATTGCATATTCCATCAATGATTTAAACAGATATGCAGACAATGGTGCATATAATGATCGTAAAGCTATTTGTGAGAAACTTGGAATTGAAAAGAAACAATACGGAAATAAACCACATAATGGTTCTTCTGGTAGGGGTATCTTTGATAATCCAGGAAGAAACAATTCATCAGAAAATACATCATCTGATGATGTTGAAGCTGATTTACAAAGTTTATTATAAAAACATAAGAGCGATATTAATATCGCTCTTTATTTTTTATCAGAAAGGAGAGACGTACATGGACGATAAAGATATTTTACTAGTCGATTTTGATATGTTATTGAACTACGACTATGCTATATTATATATGAACCATAATATTAATAATCTTAGTGATATAAAACCATGTAAAGAAGTATATGAGTTATTACAAAATAGAACTAGATATAATGTACTATCTATAGATTATCCAAACGAAACAGATGAACAATTGGAAAATAGAAAGAAAGATCTAATAGTGAAATATAATGATATCATTACAAGTAATCTTATAGCGAATGATAATATTTTTAATGTTGTAAACGCTGCACAACATCAAAGTATGATAGAACTAACTATTTGTTGTAAAACACAAACAGAAGAACAAATTATTAAAGAGCTATTTGGATATAATACAATACTAGATAATGAAGTAGAGAAAGAACAATTTGATACTTTCTTTGTACATACACCATTTAGATTGTATTCTAATCCACGTAGATATATTGGAAATGCTGTTTATATGGCAATGGTTAGATATAATCTTAATATCATTGGTGACAAAGTACTTCTTCCAGAAGAATTAGCATTATTTGTTGCTGATAAGATTAATTTAAAACTTATTAACCTATTTACTTAAAGGAGGATTTAAAATGATTAGATCAAATGTAGTATCAGGTAAAAAATTAGTAGAGGTTAGATTAGAAACTTTAAAATTCTTAGCAGATTGTTTAAAGTTATCTTTTGGTCCTGATGGATCTAACACTACAATCAGTGGAGGTACTCAAACTCTTACAAGATATACAAAAGACGGTAAGTCTATTTTGAGTAAAATTGAAGTTATAGGAGATATTGAAAGTTCGACTAAAGAAGATATCTATGAAATTACAAGATCTGTAGTAAAAGAAGTTGGAGATGGAACAACATCAGCTATTTTACTTTCACATCTTATCTTTGAAGAATTGTTAAAAAGCTCTATATCTAAAGATTTAACACCTTTTGAAGTTATGAGACAATTCCAAAGTGTAGTTAATGATATTATTAAACAAATTAAAACTAGATCTAAAGAATTAGATTTAGATGCTGTATATAAAATTGCAATGGTATCTACTAATGGAAACGTAAGAATTGCTGAAACATTAAGAGATATTTATGCTAAATTTGGTTCAGGTGTATTCATCGACGTAGCTGTATCTTCTAATGGAGTAACAGCTTTAAAAGAATATAACGGTATGAATTTACAATGTGGATATATGGACCCATCATTTGTAAATACATCTAAGAATAAATGTATTATTCCTAAACCAAGAATCTATGCATTTATTGATCCTATCAATACATTAGAACAAGCTCAATTCTTTGATAAGATTATCTATGATAATATTGTTACAGCTATCAATGAAAATAAACCAGATATGATTGTACCAACTGTAATCTTGGTACCAAGTATTTCTAGGGATATGAGTAATTACATAGACAATATCATTGGAATGTTCTCTCAACAATCATCAGAGAGTAGACTTCCATTATGTGTAGTTACGAATATTACACAAACAGAACAATATATGGATATCATTAAAATGATTGGAGCAAAACCTATTCAGAAATCTATTGATAAGAAGATCTATGAAGAAATGGTTAAAAAGGGATTAGCTCCAACATTAGATAATATTTCAAAAGATTTCTACGGTACATGTGAAGTATTTGAATGTGATGCTGATAAATCCAAATTTGTCAATCCAAAAGAAATGAGAGATGAAAATGGAGACTATTCAAAAACATTCAATGTTCACTTAAACTATTTAGAGACAGAATTAAAGAAACGAAAAGAACAAGGAGCAAATGCTCATGAAATTGGTGAGATGAAACGTAGAATTCAATCTCTTAAAGGAAATTTAGTAGAATTTCATATTGGTGGTATTAGTGCTGCTGATAGAGATTCTGTAAGAGATTTAGTAGAAGATGCTGTTCTTAATATTAGATCTGCTGATGAACATGGTTATGGTATGGCATCTAATGTTGAAGGATTATACGCATCATATGTAATTGATTATTCTAATGATTATCATAAAGATACTATAAAGAATATTATCAATAGATCATATAGAAATCTTATTAAAATCTTATATTCAAATTCGAATATTACAGATTCTGATGGGATTATTAATAATATCATTGAACAAAAAGGAACTGTAGTATACGATGTCGTAAAGAAAGAATTTAATAAAGATATTATTGCATCTATTGAATCAGATTGTGCAGTATTAGATGCTATTGCTAAAATTCTTACATTGATTTATACATCAAATCAATTTATCTGTAGAAATACTGCAGAGAATAAATACATGTAAATAAAAATAGATAGTGGATTAATTTTCACTATCTATTTTTTACATTTTACTATCTAAATAACTTATACTTAATAAGTTTAGGAGGGATATCATATGACATTTGATGATTATATCAAAAACCCTATGGGAAAAAAGAATTCAGTTTTTTCAAATATGCAAATGTATAGAGATATGTATAAGAAAAAATTAGATCTGATTATGTTGAGAGAAGCTGGTAAAATAACTTATAATTTATATATGAATGGTAATGATTATATTGTACATATTAGAATACCAAGTGAGGTTGTTCCAAAATTTTACTATGATACTGTGGTGGAATTTAGTACAATTAATCCATTTACTTCAATGAAAAAAGATTTAAGAGATTATGATGTAAGATTTTATTCTAATGATCCATCATTCTGTTTCACTTTTGCTCATGCATTTAAGAAACATAATATGTTTATAGATATGCTTAAACCAAAGATGCCTAAGACATTCTTAAATACTGTAGCTAAAGAAAGAAATGCTGGAAGTAATGTAGGATATGTAAAATCATTATTCTTTTTATATCTTATTATGAATTCAAAAGGTTTATTCCAAAAGAATGTATTTGAAATTTATGTTAAACCATTCAATAAGAAATTATTTGTTGCATCTATAGAAGACGCAGATACTAAAATCTTGGCTAGACAAGAACAAGGAAAAAGAATAGAAGCTGAAAAGAGAGCTAAAAGAAATAAAGTTGAAAAACGTCCAGTTAAAGACAATGTTATTGATAAACAGAGTAATGTAAAACAACCAGTTAAATCTGTTACTAAAACAAAAACTACTAATAAATCTCGAACAAGTACGGTAGTAAAAAAGAAATAAATCATATATTATATATATGAAGTAAATAATACTACAAGGAGGTTTTATAAAATGATAGTACCAGCAACAATATCAGAAGAGAGATCTTATAACAATCCTAAAGTGGATGATTGGATTCCTAATGAGGATGATATGTTATTCACACATTGTAAAGGAGCATTTGTTGCTCCTATTTTCGATTTCTATGGATTAGATGATGAAGATAAACGATCTATAGATTATTTTATTCTAACGTCCAAACGATGCTATGCAACTCAAGAGATGAAAGAGCATATGTGTCATTATTTAAACTATTTCGAGAAGTTCTATGATCAAGATAAAGAGTTATTTATGATTTATTCTAAAATAAAATATCTTATCGATTATGAAGCTTCTTATACCAAAGACAATTTTTTAGCTGATATACAAAGATATATATTATCTCCTACTATTCTATGGAAAGTTAAGAATATGAACGATGATAATTATATAATAGACTTAGTATATAAGAATAACAATTCAGCTATTTGTTATACTAATAGACATGCTAAACTGTTAATGAGAATTAGTATGTTAATGAATATGATCATTCCATTAGCATGTCATTTTATGTATATGAGATCTTCAGAAGATGACAATAACTTTATTCTTACAATATGTGATATATTATTGAATATCGAATTGTACAGTGATGTTGATCTATACAATAAGTTATATGAAACAGCAATTACAAATGTTAATACTTCATATAAGCGTGATACTGGATTGTGGGATCAACAAGATATCAGAAGTAAAAACGTTACTACACATGCATTATCATGTATAGATAATATTCTCTTAAATGTATTACCTAAGTATGTATATAATAAGAACATTGTTAGTTTGAACTTTGGTTCTATCAATAACAACAATGGATTTCAAATTACTGGTATTACATGGGAATACAGTTTCATTCCTTTATCATTATCTAACAGAGATGAAGATAATAATAGTGAGTTTGATAAATATGAGAGTTTATTAATTCGTAATGATGAATCATTGTTATTGCAAAATGATGTAAACTGCTCATATACAATGAAGCAAATAGAAATGTTATATGGTCCTTTTGAACAAGACGAAATAAATTTCTATTATAAAGAGTTCGGAGGAAAGATCAATAAATTTCAAAAAGAATTAGTATTCAATCTATTCATGAAGTATTTTGGAGATCCAATGAGTATCAAATCTCTTGATAATATAGAAGAATATATCAAACTAGTAATAGCTGCTAAGAGATTATTAGAAGGCCATAACTTAAGAATATTACCATATATAATAAGTGGTAATGTTGTTAAGCTTATTAGGAAGAAGAATATCAATAAAAAAGAATATACAGAACTATCTAACTCAATCTACTTTAAATATGTAATAGAGAAATATGTAGGTCTATCTAACGTATTCTCAATGAATGATATTGTTGGAGTTGATAGCAATATGTATTATGACCCTAATATAGAGAAAGAGATGAAAATGAGATATTCTCAATCTAGAAAAGAACATGATAGATTTGTAGAAGATATTCTATCTTTCATTGCAACTTTATCAGTAAGTACTTTTAAGATTGTAGATTATGATGATCCAGAACTCAATGGGACTATTGTAGAAAACATACCTTCTATTATTATGGAAGAAGTATTAATATATTTATTACTAATATAGAGAAAGAATCTCTATATTAGTATTTTAAAAGGAATGGAGTTGATCAAATTATGAAATTAGTTAAACCTTTAAAAGATAATATAATGAACTTTTACACATATAATATTTTCGATGCTAATATGATGCTAAAACTACCAGATGTATATCATGTAAAATTAAACGGTATTGATGCTGAATTTATACTTGCACAAATGGCAGCTTTTTCATATAACGTATTTAGAACAGAGAAAATGTTAATATTCCCATTATTCAATGATGATTCAATAGAATGTGAAGATAATCTATTTATTATACGGATTGCTGCAATTTGTGCATTGTGTGTCTTTGCTAATGAATTTGGAGATATGTATATATTAGACAAATCTCCACATATTGAATGCATCACTACCATATTAGGTAGAAATGAAGAAATATTATATATAAATCCAAATGATATATTAGGTCTCAGTATAGAATTAGATAATGAAGATGAACCGATAGAGGTTATATTTAACAAAGAACTGAATGATTATAATATTTTCATGATAAGATTTCTATTAAGAATTGCAGATATGCAACAAATTGTAGAGTTATAGTTTGTAAAACTTTTAAATTTCAATTATATATTATTTAAGTGAATAATATATAATAAAAATTTAAGGAGTGATCTATTATGAAAAAATTATTTGCAGCTTTAACTTTAGCTTTAACTTTAGTATCAGGTGGTGTACAAACATTTGCTTATTCTGATTATAATGCGGAAGCATTTGAAAGAAATCATAATCTAGTAGTTGATTATGATAAATATCAAAGAAAAGATGTATATACACTTATGAACGAATTTGCAAATGGAAGAATGGATAAGTATGATATTGCATATAGATTATTGAACCAATGTGATTATGTAGACTTTTCTTATTACAATGATACAGCATTCATGAATTGTTACAATTCAAATGGTGATTTTGTATATATGATTAAATACTTCTACACAGACAAAATTGTAATGGTAGAATTTCAAGATTGTATCTATAATGGTAAATCTTTAAACAGATATACAATTAATAGTCTTATAAATAAAGAAGTATCTAAATGTAAATCTAAAGGGTGTCCTTATGAGATTGTAAAAGATTATACTAATAATGAAATGTCAAGAGTATATATGAAAGGAATCATTATGAATAAAACAAGAATGGTCCAATTCTATAATTCAGATGGGACAGATTGTGCACCAACTGTTGTAAGATTAACTTTAGCTTAATAAAAGAGAGTATATACTCTCTTTTATTTTTTATTTCATAGTAAACAATATAATAATTATATATTATAATAGTGAGATAAGGAGGTGAATAATATGGCAGATATAGACATATGGGAACATCTTAAAAGCTTGCTATTAGAAAATATTTCTTCAGCCAGACCATGTTCTGGTGGTAATGAAGTATGTATGAGATGTAATAATTGTGACGATCATTCAACACATTTATATATAGGAATGAATAATGGTATTCCGATGTACCATTGTAAAAGATGTCCTAATAGCGGAATAGTCACAACTCAATTTTTAAATTCAATTGGTATATTTGATTCTGAATTAGCATTAGAATTAAACAAAGGGTATAAAGAATCAAAATATAAACCAAGAGTAAATAAGAATAATCAAAGAATATATACAATTCAGAACGGGTATATATCAGATAGTAAGATGAGTGAACTTAAACTTGCTTTTATAAATAAACGCTTAGGAACTCAACTTACTTATAATGATATTATAAATCTTAAAATAGTTTTAAATCTATATGATCTATTGAATTATAATAACATAAAAGAATATACTAGATATCCAATGGTAATGGATGAGTTAAACTCTTCATTTATTGGTTTTATAGCTGGACATAATGGTGCTATAAATATGAGAAATCTTAGAGAAGGGAAAGTCTCTAAATATGTAGATAAGAGATATGTAAACTACAAAATATTCAATGATGATATGGATGATTCATATTATATTATACCTACTCAGGTATATTTAAATACATCTAAAAGAACGCTAGTGTGCTTGGCAGAAGGTCCTTTTGATATATTATCGGTATATTTAAATCTTCGTAATAGAGAACCAGGTATATACTATGCATTACAGAATAAAAATTATCTTTCACTAATAGACCAATTAATTAAACTTAATATGTTCTATTGTGAAGTTCACATATATCGTGATAGTGAAGTAGATATCGCACAATTTATACAACTATCACAAGTATTGCAGGTTTTTGGAATTCCAACATATCTGCACACTAATAATTGTATCGGAGAAAAAGATTATGGCGTAAGCCCAGATAGAATTATTGACACTTTTATACAACTATAAAGAGAAGAGGTTTATTTTAAAATGAAAACAAGCAACAAAAAGAATATAATGTTCGCAATACTAATAGTATTTGTATCTGTAACAGTTTATGTTACATCATTATGTATAGGATACAGTGCAACATCAAATATCAAATGGGAAATAAAAGAAAGTGCTATAAAGAAATAAAACTACAACAGATTGTCGTATTTATATAGTGCTCAAGTATATTGAGCATCTTATAGTATTATAATCAAAAACTACAAATGTTTATTAAAACTACTGCATATATATAATAAATCTAGTAAAGGTATTCGGGCACCTTTACTAGATTTATTTTTTGTCTACATCTATATAATCTTATTAAAATTAATATATTAAGGAGGTTTTATTATGGGAAAGTTTGTCAATATGAATATACAAAATACTGTAGATAAACTTACAGATGGATTTAAAAATATGCATAATAATCCATATTATCCATTATTAGATAAAGGTAAAACTATAGTTACATATTTATCTCAATCAGAAGAATTATCTACATTAGATGAAGGTAATCTTAAAGCTTATTCTGATAGAGGTAAAGATTCGCCTATAAAGTTCAAGAAGATTAATAATGTAATCTTATATGGATTAGAGAAACTCACGTTATCGATGGAACTAGGAGATTTTGGATTGGAATCTGGAGATATAGAAGGTGAATGTACTATGCTTCCAGGATTTGTTCCAAAAGCAAATGATTACTTTATTATAAACCATTATGATAATCAATATCTATTCAAAGTTACTAAAGTTGAATACGGTACTCCAGAAGTAGAAACAGTTTACTCTATTTCATATTCTTATACTAGAAATAACCCAGATGGTGTATTAGACAAGATAGTCGGTGAATATGAAATGGTAATAAATAATATCGGTACAGAATATAACGCATATATAGAAAAAACCGATTTTGATTTTTTAACTGCTATAGATGTATTAATTTCTAAGCTTATTGAATATTATATAGATTTATTTTTTAATACTAGAGTAGAATCTTTCATATTACAATATAATGAACAATTTGTCTATGATCCTGCATTAAATGAGTTCTTAATAAGAAATAAGATATTATCATATGATAAGAACTTTTCTTGTTATACTCAACAAATGTATCTAGAACCAACATTCTCATTAGAGTATGATAAAACATTCTTTAGGCATATAGAAGATAAAGACAAAAATAAACTAGAAGATTGTTATTATAATGCTTATCTTGATAATATAAATCAGATAAATTCTATATTGAGTATGAGGCAAGAATCATATTATAGACCACATTATATTCAAAAAGATGAATTTGTATTGGCTTGTTATACAACAATAGAAACTATAGATGTAAAACTTATAGAAGCTATAGTAGATGACGAACCATTAGATATGCCAGATCACTTAGAGAATATAATTATAAACTACATGAATAATAAAACTATAACCAAAGCTGATATAGAGACATTAGAAGAAGTTGTATTCTCAAAAAATAAAAGATTATACTATTTGATTCCTATAGTAATCTATATACTTAATTATAATGCTAACAAAATAGTAAAAATGACTAAAAGGAGGAAATAACAATGTACAAAACATTTAATGAGATGATTTCAGAACAATCTGAAAATGAAACATTATTAGAGTCTGTTTTAGACAGAGTATTTAGTTCTGTTCCAATTGATACACAAACATCTATTAATGAATCTGCTACTTTAGATTGTGATGAAGATGGTGTATTTCCAGATGATTATGAAGATGATGAAATCGATAGACAGTTAGGGGTGTAATGATGAAAAAAGTTAATGTAAAAGCAAACACACCAGTACATGGTGTAGATATTACTCCATTAATTGGTAAATTTTCAAATAGACAAATGACTGAAGATCAAATTTACAGATGTTTAGTCGGAGGAGCTACTGTAGATGAAATCTTACCAAATGGAGATATTGTAAGACTAAACTTTACTAATTATAATAAAGACAATGGTGGAAAAATTGTTGTTGATCCTACAAAATTAGGATTCAAACCTCAATTAGAAAAAGCTGTTGAAGAAGCTGTTAAACAAGCTAAAGGAGAAATTAAGAATGAAGCTGTAGAAGTTAAATCTACAGAAGAATTAGTAAAAGAATCAATTAATGAAGCTAAAGAAGAAACTAAAGTAGAAGAAACCACTACTGAAGTTCCAGTAAAAGAAGAAACCAAAGTTGATGATTTAGCTCCAGCAGAAGAAGTAGTAACTGCTGAAGAAACTAAAGTAGAAGAAACCACTACTGAAGTACCAGTAAAAGAAGCAGTTAAACCTCAAATAAATGTAAACACAAGAAGACAACACAGAAAATAATAAAAAATAAACACTAGATAGCTACCAATCTATCTAGTGTTTATAAAAAACAGTTTTTAATGTTTTTTGGGATTAATACTATTTAATACTCTGTTCCGTATGTTTCGTAATCGTCTGGCATGGTACGAATCCCCCTTTCTAGTTAAATATAACACGTCTTGACATCCGTACAATTACGATATACTATTCCTTATTCTTGTCACCATATTATCGTCTCCCAATCAAATATTATAACGCTCCAATAATATAATCAATGTATATTATTCATAGTTATAATATATAATTGAGATTATTTACTTTTACAAAAGAAGATTTTATCATCATCTTCACCGATAGCATTTCGTGATAAGATAACATCAATAAGTTCACTTCCAGGTTTTAATAGTAAAAGTTGTTGTGCAATAATATTATCTAATACAGAGAACTTAACTAACTTTTGTTCTATTACAGATATAGCATAATACACAACATAATCTACAGATAAATATTCTTTATGTACTTTATTTATAAGATAAAGTACAATACTTCTTATCATTGTAGTGGTTGACATATTATGGAAATATATATGAGGCCTCTTAATATCGAATCTTCTTCCATATTCATCAACTAAATTCTTATATCTAGCATCATTATAAAATGCTAGATATACTTGTTTAACAAACATATCAATTTCGTCATTGTTTACTAATTCTGAACATTTGTAGTATACTTTACTTTTCATATTAATTCTCCTTTGTTATATAATATATTTTAATTTTATTCAATATATACCTATATATGTTAAATATCACATCTCCAATACTATCTATTATTACTCCCATTTATTCATTAGTTTTGTCAACGCCATAGTAATATCATAATATTCATCACTAAATAAATTTAAGATGAATAATTTATACTGTTCTAAAAATGTATAATATTCTTTAATATTATACACTGTTAATATTTCATTGTAATGTTTATCATATATTACCATAGGAATTCTTTCGAGTTCATTTGATATATAACTAGATATAGAGTTATATGATATAACATGGTTATTTTTAATATCATAATATATAAATATAGGTAACATTATATGTTTAAACATCTCTTGAATACTTTTACATTCTGAATTTTTATATCCTAGAGGTGTAATATAGTAATCGTTAATATCATCATATTCGATACCATTTTTCTCTAATATGTCTCTTTTTCTTTCTTCTACAAATTCTGGTATTTTGTTAAACATTAGTGTTAAATAATTATCAATCTTTTGAGAATCTTCAACTATAAATACAATATCTTTTTCCATACTAAACACTCTCCTTAAATATTATTTGTTTCTTAATTTTAATTGTTTAACTGCTTCCGCTCTTACATCATAATCTTCATCTTTAACAAGGATATCTAAACCATATCCATGTCTTGCTACTTTTCTTCTTACTCTCTGATCTTTATCATTTAAAAGGATATCTAATCCTAATGCTTTAATTCCTTTTTCCATAATACATCTCTCCTTTTAATATTATATTCATATGTATAATATATAATTAAAAAATAGATTACACTAAAAATAGTGTAATCTATTATTATATTTTAGAATATTGGATCTGTTAATTTCGATTTATCTACAACTTTTGTTAAAGAGTATATAGCTTGAATTGCTTCGTTGGTCGTTGTACGAATACAATTTCCACCCATGTCGATATAATATGAGTTAGAATTCATATACTTATCAAGCTCATCATTAGCTTCAAGCGTATACGCTACTTTACTCGAAAGTTGGTCCCCATCTTCGGAATTTAATACTTATACGACTATCATTTTTATAAATAACGAAATATTTATAATATCCGTATAAGTATAGCGATATATTTCTATATCGGATAGACTATATCTTCATCTCTTTATAGAGAAGCCTCCCATTTCCACTTTATATAAAGTGTACTCTACTAAGTTCCATGTTTGCACATGTCTTTTCGATAGTCGTTGAACCTTTTACCAATTATAATTCTTACTAATATTAGTATAATATTTACGTCTTTTAATACCTCGTATAAACGGTAATACATTATCTCTTTTACCAAGAATATCTGGAAGTAATTCATAAATTTCAGATGGACTATAACCTTTCTCTAACAATTCACATACTGGAATTACAAAATCGGATTTATCAGTTATCTTCCATTTCTGTTGAATATTATACTGACTAGAAATATACTTCCACCTTTTACCTTGAACAATATGACTTACATTATAAATAGCGTTATCAGTTACAGGAATTCCAGCTAAAGTTAATGCATCTTTTGTAGATTTTCCCATCTTGTAATGCTTGACATATAATATGAACTTGTTCTTCTGTCCACTCTGACATTCCGTTATTTTCACCGAATGTTCTTTCACCTTTACTCCAATTTCCACTATATTCATAAGAATAATCTTCACCAATGGCATTATTAATTATAGCGTGTATAGTATTCTCATTAGGTGTTACATATTCAAGATTCCATGTGAAATTACAATCTCTATGAAGATTCTTATGATTAATATAATCTCTTTGATTTATTATATCTTCATCAGTTTTTGGAATGAATGTATATATAACTAATCTATGTATGGAATATGTCTTTCTTTTATTGTCTTTTGTTTGTAATACAACTTGTCTGTAACCATCATTAGGTAAAACCGATAATTCACATTGTGTTGCATACTATACACACGACCATAATTAGATATTAAGTATAATCCTTTTTTAATATCAAAGCATTCTATAGGTCTCCATTCTTCTGGATATTCAAATATAGTGTAGCCATAAAATATAAGTTCTTGTTCTTTTTGTAAAAGATGTTCCATAAATTCTTCTCTTACTTTTTTCTTTAACAATAAATGCTGGTACTATGAAATTATCATTCATAACAATACCTCCTTATATATTTTAGTATAGTAATATGTATTACTATCACTTATATAATTTCATTTATTGTTAAATTATAATTGATAACTTGGCTGCTGATTGTCCAATCTAAATAATTTTCAAACATTCACGCTTATCTTTACAGATTACGTTGTAGTTTATTTAGCTCTAAGGAGTTTCCAGCAGTTAAAGAGGTTTTTGTTTTAGTTGTTTATAACAACAGAGATGACTCCAATGGGTTATTTTAAAGTCACCTTCTAGTCCCTTTAATAAAAGATTTGATATTTGAAGTGTATCTATAAACATATTAGAAGTATCTGTCCCAATCATTTCTTCTCTTATATATGGATAGTATGGATATATTTGTCCATCTAGTATTACTTTTTCTGTCTTAATAGTAGATAACACATGTATCTTATTTGGCACTTGACCAAAATAGTCATTTAGTGGATAACGTGTTAAAAGTGCATGTTTATCTTTAGCAGACTCAACAGCAGCCATATAAAAAACATCACACCATGTTAATCTACGATTAATAATACCAGTTTTATCATCCATATCATCTTCATTAGTTAATACTTTATTACGTCCTTTAAATCTCATATAGATTTTCTTTCCTTCTTCATTCGGAACTTCTATAGGTATAAAACGATTAGAATATCCCTTAATGAATCTTTCCAATTCATGTTTAATAACTTCATCTGAAAATGCTAAGTTTGGATCCTTTACTGTTACATAATTTAATTCCCCATTCTTATCTATATATGGATATTTTGGAGAAGAAAATTCATTTTCAAAGAAACGTTTTACATTGAACATTATAAAGCCGAACATATTAGACAGACATGCTGATAATGGAAGACCGCAATGGTCTAAATCTACAATCATATCATCTATTCTATCATAATTGATATCAGCAGAAGATATAATAAGTCTATCTCCATAGTCAGCAGTTTTAGCATATAATGCTCTACGAACTAATCCCATTTTCTTAGATAAACCAGCACTTTCTGAAACAATACCTGTTGTCATATCATCTCCCTTAGTAAAGAAGTTATACACACCAATAATTTGATCCTGTATTCTTCCTCTAATAGAATCAGATATATTTAATCCATAATCTTGTGTTTCTTTTAATGATCTTACAGATAATAATATAAGATTATATATCTTATTTACTCCACCTACACTAGTTCTACCATTAGATGTATCAACGTCTCTATAATATGGAGGTAATACTATTAGTTTGTTCATAAATACTAGATTTCTATTCTTTTCTATAAATTCGATATTCACATCTCTTTTTTCAGATGTAGTTTTCTTAAATTTAATTTTAGAAAAGTTTTCTTTAAGCCAAACCAATCCAGTATCACCATTCATATCTTCTACTAAATCACCATCTATTATTTTAAAGTATTTTGTTCCATGAACAGCATCTTTAAACTTAGCATTTAGTTTACATAGAGTTTTAAATATCAATGGATTAATAAAATAATCACCAAGATCTATATACGCAAATATATTAGCTCTTTCGTATATAGTATTACCAAATAACTCATTAGACAATAAACCTTTTTCAGTAGGAATATTATCTCTCTTAAAGAATATTGGATCTGATATCTCTGGTAAATTGTTAACTTTTACCAATCTATCTGGATCTAATAATTCTATTTTTAAACGCTTATAGTTCATTATATTACTCTCCCTTCTATGAGTTATATTTACATACATGTTGAAGATTTAAGATTAGGTCATCCTAATCTTAAATCTTATGTATAGCTATCATAATACTAGTCGGAGACATCATAAATCCAACTATATTAAATGTATTATTATATCTAATAATATTTACATTCTTTACTAATTGATACATATATGAACAATCTTCTTCAGATACAAAATCTAATTTAACCGATAATTTATCATCTTTATTGTCTATATATGTATCTAATATAGTATACGATTTATATATAATAGAGTTTACTATCATTAATTCCTCAAAGTATTCATTTAATACGGTTTTCATACATGGTGTATTATATTGTAAAACATCCAAAGATTTCACCTCCTCTATGTCAATTCATCTATCATTTCTTCTACTACTCTTACAGGAACACCAGTTGGCTGTTGTTGAGGTTGTTTATTTCCTCTTTGATTTTTCTTAGCAGCTTGTTTTTTACGTTCTTTTTCTCTTTCCTCTTCTAATTTATTTTGTTGGAACAAAATCATATTGAGGTAAGATAACTCACCAATAGGTAAGTTTCTTGCCTCCATATATGATAAAGTTTTTCCTCTATTTAAATTAGAAGACACGTTATAACAAAGCTTTAGATAGTCGCTAGGGCTGCTAACTGGTGACGTGTAAAAAGTAATTTTAATGCAGATGATTCTTTAGGTTCAATCTTAGTTTTACATTTTTCACATGTATGTTCTGGAATAATAAATTCACATATAGTTTGATCATTTACTACTTTATTAATGATGCTTGTTAAGTATGTAAATTGATCTGAATTTAATGAATTTAAGAATTGCATATATAGTCTGTATTTATTTCTGATAATCTTTGTACTATCTTCAGTTTTAAGACTATAATCAACTGGAATAAGTGTTTGATTTGCAGCATCAATTCTATATATTGTATCAATGTATGAAATGATTGCAATCTTTTCTTCGTTTTCTTTTCTATATTTCTCTCTTAAGAAAGTTGGTTCAATTAGTTGATCATATAAAGATGGATTTTTGATTGTTACACAATATTTATCTGTGATTGGAACAAATTCCATTTCAATAGCATCCATTGTATATGTGTATGATCCTTCTTCAATGTGTTTATAGAATTTTTCTTCTTCTTTTTCATCATAGAAATGGATCATATCTCTATAATCTTTATGAACAAGATCTATATCTTTACAACGTTTATTTTCACATGCATAAACTAGATAGTTTGAATCTTTGAAAGTTGCAACTAGAATAGCAAAATATAATTGTTCTAGATCTTGATTAGCAACAGATTTAATCCAAACTTCAAATTCTGGTTTGTTTTCGTTCGTTACATGATCATAGATAAGTCTAAGAATATCTAGATTTGCATTACGAACTGATTTACCTTGATTTGAATTTCCAATTCCACCAAGTGCAATAATTTCTGATCCTTCAAATCTTCTCATTGTAATATTTACATCAGTTACTGGTAAATACCAATCGATTGTATCTATTGGATGTAATGGTTTATTATTTGATACAAGATTTGCAACTTTTACTGGAGATGCTACTGTGAAAGAATGAAGGTCGAGTTTATGTGGACGAAGCTTTTCTACAACTTTACTTTTGATAACATTGATTATTTCATCTTTGTTCAACATATTATCAATATCATCAAACTCATCATCATCATCTTCAATTTCTTCTTCATCTTTATCATCACTTATGACAGTAACAATTTCATCGTATTCTTTTTCTTCAATAGAAGTTGTTGGTTGAACTTCTTGTATTTGTTTATCTTCTACAACTTCTTCTTGTGGTTGAACTTCTTGTATTTGTTCTTGTTGAACTGCTTGTTGTACAGCTGTTTCTTCTTTAATTTGTTCTTGCTGAACTACTTGTTGTGCAGCTTCTTTATTAGCATTTACAATTTGTTGTAATTTGTCAACGGTTTCTTGAGTTACTTCTTGATTTTTCGTTAATTCATTTAAATTTGTTGTTTCCATACTATATCACCTCATAATTTATTTTTTTTAATCATCAAAAGATTCAATAAAATCATCACCAAGTAATGATCTAAAATCATCTGGATCTATATCACATTCTATTGTATCTTTTTCTACTTGATGTTGAGCTTTATTTTCTTCAATAATCTCTTTAGCAACTTCTGGACTAATAGTTCCATTATCAATTAATAATGAACGTGGTCCAATCATACCAACATCTACTTGTTGTCCTCTGTCATTAAAATATGCTGGTGGGGTAATATAATTATTTAAACTTTGAATAGTTCTTATATCCAAAGCTTCAGAAGGTTTAGCTTCTATTGGAGAATTTGCTGGAATGCTAGAATCTACACCATCTTTAGTTTTCATATCTTTTGGAAAATCAATAGGTTGCATTCCTTCTGTAGCTAGTTCATCTGTTCTAAATTGAGGTTCTAATCCCATAGCTTTAGCTTTTTTCATATCTTCCATCATAGCTCTAGCTATTTTTTCTGCTTCTTGATTTTCTCTCATAATTACTGTACCTAAATCCCCTAACGCATCAGTAGATGCATCTCTAGCTTGAACTTTCTTCTTAGGTAATAAATCTGCTGGATTTCCAATACTCTTTGCCATATCATTTATCTCCTTTCAACGAATCTAATGTAACAGTCTTATTATCATTATCAACAATAATAGTTACAATATTCATATTAAATTGAATTGTTACGAAAATTCTAGAAATTTTAACTTCTAAACTTACAGATACACCAGATAATTGTGGCATATAAGTTATAATTTGATTAGTTATTTCATTCTTCAATTTTCGTATATCTTCTTCAAAACTATATCTAAATTTAGTAAATATTCCTACACCCATATCTGGATGTAATGGATCGGTTCCTGGATCCATAGTAATTAGACGTATAATACACATAACAGCAGCGTCATCATCCTTTAATACCGCTGGCATTTCAAAATTATTCTTTGATAAGAGACGCTCCTCCATATTATTAATCTCCTTTCTTATAGGACTTTTTATATAATAGTTTACCGTATTACTTTCAAAAACATCTAATTAAATACAATAAAGATATAAGGAGAGTGAAAATATAATGAAAGTATATAAAAGTACTCGTAAATATAAATGTCCATATTGTGACTTCACTGCAATAAGAGGAGATTTAGTTTCACATGTATCAGAAGAACATGAAGAAATGATTCCAGAAGGATATACTGCAGCTAGGGTTGTATTTGATTATCTAAATAATGTATCTGGAGGTATATGTAGAAGTTGTGGTAAACCTACAGAATGGAATGAAGATAAGTGGAGATATGATGATATACATCCTAATGAAGAATGTAAAAAGATAGCTAGAGAAAAAGCATTAAAAAATCATGTAAAGAAATATGGTGTAAAAACATTATTAAATGACCCAGAACATCAAGCAAAGATGTTAAATAATAGATCTATCTCAGGAACATACACTTTTAGTGATGGTCAAACACTTACATATGTAGGTTCTTATGAGAAAAATTTTCTAGAGTTCTGTGACCAAGTATTACATCTTAGAGCCAATATAGATATATTTACTATAGATGGAAAAGATAAAGAGTTGATTATTCCATATACATATAAAGGAGAGAGACATTTTTGGATACCAGATTATTATATCAAACCATTCGATGCTATGATTGATCTTAAAGATGGTGGAAATAATAAAAACAATAGAGAAATGCCAGAATACAGAGCTAAACAAATAGCTAAAGAAAAAGCTATTGAAAAACAAGGTAAATTTAATTATCTAAGATTAACAGATAACCAGTTCGGTCAACTGTTAGAGTTATTCTTAGATATAAAATTCTCTTTAGAAACACCTAAAGATAAAAAGAAAGTTCATATACACGAGTATGCTGGATGTTCATGTGGAGGTCATCCAATGGATCCATCTGATCATATTTATGCAGTATCTTATAGTGACACTGGATATATAAATGATGGTCATGGTATTATGACAAACAGATTATCAGATAATATTTTTATATGTGATAGTGATGAATTAAAGAAAGTAAAAGCTAAAGATTTCTTAAAAGGTAAAGTATATACAATATCAGATATTAAAGTAGAAAATACAAATATTATAGATAGATTAGAACATATTTGTGAATCTCATGAATATTTTGATACTTTCGATATGAAAGATTTAATAAAGAACTTTCCTGATTCTAAAGTTATATATGAATCTGATAGTGGTACTTTGTTAAAGGATATTATAGAAGAGAATGTTCTCTATAGTTATAAACAAAAATTAGATAAAGATATAATTCATACTGGATTTCCAATACTAGACAAAGATATAAGAGAACAATGCAATTCTTTATTAGAAGGATATATTGATTTAAGAATTATGGAAGAAGTAAATGGATATTATATAGAAAATACTATTACTGGAAATAAATCTATACCTGTTAAATCTATAAACGAAATACAACCATTCTTATTAGATTTAATGAGCACATCGTTTTAATAAAAATATATGATTATAACTTTTCAATAAGTAAAAAAAGTTATAATCATATATTATAATATTGATATTATATATAAGGAGGAATTATAATTATGTATGAAGAAGACTTTAAACCACATGATACTGTAGGAGGGATTATTAAAGATAATGAAGGGAATATATTAATATTATATCATGAAAAATATAAACTCTATACTATTCCTATTGGTAAAGTACTAAATAATGAAGGTCCTATTAGTGCTATTAAAAGGGAACTCAAAGAAGAATTGAATATTGATGTTAGAGAATTAGAATTATTATGTTCTGCTCATATCGAGTATGAATTAAACAATAAACATCTTGAATCAGATGGTGTATTATTTGAAATTTATTCTTTTGAAAATTTTATTAAGAATAACGAACCAGATAAACATTCAACTATTCAATATGTGAATATTGAAGGATTATTAAAACTTAAATCATTAGGTCAACTTACAGAGTTGACTAAAGTATATTTGAAATACTTAGAAAATCAAAATCATTGTCTTATGCAATAGAAAAAGAGATAAGTAAATAAATAGGTCGTCCAATCCTATTTATTTACTTATCTTTATTCAAGAAGGCTCTAAAACGATAATATTGAAGATCGTTACATCTATGTCGGTTTATGTAACTCAACTTCTTTACTATAATGTTTATTATCGTTAATATTTAAATTTTATTAAAGTTCTAACAAAATACTAATGGGCTTTTAAAGGCGTTGACTAAGAACCCTTAAAAGATAGATAAGGGGGATTAAAGATATGAGTAGATATATTAATGGATTTGGATATAGATTCAATAAAGCTTCAAATAAATACAAATTTGATAAGATTAACGAAATAAGTTTTAATAAAATATATACACATTTATACAAATCAATACAATCATATACTGAACAAAAATATTGTACTATAGATAACAATATATACAATATATACGAAGTTAACGATACTATACTTGGATCTATGCTATGGAGATATCTATATGACTATCCAGTAATCATTAACCACGATCAGGATATAGATACATATGTGATATTTATGAATGATAATCTATTAAAAGACAATAATATAACTCAAGATGAGTATACTCTATTAAGAAGAGTTATATATTATTCTATAACACAAATTAAAAATCTAACAAATATACATTTAAATACTACTATCATTAATCATTTTAATAAACTTGAAGAGTTACAATTAATACTTAGTATTGTGAATAAACTCAAAGATTATATAAAAGATAAAAATTTAGCTAGGAATTTTTGCTATGCAGTAAGTAAGGAAATAGAATTAAAAATGAAACAACAGAAAGAAGATGTAAAGGTAGAAGATTAATTCTACCTTTACATTTTATATATTAAATAAAAAAGGAGAGATAAAAATGGAAGAGAATAAAATTACAGCAACAGAATATTTTGTAACACTTAAAGCAAAGAAAGAAAATATTGATGATGAAAAATTGGACGCTTTCTATAATCAATGTCTATCATTAGTAAAAAAGTATAAGATTACAGGACAAAAAGAAGCATTAAAGCGTCTTATTTTCTATATTGATTGTGTAGAAAAAGAAAGAAAAGCAATTGCAAATGGATTTACTAAATATATTCAAAGAGAAGATGTATCTGAATATATTGATATTGTCGGAGATAGAGTAGTAAAAGTTATTGAGTTAGAAAGATTTGAAAGAGACATTCCAGATGATGTTGTAGAAAAAATAGCAATTGCAAAAGATATCTTTGATGAATTGTATGTAATATATACAGATTATACTGGAAAGGATGAAAAGAAAGTTGAGAAACAAAGAAGAGAAAAAGATCCGATTGTAATTGGTATTTTCTTAGATAAAAAGAATAGAGTTATTAATAATAGATTCTATTTCATTGTAGATTGGGTAGATGAATATTGTGATCTCACATTAGATAGAATGATAGTTGAAATGAAATCAAACTCTAAAGATATGAGTGTTTATGAAGCTGTAACTCCAGAAACATTAAAAGAAATTAAAGATGACCTAAGTCCTAAAAACATAATCAAAATCGGAGAATGGACATATAGTGATAATATAACTAATACTACAACTACTACAAATTAATAGGTGATCATATGGACGAGAGAATAGATCTTACACAGGATAGAATATTTAGAGATGATGGTTTAAATCTTGGAGTTATATCATTATTTAAGGTAGAAAAAGTTCCTATATGGGAAGCTTATATGGATCCATTTCGTGAAAGAGAGTTATCATTAGTAAAACAATTATTATATAAAGACGCAAATGAATATATTGAAAGATGTAATTATTGTGAAGCACGTATTACAATATGGGATGAAATAGATCATAAATGTTTATGTGAGAAATGTCAAGTTAAAGAAAATCTATACGAATTAGATCAAAAACTATCTTATTTAAATAGAAGTCATGTAGGTTTTGATATAATGAGTGCTGATTTATAAGGAGAATTTGTATATGAATAGAATAGTAAGAATAATTGTATTAACTTTAGTGATGTTATCAGTTATAGGTTGTAACGCAATTACAGTAGAATGTAAATCAGAAGGGACTATTATTGATAAGACTGTGGAAGATGGTGGTTCTATGTTTTATAAAGTAGGTAAAACGTATATGATGATGCCACTACCAGATGATTATATGATAGATATAGAAATCAATAATGGTGAACATGTATATATTAAACACACAGAAGTTGATAAATCTATATATGATATGCTCTCTAAGAATGAAAATATTATTGTTATATATGATGAAATATATACAGAAGATACATATGAGTTTAAAGATATAAAAATAAAAAAGATAATAAAAGAAGAGTTCTAAACTCTTCTTTTATTTTTTAATTATGTCTATAACACAGATATAATATAAGGAGGTGTAACAATGACATTTAAAGAATATACAAGATGGTGTAATGATCGTGCAGCTGATGGTCAGTGGGGACCAGTAGAGGTTATGACATGTATCCAAATATATAATAATGTAAAAAATGTTTGTTTTTGGAAAAGAGAAAAATTTTGGCAAGAAAATTATGCCAAAAATGTATATGAAAGTATCACAAATCCTACAAATAATAAGATAAAAGAATTAGAAGAAAAAAGAAAAATGAGGAGTGTGTCATTATGAAAATTAGCGATTCAGAAAAAAAAATATTTGAAAAGATTTTAAAAGATGGAGAAGACAATTTAAATTGTTTTTTATCTCTATTTAGAAGAGTAGAATTACATACATATGGATAATATCCATATAATATTAATACATTTAAGAATAATATATTTTATTCATACAAACATAATCAAAATATGTTAATTATGTCACCAAGAATGACCCATAAGACTGTATTATTGGAGTTATTAACTGTTCATTACAGTATATATACAAAGAAGAGACAAATTATATTGTAATAAAAATCAAATAATCAAACAGATATAAATCTGAAATTACAACATATAAGAGATATCATCATCTTTAATAATATATGTATTATTACAAATTCTTGTACTAAATTATTAAAAATTGTATCTAATGTTACTGGAAATACTACATATGTTGGAAGTGAAAAGGAAATCAATAAACTTAAATCAGAAAATACTACTGTTGATATGATTATATATGATGATTATGATAAAGTTGTTTAAGACTTTAAAGAAGATGATAATGATATATTAAAACTTGGAGTTGTATATGCACATCAAATCACATTAGATGAACAAGCAGAGTTATCGCCAAAAATATACATTCCAAAATGGTATGAAATTTTTGAATCTGATAGAGATATGATTAAGTATATAAATGAAATGGTTTGTATTATGAATCGTAATTATAAATGTATTTCTAGAGAAATATTTATGTATATTGATGGAGGAAGATCTAACCCATTCATCAATTCATTAAGACCACATATTAAAAATATAGAATGTATTAATTTAGATACTGATTTATTACCATTAGGATTGAAACATGCTTTACGTGGAATTGAATATGATCCATATTGTGAAAAATAAAATAATAAAAGAGAAGACAAATAGTCTTCTCTTTTATTATATATTTGTAAAAGTACAAATATATAATCATATATTATATTAGTGTAATAAAGTATAATATAAATTTAAAGGAGTCGTTTATTATGAATAACACACAAAGAGAAATTTACAATATGTATACAGTTAATGGTATTAACCATATATGTGTACTAAACCAAAGGTACGATTCAAGTCATAAAGTTGTATCTAAATTATTTTCTAAATTTGGTACAGAAAGACCTATTGTACATGATGATTTATCAAAACTTAAGATTACTGATTTATTTGTAGAAGTATTTCATCATATGGGAAAATTTGATATTAAGATCACATCAGTTTCTTATCAAGATAGTACTAATGCTATAGTGTATATGTATCCGATATACCACAGAACAAATTTAGAATCAATACCATATTTTGGTAATAAAGTATTTGATGATATTGTAACAAAAGTTGCAAGACTTACATTAGTTTAAGTATAATATAAATTTAAAGGAGTTGTTTAAAATGAAAAGATATACATTTGGTGGTTACAGATTTAATTCTAAATCTAAGAAAGTTATAAGAGAAAAAGTCGATAGAATAGATATTCAAGAGCAATACCTTACAGCATTATGTAGAATCGTAGAATGTAAATTTGATACATATAAAGGATTAAGATACAAAAATATAGATGATAAAGAAGATTATGTATTATACAGAATGATTAGTAATGCATATCAACATAACCCTATGATATATGTATATTATGGATATTATCCAGATAAAATTACAGATTCAGATTTTTTCGTTATATTTATTGATTATGAAATAATGAGAAAGAATGGATTTAGTGATGAAGATATTGAAATATTAAAAGCTCATGAATTTGGACATGTAAATAAGATGATAGAAACAGGAAAACGTTCTTTTGATATAACATTAGAAAATGAACATTATGCTGATATGAATATTACAAATATCTATGGTATAGATAAAGCTATAGAAATACTAGAAAAGTTAAGAGATAATTTTAGTGGCATTGTTCCAGAATTTGATGAAGAACAATATAATGAGTATTATAAAATGATTGTAGATAGAGTAGAATTAATGAAACAAAAACAATTATAAATAAAAGAAGGGTTTTACCCTTCTTTTATTTTTTGTGTATTTAAGATATTGGAACATTGAAATAATTAAATTATATATAAGGAGGAATTATAATGATATTAGATAATGTAGGATTTCTAGATTTAACACAAGAAGTTACTATTAATGAATCTAATAATAATGATGAATTATCACCAGTATATATATTATTGACTACTACTGGTTCTATAATGTCTAAAACTATTAGAGCTTTTACTGGAGATGATTACACACATGTATCATTATCATTTGATGCAAAGATGAATAATATATTTAGTTTTAATTTCGATGGATTTGTTAAAGAGTCTTTCGATATGTTTAAAAAGAAATTTGGTAATATTAATATTGGAGTATTCTGTGTATTAATACCAAAGATAAACATAGAAAAAATAAAACAACAGATCCAATACTTTATAGATCATATTAAAGAATATTCATATAGTATTCTTGGATTATTCGGAGTATTATTAAATAAACCAATCAATAGAGATGATAAAATGTTTTGTTCTCAATTTGTTGATTCTATGTTAAAGCTTGGTGGGGTAAATGTAAATCAAAAAGATTCAGCATTAGTAAGACCACAAGAATTTGCAACTTCTAATGTTGTATATAAAGTATATGAAGGGAAGATAAATGATTATAAAGAATCTAAAGTAAAAAGTAATATAAGAAAACTTAAAAGAAATATTATGGAGTCTTATATTGAATTAAATACAATACAACGACAAGTATATGCGGAAGAATGGGTAGAAGATCATAGAGTACCAAAAGAACATAGACAAACAAAATGTGACTATAAAAAACTATTCTTTGTATCTTCAACAAATATGGATGGAGTTATATTAAATCCAATAGTACCAGATAATTTTCTTACTAAAAATGGATACGAAGATAATACTACATGTAGAGTATGCTGTTCTACAAGTATAAACGGATGTTTAACAGCAATGAGTATGAATCTTAAAGGTAAGACATTATGTGTACACGAAATAGTTATGGATAATATAAAACAAGTAAAACCATCAGTTTATCAAGTACCAGATTGTAATATTACTAATGAAGTATGGATAACTAATAGTGTAAAATTAAAATATATAGGAGATATTAAGGTTGAAGATGCTCACGAAGAGGGTATGAAATATAAATATGGTCCTGATAATGAATATGAAGCTGAATTATATAGATGGAATTGGAAATGGATTAAGAAAATCAATAAAGATGGAACTGTATTAAATGAAGCTAATATTATGGAAGTAAGAGAATTCTTTAGTCCAAATTTACCAGATCCAAATTCAGCTATTAGAAAAGCATTAAAGAGTAATAAGAAATCCGATTGGGAAAAATGTCTTCAATCTATAGAAGTATTTGAAAAAGAGCTTCATAGAAAACATACTAAAGATGGACTAGAATGGGCTAGTAAATATATTATAAATTTATCAGAGAAAAATGACATAGGATTTAAACCAAGTGGATTTAAAGTAGATGATATGATTAAAGATATGAACATTATTGCTAATATAGTAAAAAATAAGATGAAATCTTCTATAAATGAAGAATGTGCAATAACAGAAGAAATGTCAATTGGTAGTCATTATAAATGTAATAAATGTGATGCACTTATATATACAGAAGATGATTGGAATAATACTGGAATTTGTTATAAATGTGGAGAATTATATAAGAACTTTGATAGAGTTATAGAAGTATATGGTCTACCAGAACAAAGAAAATATCCACTACAAACACCAAATGATGTAATACAAATTATCGCTAATTGTTTTAATCACTGTAAAGATGAATATAAACAAGAATTAGCTGATAATATCAAAAAGAGAATTATTGAATTAGGAATGTATAATATTCCTACATATGGAAGCAAACTTACAGATTATATTACATTAGATGGAGAGTTACAGTATAATAAAGATATTAGTATACATGCATATATACACAACGAATCATCTCATCTATTATCAAATTATTTACATTCTGATGATGAATGTGAAGACTTATCTAAAACAGATGATATTACTGGAATAAATGTATGTGATTATTTAACAGAAGCTGATCTTTCAACTAAAGAAAGAAATGCTCTTAAAGATGACGACTTTGGAATTCCAGAAGAAAGAAAATATCCTCTTATTGATAAAGAACATGTTATACAAGCAGTAAGATGGTTCAATAAATGTGATAAAAAGTATATGAATAAATTATGTAATGCTATATGTGTAGCTTCAATGAGACATGGAGTAAAAATCAAAATAGGAAAGAATAATAAAATGAGAGATTATTTAGATAATGTGGAATTTGATTATAAACAAAATATTATTCTAGAAGAAACAGAGATTCCTTGGGAAACATCACAGGATGGATTTTATCATCCAGATGAAATTGCTGATACTATAACAGTAATGGATGATGAAGATATATTAAATGATAATGTAACCATAAAAGAATGGTTTGATTATTATACTAAAAGATGTAATGGTGAAGTTGCTTATAATGAACATTATGAAACAGCTTGGTCAAATAGACTTAAGGTTGAAAAAGATGAGAATATTATTAAAGCTTTAGGATGGAATCCTTTATTAGAATTCAATTCTCATAATAGAAAAATTGCATCGGATAGATTAGTTGAAGTTATTAAAAGTAAAAGGAAAGAATCTTCATTGTTAGAAGCTGAATCAAAGATATCTATTAACGATAAAGGTGATTTAATTCTTAATAAGAAGATAGATTTTCAACAAGAGTTTAATAAATCACATAAATTACTAATGTCATATGAGAAAGTAGGCAATATAGATGGAATGAAATATGAACTATGTAAGTTATGGTTTATTAATACTAGAATAGAAGAGAAAATAAATAAAATGACAAAGCAGGAACGTAAAGAATTTGTAGATATTAGAGCTAGAATATTAAATGATTTCAATAAATATATGAAGTATGTGGGGACTAGAGATAATACATTTAACTTTAGTGAATATATAAGAGATACTCCATATAATCCTGATAATCTTACTATATCTAGAAATACATTAAATACTGCTATAGATCTCACTAAGAGATTATTTAAAAGATAGAAGAAGCAATTAAGCTTCTTCTATTTTTTGTAAAAGTTTTAGCATTCAATTATATATTATTGTAGTGTATATAAATACAAATGAAAAAAATATTTTATTCTGGGGAGAGTGTTTTATAATGATTAATTTTGAATTAAGTAATAATGGTATTAGTGCTATTAATGTAAGTTTCTTAGCAGGAAGAAGTAGACAATTAGGTTATACAAATGGTGTATCAAATCTAGCATCACAAATGTTATTAAATGGATCAAAAAGTTATGAGAAGAAACATCTTATTCATAAACCATTAGAATTTGGTGGTGCTATTAATATTGGTGTTTCTGATATGTTTACGAGTATTAATGCTAGATGTTTATCATCAAAAACAAGAGAAATGTTAGATATGGTATTTTCTATGATATTTGAATCAAATTTCAATGATATAGAAAAACAAAAGAAGATTGTTAGAGAATTAAACTCTAATACAATGAATGATCCATACAAAGTATTACTAGACAGATTACACAACAATGCATCTGACGAAAAGTTTACATCATTAAGATTAGATAATAATTTTAATGATATAACTGTAGATGAAGTTAAAAGATTCCACGATGAAAATTATATAAATCCATCAATATCTATCATAGCATCAGATAATACTGTATTGGGTTATGTAAGAGAGTTAATGGATAAATATAATGTATCAGATTCTTGTATTAATAACAAATCATATTTAGACACATTTAAAACTAGTTATGATGAATTTAAATGGAACGTTACTACTAATAATAGATTACTTATTAGCTTTGTTGCAGATAAAAATCCAATATATGATATTCTTACATCTGTATATCAATATAGAATTAATAAACTAATAAGAATGGAGAAAGGTATATGCTGCAGAAATAGATGTATCTTACTTCCATTAGGAACATATAAGAAGATATTCATTATCGATATAGAATTTTCTAAATATGAAAATAAAGATGAGATCGTTAATGATGTAATGAATATTATAAATGATGGATATACAAAGAAAGAATTTGAAATATCTAAGTCTCAGATAATTGGTAATATTTTATATAATCTATGTGATCCTGTAAAGAATACTGTAATGAATAGCGAAAGAACATTACTTGGACAAAGTGATGCTAGAACACTAATAAAAGAATTAGAAAATTGTTCATACGAAGAATCAAAATATGTCCAAAAGAATAACTTTACATGTACTATAGGCGTCAGATAATTAAAATTAAGCATCTTATATACATTATAATAAATATATAAAATAGGAGAGATGCTATATGGAAAAGACACTAATAAGTATAGGAGATAAATTCTACAGAAGTACTGAAGACGGACTTATTATTATTCGTGTGAATAAAATAGTAAATGAAGATAAATATCAGGTCTATCTTGATAATAGACCTGATAAATTATTCAATATCTCGTATGGTTCATTAAAAGAATATACTAAGCTTAAACCATACGGGACTTTATTTTTTAGCATAATGCAACTACAAGGACAAGGAAACGAAGATGTTGCTATATCTTTCTTTAGAAGAGAAGATGAGGGTAAAATTCCATATGCTGTATGTAGACAAAATATGGAAGATGTTTATATGTCTAAAGCGTTATTATTAGAGAGAAATCAATCTCCATATTTCTATATTGGAGTTAGTATTAATCAAGATACATGTCCAGAAGATATTCCATTTAATATGGTATTAGCATGTAATGGTGTTAGATTATCTCATAAAGTATCTATATATCTTGATGATAAATATGAAGATATTATTAGATTGATACCTAAGAAAAATAAATATGACCAAGTTCTTAATAATATCTATACAAAATTAGAAAACACTGTAACTAAAGGTGCTTGTAAAAATATGGACGAACTTATTAAGAACACTGGATTTATGGATGATATATGTATGGGATTCGATATTCATTTATTAAATGATAGAATAGATTATGATGAAGATTCATTAGAAATCCATCCAGATCAACGTAAACTTATAGAAAAAGAACTTAATGTTGAAATGTTTAGAACATATGTAGTACCATATGATTACACTATAAACATTAACGATATTAAACGTTCTTATGTTCTTATTAGAGACATCACAGAGAACATTTATATAGTGGCTTACGATAAAGGTGAGTATATTAATACTGACATGAAAAGAGATTTTAGAAGCAAACTAGATATGGTTAGAAAAAAGTGTTAGTAAAAGAAATTTCAATTATATATTATTTATGTGTAAAAGGAATAGTTAGAGTAATAAATTACTAATTACATAACTATCAAATAATATGAAAAATTCAAGGAGGAATTAAAAATGAATGCACAAGAAAGAATTAATAATCAAAATCAATCAGCAGGTACTCAAGAACCAACAAAAGAAAAAATCGAATTAAGGTTTAAAGAACCTGTAGAATTTGAAGGACAAAGTTCAGTTAAAGTAACAACTACTTTATCACTATGTCGTCTAGTAAACAATCTATTTAGAGCTTTACCAGATTATGAAGGATGTGTTATTGATGTGAATAAACAAACAGGGTTATTATTCTGTTCATTATTCTTCCATTTATCACAACCTGGCAAACTTAATGTAATCCAATCAGCTGACCAAATGAGATCTTCTAATAGTATTATGGAAAAATACAATAGAATGTCAGCTATGAGTCAGAATAAGAAATTATTCTTAACAGACTTAGGAAAAGATATCTTATTTGATTTCATCTATAGAAGAAATCCAAATCAAAAAGATCCATCTAAAGTAAACTGGAATGCTATCACAAGAGAACAATATGATAGACAACAATATGGTCAAGGTGTTGCATTGTTAGAAGTAACAGATATTGATCTTGGAAGATTAATTCCAAAATTCTACAAAAATCCTGATAAGAGACATTATCAATGGAATTTACAAATTATTAGACCAGCAGGAATTATCAACAATATGGCTAATAACTATCTTGTGCAAATTACAAGATTAGATTGTAAAGAAGTTGAAGAGCTTGGAAAAGAATTAGGTTTCTTCACACCATCTGGTTCTATTCCAATTGTACGTTAGTATTAACAAAAGAGTATAGATTAAGTTCTATACTCTTTTTATTTTTTTAAGAAAGGATGAATGATATTATGAATTATAAATATCATATTGTAGATGATGTAGATCACATTATTGATGAAAAAGGAAATAGTTTTATTGCATTGAGAAAAATGTATTGGGGAGATAACGATCCTAGTAGTGCTAAATTAGAATTAAGAAAGTATTATAACAATGCATCAGGAGAAGAAACTCCTTCTAAAGGAGTGACATTCATTACAGATGACGGACCTCATAATTTGACTCATACATTAGTCGATATGGGATATGGTAACACAGAGAAATTGTTAAAGTCTCTTAGCGAAAGAGAAAATTTTAGACAATCTTTGAATAATGTATTAGATAAAGATGATGAACATTATGACAGTTCAATACCAGAAGATATTTATATCGAAGATCAAGACTTATTTGAATATGATGAATAAGAGGTGTATTATATATGAAATGTGAATTAACACGAGTAGTCAATACTAATTATGTGAAATATGATAAACTTACAGAATTAATCCAGTATGCTTATGGGCATACTGGAGATTCTATAGAAACTATGGCAATATATATTGATGTATATTCTATAGTAAAATCATTATATAATGATAATGTAATGATAGAAGATTATATAGCTCTAACAAGTTGTATTGTAAATATGTGTGCACATTATAGAGATTTTTTCAGAAGAATAGGTGTAAATACGGCATTCTTTATAGTATTCTCTCAAAATCATGGATTCTTTAATACACAAGTAGTGCCTGGATATAATGATCAAACTTTTAACATGTTCGTTGCTAATGAGAAAGTAACAGATATGGTTGACAATAACCATGAACTGTTAGAATTAATATGTAAATATCTTCCTGGTATTTATTATATGAGAAGAACGGCTGAAACTTCTGTTGTTATATATGATTTGATGTGTAAGTATGATATGCATAATAAATATGCACATATGATTATATCAAAAGATCCATATACATGGCAACTTAGTGCACTTAAACCTAATACTACAATATTAAGACCTAAAAAGAAAGATAATATGGATATGTCATATATTGTAACTAGAGATAATCTTATGATGACATATCTATCTCATAGAAAATGTGGTACTATATTTAATGACATTTCACCAGAATTATTATCTATCATTATTGGTGGGAGTTCATTTAGAGAAAGAAACATGAAATCTATATCTAGTTTATCTAGAACATTAACTGCATTGTATAATTTGATTATAGATAAACAAATCGTTAATGGTTATAATTCTGATCCTATGTTTATATATACTAAGATGGCTAATAACAGATTAAAAATTACACCATTTGTAGCATCTAGTTATTTCAAAGCTATAGATGTACCATATCAACAATTAGTATATATGAATACGACAGAATCTAATTATAGTAATGAAATAGTAAATTTATATGATAAACAGGCTGTTCAAGAGATAAACAATAAATACTTTAGAAAATATCCACTAGATCTTAACAGATTGTAGAAAAAAGTACTTACGTGAACATTTACGTAAGTACTTTTATTTTTTTTATATAAGGAGGATTATATATGGTAGTAGAATATAAATATCAAGTAGAACTTAAAATGAATGATGGAACCGAATTAACTCCTATTCCGATAGAACAAATATTAGGTATGATTATAGACAGATCGTATGATGATAATAGTATGCCAATAGTAATTATGCAACTAGGAATAGGTAAACAGTTAATGGATAAGATTATTACACAAAAAGTAGATAATACTATGATACTTATAGTAAGAAAGTTTGCTGTTAAAGATAACACATTTGTTGAAGATTATATTAACGATGAATTTTCTTATTATTCTCTAGACGATATTAGTTATACACATGAAATAGAATATGCTAATGAAGAAGCTGAGGATAGAGATGATGTTCTAAGAAAAGTAAAAATTGGAATGATAAGTTTGAGATCATCTAATAAAAATAAAGTTACATTCAATAATGTATACAGAAATGTAACTAATAGATGTATGGCTTTGATTGCTACACAAGATGTTGGTGATTTAGTATTTGAAGATACAATGAATGATGTTCATTATGATGAATTATTAGTACCACCTTTAGATACTATAAGAGATATGCTAGATTATCTTAATGATAGAAATACATTCTATGATAGTAATTATAGATATTTTATGGACTTTGATAGAACATATCTGCTAAGTTCTTCTGGAGAAGGAGTAGAAACTGCAGATGAACCTAATAATACAGTTTATATAAATATAATCGAACCAGATAAAAAAGGTGCATATGTAGAAGGAATGGTTTTAGACGAAGAAAAGAAAGCTTATATAGTTCCAGTAGATGCAAACTATACAAGGATGTATACCAATAACAGTGCAGAGAAAAACTTTAACTTATTACACGGAATATCATCAAGTGGAAAAACTAAAGATGTAAATATTGCAATTAATAAATCAAAAAACTCAACTGATAGAAAGATTAATGTAAGAGTTCCATATGAAAATTTCGGAATATTAGATAATATTAGACACAGTATAGAAGGTGAGAGTCATGCTCTAACTATCTCTAAATCAAATATTGATAGTTCTATAATAACACCAAATAAGCGTTATATTGTAGACAATGCTGAAAAATATAAGTCTTTAAATGGTGATTTTATATTATCTAAAAAATTAGAAGTATATCAACATCAAGGAGAATATTTTGTATCAGAATGTATGCTTACATTTAGAAGCAGTAAAAAACTAGAAGAGTAATTAAACTCTTCTAGTTTATTTTATTTTGTTTGTTGTTCTTTATTTGTATTATTTTGTTCTGTATTGTCTTCTTTCTTAGCGGCTTCTGGTTTTGTTTTTACACCATTAGTTTTTGCATGTTGCATTAATACGGCGAAATAAGTATCAAATTTATCTTCCAAATATTTCATCAATGTACCTTTAATATTATTAGTGATTGATAAATATCTTGATATAAGTTTTTGAGCTTCTACCGCTCTATCATTTTCAACTTTAGATTTATTAGCTTCAGCTTTCTTTTGATCATCTGGTGTAGGTGTATTGTTTGTTGTAGTATTATTATTTGTATTTTTTGTGTCTGTTGTCTGTGTTTGTTGTTGATCTGTTTGAGTATCTTTAGCAAGATCAGCTTCATATATAACAGATTCCATAAGATAACTATAGAAATATCTTTCAAACACTACAGATGATTCTTCGATTTTTACTTTACCATTATTAATATCATTTTTAAATTGTTCTGCAGCTGATACACATGCATTATGAATATTTTCTAATGCTCTAGTTTTTTGTACATAAGCATTAGTACAGAAATCAAACATATTCTTTATTGGAACTTGACCATCTTTTAATACTGCATTCTTTTCTCCATATAGTTTTGTTTTTAATACATCTACATATGATTTACCATCCTGATATAAATCTTTAAAGTAAGCATTAATGAATGAATCATCAGATGATAAATTAGGTTTCATAGAAGCATAATCAAATTTTGGAAATGAATTGACAACTTTATCATTCAATGAGTCATATTTCCAGAATTCTGGCATTTCTTTAGATCCTTTGAATCCGTTGTTTAGAATAGCATTTCTATTATCCTTCAACCATTTAGCTTTAGAATCTCTATCTGCTTTTCTTCCAAAAAATTTAGCCCATAGTTCTTTAATCTTATTGATTAACCAATCTATTGCTTTAACAATAGTATCTTTAGCAGCTTCTTGAATTAGTGAGATTTCTTCGAATGATGCTTCATTTACAGAGTTTCTAATTTCTTTTGCTCTATCGTTCAATGCTTGTTTATATTCTGTATCTAACCATTTAAGATGTGAATCTATTTGATCTTTAAATTCTGGTTTATTTTTCTTTAATGTCTGAAGTGTTCTTTTTGCAATAGATGCATCTTTTCTTAGATATTGGATACGTTTCATATCTTTAGCTTTCTTAGCTAATTTTAATAATTTAGGTCTTAATAAATCAAATCTACCAGTTTGTAATGTTCCACCAGGGATATGTGACATAATTCTGTCACCAAGTTCACTTTCTTGTACAATCATTTCTAGATATTCATCCCACTCTAACCCAGTTTCTGCTATAGAATGTTGTAATTCTTTTTTCTTTCCTTTAAGATAGATTTTAAAATCTCCTTGTAACCATTTGATATATTCTTTCATTTGTTTTTCATATTCTGGATGCGTTTCCATCTGATTTTTTACATATTGTACACCTCCTGGAATAGATGCCATAATAAGATCTACTTGTTGTGGCGTTTGCAATCTGTTTACATTTTTGATTAGTTTCTCTTTTACTAAATCATACCTCCCAGTTGTCTGAGCACCAAATAGATTAGTTTTAATCTTATCTATAAAGTCTCCCTCTAATATCACTTCATTTTCACATAACACTTCTTTAGCCCTCATAATAATATCAGCTTCATCAAGTTTAGCTTTTGTAATTGCATTATTCATCATTCTATTAAATTCATAAATAATATATTGAGTTTCTTCTAATACATAATCTGTGTAAAATACCATTATTGTTCACCCTCTCCTAACATAATCATGTTGTAAAAACTATCTAAAAGAACAGTATTTTGGTTAATAGATGATTTCATAGCACTAATCTTATCTGATACTAATAATAAATATATAGCCATGAAATCTTGAACTAATGTCATTTTCTTTTTAGTTATTGCTGATATAGCTTCATTAAATCCTTCTGTAACTAATCCATTCATATCAACAAATTTATTTGATTTACCATATACTACATTATTAATAGTTTCCATAGTACATAGATCTTCTGTTAATAATTCTATACATCTTTTTACTTCTGATGCTTGAGATAGAATATCTTCATATAATTCGTTAAGATTTTCTATATATACTTTATGATCAAGATACTTTCTAATAATATCTGCTATCTGAGCTTCTTTATAAACTGCAATGGTTTCTTTAGTTGTATTATTTCTATAGAAACCAAATACTTTATCTCTAAACAGTTTGTATGAAACTTGACCATCTAATAAAATAGTTTTAGCTCTAATCTTATCTAGATAAGAATCCATATATTTTCTAGACAACCCATTGAATACACTATCTGGAGATTTACTTAATAAATCTGAATATCCTTCTTTAAATTCAGATGCAAGTAATATATTTGGTTGTTTCATTTCTGTATAGAAGAATCCTTCTATAGTAAGAGCAGACTTCGCTAATTCATCTGTTCTATCTTTTACACTTTCGATATTACTGATAAACTGTTTTCTTTCTGAGAAATACTGATCTAATTCTTTAGTAAATGAATTAATCATTTTACCCATCATATCTGTAGATTTATCAATAATAATCTCAGTTGATTTGCAGAATAGATTAGCAGCTTCTGTAATATTCATTCCGTTTACTATATTTTTTGCCATTGTTGCTAAGTTTTCGTTGTTCTCTTCATTTATAGATTGCATAAATGATAATGCTGATGATGTATAACTTTCATTTACGTTTGATGTAAATGAAATATTACTTTGTACATTCTTAAAATTTATATTATTAAGATTATACATATTAAATTCCTCCTTTATAGAATATATTATTAAGAAGTTAACCAATGAAAAATATAGATACACCCATTAAGAGTGTATCTATATTTTTACTAATCCATTACAATATTGTCAAAGAATGTACCACCACTTACGATAGTAGATTCATCAAATTTTGTCTTTTGTCTACCATTGATAGCATAAAGAACAGATTTTGCTTGACGATTTTGTTGATTAAGTGCATCAATAAGAGCACCATTTACACGAGATAAGATTGTATATTTCTCTTTGTAAGCAGAAATTTTCATGTTACAATATGTCATATACGCTGAACGATCTTTCTTATCTTTTGTATCTTTAATATGTTCTTTTGTAGTTTTTACCATATCGATGCTACTGTTTGTAATATCCTTAAATTTCTTTAAGTTATCTTTTGCCATTTTAACAGCATCTTTATGACTTGATACACAATTAAAGTATTTATCAATATCTGATTTAGAAACTGAAATTTGTGTAGGTGTTGCAGAGTTTGATCTGAACATTTTCTTTAATTCAGTTCTAAATTCTTTTTCTTCCATATTACCTGATTTTCCTAAAGCTGCTGCACGTAATTTGGCAGAGAAAGATTTTTTACCAGATTTAATTTGATCTGTTACAGATTTAATTTCACTAGCACTATTGTTTCCAGGTGCTCTATTGAAAGTTGAATCAATAATACTTGTCATTTTAGAGTTACCTGTAGCTAAATCATAATTGAAACTAAAGTTGAATCCTTTGAATTTAAATCCACTAGGAATAACTAAGTCTCCTTTAATTGATTCAAATTTTTTAATGAATTGTTTATCTGAAGCTACTTTACTAGCCATATAGTTTACGAATTTCTTTAAGATAGCAGCAATCTTAGCTAACATGCTCTTAAACCAGTTAATTACTGTAGTGAACATACCTTCTGATTGTTCTGCTTCTAATACATATTCAGGATCACCAGATTCCATGAATCCTTTTAATTCTGAAAATGCGATGGCTTCTTGGATTTGATTCCAGTTTTCTTCAGCTTCTAAAAGATGCATTAATGTTCCTTCCATAGTAGGTTCGTATGCACTTTCTTCTACTGAATCCATAGTAATATCAGCTACGTAATCTGTAGATCCTTCTATAACGCTTGTAAATTTATCATAAATCATTGATAATTCCTCCTTTAAATTGAATTAAGCAATTTCTTCATTTCCATTGTCTGAAACTTCTTGAGAAATTTCATCCATGTCAACTTCTGTTTCATATTCACATGCTTCTAATAATGCTTCTTCATATACTAGTGCTGATTCATTAGTAGCTTCTTCTTTTGCTTTTTTACCAGTAGCTTTAATGAAGATAGCTTTAGCTTGTGCAATTTGTTTTTGTGCTAATTGTTGCATAAGTTTAATATCAGCCATCTCAATGTTGTGTACAACTTTCATATAAGATAATGTACAAGCACAACCTGCTGCATATGTATCTTTGTTGTCTACTTTAACTTTAGTTGTATTTCCAGATGGATCGTTAGCAACATATTCGCCATGTTTTCTAACTTCTGATCTTTTTGTTTTTACTTTAGAAACAGCTTCTTTATAAGTTTTATCTGCTGCTTTCTTTTGTGATTTAATAGCTTCTAAAGTTCTACCACTAGTTGTTAGAACTTCTTTAGCATCGCTAATAACTTCACTTACTTTTACATTTTCTTGACTAATAGTAGCTGCTTTTCTAGCTCTATCTACGAAGTCTTTGATACTGAAAGCATCGATACCAGAAAATGATTTAATAAGTCCTGCTGTAAAGTTCTTATCTTTAAGATCTTTTTGAGCTTTTGTAATTTTTTCTTTGTCCATATTTTCATAACTAGGGACACTTAAAGATGAACGTTTAGTAAATTGACTAAAGTCATATTTTGTATATTTCTTTAAAGTAATTTTAGCTAATTCTTCTGGAGATTTAAGAGTTGAATTTTCAACTAATTTCTTAAGGTCTCTAGCTAAATATGTTTTAATTGTATTTACAACATTAGTTACGAAGTTTGTAAACATACTCCATAATTTTTTGATTGCATCTACAATACGTTGACCAATACTTTGACCGCCTTCTCCCTCAGCTTCAATTAATGCTTCTACTGTACTTTCAGTAACACCAGCAATATTGTGATTAAGAGCTGCTTCGGCGAAATCAATATTGATAAGTTCTTCAAAAATAGTTTGGCTCATTTCTGCTGCTTCAATAAGAGATTGTGTAGCACCTACTGATCCTTCATATCCAGTAACAGCTTCACAAACTTCTTCTTGATCAAAATGAGTATTTTCTTGTAAAATACTATTAAATACCATTATAATTCCTCCTTTAATAAGGTTAGTTTTTGCTTATAGCATTATTTATATGTTTATAGAAGTAAAAAGAAACGTGATTAAATTAGAAGTGAATAGAGTATATCTATTCACTTCTAAATTTTAGAATAATGAAGCAACAGCAGAATCTGGTAATTCATCTTGGATTTCGTTGAACTTATATTGTCTATTTTCACTATTGATTGTTGAAATAGTTTTATTCTCAGCTTTCTTCTCTTTAACTTCAATTACATTAGCAAGTTTACGTAATCTTTCAGCAATACTAGCTTGTTTCTTAATGATTCTTTCTCTCTTTTCTTGATCGATAGAATCATTTAATTCAAGACCAGTAATATTCATCTGAATAAGATCTGCCTGTACTGTAAGATAATCGTTCATAGATACTCTAGCATGATAATATAAGTAAATCAATTCTCTAATAATAGGTATAATTAAAGTTAATAATGTTCCAGCTGCAACTATAGATACTCCAATAGTTGATACTGCAAATCCTCTAGCTTTAGCATCAATAATAGATTGAATTGTTTTATCAATATCACCTTTTCTACAAGCTTCATTAAAACTAATAATATTCTTCATAACTAAAGATTGTTTAGTCTTTTTGATATTATTATTCACAACAACAGCTTCAAAAGAATTTGTTCCAGGATCTTTAATAAAGTCTATTGTATTTACAATCATATATGATGTAGCATCAAATACAGCTAATACCATTGTATTATAAATAGTAATAGGAATTTCAAGATTTAAAGCATAAGCTTTTTGGAATAGATCTGTTCTAACTTGAATATTTTTGATACAATCAATAACAGTTTGAACAATCTCAATACCTTTATCTTGATGTGCAGATACCATAATATCTGAAATAATTTGTAAAGCTTCTAAAAGCTTTTCCACCCCATCAACTTTAGTAATATCACCCTTAGATTGAGGAATAAGTCCAAAGTCAATATCGTCTACTTTATCAATAATCATCTGGTAAAGTCTACCAGTTAAACTTTCTAAAACTTTACCGCCTTCTGCTTCTGTAAGAGAAAGGAGAATTTTTCGTGTTTCTCTATCTCTAAGATCAAAATGTTCTTTAATAGCTTGCATATATACAGGCTCATAATATCTTTCCATTATAATTCCTCCTTTAATAGAATTAGATTACTTATAAGTTAAATTAGAGATACTCTATAGTATCTCTAATTATTTTATAATGATGAGTTATGATTAATGCACATAGTTATAGCCTTCAATATTAAATTGGATATATTTGTTGCAACTTGAATCATATTTTGAAAATCTCTTATTGCTAAATTTATATTTTTTTCATCTCTTGAGCATTATGTCTATTTGTTGAAGAATCGATATAATCTGTATTCATATGAACGTTAGGATTATTTCTATTTATACCATCTATTTTTTTAAGATATGTATTTAAATCTCCTATTATAGTATTGCCAGACATATTTACCTTCTTTGATACATCTTTCATATAATCAAATTTTTTATCTAATTCTGTTATTGTTTTGTTTATTAATGTATTGTCATATTTAATACTCTTTTTAACAATAAATAGTTCATAAGTTGGATTTTCTGTTCCACAATATGCTTTTTGTATATCTTTAGCAAGAATATCTAATTCTTCACTTGATATATTACTATAGTTTTTTAATATTTTATTAGAAATTTTTTCTGTAGAATCTTCTATTATAGTTTCTATTTCATAAATATTATCTTTAACATCCCACAATTCTACTGTTTTATCTGATGATGTATTTGATGATGTATTTGATCTTGGTTTTATTGTTTTTTTAATACTACTAATTTTTGACACTATCCAATTTCTAAATTTAGATATAGTTTCTTTAATAAAATTAATAACTTTACCAACAAAATCACTAATAGCATTCTCTGTTATAATAGAACTTTCTTCAACTAATATTGTAGTTTGCATTTGTACATTTTCCATTAATAAATTTGTCACAAAATCTTCATTGAATATAGACGTTTGTTCATTTAAACATGTTGCATAAATCATTTATAATTCTTCCTTTAATAGAATAATTAGATTACTTATAAGTTATATTAGAAATACCCTATAGAGTATTTCTAATATATTTCTATAAATCATTATCATTCTCAATAGTTTTTTTAGCTATATGTATTTCATTTAGTTCTATACTATACGCTTGCAATAATGTTGAATAATATTTTACAGTTAAATCTTTAATTTTATTTATCCATATGATATTATTAGATAATTGCTCATCTGTCCAGTTAACACGTTTTGAATGTATATTAGCATAATCTATCCAGTTATCAAAACTTTTATTTATATCTTCCATACTATCTTTTATGTAAGATATAAATGTATTTGTACAACTATCATTCATGCCACTAGCCACAATTGCTCTATTTTTCTATTATACGTCTTTTCTTGTTTTGTTAAAAATAATTCTTTTGTTATATCAGATAATGAATTTATCGTTAAATTTTTTGAATTTGAATTTACTACTTCAAAAAATTTTTCTTCAGAGTATTTATCTATATTTTTTTAACTATCTGATGATATATGTCATATATTTCTATCTTCTTTGATCTGTCTACACAAACATATTTAACAGATTTAGTTTTTCTTATAAATTTATTTGTAGAGTCTTGTTTTCTAACATCTGATTTTGGTGATGATTTGAAAATTTTATTTTTTAGTTCTATAAATTTATTAAGTATCGTTTTTAAGAAATTTGAAATGAATTTTTTAACTGTTTTTAAGACATTTATAAATTTATCTACAAGTGCACCTTCTGATAATATTATAAGTTCAGATTGTAAGTTACAATTCTCTATTAACAATTCTATAGTAAAATCCTCATTTATGATATCATTTGATTGTTCATTTAAACATGTTGCATATATCATATTTATTCCCCCTTTAATAGAATTAGATTACTTTATAAGTTAAGAATAAGGGATTATATCCCTTATTCTTTTTTATCTCATTTTTGTAATAAGATTTACCATCTTTCTATATGATCCATCTGTAGCTTCTCTTTCTAATTGATTGAAGCTCAATTCTTCAAATAATTCTTGATCTGAATTGAATAAGAACTTAGCTGTTTCATTAGTTTCATCTACAATAACAAGACACAATAGATTATACGCATCTACAATTACTTTAGCTATTGCTTCTTTTTCCATATCCATATTAGCATATTTCTTAATATACTCTACTTCTTCTTGTGACATTACAAGAGTAGTAATAGCCATATATTCATTTTGTTTTCCAATAGCTCTAGAGAATTTAGATTTCATAGCCATTCTTTCTAATACTCTCCAAAGTTTAGATGAATTTCCTTTTCTAGATTGAGATAAAGAATCTAATTTAGCTTGGTCAATTGCAAATAAGAAATCTCTAACAAATGAAATTTCCCCAGTAGCAACTTTAACAATTTTACCAAAGAAGTTCTTATCTTTATTCTTAGTGATAACTCTTTGGATAATATCTTTAGAGTCTAATGGGTAAATCTTAGATTTTACAGCAATTAAGAATGAAATTGGATCTAGTAATCCTTCTTTATTAGTTACATGAACTGTAACCATAATAGGAGTACCTACTAATTCGTTAGCTTTCTTTACATCTACATTTTGTAATTGTGCAATTCTTCCTTGTGCTGTTTGTTGTGATGTATTTAAATATTTAGCTTTATCTACAGTAATACCAAGACCATGTTTTTGTCTTTCTCTATTATTTCTTTCTACTTCTCTATTATTTTTCTGTTTTTCAAATTCATGTTTTTCTGCTTCTCGTCTTTCTTTATTTGTATCGTATTTATTCTTATTCATTGCATTCTGAACATTCCAATAGTCTTTTGCAATTGATAAAAATTCATCATCACCTTTTGCTACATCTTCTATACCATCTCTTGTTACAGTTGGATTTAAAAGTGTAGGATCGTTTCTATTATCATTAAATCCTAACCCATTTGTGTAATCTGTTCTCTCTTGTAATACAACAGTCTTACCAAACATATTATTTTTAGAAATCTTATATGAAGCAACACTAGATTCACTAATCATATCTGGTAAAGTGTTATCTTGTTTAGATTGTTCTTTAATATATTTAATTTGTTGTGATTCTGGAATATATTGAACAGTATCAACATACATACCAGCAGATTCTGCCAATTTAACAACTTTATCTACTGTATCTAAGATACTATCAACACTTACATTATAATCAATATTCAAGTTTTTATGGAATTTTTGAAGATATTTGATAGGATCAAATTCTTCATCACCATTAAGTTTTTTAGATTGATATGCACTAAGTAACATCTGAATCATTTGTGCATTCTTTCTTTCCATAGCTTTAGAAATCATACTTACACTATCAATACTTAGTGAGTTAGACACAAGACATGGATAAGTTAAAGTAAGATTTGAACTTGCTTGAGCGATAGATTTCATTCCACCACGTTTACTATTTTTGAGTAAATTTTCTAATGATTTATTATCTTTTAAATCTGAAAGAATATCTACTATATCTTTAATAACTGTTTCATGAACAACTTGCATGATATATTCCTCCTTTAATGTAATTAGATTACTTATAAGTTAAATTAGAGATACTCTATAGAGTATCTCTAATTATTTTATTTAACTTTCTGTAATACACTATTAAGATTTTGCATTATGATAGTACATGCATTTAATTCTATTGTAAGATATTTTACTACTAAATCTTTGCATGAATTTATCCATTTAATTCTTTCATTTATAACAGATTCATCATTAATACTTTTAACATTATTGATCTCGTAATCAAAACATTTTGTATATGTAGTCATATATCTATTACATAACCCTATAATGTCATTAATATCATTTTTAATATCTTTTACATCTTTTAATACTGAGTCTTTAAATTTTTCATCATTATTATAATAATCATATTTCTTTATAAATAAATCAGGCTTAATATCTGATAATGATGAGTATTTAAATCCTTCTAAATGTTTATTTACAATATTAACAAACTTTTCAGTTGTAAACTTATCTTTACATTTTACTGTTTCTTCAACCAAATTAAATATATCAAGTTCTACATCTAAATTGATGCTATATAATGTTATACTATTAATTTTATTTGGCTTTACATCTTTATTTGAAGATGTGGTATCTTTAGTTGTTGATGTTGATGGGGTTTTATTAATTAATGATCTAAATTTATCGATTATAGTTTTAAAAAAGTTTGATATGAAATTCTTAATAGTATTTAGAAAATTCACAAATTTATCTACCATAGATCCTTCATTAAGCATTATAATTTGAGATTGTAACTCGCAATTTTCTATGAGTAGTGACATAGTAAAGTCTTCGTTAATAATATTTGTTTGTTCATTTAAACATGTAGCATAAATCATATTTATTCCTCCTTTAATAGAATTAGATTACTTATAAGTTAAAAAATAAAGAATATATACAAAAAAATAAAAGAATATAGGCTACATAAAGTATCACTTATACTTTCAATGTAGCCTTTTAATTTTGTTTACATCGATTAATGTTCTTTAACGATGTATGCTGGTATTATGTAGTATTCACTACTATAAGATGTATAACTAAATTCTAATTCGTAATAAGTATAACCCATTTGTTCTCTCTCCCTTTAATCTAATATTATTTTTTTACTATATATTGAAGTGGAGATAGGACATTTCTGTTATATATTACACATATATAATATATAATTGAAATACGTATTACTAGAACATTCAAGTAACGAGAAAGGAGTTGAGATCATGGCAAAATTATCAGATTTACTAAATAATGTAGTAAATTCAGCTACAAATGCTGGAAACCAAGTTGTCAATAATACATCTTCAACTTTAAAGAAGATAGAAAATTTATTTGAGCCTACTAATAAATCTTTAGTAAGTCAAGCAATAAAAAATAATCTAAGTAAAGTTGATACTATTGACAGATCAACTAGTGTTATTAAGAAAACAAATAGTAATCAAACGACAACAATAAAAGGTATAGAAAATATGCTTCGTATGCAAGGTATAGTAACAGACTTTATGTATGATAAATACCAAAGATTTAAAAGATATCCATTAATAGATCTAAGTGAAGATATACTTAGATTTTCTAAAGAGTATATATTTATAACTAAACCAGAATTGAATATATACTCAGACTCTTTAGGTACACAACTTAATGAACAATTTAAATTGTTACCTATGTTTGCAGATATACAAGCTAGATATCCAATGATATTGAGACAATTACAATTCGATCTAAGCTTACATGAAAGTCCATTTATAAACTTATTAAGTTATACAGTACAAAATACAATAGATATATCTGACACAAATGCTAAAGAAGTTTATACTGCAGCTAATATAATAGGTGCTAAAATAAATTATAGAGGTTCATCTGAAGAGTCAGATCAAGATGTATCATTTACTCTAGAATTTAGAGAAAACTCTATTGCTGAAGTTTATACATTCTTTAGATTATGGGATCAATATGAAAATTTAAAACAACGAGGTGTAGTAAAACCTCCATCTGCAGAATATACACAAAAACGAATACTTCATGATAAAGTGGCAGCATATAAATTTATAGTAGATGAAGTAGGAAGTTTAATATTCTGGTCTAAATTTTATGGAGTTATTCCAGATGGAGCACCAAGATCTTCATGGAGTGAAACATCAGATAATATAACTCATTCTGTTAGTTTTAAAGCAGATTTCGTGGAAGATATGGATCCACAAATATTAGTAGATTTTAATGAGTTAGTAGAACCATTTAAATCTAAATGTAAATGGAGCGAAAATGGTGGTTGGGTTGAAGATGATGATAGACAAAACTATGAACCACAAACAGTTCCATTTATAGTGAAAAATAAAAATGATTATCAACTTAAATGGGTAGGAGGGGTAGTATAATGGCTAATAATATAATACCAGATAAGTATAATATAGCTCAATATATAGAAGAATTAAAAGCAAAACATATTCCAGACATGAATGAAAATGCATTACTTATGTCTACATTCGGTTTTTTAGGTGATGTATTCACCAAACAATTAACAACAGATTTAACAGTAATGTCAGAAATTAGCAATGAAGCATTACCACTAACTGCTAAATATGATAGGGATATACTGAAACATGCAATTCAGTATTCTGTTAAAGATTTATATGCAACTCCAGCATATATAGATGTACAAATAGGTATTTCAGAAGCAACATTAGATGCTAATATCAAAAACAATTCTAATACATTTGTTATTGATAAGAAAACATGTTTCAATATAGACACTTTTGAATTTCACTTAGATTATGATATTATTATAACAAGATCAAAACCATATAACTATGCTACAGAAGGATATGTCTATATAGCACAATATGATATTGGAGATATAAATCCTCTATCAAATATTGAATCTCCATATCTTCCACCTCCAGCAAAAGTTAATCTAAGTGGTGATGATTTTATATTAATATCAGCTAGAATTAGACAAGTTGAACCTCAAAGTATTCCTAAAAAAATAACTAGTGATGACTCTATTGAGAATAAAACATTTGAATTTACTTTCGATTCTCAGCTTGCATATTTTGATATGGTTGTAACAGATCCTAGTGGTGTTGTTACTAAATTGACTCCTATATTTGAAGGTGTTCCTATTACAGATAATAATAGAAATTATTTCTACTATAGTCATGTAGATGCAACTACAATTAGAGTAAAATTTATAAGTGCATATTATAATCCAACTTTAAATTCTAATATAGAAATAAGATTATATACAACTCAAGGTAAAGCTGGTAATTTTATATACAATACTAGTTTTATGGCTGCACCAGATTCTGATGTGTATAAGTATAGTGGTGCAATGCTATATGTAATACCATATACTAATTCAGATTATGGTTCAGATATGAAAACAATAGAGGATTTAAAAAGAGAAATCCCTATGAGAGCATTAGCTAGAGATAGTATTACATCAGATAAAGATATAGAAAACTATTTCAATGTACTTAATGATGAGAATACAACAACTGTAATACAAAAGAATATCCATAATCAGAATACATTAAGATTTCATCTATATCTTCTTATGAAAGATTCAATAAACAATGTAATACCATCAAATACATTACCAATTAAGATATCTAATGATATCTTGCAGTTAAATAATGATGTAATTAAACCAGGTATAGTATTCCATTATACATCAAATATGGATTATGTAGAAATCAGTAATGATATACCTACAGAAGATGATGCTAATAGTTTTACTGATTTTTATTATACTACACCATTTTTGATAAAAGTAAATAGAGAACCATTTTTACATTTATCATATTATCTTGATATTATAAATATCTCTTATCAAACAAACTTTACTTATATTAATAAGAATGCATTCTTACAATTCATATGTACTACTGTTAATATTAAGAGAGAGTTTCTAACAGATAGAGATAAATACAAACTTACTGCTAAACTATCTCAAAATATAGATGAAAACTTTGATCTTATTGAAGTGGATAAAAAGGGAAATATCTTAAGTCAGGACAATTTCAAGGTATTCTATATATTTTATGACCAATTTAACAACCCAGTTAAATACATTATGTGTAAAGTGATAGAATATGATAGTAAGTTAAAAGAATATACAGTTGAAGCTGAACTCGAAACTAATAATGTATTCGACAAATCTGGTAAATTAATAAACATCACTAATCTAAATGATTTTAGAGCTACAACAACAAGTGATACCTATTTACCACAACAAACAAAAGTTGTTTTATATGCAGCATATAAATTAAACGATCCATTATTGGTAGGATCAACTACAGATAGAGACGATGCAGATCTCTATGTTCCTGGATTAGATGGATATATTCTATCTAATAAATATACAGTATCACCAGGATTAGATCTGTATTTAAATTTTTCAGAAATAATTAATTCTCCAATTTCTATAGAAAGAAAATCGTTGGACACATTCTTCAATATCAAATCAGTTCCATTGATTCAATATATGTATTCACAAGACGAAACTCATGTTACTGATATTATAGATAATTTTGTAACTAGAAAATTGTATATAGATGAAGCTATGGATGTACTTCAAGATCCATTAGGAATAGATATGAAACTATTTAATACATATGGTCCAAGTGTTACATATACTGTAGGTCATGATAAACTTCCATTAAATAGAATGAATATTGTAGTAAAATTACGAATGAAATTAGATTCATTAGCTTCAGATAATCTTAAAGAAGTCA